TGGTAGCCTGACGCTGAGAATCTGAGAAGTAAGCTGGTACTGTGATAACGGCATCAGTAACTTCTTGACCAAGATAGTCTTCTGCGGTCTTCTTCATTTTCTGAAGAATCATAGCTGAGATTTCCTGAGGTGTATACTTTTTACTTTCAATTGATACACGTGGGAAGCCATTTTCATTTACCACATCATATGGCACACGCTCAATTTCCTCTTTACATTGGTCATAACTTTCACCCATAAAACGTTTAATAGAATAAACTGTTCCCTTTGGGTTGGTTACAGCTTGTCTTTTAGCACTTTCACCAATTTTTCTCTCACCATCTTTAACAAAACCAACGATAGATGGTGTTGTTCTCTTACCTTCACTGTTTACAATAACATTCGCTTCACCACCTTCAAAAACTGACACACAAGAATTGCCAGTTCCAAGGTCAATACCAATTGTTTTACTCATTACTTTATTATATGTTTATTTAAAATTTTTATTAATATGTAATTATATAAGCAAATACCGTGCCAAACTATATAAAATTCATCTCATTTTTAAGTTTAGTCCACCTTTCGTATACTTCACCATTTTGCGTGGTGAAAGGGATGGTAAAGTCACCGCCTAAAAATCTTATTACTGATGTACCATCATTAAAATGAAAAATTTTAGGTTCTACAACCGTAATTTCAGTTTTACCCTTATTCACATTAGTTAGCCTATATGTACATATTCCATTTTTATTAATTGTTAAAATGGTTATCCAAGCATCATCCAATGCCTTTGTTGTATTTTTCCATTTGTATCTGCCAATATATTTTTCAATATTTACATCACTCATAAATTCATTTTTTGCAAATATATCATAAAAAAACGAGAACCCAAATAGAGCTCTCGTTAAATAATATTAATATTTTTTATTAAGTAACTATATACCTGTTGCCTATACCTTTAATTTATTCATTATAAAGTATGCTTCATCCATACGTAATCAGCATCTTCATCATCGTAACAGAAATCACTATATCCATGATTAGTATACCAATCGTGCACCCAAGATGATTTTAGCGCCTTCAGACATATTACAGTATAATTATACTTCTTGGCTTCTTTATCGGCAAGTTCAAGTATTTTGTTGCCAAGTCCACGACCTCTTGCTGATTGCTCTACCTTTACATTTGATAGATACATAGTATTCTTATCATCATTATAAGCATATAGAGCAAATCTACAGAAATCATTATTGTAATAGTGTACTATACCAAAATCTGTTGTTTCTTCCGTGATGTTCATACCTTATTTATCCATTATTTTTAGTCAACAAGTATATCATTACCCATTTTTTTTACGCAAACCTATCAAAATCAGGTATATACTTTTCTTTAGGCTGAATGTAATTATCAATATGATTTGTAACGTAAGATAGTTTACCCAAAAGTTCTGCCATAATCAAATCTTCAGTTAACATTGTCACATCATTTGTTTCAATAGTACCTGCATCTTCACCATTTTCAATACGCTTCTTGGCAATACGTATACCTTCTTCACGTGAAAATTCATCTTCAGGGTTACAAATAGAAACACCTATTGTCAACGTCCTATGCAATCTCTTTTTATTAAATTTTAAAGTACCATTAGTATAAGTATTTGGCTTAACTTCAACAGGAATTTCTACTTCACATACTTTCTTAATTGTTTCCTGCGTAAACTTACCAACAACAGTCACTGTATGCTTGACACCATTAGCGTCAATGCCATCTGCATACAAATCATAAAATTTAGTCTTCATTGTTTAAATTATTTTTTTCTAACTTATTATGATGTCAGTATGTCATACTGACAATTTGTCACTTAGCCAACAAATTTAGGATTTTCTTTTCTTATTTTTTTAACATATTCTTCAGCAGTTAAGTCACCTCTTTTTTCTTTGAAATAAGCCCAAACCTTTTCCAAAGGTATTAGCTTACAGTCTGCTAAAGGCGCATCAAAACCTGCGTTAACCATTAAATCATCAGTCTCTTTATCAAGAAAAGGATAATCCGAATGCACGTGACCATATATTAAGGCTGCACCCCTACATTTATCTGGCCATGATATCATTGGGTAGTGACATAAGCAAGTTTTAAAATCTTCATCCAAAAAAGGGAATGAATTTTTTTTAAACGTTACTTTTTTTACATAATCAATGCTTGCAAATTGGTTATAAAATTGAGGAATATATTTATCGTGATTACCAACTATAAGATGTATATTAGCACCTTTCTTTTTCAATTTTTGCACACACTTCCAAGCATCAACTTTATTGCCAAGAAAAACGTCACCTAATAAATAAACATGGTCTCCACGTTTAACTGTTTTATCCCACATATCATATATGTATTCATCCATTCCTTTAATGTCGTCACCACCTTTAAGATTAAGTTTTGATACTCTATTAGGTTGGTGAAATAAAATATTTTTATGATGGATGTGCATATCAGCAATAAAATACACATTATATTGCATAGGTTTAGCTTTTATTGGCAAAGTTTCTTTGAATGTTTCTACTTTATTTTCCATTAAACTTTATTCTTAATAACTTCCCTATCAGAAAGATACTCATTATGCAGTTTGCTGTCTTTAATGATTTTTAATAAAATATCAGCATAGCCACCATTTACCATTCCACCTTCATAATATACGACAGGTTTACCATTATAAGTCATTACCCTAATGGAAGTACCTTCCTTAAGAGAGCCTAATTCACATTTATATTCTTTTTTAAAAACATGTTCTACCATTTATTTATTATTTAATAGTATTATTTTAATTATAAAACTTTTCTTAATCTTTCAGATTCGTCATTAAGCGGAATAAGCTCATATGTACTGTCATCTTTCAACCAAACCAATCTTCTTGCAATAATTTTAAAACCTAAATCTTGCAAAGGTATTGCATAAGTAGATAACTGTAGCGTATAAATTGATTTAGGTTCTTCCCAATAATCAGAAAATGGTTCTAATAACATTTTACCGTTTTCCCTTGAATAACTTTTTCTTATTTCTTGGTTTGTTTTATAATCAAATATGCATAACCCACTTTTTGAGTCATTTTTAGGGTCTTTATAATAGAAAAGAATATCAGCAGTACCTGCTAAATTTTCCTTTAGCCCTTCAGTATACATCTTGGCTTCAGCAAGTACAAAATGTAAATTTGGGTTTAATTCTTTATAAAACTTTAATATAGCTTCTTCTTTAGGTCTCGTAGGTATTAGCCATTTTTTGTCTTTAATAAACTTAGGTAGATTAGCAGTTGTAATTCCTTCTAAGTTTCCATTAAGCATATTGCCTAATGATTCGCCATATTCGTGAACCATACTACCTGTTGTAGTCGCCACAAGATTTTTAAACTTCCATTGGTCAAGCCAATATTCTTTTGTTTCACCATTTTTTTTAGCATACCTTTCAGCAGTAGCATCTGCATTAAATTCAGATTCAAACTGTCCTAATTTAGTTGTTACTGACTTAAATTTATGACTTTTATCATCTTTTAAATAATAAATGTGTGGTTCTTCCTCGAATACTAAATCTTTAAATTTATTTAATATCTTTGCCCTTATTTCAGTTACTTCTTTCGGTTCACCTTTAACGACAAACATATTAGGTATATCTTTATATTCTTTTTTCATTATTTAGCTTATAATTGTTTCTTTGCAAATATACAAATAATTTTTGTTAAAAACAATTAATCCTACGAGATTTTTTAACTTCTCGTAGGATTTATTTAATTACCTGTGTCCACCATTTGTAAAATCAACGTTTGTACAATCAAATTCTATCGTTGATTCATCTTTAGGCATTATAAAATCACCAACATATGCAAGCGATAAGCCATAAAACAAAGCCCATATCTTATATCTCCTGCCAGGCTTAGTAGTTTTTCCATTTTTGCTATATATGTATTCACCATTAATAGTATCAATTCTATAATAGGATATAACCGCATCTTTAGTATCATCATATTGCATTGATACACTTGGCAAGCCTACATAATTACTTTGTACCTCAGTTCGTTTAACATCAGTTTCAGTTATAAAAATAGCTGATTTTGGTATAGATGGTGAATTAATTAATTCAATCATCACGCTAAAGTCATCATAAGGTGTATAATCGCCATTTTTTGGCCCTTCAATTACTAATGTTAAAGATTCGCTTGAATAATACTCATCATTATATGACCTACCGTAAACTTGCAATACTGCTGTCTTATTAGTAATGTCTATACCGAATGGTATTGAAATTTCTATATACCCTAACGGAACTCTGTCATTATATGTTTTTATCCATTCAGTATTAAACCAATCATCGCCACTTATTATCTTATAGTCTACACCATTTATAGCGTTTCCACCTTCCTCTATATTGTCATTTTCGTCAAAAAAGCCAAACCCATTATTATATGTTTCACCATTTGATACATTTATAGTTTTACTTTTTCCCCTTTTAACATATCCTTCACCTGTGATATACTCAGCCCAATCTAATTCCCTATAAGAATATTTTGGTCTTGTATCAGCTACGATTTTAACAACTGATTCATATCCACTATCCAATTGTGTAAAAGTTATAATTGCTTCTCCTTTAACATTATTATCAACAGTAATTCTTGGTGAATTGTCATATGTGTTGCCAGATGGAATTACATGAACCCAATCTTGATTTACTTTAGATACCCATTTTATATTATTCGACATACCTATCCATTAATTTTAAAGCAAATTTATATTAACGCACCTTATATCTTCACCATTTAGCCAAATAAAGTTAGAAGAAGTTGTTTGTATTGATATTTGAGTTAAATCTGCCATATCATTATATGATGTGGTATACCCTTTTAATTCATCATATACAATATCGTTACCATAAAACGTAGCCCACCCTTGGTTAACAACTACAGCATATTCAGAGCGAGAACCAAGTGATTCTTCTATCCAAAAAATTATTCTTTTTATGTCTTTAACAGTATATCCATTCTCCAACTCAAGTAAGGTATAGTATTCTTCATTATTAGGCATTTTTTTTCTACCATTATGCCACATAAGTTCAGTACCACCAATTCCTCCTATTGCATCACCATTAGAATTATCAAATTCAATTGTAACCATTTTTGAATTATCTAAATCAGAAGCACCTACATTAGTAGTATAAGGTGTAAAATTTCCACCTGAAATATTAATTCTAAATTTAAGATAATGGTCATCTTGTAAATAAGAGTAATCTGGTGTTGGTTCATCTGGTGATTCTTGCACTGTTGGGTTTTGAACTACCATTAAATTAATTGATTTAGGAACGCCACCACCCTGTGTTATTTGCTTAACCGTAAAATATTCTATTATGTCATCATCAGTTAAGTTGTCTTTATATGGAAACACTATTATTTCATCACCATCCAAATTAACACTAAAATTAGTTGAATTGTCATCTATTAATTCAAAAGGACATTTTTTTAATTCGCCACTATTCTTACTATATAAACTATCCACATATATAGTTACAGGTGATTCTTCTCCACTCTTAAATTCAATATTGCTACTACTTAGTGAAAACATATAATCATACGTGTCATTACGCTTGGTGTTAGCGACAACCTTGATTTTTTCAACGTTGCCACTACCATCTTGCGTGAATACTATTGTCGCTTCATCAACTATGCCTTCATCTACTGTAATTTTAGCATCTTTCATACTTGTATTAGCTGAAGGCTCAATGTGAACCCATTGTTTACCACCTTCAACTGAAGCACTCCAATTAATATTATTTTCCATTATCTATTATCAACTTCTTTAGTTACATCATCTTCAGTTATAAATCTCCATTTGAATGACTCAGGAACTTTACTTAAATCCAATTTTGTAGAATACGCTGAGTAATGCTTAGAAATATTGCCGCCTTCTGTTAACGGCTCTAATTCATTAAATGACACAACAGTATTGAATTCATACAAATTACTACTATTAATGCTAATAGTTCTGTCATCACCCATTTTCTTTTTAAGGTATATCAGTTGACCTCTATCGTTGCGCTCAGTATAAAACACGTTATATGTAATACCAATTGGATATTTTGCAATATCATAACCAAAAGGCACAGTGTAAGCCATAGATGCAGGTGGCACTATTTGCCTTCCATCTTCGCCATTCAATAAAAGACTATCACCTATAACATAGTAATCTGAATCTTGGACGACCGTAAAATATGTATAGCCTGTTTGTTCATTTTTTACACCAGTAAAGCCAAATTTAACTGCCATTGAGTCGTCTGTATCAGGTATTTCTACTGTTTGCCTTAATTCGCTCTCTTTTGCTACATATAAGTTTCTCCTTACTAATCCATCAACTTTGAAAGTAAAATACCCAGGTTTATTATTAACAGGATACAAAGTCACATTTAATTTCTTGTATGTACCATCAGGCGTCATATATAGTGCACCACTTTCATTAACAGTAATTTCATCTACCGTTAACGGTGTTGAAATACCATCCTTTTCAAAAGTTGCCTTTAATTGATAACTTGTATCATACCATGAAGTTGCACTATATTCAACAGCTCCATCCTGAATAACATAAACTTGTTTCTCATAAGAATCTGTTATATGATAAATTGCAAAATCAATGTGCCCAAGTGAATCATCTGGTGTTAATAATAATGATTTTGTTTTATTACTACCCTCTTGCGTAAATGTTAAACGGCATGTACTTGGATGCAGCAATTCGTCATTTCCAAAGTAAATTTCAAATCTATCCTGCATTTCATCCGTAGGCCCTAAATAATCACTTGAATCAAATGTAATGTCAATATTATTCGCTACCCACCAATTATGATTTGGGTGCTTTTTGTAACTATTTATTTTAAATTGATTATTAGTACCATATGTTTTGTTTTCATAAGGCGTTGGGTCAAATGTGTTGCCACTTTCATTATTATCATCAAAATTAATTACAACATAATCATACCATTCACCTTGATGAGCAAACTCACTATCATAAAAACATTCACCTTGTGCATAAATCCCAGTTGCGATAATTTCATATGCAAAATCATAATAATTTGCACTTAAATTCATCGTAAGCTTATTATTATAAGATGTTTCATTTATTATTTTTTTAGAATTGAAATCAAGTTTATAAGAAGCATATCTTCGCCCACCGTAGTTGCTATTTGTTACTAATTTAAACGTGTCACTATCACTAATTTTACGAATTAATGATTCTACCCCACTACTGCCATCGTATAAACTTACATCGAATTCATAAGTTCCAACAATAGGTTCTTGTGTGAATTCCATTGTTGATTCTATCATGCTTTCATTTTGCGTAACGACTAAGTTGCCTTTTCTGGAATCAGTAGTATCTGAATTATATGAATCATATTCTAACACAACAGCTAATGTTGTAGTATCTTTCTGATAGGTTCGTTTAACCCTAGCCCAACTGACATTAACAGCTGTATTTACATTGTCAAAATATTCCCCATTCTTTGTTGAAATATACGTAAATTCAAATTCACCACTTTCACCGTTAAAATCACTATACCAATCATTAGTATTTTCGAATACATAAACGTCAGCTGGTTTAGCAGCCTGTGTAATTGTAAATGATTTACTGTTCTTTATTTCACCATTATCTTTCTGCAAAACAGTTATAGTTACAACTCTATCATCCTTTTCTGTATTTTCACTAATATCTGCATATAATGTGCTTGGATAATCACCATTAAAAGTTATATTATTAACCCATTGTTTATCTGCTGTAAACGTTAATGCACTTTCACCAAAATCCGACCCATTTTTTGTATTTTCGAATGATGATGCAATTGCAAATAAAGTTTTTGACTCGTACCCAATTGAACTAACATTTTCAAAATATAGACTATACTTATCAGGCGCTGCTTCTTGTGTTATATATACGGTTTCGCTATTTCGTTGCAAGCCACCGTCTACTTGTCTAAATTCTATCCAATCAGTCCTTTCCTCATAAGATGAATTTTCATTAATGGTAAACTTAACGGTTGGGAATTCACTCATATCATAACTCTTAATCCAATCTGCAACATAGTTTACCTCAATTGATTCTTTACCCAAATCGGCTTTTCCATTACTTGATATCTTTTGCGATGTTACTACTAACGATATAACATCCCCACTGTATGATATATCATGACCAACACTACCAACACTTAAGATGTACTTATCAGGCGCTGCTTTCTGTGTTATGCTTACTCTTTCACTGTTTCGTTGCACACCTTCATCTACTTGCTTAAACTCTATCCAATCAGTCCTATCTTCATAAAGGGAGTTTTCAGCAATAGTAAACTTAACAGTTGGGAATTCATTAATACTATAGCCAACAATCCAATCTGCATCATAATCTATTTCAATTGATTCTTTACCCAAATTTATTATTTCGCCATTTGATATTTTTTGTGATGTAACATTTAGTGATATTGTGTCACCACTATATACTATATCATAATCAATGTTATCAACGCTTAAGATATACTTATCAGGTTCAGTTGATGCTTGGTGATATATAAAATCATCAATTGCTACTAACTCATTTGAGTCATATGATACGTTAGATTCACTAATGGTATGGGCAGTTATTTCTACACATGAATCACCTGTACCATATTTCATATATTTTCCACTTGTCCATTCGGAATAAGTTGGGCATAAGTTTAAATTAGGGGTGTCTATCACAACACCCCCAATTTTAATAATATCTTGTATACTTGCTATTTTTTTTGCCATATTAATGTTTTTTTTATTTCTCATTAATTTGTTTTCTTAATTCAGCAAGTTCTTTTTCAAGCTGTGCTATTTTCAAGATTAATAATGACGTATAATCAACTGACTTGTACCCTTCTGAATTTGTTGATACTAAATTACTAAGCCCTGCATTTTCTACTTCCTGAGCTATTACACCATATTTTTCAGTATCTTTTCCAATAAAATTAAATTCCTTTAAATCTACATTAGAAACCTTATTAATACTTTCATCAGTTACATTATGTATATTCTCTTTTAATCTAACATCTGATGATGCGTAGAATGCTGGGGCACTTACTTGTTTTTGAGATTCAGTATATCCTGATGACACTAAAAGACTATTAACTGGGTTACTATCTGTTACTGTAGTTGGGTGAATTGTTAATCTTATAGATTTACTGTTATTTCTTGCAGCATAAAATGTTTCACTTGCATCATGTCCAAAAATTGTGAAATTTGCACTTTGGCTTTTATCAAATTTAAGAAGCCCATCATGAATATTAACAGAGCCGTTATTTGATACACTGAAGCTATTATGCCTTGTGTTTTCATCACCATTACCTACAATAAATGCATCATCAGTATTAGATGAATTCCATCTTCCAACAACAGTTTGCGCAACGCCTTGTGCGATTGTTTCTATACCAGATGCATGAGAAGCTTCTCCAATAGCTTTTGTATTATAGCCTTCAGCATGTGCATTCTCTCCTGATGCTTTGCTTCCATTACCTTCTGAATGAGAACTACTTCCCGTTGCTTCTGTTTTATAACCTTCTGCGTGAGTATTAGGGCCACTTGCTTCTGTCTCAGACCCTTCAGCATGAGATGCAGTTCCTAATGCTTTTGTCACATTTCCTTCAGCATGCGCACAAGTTTCTGATGCTTTCGTATCAGCACCTTCAGCGTGAGAATAGAGACCACTTGCTGCACTTTTTCCACCTTCTGTATGAGACCCTTCACCTGATGCTTCCGTTGCCCAACCCTCCGCATGCGCTTGAGAGCCACTTGATAGTGTTGACATACCTTCAGCATGCGCATTATTTCCAGTTGCTTTTGTTCCAGCACCTTCTGCATGCGAAGTAGGACCACTTGCCACAGTAACTTCACCTTCAGCGTGTGCTTCTGTACCTGACGCTAATGTTTTATTTCCTTCAGCATGTGCATATGTCGTTGTGGCACTTGTGCAATACCCTTCAGCATGAGAGCTGCTTCCTGATGCAGTTGTACCGCTACCTTCAGCATGTGAATATTCACCTATTGTTTCTGTTGCATAACCTTCTGCATGAGAACCGCTTCCTGAAGCTGTTGTACTTCTGCCTTCTGCATGAGATGCATCACTTGTTGCACTAGTGTTTTGACCTTCTGCGTGGGAACATCTTCCCGAAGCTTTTGTATCTGAACCTTCTGCATGAGATGTATAATTTGTAGCACTTGTGTTATGACCTTCAGCGTGAGAAGGACTACCACTAGCTGTTGTATTATAGCCTTCTGCGTGAGAATAGTATCCTGACCCTGTTGTACCAGAACCTTCTGCATGAGAATATTGGCCACTTGCAGTTGTTTCCCCACCTTCTGCATGAGAGCGCCACCCTGATGATTCTGTATAATAACCCTCAGCATGAGAGTAAGTCCCTGATGCTTCTGTAAAATACCCCTCAGCATGTGAATAGCTTCCTGAAGCTTTTGTGCTGTCACCTTCTGCATGAGAAGAACTACCACTAGCTGTTGCATAGCTTCCTTCAGCATGAGAATATCTTCCTAAAGCTTTTGTAGTTTGCCCTTCAGCATGAGAAGAATCTCCTGACGCTGTTGTATAACTTCCTTCTGCGTGAGAGCAACTTCCTGAAGCTTTTGTGCTGTCACCTTCAGCATGAGAATATTGGCTACTTGCTTTTGTGTTATGTCCTTCTGCGTGAGAGTAATCTCCTGACGCTGTTGTATTATAGCCTTCTGCGTGAGAGCAACTTCCCGAAGCTTTTGTGCTGTCACCTTCTGCATGTGAATAGCTTCCTGATGCTGTTGTATAGCTTCCTTCTGCGTGAGAATAGTATCCTGACCCTGTTGTGCTGGTGCCTTCAGCATGAGAGCTATTTCCTGAAGCTCTTGTATAGCTTCCTTCTGCATGAGAATATTTACCGATTGCTAATGTACTATAGCCTTCAGCATGGGATGCATCGCTTGTTGCACTATTGCTTTGACCCTCAGCATGAGAAGAATCACCACTAGCAACATTTGTTAAATATATTAGAGCCCCATTCTCATCTTTCTTTTCGCCACCGCCTTCAGCATGAGAATATCGACCTATAGCATTGTTCAACATACCTTCTGCATGCGAATAGCTTCCTGATGCTTTTGTATGATAGCCTTCTGCATGAGATGCGTAACTTGTTGCTGTTGTGCCACTGCCTTCAGCATGAGACCCCAACCCTGATGCCAATGTTTTATAACCTTCAGTATGTGCATTCTCTCCTGATGCAGTTGTAAAAGAACCTTCAGCATGAGAATAGCTTCCTGATGCAGTTGCATGGTCCCCTTCAGCATGAGAATATAATCCTGATGCAGTCGTAGAAGAACCTTCTGCATGAGAACTTAGTGAAAGCGCTTTTGTGAAATCACCTTCAGCGTGAGAATATTCATCACTTGCAGTTGTATAATAGCCTTCAGCATGAGAATGGGTTCCTGATGCTTTTGTATTACGACCTTCTGCAACAGCAAATTCTGCGCTTGCAACGGAATTACTATTTTTTAGAACAGCACTATTACTGCCACTTCCTTTTTCCCAAACTAAATCATCTGTCAAAGCAAATGTAGTACCCTTTGCTGCAATTATTGAATGTCCTGTAGCTGATATATTTGTTATAGCATTTCCACTACCAGAAGTAGTAGCCGTAATATTTGGGTATTCTACGTTTGAATATGTGACTTTAATATCACCCCCATTTTTTTCAACGTTCGAAACAACATTATGTGTAGCAGTACCACCAGTTGTAACACCTGTTAAAGCTGACAGGTCTTTAGATGCAGTAATTGAATTACCATTCCTACTCACACTTGTCACAACATTACCGTTACCTGTTGTAGAAACATCAAGTTCTGGTAATTTAATAGTATTATATTTATATGTTGTAACATGCCCAGAGCCATCCCTAACTATTGTTGTAACGGTATTTGCACTTCCCCCACTATAATTTAATGTAGCATCACCGTCAGATGTGGCAGATGCTTCTTTAGGGTGTGTAATTGTATATGTTGTTGCAGTTGTTGCAGTTAAATGACCTGTGCTGTTGACAGACACATTTGTCAATGCGGTGAACGTTCCACCAAGACTGCTAACATTTGATACACTTGTTGATGGAGCGCCTAACGTATAACTGTCATGTGCTATTATTATTTTTTTATTCGTGGTATCAGTGGATGTACCAATTGAACTACCGCCTTCAATTGTAAATTTATCGTAATTAGTAGTAGCAGAAACATCACCCCCACTATCACCACCTACTTTACCAAAACCTTTATCATTAAATTGAAGTGTAACAATTTCATTTCCAGAATTCTTTAATGATAAGAATTCTTTTCCTTTTGCATAGTTTACTGCTAATTCACCGTAAAATAAATCATCAGTGCTTGGTTTTGCACCTTCTTTACTGCTTTTAGGTAAACTCACGTGCCTTTTAACATTTGAAGTCATTTTTACTAAAAAGTATTTAAGAAAAGCAAATAAAAATTTGCTTGATTATTTTTTTTCAATAATAAATATCTTTAATAAAAGAATATTTACCAATACTTACTAATAAAGACTTACTATCTTTAGGAAACTATAATATGCAGTTTTTTGCCAAAATGTTAAAAAATAAAAAAAGCAGACAAGTACTAAGACTTATCTGCTTTTTCGCTATTAGATTTTTTACTTTTCATTTCTTCTATTTTTTCTTTTACAAGCTTCTTTTGTAGTTCTTCAGCTATCACATCACCGTGGCATCTTAAAGGCTTGCAGAAGCATTGCAAATAGACATCTTCACCATTTCTATAATGTTCATAGATTTCATCAAATGCAACAGTTAAAGAAGGGTCTTTACCATACATCGCTTCGAAATATAGTTTATAAGCATCAATTGCTTCATCCCTTGTCGGAAATGTCATTTTAGCAAGTGATGGTCTTTTACCACCAACACCAAATGGATTACCTAAAGGATTTCCACTTTTACTTCTACCTATGTAGAAATTATTTTTATCAGATGTATGGTCTTCGTTTTTACAATTATAAACAATAATCTTCCCCATTATTTATTTTTCCATTCAAACAATATTTTTGTAGCCCCACGACTTCCACGTTTGAGATATCCTGATTTAACATTATCACGAACCCATTTTCTACATTGCTTTACTCGCCTAACATAATCTGCATATTGCCATGTCCACGATTGCCAACCGCTTAAAAAAAACATAAATGCTTCTGATAAAGATACACAATAATTACACATAACCTTCCAAATAAAGTCTTTGTTATGTAAAGGTATAAGCCTATAATCATCTGACCTATAATGTGGATTATTTTGCAGTTTACTATTTTTTTCTATGGCTAAGTTAAGAAAATAATAATAGTTATTAGTTTCCTTAATCGCCCTCAAAAATACTTGTGTCGGTGTTAAATAACCGTTTTCATTTTTTTTGCTCATTATTTAAATAAATTATGTTATTGGTCCATTAGATTAGTGAATTCATCCTCTTCTTCTTTCAACCCTTCTAAAATATCAAATGCTTGTATTTTCGTAAGTTTAACCTCCGTATCATAATGGCCGTATTTATCATACAATGTCAAAGTAAATTCTAAATCATCTTCATAGCCATTTTTTGATAACTCAATGTTATCCGTTGTTTTTATATATTCCATAAATTCTTTATTAATAATTGTTATTACAAGTAAATATTTACGAAATATAAAAAAATTAAGGTGGTATTAATTTACCACCTTACCATTTAAAAATAACCACGCAATGGAACGTCCATCCATACGTTGACAGCCAATTCCCGTTATTGCATTTATTCAAAAAGAGGGGAATTAAAAGGTTTACGTTTAGGCTTTTAGACTAGTATATTCACCTACTTATATTTTTTTATCCATATTTTTTAATTATTTTTGCCATATATGATAGACAACATATTATTCCAGTGAACCAGAAAGCAACATCAATTGCATTACCCTCAACATATGGTGTCCATATATTAAGTGCAGCAACAAATATAAATGTGATTGATATCACTGTTAATATAATGTCTTTTACCATCTAAGATGTATTTCTCAATATTACCAATCTTTTCTATTTGGGTTATATTTGTCTGCACTTGCATCAATCAAGTATGTTCCTCCCATTGGGAATTTCCTTCCACCAATTAGAATATAACCACATTCAACCGTAGCATTGTTATTCATTCTAATCTCCGTTTCATTTGCCATTTCATATGAATTGATATAAATTGTCTCCAGCCAATTAATTGAATCTGGATGAACATATCCACATATTGTAACTGTTGTAACTCCATTATTCAATATTGAATGGTTTGAACAATAACTGGAAGCATTATTCTTTTTCCATGACCAGCATTCACCAATTGATTTAAATCCCAATTCATTTATTTCCTGATTGGTATCAATGTCTATATTTCGTTCAACATATATAAGACCACGTTTATTATAATTGAATCTACCAACTATATCAATACTGAAGTGTCTCTTAAAGAATGCAAATCCGTCCCTCTGTACCCCATCAGTACTCTTGCAAGCCCAATTATATGCTTCTTCCATATAAGGGCCGTATGCGTCAATTAAACGGCCTTCATAGTTAGGCAGCTTACCTTTATGACCGAATGACTTTATATAGTTGACAATATCCTGTTCATAACCAGTCTTTAAGCCACCTACAGCTTCATTCAGCACACGATGCACAACAGCATTAACCATGTTATGAACATCCCGCTCTGTGAGTTTGATGATTTTCTTTTTCATTATTGCCTAAGTTTATATAGTTACTAATTCCCATGAATAACAGTGAAATCAGTTTCTTGGTTCTAAGACCAAAGGCGCACTACAAACCTTTATTGAGTCATAAGTATAATACACTACTTATATTTTTTTGTCGGTAGAATTTAACCGTATTTTAAGTTTCAAATCATTGAATTCATCTTCAGTTAAAACATCTTTAATTGCATCTTCACTAATATATGTATAGCTTGTATAATTATCAAAAGGCGATTTAGACCAAAGATGCTTTAATTTTTCTTCATCAGTTAAATATATAAATGCGTCCATTAATATTTTTTTGCTTCGCTTAAATTGTTGTGGTAATAGGATTCGAACCTATAAATGCAGAATCAGAATCTGCTATGTTACCGTTACATCATACCACATTTAGGTAAAGTCATTATAGTACCTCGAGAGGGACTCGAACCCTCAAGAATCTTACGATTCACGAAATTTTCCTGCTACACTATGTTACCATAGCCAAACAAGGAGCGTCTTTGCTTCCCACTCTTTAATTATCGACTTGCTTGTTGTAGTCTGGAATACATTATTACCATATTGAAATTCTTGCAAGTAATGTACAAATATGTGTTGTTACACCAAATAATCCACTGACGTTCTGCTGCCCAAACATTTTGGCTTTTAACTCCAAATGCATCGGCCAGAGGGATGCATACCTACCTCCCTGAAGGTTACTTCCTTCCCAGAGTGATTAACTCTTTAAAAGATGGCTACTTCCAAGCCCACTTTTATTTGCACATAATTTCAACTTAGGCATCTCCTATATACTCTCTACAGTATGTTAAAACTTGAACAAATTTGTCTGTTCATTATTAACTTCTTGTTTCAACCTATCGCTACTTTTTAGTTCCTTATTTCTAAGTCTGTCATTCATAGTTGGATAGTCCACAAGCGTGAATTCGGTAGTACTGCTGCCTATTTGTTTTTCACTAAAAGCGTTTTTATGAGACACATTTTTGTTATTAAAAGCTGAGCAGATTTTAACTCCCATCTAATTTCACCTTTCAAAAGAGTTAATGCAAGCTTCTCAATTTAGCACTGTATTATCCTTACGCATTATTGGTTAGTGTTGTTAGTTTGTCCTATCTGTTGCTTGTTAATTCAAGACAGCGCTCTACGCAGATGCGTATCAGGGTCTTATTGGACATATATCATTTTCCCCATCCTATACGAGCACTCTCGGAGTGATATAACTAACATAAAAAGGATTTCCACCGTTTTAGGGAGATTCTACTATGGGATTTCTCGCCATAGCACTCAAATTAAATTAGGTCTCGTGTGTTTACCAATTTCACCATCGAGGTATAAAATAATGCAGTCACTACAACCTTTTGCTACAGCTCATCTACGTCATGCCGTTGATTTTGATATTATCTCAAGGTTACTGACTCAAAAGGACTACTGTTAACCTTTTTTCGTATATTGTAGTGATTACGTTACAAATATATATAAATATTATAATAAAACCAAATATTTTATATACATTTCTTATTAAATAGTTGAGAAAGGTAGGATTCGAACCTACACGATTTACGTCCTTATCATCATAATTCGTTTATATTAAACGATATTACAAAGTGGATGCCATTACATGATTTCTCACACCAAAGGATGGACTTACCTAAAGCAGTGGATAATAAAGGGCTCTGCGAATAAAATATATTTTTTCATTATTCACTAAAATCGAGCCATACAATGTCCCCAGCGTCTACCAATTCCGCCACTTTCCCAAAATTTAAAGCAAATATACAAATAATATACTAAAAATCAAAAGCTCAAAAGGTTAAATTATATTAATTCTCTCCTTATAATCCTTCTCATGCCACCATTCTTTTTATTTGGATTGGCTCTACGCACAGGTGTTCTTTTAATTACAACATTATTTGCCTTTGCTCTGTTGCTTGTACACGCACATGCCATAATTTGTATAATTAAAATAGTGTTATTATTTTTTATATAAATATATGACAAAATGCAAAAATATCAATGGTTATAAACCTATTTTATCCAAAATTGGCAGTACATTGTCCTTTACTGCAAAACGTTGCTTTTCAGAATATTTTCCATCTTCATTTGATAAAATGTATTCAGTAAACTGCCTTGCATTTCTTTGTTGCGCACGTTTGGTGAGTTTTGAACATTCCCAATCTATTACAGCAGCTTCCCAATCAACTTTATCATAGCCATGTTTATCACCATAGTCAAGATGGTGTTTACTATGAGCTCTATGCCATTTTTGAACTTTCTTATAGTCCTTTAAAATTAATTTAAGCCAAGGCTTTTCAATGTCGTGCAATAAATATTTTGGTTTCCATATATGCATTACAAGTGCTGTCATATTATAAGCGCACCAATGTGAAAACCAATATTTGAATCCGCTTCTTTCATTTTTATCAAATCCAAAATTACTTTTCATATAATCGTTCTTTTTTCATTTTTCCATAAAATGCGTACCATCTATCGCACATCTTAAACCAATAGTCGCAACCTTCTTTTGTCCTACCAAAAATTATGCAATATGATGTAGGATTACCATATTCATTTATATCATCAGCTTCTAATACTTTAGCAAAGCTCCCTTGGAACATGCAATTATTAAACATGTTTAGTTGCGTTGTATATGGGTTAGTTGCATACCTCAAAAAAATATTAAATATTTTTTCTCTCTTTAAAAACCTTAAAAATAATTTGCCATCTTCTGAAATCATATATATTTACATATTTGTTCAATACAAATATATTAAAAAAACCTTGCAGAACAAAATCTACAAGGTTAAAAACTATTAAAGTTCGTTGATGCTTGGTTTTTATTTCTTAGTAGGGAGTATTACTTTATCTGCAATATGTAGATTATTGACAGCTTCATCACCAATAAACCAATTATCCCTATCGCATAATTTCTCCATTTCTTCAAATGTATGCCCTGTGTTATCAGCCAAAATCTGATATACATCCTTCTGACACCTTTCAGTCTGTTCCATTTCAATTCTTACATCAGCAGTATGTCCCTGAAAACCACTTGCTACTGAATGAATCATAACACGTGAATGAGGAAGGACAAATCTTTTGCCTTTAGCGCCATTGCTAAGTAAAACCGACCCCATAGACGCTGCCATACCCATGCAAGTAGTAGATACATCTGACTTAATGAAATTCATTGTATCAATTACAGAAAGCCCATCTACAACTGAGCCACCAGGTGAATTAATGTACAAATTAATATCACGATTATCTACCGAATCAAGATAAAGCAACTCAGCATTCATTGTGTCACAAGTAGCTTGATTAACTTCACCTGTAAAGTATAAAATCCTATCAAAAAGCAAACGGCTAAAAATATCCATTTGTGTTACGTTCAACTGCCTTTCTTCAAGAATATAAGGAGTCAAAAAATCTTTTGTTTGTTTGATTTTATCATCAAGAACAGTTGCACGAATTTTAGTATTACTAATTGCGAATTTTCTAAAATCTTTTTCTAAATCCATAAATTATTTGTTTGTTACTTTATCTATACCAACTTCAACCATTTAGAAGAATCGTGAACTACCCACAAACTAAAGATTTGTGGGCTTCTGACTTCATTGCTGATTGCCCTTGAAAGGGTCTTACATCTGCTCCATCAGTGTAATCGACAGTTCCTGCCGATATATTTCTTAATCCTTCTGCAAGGATATTTATCGCAGCATTAATATCTCTGTCAAGTGTGTTTCCACAATGAGGGCAAGCCCATTCTCTATCCTTCAATAGCAAGTCTTCTTTTACCCATCCACAGCAATGACAAGTCTTTGAAGATGGATAGAATCTGTCTATCTTCACTACTTGCTTATTGTTCATAACTGCTTTATATGTAAGCATTGAAAGAAATACTCCCCAACTTGCATCAGATATTGTCTGAGCAAGTCTATGATTTCTTTGCATGCCTTTAACGTTTAAATCCTCACAACAAATTACATCATAGTTTCTGATTAAGTCAGTACTAATCTTATGCAATTTGTCAAACCTACAGTTATGAATCTTCTCTTGTATTCTTGCAACCTTTATTCTTTGTCTATCCCAAGTATTACTACCCTTCTGCTTCTTTGACAAATGCTTTTGTGCTTTTGCAAGTTCTTTTGAGTAACGTTTGATAAACTTATTGCTTGAATACTTTTTGCCATCACTTGTAATAACCAAGTCTTTTAGCCCCAAGTCTATACCAACCTTTGCATTGGTTTTCTGTAAAGGTTCATATGTAACTTGCGTTAGTATGGAAACATAATATTTTCCACTTGGTGTGACAGAGATTGTCATATTTCTAACATCACCACCTTTAAATGGTCTGTGTTCTACTATCTTTATGCCACCCTTAAACTTTGGTATGTAGATTCTACCATTTTCAACAGAACAATGCTGTGGTATATGGAAACTGCCACCATTCTTCTTTGCCTTGAATCTTGGAAATCTTGCATTACCCCTAAAGAAGTTTGTGTATGCTGTTTCAAGATTTCTAAGTACAAATTGAAGTGTTTGTGAATTAATTTCCTTCAGCCACGAATAATCTTCTTGTTTTTTTAGCTTGGTAAGTGTGCTTGCTTGTGCATAGTAGTTATCACTTTTACCACTCTCTGTGTATTGCTGTTTTCTTTCAGCAAGGAAGTGATTATAGACAAAACGGACTGACCCAAAATATTTTGCAAGCATTTGTTGTTGCTCCTTATTTGGGTACATTCTGTACTTATATGTCTTTAAAATCACTTTCATACTTAAAATATAGTTAAAAACTAAATGCTTTTCAATAATAAATATCAGATATTTTACAAAAAGTTACTATTTTTGTAAAAAATATTTTTGATTATGAGTTATTTTTCTAAAAATAGACACAAGTTTTATTTGAAATGCCACTTGATTTTTGTTTGTAAATACAGAAAACAACTATTACTTTCTGATATTAGAGATTGTGTTATTTCTGTTTTCAAAGAAGTAGAAAGTAAGTGTGACTTTGACATTGAGATAATGGAAACAGACAAAGACCATATACATCTACTTATTAACTATCCACCAAATATTACTGTTACTTCAATTGTGAGAATATTGAAACAAGTAAGCACAAATAGACTTTGGAAAGAGTTTCAACCAATGCTAAGAAAACATTTTTGGAAAGAACATAGTTTTTGGTCCGATGGATATTTTGTATGCTCTATTGGTGAAGCAAGTCCTGATATAATCAGAAAGTACATTGAGAATCAAGGTTAATGCAATTCATCCCATTAACTAAAGATTAATGGGTTTTCTTGCATCGGTTTTATAAATTATTATTTTCTTTAATTTTTGCCACTAAATCAGTCCCATCACACTCAAAAATAGCCCACAAAAATGCGATTATCCATCCAATTATAGTCCAACCTGTCAAAACGTTAAGTGCAAAAATCCATTTTGAATTCTTAGCTTTGAATATCAAACCAATTATAGCAGGCAAAAAGTAAATGCCAATTAACGTTGCCATAACTAATATCATACAAGCTAAATCAATTATTGCTTCCATAATTTATACTATATTTTTAATTTGATTAATTGCTATATTATAATAATTTTGTACGATTTCGATACCTATAAAGTTTCTTTTTGCTTTAACTGCTTCAACGCCAGTTGTGCACCCTCCCATAAATGGGTCAAAAACCAAATCCCCTTCGTTTGTCCAAGTGATAATTTGGTCGTGAGGTAATCCATTAGGAAATGCAGCAGGATGACCGCTTTTAGTAGCGCCTAATGAATATTCAAAAATATTTGGGTGTATCTTTTCTTCTTTTGTTTTCATATATGTTATACCCTCAGGCGCTCTCATTGCTTGATTTTTATCAAGCTCTGTCCTTCTACCATTTCCGTAAGATTCAATTTTACCTGCATTTTTGCAAGGAATCATAATAGGATTCCAAGTTTTTGGCTTGCCTTTCGAAAAACAAAACATATATTCCCAAGACTGTTCATATCTATTATGTGTAAGAGGAATATAGTTCCTTTTCTTATAAATCATTGTATCATGTAGTCTGAAGCCAATTTCTTTAAAATAAAGAGCTTGTCTGAATGAAGAACCACTCTCACTACCATTCTTGGTTTGGTCAGCAACAACCCAAATCACAACACCACCATCAGCAGTAATTTCATATAATTTGTTGGCAATGTCTTTAAATTTATCAAAATTCCACACAACATTACCTTCATAACTTCGTAACCCATCATAAGGAGGGGATGTTACAGTTAAATCAACCTTTATACCTTGGTCTATCAATTTCTGCATTTCCTCGCTTGAATCACCTAAAATCAAATTGCTTTTACTCATTATTTGCTAGTTTTTTAATTTGTTTGTGGTTCATTCTCTATTTTAGCCTTTTCTTCATTAGTTAACGGACCACATCCTTTTGATAAGTTAAATATTAATGTCTTTATGTCGAAAGGCGTTAATTTAGGATATTCATCAATTATGTCGTTAACTATTCTATCACTTGTTGATTTATCAATCACATATTCTTTATAATGTATATCTTTTTTGTAACCGTTCTCTTTATACCAAGAATCTGTATGTACTTCATCAGAAGGTGCAGTGTTACCGCTTGAATCGGTCCAATTCGCTTCCTTTAATAATTTTTTAAACGAAGCTTGAGGGGTTGCGTGTTTATACAACTCCTCATAGATTCTATTAAGAATTTTGTCTAAAGTTTTCCCCCTACTCATAAGATTTAGATGCTTTCTTCGCTTCCTTTTCAGCAGCTTTACGTTCTTTGATTTCTTCTTGCAACTGTTCAATTGTTAATTGGGCAGTTTCGAGGTCGCTAACATAATCAGGGTATTTCTTTGACATTCTAATAACTTCACCGAATGGGGAATTATCAATATTCAACTTATCTTTTTCACCATCATATGATAAATTAGATAAAGCACCTTCAATAAGTCTGTCTTTCATATCATCGTCTAACCTATCAAGTAATTCTTCGTAAAGATAAAGAACAACATCAATTTGGCCATGACTAATGAAGTTAGTTGTTGCATTAGCCTTAGTAACCTTAGCAGCAACATTAGACTTAGTTAAAGAAAGAACCTTTAGTCTTATACCAACATCATTAAGACCTGTTTCATTAAACTTTAATTGCCCTAACTCTACCAAATCATTTGATGTTTCGAAAATTTTGCTCATATTTTATATAGTTTAAATGTTTAACAATGCAAATATACTTAAAAAAAATATTAAAACCAAAATTATTTTATAAATTTGCATTATATTTAAAATTAAATGACATATTAAGTTAGATGAGTAAAAAGCCTAAAAAATATTTATACCATATTATAATAACAAGTAACGGTAAACAAATAGCTGATATATATCATTCAGCTAAAGAATCGTCAGTTTATGAAAAATTTAAAAAACTAAAATCTGAAAATAATGAAAGCATAATTTTTCCCGTTAAATATATTAATAATAAAGGTCTAAAAGATGCTAACTATGAACTTGTAATTATTAAAAGTAAAGAAAAAAAAGATGCAAATGAAACTAAAATACGTGATGAATATGGTCGTTACATCAATTATATTTCTTCCTCACCTGATTGGGTTATACTTGACAGAACACCATATCAAAAAGAAGAAACATTCTGGGTATATGGATTTCACCCACAACTGCAACGAAAAACATTCAAATGGATTTACGAAAACTACATAGAAAAGAATTGCAACAAATATAATTTTAAAAATGTTGTTATATTTAAAAACAAATTGATAGTTGATATAAATGGTAGCCTTAATATGATTTTATGCAAAAATGTTAATGATTGCATTAGATTATATAATCAACTTGAATCTACTGCAATAAAAAATAAGGTTAAATATATTTTTTGGGGTAATGATGTTGGCAATTCGCATCTTAAATCTGAATGGTATAAAAGGTTGGAAGAATGGACAGGGTGGAATAGAACTAAACTATCACGAAATTCATTAAGACCATAAAAAAAGAGGGCAATTATTTGCCCTCTTTTTTTTCTAAAAATTTAATAACTACATTTTTAAAATTTACTATTATTTCACCATCAGAAGGGATATAATCTTTTCCTTCTGGGTTATTTCTATAATATAAATCTTCGTCTATTTTATTAAGTTCTTCACTATTAACATATATGGTTAGCACACTTTTTTCAGTTATTCCATTTTCATGGAGCTTGCTATCTATCATTTCGCCCAACTCAAAAATTTCATAACTATTTAATTTTAATTCCATTTCTAAAACGTTCTAAAAAACTTATTAACCCAAAATCTGAATGTGTATTTAATTTTTTCCTTTAATGATAATTTAACTTTAACTTTACCACTTAAAACATCATTCATATCTTTTCCCATATCACCTAATAATTGCTTTGCTATTACTTCTTGCTGTCCTGCAATAATTCGTTCAGTCATTAGCTTTTCATTATCAAGTATTTTTTTTTCTTTATATAAAGGTAAATTATTCATCTGCATATTTTTCTACTGCCCTTTGAATTGTATGTATTAGCCATACACCTCCGCTTGTGAAAAAAGCGTCCAAAGGTATTATTAACCACCAAGTAACAGTGCCACCTAATAGCATATTAAATGGTGTAAATGCTAAAGTAGGCATAAATATATAATTAACGGCACTAAATGTAGCACCAATCCAAGTTGGTAAGCACACATAGCAAGAAAACAATTCATCTAACATAGGGGTGTGCTTACTCATCCAATTGTGCCATTTAACAAAGATGTGCCAAGGCCCAATGGAATCTATCAAAATTGTACAAATACCAAAACAAGTTATAATGTAAATAAATGCTGTGAAAAATTCCATTTTAGCTATTTTTTTCTTTTTTATACTTTTTAAATTTATCCAAAGTTGCTGAAGAAATTTTTATTTCACTATCATTTGAATCTGTTTTAGTACAAACTTCTTCTGTGACCTTTACTGTGTCTTCATCTTCATGATTAGATTTATTTTCAGCCAATTCTTTTGCTTCAGGTTCAATTTTCTTTTTCTTCGTATACTTTCTCTTAGGCTTATTCTTTTTAACGTCCTCCATAACAAATTTAAGTGTTTTTAACTTTTCTAATGGAGTAGTTTCAAAAAGCTCCTGTAATTCTTTGGCTCTTTCTACAAGTAATTTAGCTTTTATTTCTAAACTTTGGTTAACTTCAATTGTTTCTTTAACGAAATCAAATATATCTTCCAAAGATACATCTTTACCATCACCATAATAAAAATATTCATTTGCAACTTGCGAAGACGGTGCTGGTTTAATTTTACCATCGTCTGATGGGAAAACAGCCCATTTGTTAGGAAATTGGACACGTACAATAAGTGCATCATTATATGTTTCCAAAGACCTAAAATATGGCTTAATTTCATCTATTTTATTTTGTAACACTATATATAAATCTTTAAAAACCTATTATTAACATTGTGATAATATAAGAAATTGATGAAGCCAACAATACTTGCCCCTTTACTGTTGTTTCATATTTCCCTTCTTTTAGTACCAAAACTTTAGAAAAGTTATAGCAATCTCTAATTAAAACAAGAATTGCAAATATAAAGGCAAAAACTTTTACACCTAATAAAAATGTTCCTATCATTATTATATTCTTTCATAAAAGATAAAAAAAATCCCCCAATAGTAAATACCTATTGGGGGTTATTTTTCTATTTAGTGCCAAATATATTATATCCTATTGTAACGCCAACACCATATCCTAAATTTTTATTTTTTATGTCATATCCATAAAAAACACCTGGCACAATTGCTATTTTGTTAAAAATGTTCACTTTCTTTTTCTTTTTAAAAACAGTAACATCACTAATATCTGCTTTATTGTCAGTTTTAATCGTTAATTCATTTTGACCATTGCCTTTATCTTTATTCACTACTGTTATTACGTCATGTACTTTAACATTTAACGAATACCAATTAGGCTCTTTTGTAGAATTAATTAGTAATTTATAAGTTAAACTATCATTAGGCTTGTTTTCATAAACAAATGTCCTTGGTGAATCAACTTCTTCCGTTAAATTAGATTTTTTGTCTTTGCTTTCTTTACTTACTTTTTTATTCGTTTCGACCTTGCCAGTATCATATATTTTATCGTAAGCAAATTGAGACAAATAATCTATTTCTTTTTGGTATCTAGAAACGGCATCATATAATTTAGCATTTTCTATTCTAAGTCTACCAATTTCTTCTTCGTTATATTTAACGATTTTTACGTTAGCAGTGTCCACATATTCTATTTTATTTTTTTTCAAGCAAAAGTTTGCACATCTATTGCTTAAAAAAAGCAATAATAGTATGAACAAAATGAAAATAACTACTTTGAAAATAGTCTTTTTTTTAGTACCATTATTAGTTAAATTGGTTTTCATTTTTATACTTCTTTTTTTGCACCCTTAAATCAAGAAGAGGACTTATTTTATCCGACATATGTTTTAGCAATTCGCCAACCTCTTTTTTGTTTTCATCCATTGGTACTGTAGTATCATAAAATAAGCATAAGAAGCCTATATCAGAGCCATCATTCCTCAAAATAACTGATGACATATATTTACCACCTATTTTATCCATCAGGTCAGCAAATCTTTTATCAATTAATCTTACTTCTTCTATACTTCCTACAAAATACGTATTTTCAGCTATATAAAAAGGTATAGTGTAATGTGTTAACGGAATATTTTGAAACCCGTCCGAAACGTAGCTAATACTTTTATCATTATCATTTACCTGTTCATAAGACATATCAGCATATCTGAAAGGCAAACGTGTAGCATTCTCTTTACCATTGTGCAACTCAAAAATTGCTATTCTATCAGCATGCGCTGTATACATTATTTTTTTCAATTCATTATCAATTTGAGGTGTAACAGCATCACGAATTTTCATGTTTGCTTCATCTTCTTTTTTTGTTACAATCATTTCATCAATAATTGTATTTACAGCTTGTTGATTTTTAGATAAATTATACACAAAAAAACCAATTGTGCTACAAAATAAAAACAGTATAGTTGATATAAACACTTTAAATATTTTAACATAACTAGCATTTGCAAGGCTTGATACTATCGTTTTTATATGCTTTGCAATTACATTTACCTTTGTTGTATATCCATCAGTGTTTCCATTGTTAGAAGGTACGTTAATGCTGATATTAACGTCTTTATCCATATTTTTAGTTCCCATTTATTTTTACAAATATCTATAACATTATTATTCAAAACATTTATTTCATCAATTCCCTTGCCCTATCAATTAAATTAGAGAATTCTTTATTCTCATTCACACGTGATTTGGCTGTTGTTGTGTTAAAATAATCTTTGCTATGATAATTGTAAAGTGATTTGATTCTATTCATTTCTTCATTAACAAGTTTCTTGTTAATCTTCTTCTCAACATCAGGTGCATCATTTGTGTGCCATTCTACCATATAAGAATTTCCTTCTGAATCACTCATCATAAATTTATTCCCTTCTGTTTTAAATTCATCAGGTACTTTAGAAAGCATATGCCCTTCAGTTAAAAATTCAGTATGCTTGAATTTGATATTTTTAATTTTTTTAGATTCAAACATAGTGTCACTTCTTTTTTCAATTTCTGATTTATTTTGAGTACTACCAGTCAAACCAGTTCCTTTCATTTTGTCTTTTTCTTTTTTGGCTTCTTTAGCATGCTTAACAAAAAATTCTGATTCATCCTTAGAATTAAATTCAGCATTGCCAAAATTATCTTTGCTATGATTCTTTTCAGCATCTGCTGAAGTATAACCTTTTAATTGTGATTTAACTTTATCTTTAAAAGGTTGTGAAATACCATCATACTCTAAGTCACTCATTCCCCTATTTTCCGTAGGTGTAATTGTGCCTAGTTTATTTAGCTTTTTAGCACCACTTAAATTACCATCATATGATGATGTTTCTTTTTTAATGTCATTGTAGGCTTTTCTATTAATCTCCTTGTTACCATCCTGCACACCTTTTCCATATACGGGTTTAAACTCGTTCTTGGAATTCTTATCAAACTTATTGTCTGCACTTTCCTTGATAGCTTTTCTTAACTTTCCTACATTGTAAACAATTCTTGTCATAATTAATTTGTTTATTTTATTTAATTTAGGTTCAACGGGTCTTGCGTAATAAAAAGTCCACGGAGCATTTGCTCAAATCTTAATTTGGTTATTTTACGCTCGTCACTCATACTACCTTTTGAAATTTCTTTCTGTATTTCTTTATCAACTTCTTGCACCCTTTTAATAGCATTATTTTGTGCTTCTACAACATCAAATCCTTCGTAAGACATATTATATTATTTTTTCCTTTTATTAACTACATCAGTATCTTCATCATCAACGCTTTGCATTGTTTTCTCAGAATTACCAGCAGTCCAAAAAGTTCTTCTCATTACAGTACTTTTATTTTTCCCACCTTTTCCTAATGGAACATCGTATGATGCGTCAGAACTAATTTGTGCGTTAGGTGCTCCATTAAAGCTACCGCCATCCATAGCAGCAGTTGCACCGTCTTCATTTATAAATTCATTAATGGTTTCCATTAATATTTTATGTATAGTTGATTCATTAATTAACATCTTTAGTTATAGTTTTAATAGTACTAATCATTTTCAAAAAAATATGAATAAAGCCTATGCATTTTTTCTTCAAAATTTTTTTTAGGTACTTTATATTCAATAAAATGCCTTGATTTCATTTTTCCATCAGCATCATTTGGTTCATTAATAGTTTCTTTTTTTGTTAGCATATTTTTATCTAACATCCTATTAATCAACACGCTCCTACTTATACCATGATTTTTAAAGAAGTCCCTTGGCTTTGCATTTATAGGGTCATTTAATAAGTCTTTCATAAAGTTTTTAACTTCAACAAAAAATTTATAAAATGTAACCTCTTCTTGACTTTCTTTTAATATAGTTAATTTATTTTCGTTTATAATTATCTTTTTCATTTATCTAACTATTATTATACTCTCGTAGCACTACTCTTCCAGAAATTATTTCTCTGCCATAATAGTTTAAAAATTTCATTAACTACTTCGCCACTTAAATCTTTAACGGCTTTTTTAAAATCCTTTGAAGAATAAGACGATTCAAGTTTAGAATTAATCATTGATTCAACCTGTGATTTAGTTAATTCTTCATTAATTATTTGGCGTAATTTATTATCATTCATAATATACAGTAATTTCTACCCTATAAATATCTATTAAACACAAAAAATCCCCTTATTTCTAAGGGGATTTACAATTTATTTATTCAGCAGAATCACTTCCATTTTCTTTACTTTGTCTTTCAGCTGCTTTTTCCAAATCTTTAAGTGTGTTACCATCATTTGTTAGTCCTTGTTTCCAATTTTGAAATGCTGCCCTAATCTTTTCAATTGTTTTAGTATTTGCGTCAGTTAATTGCAAATCAGCACCAGTTATATAGCAACCATCACCTGAAGGGTCGTTAAATCTAAACTGAAACTTGATGTTTAAGCCTTTAATAATACCATCAAGCGTTATATCATCAATATCAGGATGATAAACAAGTGCATCATCTTTAAGTTCAACATCACCAACAGTCTTTCTTAAAGATTCTTCTTGTGAATTTCTAAGATTACTAAATTGAGGGTCGCTTGCTTTTACAACAAAATCTTTTTTATTGCCTTCTTCTTCAGAATCAAATACGCCTTCATTTAATTTTTTTTTTCTATTAGTATTTTCAGCTTCTTCCATTAAAATTTCAGACCTTCTTAAAAAATTATCTTTTTCAAAGTTTTCTTCATTAATTAATGGTTTAACTTTATTCATGCTATCAATACTTTCTCTTATGCGTTTAAGCATTTTTTTAGTAATATCTTCACCCATTTTAGTAATCCATTGTCACACCATTCCAAGTAGCTGTAAAATTCCTAATAATTTTACTTTTATTGGATGGTTTATTTTCAGTTTCATGTTCAACGATTGGTTCTGTTTTTACAGCAACTTCGTCTTTTTTGTTTTCTTCAACAATATTTTCAGCTATTTTATTTAAATCTTCTTTAATTGCTTCATCAATTGTTTCTTTAATTTCTTCATCATCACTTTCTTCAACCTTAGATTCACCCAATACAGGTTCATCAGCTGTTTCTTCTTTATTTTCTATAACTACAGGTTCTTCCATTTTTTTGGTTGCAGCCTTTTTAGCTTTCTTTGATGTTTTTTTAACTTCTACCATAAAAAATATTTTTTTTATTTATATAAATATTACTTAAACAAAAAATCAGACCCAGTTTCCATACATAAAACTTCAGACCTCATTCTAAATAAAACTTTTTTCTTAATTTGTCTTACCCTTTCTTTACTAATACCCAACTTAGTGCCAATTTCTTCAAGATTTTGTTCTTTTTCCCCATTTAGCCCATAATATTGCTCAATTATAAGCTTTTCTCTTCCATCAAGTTTAACCATTAGTTTATCAACAACAACTTTTTGATTTTTTTCAATTTCTGCGTTTGTTTCATCTTCTTCATTTGAAGAAACTACGTCCATTTTAATAATCCTGTCATCTTCATCATCTGAAACTGCATTTTCTCTTATAACTGAATTTAATTCATCGTCACCTTTTTCAATACTCTTTGAGATTTGTGTTTTTTTAACTAAAGATTGCATAGACTGCTTAATCCACCATATTGCATATGATAAAAATTTAACGTCATAATCAGTGTTAAACTTATGAATAGCTTTTATCATGCCAACATTGCCCTCTGCAATTAAATCTTCAATGGCAACACCATTGCATCTAAAAGATTTAGCAGTTTCAAACACATACTTCAAATTAGCAGTTAAAATTTTGTGCTGTGCTTCTAAATCCCCATTTTTAGCCTTGACGAGAAGAACTTTTTCCTGTTCCTTCGTCATAGGCTGATATTTTTTAAGTTCTTTATAATATGTTTTTACGTTTTGGTTAAAATCGTTAACATAATCGTTCATCAGTTAAATACTTAGAAAAAATTATTTAGCATATACGTTTTTTTCAACGTTAATATGAGATATATTCTCAGATTTATTTACATAAATTTGAGTTTTAGACCAATCTTTCGCTTCATCCAAATGACATACATGTAATATAAAATCATAGCTTGTAAGCATCTTATCGAAAAGCTTATGGATATTATCCAGATTGTCCTTGGCTACACGCCCAAGGCACTCATCGATAAGCGTGAAGTTCATTTTTGGAATACTTGAAATATCTGCAAGTACAAATCTTAACGCTAATGATGCACATGTTCGTTCAAATCCGCTTCCACTTGATAAATCAGAAACAACACCGTCTTTAATTAAATTAAACATTATATCGTTTCTGTTATTAATTGTTACTTCTACATCAAAATCGCAAACGTCAGAAAGCAACTGCGCAAGTCTTGCATTTATGATTGGTAATGTTTTTCTCAGAACCATTTTACTAATTCCATTCTTCCCAACCATATCAAGATATATTTTCCAATTCTTAATTAGTTTCTCTTCATTTTGAATTTTTTCAATTATAATTTCCCTTTCAGAGATTCTTTCTTTGAATTCTTCAATTTTAGCCTTATTTTGGTTTATCCAACCTAAGTTATTTTCTTTGCTTCTTCGCTTTTCTGAAATTATAATTTCATTATTCCTAATTTGAATGTCTAATTGGTTATTCTTATCAATTGCTTGTGCATTTTTTTCATATTCTTTACGCTTTAGAATCATTTCTCTTAAATCATTCCTCAGTCTTTCAATATTGATTTCTAATGCAGACTTCTTCATCGTTAAAGTGTTCTTAAGGTTATACTTTTCACGATTTAGTTTCATTGATTCAACCTTTTCTGAAATTACTTTAATTTCTTCAGAAACTTCTTTTCCTTTTGCAATAACTTCTGAAATTTTTTGCTCAAGTTCTGAAATTTTGCTAGAATTATCAACATCATCAAGTTTTCTACCGCAAGTAGGACAATATTCACTTTTCTTTAATTGTTCTATTAGCTGATTACCTGATTTATACTGTTCAGCATATTTAGCTCTATCGCCAAATAATTCATTCAACTTTTCAGTAAGTTTATCATATTCTTCAATAGAGAAATCAATTTCGCCAATATCTTCTATGTCATGCGTAACAGAATCTATTTCAGCTTTTTTTATTTTACCCTTTTCTGTGGTATCTTCAATCGCCCTATTTAAAGTGGTAATATCTATTTTTAAAACTTCATCATCAATTGTAGATTTTGATGAAAGCAAAGCATTTCTTGTTTGTTCAAATGAAGCAATTTCTTTATCAAGCTCAATATTTTTATTTGTATATTCTTTAATGAATTGCTCATTCTGCTTAATAGACACGTTAAATGCGCCAATTTCGTTTTTAAGGGTTTCAGAATCATACTGATTTGAAATCAGATAAGGCTTAATTGACGTGTTAAAATGTTCCCTTGCGAGTTCATCTTTTTGTTCAAGTGGCATAAGTCCTATCCATCGTGATAAAAGTCTTCCCCTTTCAGTATCTTTTTTATCAATTAATGCATCAAGATTAGATTCTGTTATTGACATTACTAAGTCAAAATCATCCTCACGTCCAATTGCTTCTTTGATTTTTTTATTAGTTTGAATACTGTTTTCTTCTTGTTGGTTATCAATATATTCAGTCAATTCTTCTTTATTTTGCCCAACTATTCTATAGTATTCAACTTTTTGCGTAGTCTTACTACGTTCAGTTCTTCTTGTAAGTGAAGGTCTTGTAAGTGTGCGCTTGATTACATATTCTTCCCCATCTATTTCAAGGCTGCCTTCAACTACAACATTAGTGGCTTCTTTAAGATGCTTATTAAAGATTTTATCTTGTGTAGCAACTTTTGGCGTCTTTCCAAATAACAAAAAATGAATTAAATCTATAGCAAATGTTGTTTTTCCACTTTGATTATCACCATTTAGTAATACAAGTCCTCGCAAAGTACTAAAATCAAATAGATTGCCATTTCCATATGACAAGAAATTATCCCATTTAATCCATTTGATACTGAATCTTCTATACTTGTCATAAACTTTATAATCAATTTTTCCATTTATTTCAGAATCTATTTTTTTAATTAATTCAAAGTCACAATCAACTATATTTTTAAGCTTCAAATAATCTTTGAAAAGCTTTACTTGAAAAACAGGGTCTTGAATATTAGAAACAATATCACTTGTCAATGCAATTTTTTCGCCCTTTTCATTCTTAGTAATGAATTCTGGCGTAACTTTAATATGTTCTTTTGATATACCGTATTTTTTAGATGCACTACCAATAGCTCTATTCATCATTTCTTTAGAAAAGTCATAAGGAGAAACTTTCCAATGTAAGTTAATTCGTGCGTTTTGACCTATGTCTAACATATTATTATTTTTTTATAATTTTAATCTTTTTAGTTGTTTTCCTTTTAGGTTTTTCTTCTATAATTGAACCTTTAGTGCCCTCGACCACGTGCTCCATAGGTAAAACCTCGACACGTTCAGGTTTATCATTGCTTGTTCTACATTCGTTTTCTCTTGTTTGAGTGTGTTGTAGTGTGGGTTTATCAGTAAATCTGCCATTTTCTATATCAAAATTTTCTTTAGGTGTTAGCCCATATTTAACAATATTAAAGCCTTTAATTAAGCAATCATCAATAAAAGCATCAACATCTGATATATTATTGATTTTACAATATCTTTCTATATCTTTTTTTATACTCATATTATTGATTTATTGCAAATATATAAAAAATGTTAATTAAATCAAAATAATATATTAATAATATTTAAAATATCATGTAATATATTATATTTTATATATAAAATAATATTATATATATTATAATAATATCATGGACAAAAATGGAAATAAAATATTAATGGGGCTTGACGTTAGTACCAAAACTATTGGTGTTACTATTTTACTTGATGACGGGTCAGATTATGGACAAATTATAGAATTAACTCATATTTCGCCAAAAGTACCAAATAAAATCAAAGGTATAGAAGCTTTATGTATTAAAAAGAAAATTTTTGATGAATTTCTCGAAAAATTTAAAGGTATTGGTATTGATGAAGTGGTGATTGAAGAGCCTTTGCTTTCTTCAAATAATGAATATACTGTTGGAACACTTTTAAGATTCAATGGTATGCTATCTTGTTCTGCATATGAAATTTTAGGTGTTGTCCCTCAATATATATCAAGCTATGATGCTCGTAAATTTTCTTTTCCTGATTTGATGTCAATTAGAAAATACAATAAATCAGGTAATCAATATGAAAGAAAGAAAATTATGAACGAAATTAAAAATTCTAAACTTGTTTTATTTGGAAGTTATTCATGGGAAGTTGATAAAAAAGCCGTTCTTCAAGAGAAAGTATCTGAATTATTTCCTCAAATAACTTGGATTTATGATAAAAAAGGTGAATTGAAAAAAGAAAATTTTGATGCTACTGATAGTTACGTTGCATGTTTAGGATATTTGAATAAACTTAGAAAAGGCGATATAGAATTTAAAATTTCAAATATTGAAGAATCTGAAAATAAAATAGAGTACGATGTTAATTATTGGGATAAAACTACACATAGAATAACATATTTAGAATAAAAAAGGAAGGTATTATTTTACCTTCCTTTTTTATTTAAATGTATATTTTCCAAAACCCTTTAGGTTTATTATTTTCATATCTTTCTAAATCTGTGACCCCATAAGGTGTTATTTTGTCGTCTTTGTTATCAAAATGACTAATATCATGATATTCTCCCTGTGTATACCAAGGGCCGTCATTTCCATATTGTGATTTATCATAATCGAGACATTCAATCATTGAATAAAGTAGGTCACTATCAGTAAATTTTAACTTATCATCCATAATATTTTTTATTAATAAATAGTTTTTTGATTTTGTTTTATTGATTTTTTTAGGTATATTTGCCAAAAAATAAAAAAATATGTTACCACCAGAATTTCAAAGAATGTATTCTATATTGGCTTCATTTTTAGGTGAAGCGAAAGGAGGATTTGACGCAAATTACACACAGTTGCAATTTGGATGTCCACATTGTTCTGAAAAATATGGAAATAGGGAACTTCAAAAGTATAACCTTGAATGTAATTATTTTGTGTTTCATTGTTGGAAATGTGGTGCTGAAGACGATGATGAAATGCATGGCTCAGTATATAAGTTGCTAAAATTGTATGGTAACGAACAACTTTATAAAGAATATAAAGAATGTGTTCAATCATTAAGAGATAGTAAACTATATAACATAGATTTTGCTAAAACATTTAAAGTTGATTTAGCGCAAATAGACAATGTAAAATTACCAAAAAGTTTTAGACCATTTAGAGAAGATAAATATTATCCACCAAAAGCAATGGAATATCTTCAAAAAAGGGGTATTACTTGGGATATAATACACGATTTTAATATAGGCTTCACAATGTATGATGAAGAAGATAAAATGGCTTCAAATCGAATAATTTTGCCTTCATACAATAAATTTGGTGAGCTTAATTATTGGACAGGTCGTGATTTTACAGGAAATGAAAAAAGGCAAAAGTATTATAACCCAAAGGTAGAAAGACGTGACATTATTTTTAATGAAGAGAAAATACAGTGGGATGCTGATGTTACACTCGTAGAAGGCCCATTTGACCACTTAGTAGTACCAAACTCAGTGCCATTACTTGGTAAAGTAATTGATAAAAAATTTAAACTTTATTGGGATATAAATGCAAAAGCAAATGCAAACATTAATATTTTTATTGACGGTGATACATTTCAAACTGCTCTTGAAACATATAAAGAATTAAACCACGGAAGATTGTATAATAAAATAAGATATATACCTGTTGACGAAAAATACGACCCATCATTGCTTTTCCAATTAGGAGGAAAAAAAATAATACTTAAACATTTAGCAAATGCTATAAAAATAAAAGAGGTATACCTTCAATAGTATACCTCTTTATTTGATTACATAATTAATATCTCATATAGTCTGATAATAGTTCACGACCTCTTTCTGTCTCAACATATGCAACGCCATCTTCATCAAATTCTATTTCCATCCAATCTGTTGGTTCGCCACCATAGAATTTAAAGCGAGCAGAGTCACCAGAAGGGTTTATTTGCACCTCATGCCCACCAAGGTTAGATGCGGTTTTATAACCTGTTGGCTTAAAATCATCAGATTCTTTCAATATTCTGTTTACTGACTTCTCCACAATCCTGTGAAGGTCACTTTCTGTTAGTCTTATAAGTTTCTTAGTCATATTTCAATACGTATTTAATTCGTTATTTAGTCAACTACCACTGCCTAAAGTCAGTGGCTTGCCATAAAGCCGTTAGGCTTCTGACGATTGGGTGATTGACCGCACCCTGCCACTTAAGGGCAGCTCGCTGCTCGAAAGTGGGTGTTTTGCACGAAGTGCAATATTGACCGCAGCGTTCCAATCAGCATCAAGGACAACACCATCAAAACATATATAATTGCATCCGTGGCGGATGCCATTACGTTTGTTTGTTCGGCTGTCAGTCTGACTTGTAAACGCTGGAGAAACTGTTTCAACTCGTTTTCCAACGAGTTGTGCCTTATTGGTCAAGCGTTCTTTGAACATATAGAATGGGACTTGAGACAAGGCATTGTTATGTCTTGTCCTCTTAAAACCTTCCTTTGTCTTGGAAGTCTTCGTCTTAATCTTCGTAAGGTCTTCCAATACAAGAATACTTGTATTGGTGCTACGAAGTAGCACATTGCAAGCTTTTTCAACTTGGCTCTTGGAAACATTACGTTCCTTATGGGATAAACGTTGAAGATGCCTTTTGGATGAATGAGAACATTTGCTCTGGAGACAACGCTTCAAATAACGTAGTTTCCTACGTTGTTTCAAGTAATTCTTGTCAACGAAGGACTTACCTTCTGAGGTGACAAAGAATCTCTTCATTCCAAGGTCAACACCGATTGCGGTGTCATCCTTGCAAGGCAAGGATTGAACCTCGAAAGATACTGAAAGGAATAGTCTACCGTTACGAGCAAAGATTGTAGGGTCTTTTGGGACACAAGTGGAGAATAATTCTCTCACCTTGTCGAAGAGGATAAATGTACAGAACTCACGTTTGTTTCTTACTTCAGTTGTCAAGGATATACCATCAATGGAAAGTCTTGAATACATTCTTTTATCAAGATGTAATGACAGTTGTTTACGTTGAGGAACTGAGGCGTTCTTATGTTTGTTACCTCTGATTGCTCTGAGTGTTGAAAGGACTTCCTTATAAGTTTTTATTGCACCTTGTGCTGGAATCAGTGGGAACTTCTTTCTGATTATACCATACAAATTATCATGGAAGGGCTTAATACCTAGTGGTATTTGCTGTTGTACAGCGATGTTGCCACAACAGTTATAAGCTTCCATTGTCTGAGTCAATAGGCTCATCCAATAGTTGTGTGTTGTGTCACTCATTTGTAGCTCTATGTTATATGTTCTGTACGTCATGTGTTTTTATTCACTCAAGGGAAATACCCTTCTTATTATAAATATAAAGAAAGTTTTAAAAGTTTAAATAAATAAGAAAAAAAAAAATAAAAATTTGTTCCAATTCCTCCCACCGCTAAAGCGTGTGGGCATCCTTGGAACGTTATTTAGTGAAAATCTATAGTGTAATAATGTATTGTTCCGCTTAAAGTCCCATTATTGATTCTTCTTAGTCCAAGTTTCTCCAACATTTGTATTGATTCTTGAACTTTTGGTAGTCTGTCATCTGCAATGAAAAATGCATAATATGCCAAATCGTTGCCAACTCTTGTTTGTACATTGAAATCATGACGATAACAAATATCAATAACCTTATCATCAAGTTCTTTGTAGATACCCATATCATCACCATCGTTCTCTGTTATGACTGATGACCTTGAACAGTTTTCGTTGATGAGCTTATTAATGGTTTGCGAAATAACTCTTTCTATTATTATATTCATATTAACAAACTTTGCAATAATAAATATCTATATCACTGAAAAAAAAAGTCTACTTTTATATTTATTTTTTTATACAATAGGGTCACCTGTATTAGCATTAATTACCTTTTCCTTGAAGATTTCAAGTTCTTTATCTACTGTATAAGTGTCAGTATCAATCCTCCATGTTTTCGTATTATTGTTAATATCTGAACGACCTGAAACGTCAGCATATATACACCCATCCCATTGCCAAGGGTCATTACTATCAACATGATAACTATCATAACTTCCTTTCACTCCATAAATAATGCAATCTTTACTTGATGCTTGCGAGTTTCTATAAGTATCTCTAAAAGTATGCCCTGTACCGTTACCTTTATTCAAAGTAGGCGCTTCTTCATAGCCAAAATATATTTCTTTTATTGAAGCAAAACCTGCTAAACAATCTGATACAAGTAAACTAATTGTATTCCCTAAAAACAAATGATGCAAGCTGGTGTTACAATACAAACAAGCATTATCAAGTTTTGTATATGGCGTAGGTATTCTTACTGCTGTTATATTTCCGTTATAGTATTGCATTTCATCTGGTACGTCATCACCTATAAGCTTTAAAAAAACTATAACTTTATTACCATTAACAACTAATTCGTGATGATTTGAAATGTTTAAAACATAAAAAGTACCATCGTCAGTTATATATGTTTTGTCAGTTTTTTTAATTTCTATAACATCAAATGTCCCCTGATGAAGAGTAGATTGCGATGTTGTGGCTACATATATTGCTTCTACGCTACTATTAGTTTTTGACCTATAAAGCATAATCTGAGGCCTTGTCTCTAAAGTTCTACCAACTATACCATAGTCATAAACTAATGTCATCATCTTATCTTCCAAAAATTTGTCATCACTTGTTGAATTACTTACACTTATCTTAGCTTTTATGTCTTCAGATTCAGTTAAATAATATGTTATTTCGCCACCATCCTTTAAACTCCCTTCAGCAGCTTTTAGATATGTAAAATTGCCATCTACCGATTCATCAGTTATACCATCAGGAAGAATAGCTGAATAAGATGCTTCACTATCACTTGTTTTTCTATTTATATTGATAGTAGCGTTGTATATATTATCAGGATACGTATAAGAGTTGTTAGAAAAATCATTTTCTTCAACATGTTTATTACTTGTAACTGTTACCGTTAATGCACTTGATTCCTTAATATCCCATTTTTTTGGTGACACATCTAAAGAATAAGTGATTATTTCATTTTTACTACCTGTAATAGCTACTTTTAAAGATGAATTTAAAGGTCCTTCACAAATGGCTGTATATTCATTATCAGAAACATATGCTACTGTTATAGCTGATATAATTTCGTTATCAATTGTGAATGTTGCTGTTGCATTTGGTATATTAGTATTAACCGTGTACGTTGCAGTTTTGTCATTTGCTTTTTGCTTTAGTACGCCAGTTGCGTTTTTTTCATTATAATTATCTCTATATGTTGCAGTTACGTTATATAAAACATAATTGTTCCTATCTACATTTTCATTAAATGTTAACTTACCATTAGTTATAGTGCCATTATCTGTAGCCCAAATAAATTTAGATGGGTCTGAAATATATTGTACATCACCATATCTTTCACTTTTAACTATCTTAATTTCCTCATCAGGATTATCAGCATAATACCCTTTAGAATATGTTACATATTTAGGCTTATGAGAATAAATTGCTTTAAATGTGTATTCAGTAGTGTCGCATTCACACGTTTCACTAACAGGTGAAATTGACATTGAATTAAATACCCAAGTAGATATTTCTTCATAAGTACTCGTTTCAATAAAACTATGCCCTACTTTTTGTGTAACTTCGTAAGATATATGCTTCCCGCCTAACTGATAAAATTCAACGTTTGTTTTTCTAATATATTGTGTTGTATTTGGTTCTAAATCCAACCCAATTATGTCAGTTAAGCTTCCATTGTTATCATCTGTAGTTACTATTATTTTTTTAGGTTTAGTGGTTGTGTCATATTCGTAACCCTTAGTATCATCATAAGTAAATGATAGCCAAGTTCTCCCATCACCTGTTATTTCACCGTACCATTCTATTTTTTTATTCATGATTAATTATTTTCGTCTATAATTTCATTATATTCAGTATACCATTCATTTGGTAAATATTCGTTTATATTTGACCGATTAAGTGTACTATTTGGTAGTCTAAAATCATAGATATATACACTTGGTTCAGACAACTCAGGTATGTAATTTGATATAGCATACAAATGTGATGAAAAATATGGGTCTAATATATCTGTAATTGATTTAACATTAGATGGGTCATAAGGTTCATTATTTACTGTATATTGTGCTGTAATATCAAAACTATAATAAGTTACGCTATTAGGTAATTTATTAGTAGCGCCATCATTTATTTTAATAAGCAATTGTTTATTATTATTTTTAGAAAAATGTATATCACAAGGTGACTTGTGATAATAATTCACATTTAATGTTAATTTTTTAGCACTATTAGACTGCGTTAATGATATAACATATTTAGTAACAAACCCATATGATTTAGTAAAACCATTTCCCTTATATGGTGTTGTTAAATATGTTGCATCAACATAAGTGCTTTTAGATTTAAAAGAAACTGTTTTTGTGGAATTATCAATTAATACATTGTTATTAGCGCAGCTTAACGTATAATCGTTGGTTTCACCACCATATGTAGATATTACATTGCTTATTACTCTCTTCAAAACATCATCACTATATTCCAAATCAATTTCTTTTGGTGTAGTAGTGCCATCACTCCAAGTAAACACATATTCTTTAGGTATGTTACGGCTTATAGTTAATGTATCATAAACATTTGTATCTGCATTAACTGAATATTTTGCAACACCAACCACATTATCTGATGTAATTTTTAGATTAGTACCTTTCCCTTCAGATAAGTCTTCAACATTTTCTGGTAAGCTTACTGAATAAGGCGTTAAGCTATTTGTTGTAACAGTTTTGATGATAATATCTTTTTCATAAACATTTTCCTCAAAACTAATTGATACTTTAGTGCCATCATATTCAGACACGGTTTCTGAAGCTGATACAGTTACATTTAATTCGTCAGACAAATTAGCGTTCCACGTATTTGGCTCAATTGATATGTTATAGTGCTTATCTTTAATGCCACTATATTGTATTGAAGCTGTGACATCTGTCGCAATTTGTGGTATTTCGCATTCAGCATAATATAATGGCTCATTAGATGAGCGTAACGAATCTACTGTTACATATTTTATATCTGTAGAATTTGTAAAGTTTAAAATTGGTGGTTCTACATTAAAGACATATTGTTTTTTATCACTTATCCCATCGGCTAATTTAACAGTAGTATATGCCTTTTTATAATAATAATTAAATGTTACATTAGCGTCTTTTATGTTAGTGTTAACCCTATAAGTAACATTTTTTGTATTATTAGTTTGCCTAACTGTTTGTTTAGCTTCTTTATCATACCCTTTATATTTAAGTGTAACGTCAAATATAGTGTCTTCACTGACATCACCCATTAATAATGTTCCATCATCATATATTATTGCGTTTTTGTTATTACATTCCCACACCGCATTTTCTGATGACGTACATTTTTCTTTAGTTGTACCTGATTGTATATAATTACCATTGTCATCTACTGCAAGAATATTAGTACCTGAATAGTAGCAATAATCAATGTATTCAAGTTCAAAATACCAATCAAATTGTATTGTGCCACCACTATAATCAAAGCCAGTGCTATCATTTATGCTTCTATCGTTTTCTTTAAAGTTTAAATGTGGTGTAGCATCTTTCAATACTTTGTAAAACAAATCATTCCTGTATGAATTTAATACTTTTTGTTTAATGTGTGCTTCGCATGTTTTTGGATTTGCAAAACCAAGCTGTTTGAATTTAATAGAACAAGTTCTATAGTCAGCATCCCCAGGTTTGCCATATGCAGGTTGTAATTTTATTTTCACATAATCTATAGGTTTTGCATCATTATCATCAGATGAAACGATAATTTTGCCATTACCATCTTCGTCAGTAGTGAATTCGTAACCATAGCTGTCTGTTTCGACAAATGATACCCATGACAATGCAGACGCAGGTATTTCGCCTTCCCATTCAACTTTTCTTTTTCTACTATCTACCATTTTTAAAAAAACTTTTAATATAAATATTTTGGTTTTAACATAATTTTAGATATATTTGCACTATATTAATAAAAGTTAAATATGATAAAATTAATTATACATGCTGCTGATATACATATAAGAAACTATCAAAGACACGAAGAATATGCTGAACAATTAACGCAATTTATTGGAAAATGTAGTGAACTTGCAAAGCCGTATAAGAAAGAAGAAGTTAGAATTGTGATAGCAGGTGATTTATTCCACCAAAAAAATACAATTTCTAATGAATTATTTGTGTTTGCTAGTTTGTTTATTAGGGAATTGGAAAACATTGCACAAGTAATAATTATTAGTGGTAATCATGACCTAATAGTTAATAATACAAGCAGAAAAGATACTATGACAGCTTTATTCGAAACTGCCAATTTTCAGAATTCAGTGTTTGTAGATTCATATTTAGGCTATGATAGTGGGACACTAATAGATGATAATGTAACGTGGGCATTATTTTCAATATATTCTGATTTTAGACGGCCTGACATTGAACAAGCAAGGGAAGAAAACCCTAATAATACAGTTATTGGGTTGTATCACGGAACAGTAGCTGGTGCAACGCTAAACAATGGCACTGTTATGCAAGACGGAACTGATGGTGATACTTTTAATGGTTGCGATTTTGTCATTGCTGGTGATATTCATAAACGGCAAGAAATAAAACGTGGTGATGTTAATATTGTATACCCTGGGTCATTAATACAACAAAGTTTTGGTGAAACTATAACACAGCATGGTTTTTGTGTGTGGGACTTGGAAAAAAAAGAACATAAATTCATTGATTTAGATACAACCTATGGGTTGTATGACTTTCAAATTTCATCCGTAGATGATATGGATAATAACAAAGAAACCTTGCTTAATTATTAAGCAAGGTTTTTATGATTAGCATAAATTTGCAGTCTTTTGATTTTCGTCAATCAAATTATTAGCTTCTTCTGGATTATCAACTGATGTTGATACTACACTCAAGAAAATATGTGATTTATCTGTTATACCGTTGCATTGCATTGCAACATTAAACACTTTATCATCATCATATGAAGCATATATATCAATAGATATGTTAGTGCATGCATTTGACAGTTTAAGTGTGAATTTATCAATACCGTCAAACTCACATAATAAACTATTACCTGTTAATTTTGTTATTTTGACGCCTTTAACTTCTTCCCATTTAAAATTTGCATATTTAGAACCAATAAGTGATGTTACCTTAACATTTGCTGAATGTTCAGTTATATTAGTATAGCTTGCTTTAAGTATGCAATTATCATCTATGTTTTCATCAATGCATTGGTATAAGTCAATGAATATCAAATTATTATTTGCGTCTTTTAATTTAAGTACCTCATTATCATCACAACCAAAGTTTTCACTTGTGTTAGATACCACCATTATTTTACTATTATCATATTTTATAGCAGTGAATTTTTCTGTCGATGGATTTAATATTTCATAATCATCATTTGCGTAAATTGTTGAATATGCTACTGAATTTTCGCCATTGAAGCATAAATAATTAGGAACTGCTTTAAAATATGATTTATTGAAAAGACTTATGTATAATTTATTGTAATTGCTGCAAAACAAATCACCATATGTAAAAAATATTTCGCCATATCCATATTTCATGTCTGGTGATGGAAAAACTTTTAATTCTCCATCACCAACACCGCTATATGAAGATAGCATTATATTACCTTTAACCTTGGCACTCCAATTAGTGTTTGATTTAATGTATACAATGCCTTCGTTGTAAAATGCTTCAAATTTATCCATAATTACATCTTTTGACCATTATATATATAACAAGTTTCTAAAATTGCACCACTTGGAATTACCTGATTCATATAAGGTACTACTATAGATTGTAAGTATTTCATTTCCTCCAATGCTGATTTACTATAGAAACTATCATTTCTTAAATAGAAAATAATTTTAACTATTTTATTATTAACTATTTGGTTAGTGCACCCATCTATTAATTTCGCTTCTTCTTTTTTAATTTTACCGTAAGAAAAATTAGGGTTATTTCTACAAGTCATTTCTTTAGGACTAATATCTGAAACATTATAAGGTATTTCATTATTTTTAGTAATAATATCATTATTAAAATAATAATAATTTACAGTGTCAAAGAAATTACGTTTAATAGTTCCATTGTCATCTACAGTAGTAATGGTTGCTCTTGATTCAAACCAATCCCCAAAATAATGTATTTTGCTGTCTTCAATTAAAAAATCATCATAAGATAGGTCGCATTCATCATCTTTAATTAACCCACTAAACCCAAAGTTATCAATATCGTTGTGAAGTGATATATTTGCATAGTTTGGATAATCAATAAGAATTGATTCATCTATTAATGAATTATTAGATGAGTATTTAAATAAGTTACTAAAGTATGTAAAATATTCATGACCGTTATCATAATGCAAATGTCCTGTATGTGGGTTATTACCTTTGAAATAATCTTCATCTGAATTTATACGATAAAAATCATAATCAGTATTCTTAAGCTGTTCCCACCCTAAAGGACTTAATTCACCTACTGAATAAACATCATTTATCCTAAAATAATGAGTAAAATTATCACCTTCCATGTATTTACCATTTTCAAAAACAGTAAACGTTGATACTGAATCTTGGTCTGAATACAAATATATTGTTTCATTACCATCAGGCTTAATTAAATACACTTTTATATTTTGACCATTAATGTCATCATCAGTTAAATCATACCTTCTCTTATTATTTGGCTCAAATGGGTTACTTACAATCACATAGTCATTAAAATAAGCTTCACCTACTACAATTGAATTATTAACTATTTGCACTTCAAAATATCTATAATCGGTAACACCATCACTTTCAGTTATTATATCATATACAACGCCATCCACAACTGCATAAGAACCTGATAAGTTTGTTACATAGTAAATTTCACCATTTGTTAAACTTTGCACTGGTAAATCAAAAAGGTCTTGAAGCTTATCAACATTTTTAATATTTCTAAGCGTTTCCTGATAGATTTTGCTGTCGTTTGGTTTAGTCACAATGTTATTATCTTTATCAAACATATAAGGGTATGTTGATGTCCACCCACCATTCATTTGGTAATAAGGATTCCCATCATAAACTTTGTTTTTATCAAAATTTGGGTAAAGATAACGTTTACCATCAATATCACGATACATTACAGGTAGACCTTGGTAATCTTCATAATCATCATTGCCATATACTGAATAAGAAATATTCTTAGCTTTATTAACCCAATTATATTTATAATCTAAAATGCCGTTAACATAAGGGTCTTCTATTCTTGTTGTAAAAGATGTATATTCTTTTATTTCAAAATCATATCTATTATAATTCCCAACTCCACCATTACTACTAATGTAGCTTTCTTTTTCATATAAAGGTAAAGCATCATACCATCTTTTACTTCTCATTCCGAACATACCAAGAATCATTTCTACACTATCTTGTGTTCCTTTATGCTTCCATATTTCTTTAGAGTTAAGAATTAAACGTTTTTCAAATTCAACATTTACTTCTGGCATTGACCATTCTTTCTCTGAAGAATAGTTTTTAATTCGTTCTAAGATGTTATTATTACAAGGACTTATAAATGTGTTGCCAGTTATATTTTCTCCGCCATACGAAGTTATTTCATTTTTTGGATAATCTATTGTACTTCCACTATCAAGTTCTGATGATTCAGTGGATGCTGAAAATACAGTTCCACCAGTATTCGTAAACTTACCATAGCCACACGTTTCTCTTCCATTTTCAAATTCTCTACTGTACGATTCAACAGGTATATCAGTTTCTTGCTCTTCGTAATTAAATACGATAGTTTGTGCAGACTCACAAGATTGATTATTTACGTCTAAAGTAAATTGTTCAGATGTTTCTTGATGATTTGGTGTGCACCCAAAAAAGTAACCATCAGGATAAATGTCAAGTTTTTTATCATATGGTTTTACTAAAAAACTTGTATCTTGCGTAAATAGCCTTTTTAAAGCATTTCCATTGTATGTGTTACTTTTTTCATCATCTTCTGTTGTTTTATCTGAAATGTCAGTTTTAGATGCACCAGTATATTCTATTAATGTATAAGGTGTTATTTGTTTAAAATCCCATCCATTATTTTCCAATGCATCAGTGAAAAAATAATCAGGTAAATTGTTTATATCATCATATGTTATAGTTCTATAACTAGCTATAGCATTAATGTATGATAAAATTTCATCAAATTCTCTTCCAAAAAGCCTAATTATTTTTGATATTTTATCTCCTGCACTAATAATATCTTCAGATTCTTCTTGTGTCTTTAGTTTTCTATATGTCCAGTCAAAGTTTTTAATAGATTCATGGGTCATTGACCTATACATATTATCGCAAAATCTTTCATCGTAGAAATTAGCAATATCAACTAAATTCTGTATGTAAGCGTCAAATGAAACACCATCAGCACCAATATTATAACTGCCGTATGTAGTTGGGAATGTAAATGATTCTATATTACTATAGTACCCATATTCATTTTCTCTTAAAATATTAAAATAAGCAGTATATTTAGGGGAAGAATCTTTATTCATTAATATTCTTTCAAACATATCAAGACTTTTGAAAAACTCGTCTAAGAATTGCACTTTAGGTCTTATGCTATATTTGAAAGCGCCATTTTCTATTAGATTATCATATTTTGATAGGTCAATTAAATATTTTATTTCTTTATTATTGCTTACCCAAGCTTCTATAACGAAGGTTTCACTGCTATCTACACACGTTATTTCAACGTCACAAATTTTTTCACCAACACAAAGTTTGTCTAAATGGTTTTTAACTACCCAATTAAATTTATGGGCTTCGCCATTATTACCTATTAATTCATAATTTTTATACCCTTCATTGGCAAAAAATTTAAGAAAATTATCATCAGTTATTTCACTACTTTTCTTAAATGCCGTGTGAATATTAACATTAAACGGATTATCAACCAAGAAATAATTATCTCCACCAAGTCTTTTAATCTTTGTTTTAGAATTTCCGTTACCATCATCGTTTAATGCGCCATTAGTACCACTATTAAATTCTGAATTATCAGTGTAAAACACAGGAATACCACCTACTACAGTTGTAGCAGTCACTGAGCCATTTCTGCTTATTATTTCTTCAGTATCAGTTGTCTCACCGCTTAATGTTTTAGAGGTTGAAAATGGGTTTCCATTTTTATCCAAGTCCCACACATCTTCAACATATGTATATGACGATACAGTTGTATTGTCAAATGGTATAAACAATTCACCAGGGAATTTATTAATAATGTCATTTATTGAAGCTCTTATTAATTCTGAACAAGAGCCGAAATATGCAAAATCCCTTAAATTGTAATAATCCCTTTTAATTACGATTGATTCATCTTCAGATGATGTTTCATCTTTAATATAATCTTGTAACGTGCTTAATGTCCAAACATCACCACTAAAATGCTCTTCCCAATTAACACTATGTGAATCTTTTTTAACATTATCATCATTATTCACTGTAATTATAAAATTACCTGTTTGGTAAATTGGGGTTTGATTACTTGTGAAACTATTTTTACCACCAATAGTGGTAATATCCCTTTCGTAGATAGTACCACTATTAGTAAGTTGGTGCTTTTTTTTAAGCACATAATTAGAATGTGATTTTATATATGGCATACCCTTAAATTAACTTAAATTTTATCATCTAATGTTTGAGAATAGTCAACATTATTTGTTCTGTTTTGTTTTACTTCATAAATAGGTTGTCCTGTTTCACTATCTTTAAGTGTAAAGTTTTCAGACTGATTATAAATTTCATTATCACTATTAAATGTAGTGATTAAGCCGTTATCAAGGCTTCTAAGTTGCGAACCTTCAAGCATTGTTGAAATAGTGTCAGCATCATGCTCTACTAATTCTAAATCTATCATAACAGGCTCAAACATCGTATTAACGAGCAAAATACGCTGCGTAGGTTTTCCAATATAAGGCGCAGCATTAGCTTTAAAACTTGGTGCTGAAGACGGTGTTACAGTTAAAAATGATAATGTAGAATTTTCATTATACCTATATGTGTATGATTTATCACTTGAGCTATTAGAAGCCATTACTATAGGTTCGCATTTGTTATTGCTAGTTATTAGCCTATAATAGTCTTGTCTATCACCATTATCGTCAATATAAATTATCCTCCACCCAACTAATGAGTTATTTGTCAAAACTTTTGTCCTTATTAAAGAATCTTCAATACTTGATGAATCTAATACTATGCCATTTATATTAGAATGTGCAGCTAGCGTGCTAATATCAGCAATAACTGCTGGTATTTCTTTTGGCTTTATGTAAATTGTATAGAACCCTTTTTGATTGAAATATTCCAAAGGCAATTTAAGATTATACATACCTTCAAGAACATTATCAGTTGAATCACCACCATCATATAGTGCATTTGCCAAAATACTTGATGGCAATTTTGTAAATACTGCATTTCGTGAATTATCACTATTTCTGGTTTTATGATATGCATAATAAATATCCACCAATGAAGAATCTATGTTTGCTGGCACTGAAATGCCATATACTCCTGCTGACATTATATTACTTTTAATTTTCTATTATATTAAAAACTGAACCATTACCATATTGTAGTAAAGAGTTCATATCACTTATCTCTTGAAGCCTTAAATGTTTGTCTAAGGCTTTGTTTATACCTCTGTCTATATAAATATCAGATTTGATATTTTGAGGTAATGCTACGCCAAAATCATATTCTTTTCTGAAAACAGGCGCAGCTATTGTGTTATTTAATTGGTCAAAACCATTTTCATGTGTGAATTCTTCTTTAGTGACAACTACATCACCATTATTATCTAAGCCTAATAATTTTATATTACTATAAAATATAGCGTCATTCACATCCTTTAGTTGATTATTATAATCATTAAGTGTGATTCTTCTTGTGTTTTGAATAATATTATAATATCTTAGAGTAAAAGAAGAGCCATCCAATAAATTATATAAACAATTTTCCAATTTTAATACATCGTCTTCCACATACTTAACCCCATGATTTTTACCAGCTGCAAGTTCATACCCACTATATTCATTATATTCTTTTAGCGTAATACGTTCTCTTAGAATAGCCCCTATATAATAGGTAAAAACGCAATGTGTTTCAATGACAGCTTCATTTAAATTGGAAATGTCATCTACGTATTTTTCAAGTTCTTTTTCATTATCACTATTGAGAAAAGTATTCACTATATCCATTGACAATTCTATTGTAGTTAAAACATTCTTTTTGTCATAATCGTTCATGGAATTATTTAATATTATAGAACTTTTTTCTAATTTCTTACCATTTATTGTGTGGTATATTTCCATTGATTCCATAATATTGCCATTGAAAAATTGTTTTTCTGAATCACCATCTATGGTTAAATTGTTATTTTTAGACAATTGTGAAACATTACCAACCTTATAATATAAATCAAGTAAGCAATCATTATATGGTTGGGCATATTTTGTTTTTGTCCTTTCATCATATGAAGGTTCATAGTATCCAGGCATTTCATTACCTAAATCATCATGCAAGACGTTAGTTTGCCTAAATAAGTCCAATTTAGAATTTGTGTGGCCACTTATTTCATCACATTTATATATGGTATAAGGATGTACAATTTTTAATTTGCCATCTTTTACATCATATTTTTTCCAATCTACATTACTTAATTCAGATTCTATTTCAAAAATTTTATTATCTTTAATGTAGAATCTTCCTTCTTTAGTGTCAACATACCCATCTATTTTAGTAAAAGTTGTATCAGTGCCATTTATATCAATCGTTAAAACATTTTTATCTGCTACATATAAAGTATTAGCGAATTTTATGCAACCTATTTTACCATCCTTTTCAGGCAATACTTCACAATCATAATCAGATGTATCAATGCATGCTTTATAAGTTTTAAAATTAAAATAATAATTGTTACCTTTTTTTATTGCGTAAAATATCCTATTATTTATTTTAGTGTAATATTGGCCGTCAGCAGTTTCATCTACTGAAAGCATAAGTCCATTAGCCAATGAATTTTTGAAGCCTTTATAATAAACATATTTTTTAAGCTCTACAGGATAAATTTTATCATTTATTAGGAAAAATCCATTATCATAATAGTTTATATCATAGTCAATAGACATATTTTCATCTGAAGGATTATATACTATTTTACCATTGTCATTGTAAGCAAATTCTAAAATGTCAGTTACAAATTCATTTTTATGTTTGTTAACATAATATCCAGTATAATCAATCCAATCTTCTTCGTTGAACACATTTTCTTTATAATCATTTTGGATATATCCAACTGATTCATTTTTAATCATATAAACATTATTATCAACAAAAATGTCACCTGTTTCATTATTAGTTATTATAGGTCTATTAACAACAGTACCACCGTTTTCGTCAGTGCTAATTGTAGGTTTATAATTTGTTTTTTCTTTGTATTCATTAGAAAATATAGCCATTTCGCCAATATCATCAATATTTACTGATAAAGTTATTGGTATGACTAATGATGCTGATTTTAATGATGTTGGCTTTGTAGATAGGCTATCTACCCAATCCTTTAAATCATAATAAAGCTCATTGCCACCACGTTTAAAATATTTAAAGCAGTCACAACAATCATCAGAAGACATACAAATAGTTTTTAAATCAGAATCAGTATATGCTTTCGGTGTTACGATGATTTCAGGCCAACTAACTATATTATCTCCATCTAGCATAAAGCTATTAAAATCTAAGTCATTTGTATTCTCTTCAATAGTATATAGGTTGTAATCAGAATAATCTTTATCAACAAGTTCGCTTGTAAACAAAGCATTATCTATACCAAGCCCTTTAATGTCATTTGTTTTTTCTGACACATTAATACTAAATGTATATTTATTAGCATTATCAAGAAATTTATTATATTTCTCATAACGTTCTTTAAGCCAATAATAAAATTTAATTGCAGTGCCATAATACAAATAAGAGAACCCATTTTTTTCTATGAATTTTTTTGGCAGCCTATATTTAGGCAAACAAGTCATATTAATCCAGTTATAAAAATAATCACCACCTCTTGAATTATATAATGAATCGTATTCTTCATATTTTTTCAATTCATTATTACTTTTATCTTCTATTTCATATTCGTAATATTCAAGCGCATTTTTATATTTAGTTTTACCTTTACCAGAATTAAGCAAATTATGGTATTCATTAAAAAATGAATACCATTTTTGCAACGTTCTATATGTTAAAAACTTATGTTTTTTGGCACGTTCAAGAACGTCAACTATTTCTAAATATTTTGTTTTGGATGTACAGTTAATAGAGTAAATATCCCTTCCGTAATAGAAATAATAAATAGACCCTTCTTCAGCCCTATTCAATAAGTCTTTCTTACTTATTTGATTAATTGTGTAATACCCACCATTATCATCTGGTATATTAATGTATATATCTGTATAATCAGTTATATAGTCAATATATTCATAAGGTATTTCTATATCACTTGGAATCATACCATAATTTCCATTAATTTTGGCATTAGCTATATTATCAGTATATATGTCAGTAAATTCAACTTTTTCTTCGATTTTAGAAACATCAATGGATGCGTTTATTGCATCACGGTATGCTTCTGAATATGATTCATATTCAGAATAATAATTACCATAATTAATAACCCATTTTTTATTTAAAGAAGGTATAATCCCAGGTAATCTTGATTTCATATCTTCCATTGATATTTTCTTAATAATCTGTTTCATAAGATTGATTTTTAATTTTTAATTCAAATAAGTTAAATAACATAGTGCTATTTTCAACACCCATTTTATCATTTTCTACAAATCGTTCAGGTAAATAATAAAAGTATTTTTTATCTTTTTCAGAATAAATAACTTTTATTGGTATATACATTTTATTGTATAAATCTGTCATAGCCACACCTTTTTTCATTAATTCAACATCAGAATAATTATCCATATATAAAGGTTCAGTCCCTTCTTCATTAGTTGGTATTATGAAAGGTAAAACTAAACCTGTACCTGCATGACAAAAATCTATTTTAAGATATATAGTGTTTTCCCTTAATTTTGTTGAATAATCTCTAAATAAATATAAATAAAAGCCTTCTGAAGAAGTATTTGTTGAATATTTATTATTGACAGTAATACTGCTATCTAATCTTTTATTAGTTTTAATTTCTATTACATTGCCATTAGTATAATTTTCTGATAATACATTAATATTTTTAGTTATTTCATTTGTGTTAACATTAATAAAATTCCCATTAGAACTAAAATCCATATATTTCTTATATAAAGAATTTTCATCCATAAATATTGTAGAAGTTGACAGCAAAACTTGTGTATGCGGGCTATTAGTACTGTAAAATGATAATCTTAAAAACGATTTCCCTATTTTATTTTTCCTATACTTAACATCTTCATCCGTAAAATTCAATAATCCCATTAAATCAGATGAATTTTGCAAAAGAAGTTTATCTTCATACAAGTCATAATAATAATTGTCAATTACAAACCAATTAGAATTGGCTAAATTTGTCCCATAATTGACTATTTCTTTTTTATCCACTGATATTTCACCATTTGAATTAAATGGTTTTATATAGCCTTTAATTGGTATTCCACCTAATTCTTCAGTGTTATCTTCATTTATTTTCCATGAATCTTTATTCCTTGTCCTAAAATGTAAGTTAAAAACTAATTTAGTAATTGGTGCAAACCCATCACCCATATAATAACCAGGGTAATATACATCTTTTTCCATATCTACTATTGAATTAACACCCTCTTCTGTTTTTTCGTTCACAAATTCATTTTGCAAAACATCATCAGCATTAACATTAGCACCTATTTTATTACCCAAAGATATAGGTAATGTTATATAGTCACTTATTTGGTAGATAGCTAATTTATTTAAGGTTAAATTAACGTCTTTAGTTGATATAGGTCTATTTGATGTTGCAGCCAATACTGCTGCCACTTCAGGTGTAATATTATCATCGCCAAAAATATTATTTTTTAGATAAAAGTGAAAAGATTCTAAATTTTTATATAATTTTCTGTTAACAGTTTCTTTTATTACATAATCGTCATTATTAACTACAGGACTTAATAGCAATGAATCACTACCTAATATATCAATAATCTCAAATTCATATTTTTCAGGTTTATTTAATTTGCAGAATTTTGAAGTGCCATCTTTTGTGTAGTATATTGGATAAACAACGTCATCTATAACTATGCCATCAACTTCAGTAACAGTGTATGCTGAAACGTCAGTTGATTCATTTTGATATGAATAAATCACGCTATCACCACTTTTTGTATATATTTTGTTAGTGTAATAGCATTTCTTAATAGTTTTCATCTCATTGCTAGTAGTATCTTCATTTACAATTTCTTCATTGAAAAATGTTAAAGGAATTGAGTTACCATTAACTACTATTTTACCTGAAAGTAAATCAGAATCAGTGTATTCTATTTTATAGTCTTCATTATTTATTGTAACATAGTCGCCAACATTATTTTTAATCAAATATTTCTGATTATCAAAAAAGACAAAAGTGTCGTCTATTACGTCAAGTTCAGAATATGGGTAGTTGCTTTCTGCTATTATAATATCATATAATTTATATGTTGATATATCAGTTTTGCTTTTTAAAACTGAGTAAATAGCTGATTCATTAGTTTTAAGCAAGGATTCAATGTTTACTTCTTCATCACCTACTTTTAAAGTAGCTTCATCAGTATAATTATATTCTTCTACACTATCAAAAGAATCATTTTTATAAAAATTTCCTTCAACTAGTACTCCATATTCAGTATCATTTCCTTCACCATAGTCAAAAAAATCATAGACGTCATTTTTGTATATGATAAAAGGATAATACATCGCAGGTGTTGAGCTTACTACGTCAATTTCATTATTATCTGAAGCTTTTATTAAAAATTTATAGCAATTAAACCATTTATTATATTCATAGTCCTTTACTGATATTTCATTGTCATCTATGGTAGTTAACAGTTCATCGTTGCCATATTTTTTTATTACTGGTGGCTCGTAACCTGTTTTATAGTCATCATTTGGTATTAAATTAGTGTCTACCCTATATTTTTCACCCTTTATCCATACAACACCATTTTCTATCCAATTTTTTACTGTGATTGTAACAGTATCATCATTTGTCCTATAAAAAAATCCTTCTATTAAAAATCCTTTTAGTCCATTGTTTGCATATTCGTAATAAAAATTTCCGTTATATTCAATATAACGAACAGTTTTTACTTCATCATAATCAATAACGTCTACTGAATTAATAGATTTACGTTCCTTAGTTATAACATACCCTTGTCTTCTGACTAAGTCTAAATTTATTTTAGTTTGGATTTTATTTTCAACATAAGGGCTTGACAAAGAAACTTCTTCGCCATCCCTTATGCCTTCGAAATAGTCAGTAACACCAGATATGTAAGACAAATCTTTTGATAAATAAGTTTCCCTTACGCTTAACTTATTTAATTCTGGCGTCATATGTGCTTTTAAACTATATTTTAGCATTCTTTCAAATTTTCTTCAGATGTGTAGTTATCTTCAATTTCTTCTGGCATTTTTTCAGAATCAAATTCATAAGATAATGTGTAATTATTACTTTGACTAACATTATAGTTATAATTTAATCCTAAGCTACCATCAGCGTCTTGTCTTCTCAAATAAAAATTTATATTTCTATTGATATATAACGCATTGTTTGTAAATGGGTATTCTTCAACATTTGAATTATCATCAAAGCCGTTTTGTATAACATCTCGCCAATAAAATTCGCAAGAGCCATCTTTAATTATTTTTGCATATGATGGGGTTGTATCATCACGTGTTAATAATATATATCTTGATATATCATTTATATAAGGTAATTTGACATCAATATTATTTTCATCTAAAATATAGCACAAAAATTTTTTATCAGTAATTAATTTTGAAACTATGCCATTATACAATACATTATCAATTTTATCGTATATAGTAAATTTATCATTAATGGAAAAATAATTAACATCGTCAGTATATATTATTAATTCATCATCTTGATATTCTAAAGATAAAATTGTATGTGTTATAGCTTTTTCTTTGCTTAAATCTGCTGAAATAGTCTTAACAGGTATTTTATAATGCGCTTTATAGTAATAGCCTTCATCCCTTGTAAGTGGGTTATAAATCCTCTGTTCTGAATGATTTTTATGGTATGTTGATGACGGTTCTCTTGTGTGACCTTCATCATTTATTATTTCATCATATGTAAATGAACTAAATGATTTGTAAGCAATACTATTGCTTTTTGTTAATTCACGTTGCGCTGTATTAAATCTATTGAATATAGGCTGTATACACACCTCATTAGCATCAGTAGGTGAATAATAGCATAAATCTCCATAGAAATTTTTATCAGCATCAAAGATTATTTCATCAGCACCATATCTTTTAGTTGCATCTTTGTTTATCACACCCATTATAACACCTTCTTTACCTGTAGTGCATATTGAACGTACATCTTCATATCTTGTATCATCCGATGACTCATCTGATAAAATAAAACCACAGCTATTTTTACCGAAGCAGTGTGAATATTCAATTTCGCTATCTTTTGTATTACATTCTGTAGGATTGCCATAGTCATCTATTCCATACCATTTTTTATATCCTTTATTACGCTTAAATATTGACAAATAAATATCACTTAATGGTCTACCAAGATTATCTTTTAAATATGACAAATCTATATCATCAGTAAAAACGATTTCATTTATGCTATCACCATATATATTCTTTGAAAATCCTAATTTATTTATGTGACTTTCGAACATATTATCACTATTAGAATAATCAGCTATTAATGTACTATCATTATCATACAGTGTTTTATCATTTATTTCGATGTCAGAAAACTTAAAATTAGGTATTTTTGAAAAAATTCTTACATAATAATTGCATTCAATACCATTTACAACTTTTTTGAAAGAAATGTTAGTAGTAGTTCTGTCCAATGAAATTTTATTAGTATCAGGAACGGCACAATATACATAGTTCTTGGATTCATATGTTTCTACATATCTAACATTGTTTAGAGATTGGTTCTTAAAATATGTTATGCCATCAACAACTAATGTATTTCCTTTAGTATCTTCATCTTTCAGTTCATACCATTTATTCGAAATTGTCACTCCATTTCTGTATATCTGAAATATATATTTACTATATACTAATGAAACTGTGGCATTTGATATAATCAATTCATTATCTGAATAAATGTTTACATAGTCGCCTTCACTTAAACCATGCTGTGAAACAGAATAAAAAGTTATTACATCAACACCATTATCATCTTTAATATTTTCATTAAATACTTCTATTTTAAGGCTATTAATTTCACTATTAATAAAACTAATACCTTCAGTTGTAGACGAACTAGGATATGTCAAGCAATAGTCCCAATTAGGCTCTATTCTATTCCTATATTCATTATATTTCGGTGTGAATGAAAATAAATCACGTTCTGGATACATATCAATAAATTCGCCATTCAATTTGTTATTAATAACATTATATATAGGTAATTTTTTACTGCTATTTAATACAGTGCAATTTTTTAATTGAATTTTTCCTTTATTTTTAAAACCAAACCACCCGTTGACTTCTAATAAGTTATTTTTTAATGAGTTATCAAAACTATTAAAGCCGTTTTTTTGATAAAGATGTGATTGCTTGTAAAATTTCTTATATGCTGACGAATCTTTTAAATAATAAGACACTGGATATTTGTTGTTATACATATTTTCAATTCTGGAATTAACTGACAAAGCATAGTCAGAATAATTGTCATCCATTCCGAAATTTAACTTATCCCATCTTGTTGTAGAGCCTACATATACATCTTGTATTAATAAAGTTGTTTCTTTATTTTCTTTTAATTCAAAACCAGTATAATGATATTCTACTTCGTATTTTTCATTTTTTCCATCATCACTAATAAAAAATTTGCCAAATAATGTATTCTCTGGAGAATTTTTTATATTTTTTGATGCAAAAATATTAATATTAAACGTGCAGTACATATCATGATAATCAACAACCCCATTTTTAAGGTGCGGTTCTGCTTGTATATAAAGTCCTGTTATAGAATATATAATATTACCATCTTCTTCAGCAATAAAACCCCTTTTAATAATTTCACCTTTTTCGTTACGCATCCAATCATCTATTGTATTAAATGTTTCATCTATATTAGACTTTTTATCATCGTTATATAATACAAGGTTAAAAGAATTGTTCCTGAATAAATGATTATTAAAAATATCAGTACCGCAATGATAAGTAAACCCATAATCTCCATTTGATAGTTGAGTATCACGCACTGCTTGATATGAATTCCATTCAAATGATTTATCATCACCATCTTTAGGTTTTATAGGGTTACTACCGTCTTTATCCTTTATGTTCCCATTTTTAATAGTTTCGTAGTTAATAGATGTTGCACTGTCAGAACCCTCATACCTAATTATTTCAGTAACAGGGTTAAATAAAACATTACTGCATATAGCGTTAATATTAACAGTAAGTCTTACTTTATTACTTTGTTTTCTCTCATACCTATACCTATCATATGCATTTATCGTTCCAACAATATTATTGTCAGTAAACATCTTTTTATTGGATAATAAATCTACATCCAAATAAAAAGATGAATTATTGGATTTTTTGCTATTATTTATAGGTAAAAATATCTTATTATTGTCCATCAGTATCGTTTATTTGTATACTACGTGTAAGTTTATTTTCTGTAGGGCTTTCCCCACAATATTCTTGCAATGTAATACTATAAATTCCAGCAGGTATGTTTTTAGTTTCAAAAACAAAAAATATTTTGCCTAAATTACTATCAAAAAATAATCTTCCATCATAATCAGAATTTCCTGAAAAAATAACTTTAACTTTATAAGTTTCGTTCCCACCATTAGAAGAAAGTGTTGCAAAATTATTTCTATCATTAAAGTCAATGATATTTTGATTAGACCCATAAAGTTCTATGTAATTAATTAATATAGAACCTACTTCATCTTCACTTTCTGTTGTACCATTAGTTGAAGTTAATTCAAATTTTATAGGTGTAGGATAAACTTTTATTGTATTTGCATAGCTGCCGACTTTATATCCATTAGAATCATAACCAGTTACTTCGGTGTGATACGTACCATTTGCTAAATTACTAATAGTTACTATATTACTATCATCGCTACTAACGCCAACATTTTCACCAAATGTATATTCAAATTTATGACAATTAGTACAATTTATTGTTACTACACCATTATTGTCATTACAATAAGTTGATGCAGTATAATTTATTTGTACATTCATATTTGACGTACTATCAGAATCGGTTAAGCATTCATCTATATAATCACGTTTAAATTTATCTATTGCAGTACTACCTTCATTAATACCAAAATAAAAATAAAATGAATTATTATATAAAGGGAAAAAGTATTCATCATTAGGCCTTTTTATATAAAACTTAGGTGTTTCACCAAACCTGAATTTAAGATAATCATTGTCAACTTCATCAAAACCATTCTCTTCTTCAGGTATAGTAGCATCTGAATCATTTGCATAATATTCTTTATAGTTTTTTAATAACCCATTAAAATCATAAGGGCAAAGATATTTCAATTTATAAAAATTGTATCCTGTGATACTATTAACAGAATCATCTGACACTAATAGTGTATTCGAATTTAATGTTGAGAAAATTTGCCTTGAATAATTATCTTGTATTTCATCTACAGTTATTAGTCCATCACCGTTTTTATCTGCTATAGGCATATCAAGAGATACGCCAAGTTCGCAAATTCTTTCAAGATTAATAAATGTTTTGGGGCTAGTATATGCAGTAATTATACTTTTGTATTCTTTTCTACCAATAAGCAACCATATATATTCATAAAAAGTGTACCAATTTCTTCTTGTGCCAAAGAATAAGCCTTTCCTCATTCTATAGCCTTCATCATCAAGGTCTATATTTTCATCATCTTTAGATGTACCCCAATGCATACCCGTAACACTATTATTTCCTTCATCATCACTATGCGTACCCATAGGCGGTAAATTACAAGATGACATAGGGTAAATGTTACTAAATTTAGGTATTCCATTAATATCAGAATCAGATAAACTGCCTAATAGGATAATATCAGTTGAATATAGTCTTCTAATTATTTTATTAGAAGTACCTTCTGAATATTGCGATGAATTGTAATAATATATGTTAATACCATCTTTATTTAATACATTTTTAATTAACCCATTATTCAGTTTCATATAGTTTATTATTTTATCATATCTATATACAACGTCATCAAAATATGTTGTATATAAATTTCTAAAATAATTAAAAATTCTATAAAAAAAAGAATATTTGCCATTAGTTCTTGGGGCGTCATTTAATGCATTCTTATTATTATCATATATTAAATGATTTTTAACATACATCGTATCGGATGCAAGTCCACCATACCCCTCAAAGCATATTGGCAAATTGCCAGTATCAGCTAAAATTAAATTATTATAGCTTTTACTGCTTGAGCAAAATGTATCAATGTAGGAAACATTGCCATTTAATGAATTAGTTGCGTTATTCCTCCAATACCATAATGGAAAATATAAGCACCCATTTATCCAATCATTATAGAAATCTAACGATATTGCGTCATCTTCTTCAAGAACACTTTCTATATATGTGTCAAGTTCTGGATATTGTGTTCTATTTACAGCGCTATCCCAAAAAACATATTGGAATTGTTTTACTTCTGCTTTTTCACTAAAAAAGTCATCCCAAAAGTTACTTAATATTTCATTTGTAGAAAGATTAACTTTTGTTCTTATCTTATTGTAAGGAAAAATGTTTTTGCTGCTAGACGATTCTTTATTAACACCCTTTATACCTGTGTAATATTGCGATAAATAATTATTTATTTGTGTTCTTGGTATATAATTCTTGACACTATATACACAATCCCATAATAAATCCCTAAAGCAAGAATCAGGTGTATTAGTACCAAATTCATACATATTATCATAATCATCGTCAACCAAAATAGGGGAACGTAGGCCACCATCATTTATTTTAGGGTTATTTGGGACTAAATATTTAGCTTTGTGCCTTGATATTGTACTATCACTATTTTCGGTTAACGAAAATCTAAATCTAACACTTGCCCTTGTTGGTATTCCTTTAGTAGGGTCGTTGGTAGGCACAATATTGCCTTTTTCATCCATTCCAACGTAGTCTAAATTCATAGGTATTTGATAGCACCACGTCCCATCTGAATCTATCAGTTGGTTTCCTTTGATTACCAATTCTTCTACATTTCCATAAGGTGTTTTTCTTATCATTTCTATAGTGCCTTCGTTTGGCACTAATTGTGACATTTCACCCATATTTTCACTTACGTCACAATCAAATGATATGTTGTTATTCCTACTGTCAGTAATAACTGACCCTAAAAACACACAAGATGTAGTAAATTCATATTGTATGCTTACATCCTTCCTTGAAATAGCAATCTGTTCGAAATTTTCATCACCCCAAAAAGGGTAAACCATTACTGTTTCATTTTGACTGTAAAGCTGTGCTAAATCATCTAAAGTATTACTTTCATTAAACTTTGTTGGGCTTTGGAATTGGTTTATGCTATATCCTTTAGATATTAAATCTCTAGGCTTTTGCGAAATGATACCTATGTCAGAAAGGTCAATGTCCACATGAATTTGTGTACTACCTGTAGGTACACCAAAAATCATATAATCACCTGCTTTATTTGTAGTTGTTGTATATTTATAATATTTGTCATAAACTTCCAACATAGAATCATTGTCTAACACCAACCTTTTTGAAGGAAAAGTGCCTACTTTGCTATAGCATTTATTTTCAGAATAATTTGGTAGTATGTTGTATCTTTTGCCGTTTTTATTAGTATCATTAACCTCCTTATAAGGGTAAAGATTCACTAAATCATTATTTAGTGAATCTTCGTCAGTCAATGGTATAAAAACAGAAACCTTTGCATTTGGTATACCAAATGCATCATTAGCTAATACTCGTCCAACAATAACGCCATAATTAGCAGAATGTATTTTATAAGCATCTTCTTGGGATAATTGTAAAGATAATATTTCAAATAAATCAACATTTTGCTTCATATTTAAATGCAACACTTTATCTTTACCAATATCCGCTTTTATTCTTAAAGTTTTGTCCATTGTTTCAAGTCATCATAACGAAATAAATTATAAGCAAACATAACATTTTCCTTAAATGTAAATGCTATGTGTTTTAAAAGAACCCTTATCTTCATAAATTTCGATAATTTAAGTTTTTTTTCACCATTATTTATAGAAGTTCTAAGTTCTTTATATGTTCTAATACGTTTACAGTTTTTACACATAGTTATTTTAATTTGCATCTTATTTGTATGTCCTGTGTAGGGTTTAATATTTCAAATTGTGAATTATAATCACTATACAATACCCTGTCAATAGAGTCTAAATCAATAGGCTTGTATACGCTTTCTCCAATCATAAATGTTGGTGAGTTATTAGGTGTACAATCATTACTATTATCTAACAAAGGGTAAGGCGCTTTATCAGTACTGTAATTTCCGTTATTGTCTGAATAAATGTTATAAACCCTTAAAGAAATCAAGCTTAATACACCATCTATTAGTGTTATTTCTTTTTCTAAATCGCCAATGAAAATATCTTCACCCATGTCATGTTTTTCAACTGACATATAATCTTTTATCTTATTAATAATATTCTCTATGACATTAGCTGAATTATATGATTTATCAATAAAAACATCTACTGAAAAGCCTAAATTGTATATTTTACCACTTTTAATTTCGATGTAATCGTTTATTGTCCTATAATGTGACATATACTCCATAATATTATTAACTAAGGCTTCTGGCAAAGATTTATCAAGTTTACCATTTGAATCTAAACCCAATAAGCTGATAACGATTTTATTGTTTTCTTCAATTGCTGATGACCTAAAAGGTGCACCATATTTAGGTGGCATCATCATAAGCCTTGTTTTATAATCTTTAACAGTCACACAACGTTCCTGTGAAGCATTATTGTATTTGGTTAAATATTTAATTTCTTCAGTTGAAGGTGCATCTTTACCTGCTACAGATGGGGATATGTTTGTGACTGACATACTTGTTAATACACTTCCTTTTACTTTATCACTAAGCCCATCACTATGAAATTGTGCATTAAGTAATGAAATGGAATTTATTGCCCCTACTGCTAAATTTGTTTCAGAGCCACCACCTATTTCATATAAAACATACATAGTCCACCCTTGCCTTGGAAGCACACCTAACATATCATTATTTATAATTTTGCTTGCACGATATTCACCATATTTGCTACTTCCTTCAGGTATCTCGTCATAATTAACCCCACTACCAAAAATAATTTTAATGTACCCATTGTCAGTGTATTCAGTGATATATTTTTGTGTGACAGGTTTCCATTTACCTTTATAATATCTTACCATTTTGTTATCGTCCCCATTTATGGCATAATCTTCATAAAGTTCAGGATTTAAGGTATCTTTAATAATATTATTATCGAAATTAGATTCTGTACCAAATCTCCATTGGTCAGCCAAAGAATTAGTTTCGAAATACCTATATGTCATTGCAGCATTTTTATCTACTTTGTACTGTTCTTCGTCATAATAAAATTCTTGTATATCTGGGTCATTAGAAAAATCAGAAGATTCTTTAAATATAATAGATTCTATATTCATTACATTAGTATCTGGTAAAACTATTTCCATAAATGGCTTAATATCAGTAGATTGAAGAACTTTTTTAAAAATTCTTGACACGCCATTTACCGCTATAGTTGTTTTAGAAACAGTATAACTTGTAATTGACCCGTTAGAATTCCTATTAGGTTCATAAGACCTGTTAGAAAAACTTTCACTGTTAAATTGTTCAGCAAAATCAACATCTTCAGTCAAATGAAATTGATAATTACCTGCCGATACTATTGTATTTTTTCTAACAATAGGTGCATAATTCCAATTAGGGGCTGATAGATTATTTTCTTGTGTATCATTAACAGGTAAAACGCAACTTAGCCTAATTTCGCACATACTTGCTTTAGCACCTGGTATTTTCAACCCGTTAGAACGTGCATTGTTTAAAATAGAACTTTTTAACGTTGCAGAATTAGGATTAGTCTCTTGATACATCCTATCTATATGATACGACAAATTATCCGCAACTGATGATACTAAATCAACAAACCAAGCGCCAACAGACGAATCGTTGAAATCGTCTGATAACTCAGGATAATATTTTTTGCTAAAATCTATTAACTCTGAACGATAATCAGAATAATTCCTTGCTAAATAATTGATTTTTTTGTCCATTATAATTCTGTTACAATACTATCTTTTGATAATTTATTTCCTTGCTTAACCGAATAGTCTATTCTAACATATACTGCATTAGCTTCGTCATCACTTTTAGCTACTTGTATGTCATTTAGAATAACGTTATCTACATAACGTTGTACTGAATCAGTTATTTCGTTTTTTAAACCATCCCATGTTATATTATCGTTTGGCTCAAAAATATATCTAATTAAATCAGTGCCAAAATCTGGCTCACGGAGTCTTTGTCCTTTTGGTGTAAAAATTACGTGCATTATTTGGCTTCTGACTTTATCTTTTTCGTCGTTATTTACATCCATAAAGAATTTTTGGAAATCTTTGTTTGTAAATGGGTATTTTATACCAAAATATTGAATTTTAGCCATAGTAATATTTTTATTAACTATAATTATCTAAATTATATAATTTTATGGTGTTTATTAAACAATAATGCCTTGGATTTTGATACCCAAGGCATTAATATTCACTTAATCTATAATTGTCCACATTTCTTTAAATGTTCTCAATTCATCCCAATTTATATGGGTGTAACCATTATCACCAAACGATGTACCCCAAGAGTTCCTAATTATCAACCCATTTTTATCATATCCTACTATTGATATTGCATGACCACCCATAAAAGATGAATATCCTTCATCACGCCAGAAATATTTATCTGTACTATAAACAGGTAATGCACCAACAAGTGGTCCATTTAGCAATAAAGCTTGTTTAATTTGTAAAGCACCACCTACTAAGGCATATTTATCAATTTTTAAAACACCTGCGTCAGAACGTACACCATTGTGTTTAATATATTTCAAAGCATCTTTAAATGTCATGCCATTATCCCCACCTGTAGTTCTACTTGCATAAATATCAAGTAACTTAACATTATTGTCCCTTTTATTATCACCATCAGTATCAACATTTTTATTCCAATTTAAATGTGCTGATATTGAACAAGGTACGCAAATAGGCCTTTCGCCTTGGTTTAGTATAGGTGGCAAAAAATTAACATAAGAATACGATTCAGGTAAATCTAACCCTTCAACAGTAACAAATTTTTTTTCAGTTCCATCCATTTTAGATGGTACAAACCCATAATTCATAATATTTTTTATTTCACCTCTCTTTTTGTAACTTTATATTTATCTAATGTTTTAGATACCCTATATATTTGCTCATTCTGACCGATACGTTTAATGAACAAATAGTCAGTTGTACCTGTACCTGTCTCAAAATCCCTATACTGTAGCTTTTGCCATTTACTTAAATCAGAAGGAATACTATCACTAACGCAAATAGAATCAAATTGTTCTACAGTGAAAAGGTTATCAACAACATTTCGCATTGAGCTTCCGAATGGAATATCATTTGTCATGACTTCTTTAGGAGTGCACCCTATAAAGAACCCGAACAAAGTAATAAATAATATTTTTTTCATATTTCACTTTTTATATAAATAGAAAAAAGGTGAGCATTTCTGCTCACCTTTGATTAATTTAATTCGCTTTTAATAAAATTTCCTTCGTTATCTTTTTCCCATATTACTTGGTTTTTAGAACCCTTAAATTTTAATGTAATATCACGTTCTTTAATGTGGAATTCACCATCCACTAAATAATTCACATAAGGTAAAATTTCTTTCTTATTACAATTTTGTATCTCTTCTAATGTATAACCTGTATACAACCAAACGTCTTTAGATGGAAATCTTTCTTTCATTTCCTTAACTAAATTTAACACGTCATCAAAGGAATCAAGTGGGTCGCCACCACTTAATGTAAGTCCTTTGATATATGGTTTAGATAATATCTCAAATAATTTACTCTTGTCTTCTTCAGTAAATTCTCTACCACTTTTAAAGTCCCAAGTTTTTTTATTTTGGCATCCTTCACAATGATGTGAACAACCTGCCAACCATAAAGTAGCTCTACATCCCAATCCATTATTAACATCTGGGTAAGTAATACTCCAAATTCTCATTTTTTTAAAATTGTTTAATATGTTTTACTCTATGTTCTACTTCATCTTGTTTACCTTCGTTGAAGGCTGTTTTATAATCACCTGTTAAATAGCCTGTTACACGTCTTAAGTGAGAAATGTGGTGTCCGCCACACATAGGGCATGTATCATTCATTTCATCTACATAGCCACAATCATTGCAAGTATCATTTGGTACATTAATCGCAAAATAAGGTATGTCTTTATCCATTGCATAATTAACAATAGTTTCCAAAGCTTCTATATTATTCTTTGTTGAAGCAGGTAATTCAACATAAGTGATACAGCCTGCATTTGAATAATTTGTTAACTGTGATTCAATGTCTATCTTTTCGAAAGGAGTCATTTCCTTCCATACAGGAACATGCATTGAATTAGTGAAGAATTCCTTATCAGAAACATTTTTGATAACACCATATTTTGCTTTAAATTTATTTAGTGCAGTGTGGCAAAGATTTTCTGCTGGCGTATAATAAACGCCAAAATTAAGTTTATATTTTTCTTTAAATTCTTTGCATCGTTTATTAAACAATGATTCAATCTTCTTAGCAAGTTCCATACCTTCATCTGTAGTATGGTCTTTACCAATTAAAAGCTGAAGTGTTTCTGCCAAAGCTATTTGGCCCACTGCTAATGTACCATGTTTCAATGCTGAACGAGGGCCTTCTTTAGGGTCATAACCAAACATCACATTATTTTCCCACATAAATTTAGCAGATGCTGGATTTTGCCTACACATAAGTTCATATCTTTCAATAAGCATATCTTTAGCTTCGCCAATTTTCTTATCCAAAAGTTTCATAAACTTATCAGTATTACAGTCTGCTTCCATTGCTAATGTAGGTAGAATGATAGTTACAGGTGCTAAGTTACCTCTACCGTCCTTCATTTGACCCATACCATTAATATCAAAACCATTATATGTTCTACACGTTTTAACCCTTTGTCACCAAAGGAACTGACTATATCTTCTACTTTCGTAGTCTCCCGCTTGGGGATGGTGCTTATCTCCATCCCTACTCCCTTACATTCATCAGGGATAGTCGATACATGTTATTTATCATAATATCATGATAAATCTTCACACGGTCTCATCTTTATCTTAAAAAGACCTAACCGTTAGCCCATTTCTGGACACCCACGAGCGTGGTTCAAGAGATTTTTGCGATGAGCTGTAGTTTACACTTACCCATCGTGGCAGTATATGTTCTTGGGTCATTTCTATCATACCCCTCATTAACTGACCAATCTACGTTTACATAATTAGGATAAAGTCTTTGCGAAGTAGACTTTAGTGCTAATTTAAATAAATCATAGTTAGGGTCACCTTCTTTCCTGTTAACACCTTTCATACATTGGAAAATACCACAAGGGAAAATTGGTGTTTTATGGAATTTACCAACACCTTTAATAGAGCCTTCCAATAAAGCTTTTGTCACAATTCTACCTTCAGGCAATGTACAAGTGCCGTAGTTGATAGATGTGAATGGCAATTGATTTCCACTTCTGCTCTGCAATGTGTTGAGATTATGATAAAGACCTTCAACTGCTTGTGACAATTCTTTTTCAGTCATTGCCATTGCATATTCCCAAGCATCTTCATGCTTTACCTTAAAATCTTCATCATCAAAATGAATTGTTCCGTCAGGATGATTTTCTTTATCGTTCTGAACCCATTTAATAAATCTATTTGCTTTATATTCACTTAAACGTTCAACATATACTAAGCCATTTTGTAGATGCTTAGTAAATGATTTTCTAACATATGGTACAATAGACCAATCAAGATGTGTGTATGATACACCGCCAAATTGTTGCAATGATTGTAATTGAAACACTACTGCCAACAATTGGAATGCTGTGTTAATTGAATTAGCAGGTCTAACATCAGTCTGTCTTGTATTGAAGCCTTTGGCTAATAAATCATCAATAGGAATACTTAGACAGTTATGCATACCTACTGCATATGAATCTAAATCCGTTTACTCAATATATTTCTATATTGAACTGACTATCTCACCATCCTCTTTAGGATGCCACGCACTTCGAGTAGTACTCATTTCTACCCTACAAGGCTACACTCATCGCCTTTAGTCGATACACTTCTTTCTGTTTTTAATATTTTGAGGCTGGATAATTTTTGATGTTTTTTAAATTTAGGCTTCCATTCTTTCTTGATGATTTGTTCAATTATTGTTCTTGATATGCCAAACTTATCACGACAATAATTAAACAACTTAGTATGACCTAAACATTCATATATTTTTTCCCCATTAAAAAATACTTCATATAGGTATGGGCAATCTTTATCCATCATTTTATCGTAGGATTCTTTGCTTAGTTTTTTACCTAAATTTGCTAATCTTAGTTTTTCAATCTCAGACTTAGTTTTTACTCTGCCAGTGTTGGCTTTTATAAGTTTATCCTTATGTTCTTGAGTTAATTTTTTACCTATATTAATTTCTCTAAGTCTTTTTTTAACTTCTTCTGTATGGGTCCTACCCCACATAGGGTTTTTATTACCAACTCTACTTTTAGCAAAATCACTTAACTTTTTACTTCTTACAGGATTATCGTAATTACCAGTATTACCACCACAACCTCCTTCATGAAGATTAGCCTTTGCTTGCCCTTTTTCTTTGTATTCTTTAATTAGTTTTTTTTCTAATTCAAATGCATCTTTTTCTGTTAGATTACTTTTGAATATTTTAACATCTACATTATCTCTTTCTTTATTTAATATATTTTTAAAGTATTCGTTTCTATGAGCTTTACGCTCTAAGAATCTATCTCCTTTACCTTTTCCTATATAAAATACTTCGTCAGTATTTTTATAGAACCAAAAATATACATAAAAATTATTCATGCCTCAATTTATTAAAAACTTAGTTTAGCACGGTATTGCTTGCTATCTATCATATTATAGACCGTAAGTTCTCTTAGTCAGCGTATTCGTGGTTGATTCATTCCCCTTATTTAGCTGATACCGTTAGCAGGTTTACATATATAAATATCACGATATTTTAATTTGTACACCCCCACACCACATGAGTCATGTGTTCACGCAGTTTTCAATAAATCATTACTGATTTATGCCACAATTTTTAGCTTATGGATATAAATTTCATTGTTAAGGTGATTATTTCTTGATTTTCTTGACATACAATAATCAAGAGCATATTGCTTAGTTACTAATCTACTTGCTTCACCTATTCTACCACCAAACGAATATTCATCAACGTTCGCATTCTGATTCTGAACATCTTCAGCCAATAATTTTTTACGTAAACCCTTAGTAAGTTTGCTTTGACTTTCTCTAATTACTTTATGCTCATATCTATATATAATATACGCTTTCGCTACGTCTGGATTTGAACCCATTAAGCATCGTTCCACATTGTCTTGAATTTCTTCAACATCAACCACAATATCTTCATTTTCATTGTATATTGATTTAATACAATCCAATGCATCTAATTCAGGTGTTTTTTTTAAAGATTCAAAAGCTGCACGTATCGCTTTTTCTACCTTATCAATCTGAAACTCTTCAACGGTTTTATCACGTTTTAAAACTTTCATGCTTTTTTATTTATATATTTCTTATTTTATTATTTTTTTGCTTGTATATTCTATCACGTTAACGTTGTAGAAATAAATAGAAGCACATTTCATAAAATTCAAATTAAAAAATTAAATAAAAAAAATTGGCTGTGCTAATCCCCTTAGAACAGCCAATTTTGCGTTAAAAAATTTTTTTATTTTTTTTTTATCGTTAAAAAAATAAACTTTGTACTATTTAGATGCATTTCTTGCCGAATGTTCCGTTTTAAATTTCTTAAAAATTTCAGCAGCTAAATTATCTCTGTCTTTTTGCTGCTTTTTATCGAAAGCAAACATTGAGTCAAGTCCATCATCGCAATTAGCAGTACTAATCCTACATGTACCATTGTTAAATTCTACATTATTGAACACTTTGCCTGCTTTGCCTGCTCTATTCTTTAAAATAGCAATAGTTGCCTTATTTTCAGCAATATCTTCATTAGAACGGGCTATTGACATTACAATATGTGCAATTTGAATCTTTTTGAAAGAGCCACCTGCTTTATCCATAGTTACAAGTTCCATATTAACGGATTCTTTAGTTCCTTGCAATGGAATCCAAAAAGCTATATTAAGAGTGCCTGCCATAGCTTCAAATTTTCGCATAGTTTTTCCTTCTTGCTCCCATTCAGTAGATGATGAATCTGACCTATGTGCAAGGCATTCAAAATAGTCTACAATAACCAAATCAGGTCTAAAGCCGTTGTTGATGAATCTTTTAATAATTCTTTCGATATCCCATGCAGTTTTTTCTCCACTTGGTAATCTAAGAATTCTTAAATTATTTTCCATCATTTCTTTACCTTCATAGTGGGCAAGCTGCTCTTTTACAGTTGCTAAGTTTTCTGGCTTTCCCAAATCTTTAGATTCAATACCTGTAATTCTACCAAAATGTTTTCTTTGAATTTGTTTTACTCTATCTTCGAAAACTATTTGAAGAACTTTAAAGCCTTCATAATTGTTTTGTTCACAAGGATACGTTGATGCATATCCTGCAATTGCTGTTGTCAAAGAAGTGTTATGAGTTACAATGAAATCCTCTGTAACATATAAATGTTCATCAGAATCTACCATTATGCACTGTGCTTCTTTTTCTCCAACATATTCAGCGTTTGTCATAAACAAAGCATCAGCCCCACGTGTGTGATATTTAACTCTTGTTTGCTTCCTTTCAATTCTAAATAATGGAATTGAGTCATCACACATACTTATAGTAACACTATAACGTTTACCGCAATTTATTCTCTTATTATATTTTTTAGAAAAATATGAAGGACTTGATTCTGTTAAACTTGCAACCCCCCCAAGGGAACGAACAAGAAATTGCACATCTAATGCAAGTTGTTTACTCTTACTACAAAATTTACAAGAGCCATTATTGTTTGCGTGACCATCAGAATCCATTATTCCCTGTAAAACAGCAATTCTTTTTTCGATGGAATTAAACAAATATTCTCTAGGTATAAATTTACCATCTGTCTTGCATTCTGTAGAAAAACATTCTTTTAAATTCTTTTTTGTTTGACCTGTAATATCAAACTGATAAATGTTTCTTTTTTCTCTATAAAAAATATGTAAATCTTCATTTAAAATTGGTTTCAAAATTGATTCAACGTATTCTTTATTGTTTTTTTCAACTGTTATTTCAACTCTTTTAAAAGAACCATTACCAATATAATAACCTACTAAATATGGGTCAAACTTAGTTTCTTGTTCGGCAAATTCAATCGGTTTAACCACAGGAACTTTGAAGTTATATCTTGAAGAGCCTTTTTTAATTAGTCCTATTTCTAATATTTCTCTTAAAGATAAAGTTTTAAATGAATTATCAGGAGCATATTTTTTACTGCATCTTTGATAGAGAGAACTTACATTCCATAAATGTTCTATATCGCATTCGCATGAAGTGCCATTTGAAAATGAAACTTTATATATTGGTCTTTTGCCTTGAGGATATATACCACTTACAACATGAGGTTTGCCATCAGAACCTATTACATAATCACCAACAGACATTTCTCCCATTAGTTTATATCCATTTGGAGTTAATATTCTAGCATCAAGTGGTTGGGATTTACCAAAAGAGCTTGGGCCTACAATAACACCAAGTTCACCTTTGCCAACACCACCTTCAAGTGTATCATCAATGCCTTCGATTCCTGTTGGAATTGGTATACGATAATCATCAGATAATGTTTCTTCTTCATTATCAAAAACACCTGACCCCAAGTCACTATGAACACCTGTGTTCAATGCATTATTTAATAGTTCTACGCATCTATCATAATGGGTTGTATCACCGTTTCCTGCTATTTTTAAAATTTCATTTGCAGTTTTTATTATATTTTGCTGTTTAAAAAACTTTATTGCAGTATCTCTAATATATTCAGCCCCATCAGTAGGTGTATGCTTGATTTTATCAACCGTAGCAGCATAAAATTCCCTTTCAGTGTCATTATGTGACTTTTCAAACAATTGCGTTTGTATAATGTCGTATGAAGGAACACTATCATACTTTCCATAGTGTTCCTTCATTACACCTACATAAGTTTTTAACCTTGGGTCAGTGAACATATTCTGGTCAATGACGCTACTTAAATCTTTGAAAAGTTCTTTGTCATCAGTAAGTTCTTTTACTAATTTATACTGAAAGTCTTCACCTAAAAAACCTAAGTCTTTTTTTTCGTTACGTCCTGTCATTTATATGTTCCGTAAAAAATTAATAAAGTGTACTAATATATGCTTTAGTTTTTTCAGCCACTGCCTTACCCCAAATAGAATCTACTTTTCTATTGTAAGTATCAATATTGAAGTTATATTTTTTGGCTTTAGACTTAGCACCGTTTTTAACGGTAATCTTATCATTGCCAAACTGTTCAACAAACGTATAATCGCTTGTAGTTTTAAAGCCATTTTCACGTGGTGAACAATTTTCGCAAATTTTCTTTGTAATGTAAATAAGTAAATCTTGTTTATCCATAATCATACCCTGTAAGCAATACAATTCTGGTGACAATCTATCCTTATTGTTTTCAAAGAATGATTCTTTATCATAGGTATAAGTCCTACCATCCTTATTTGTGATTTTTACCACTTTATTTGCGATATCTACTTTATCTCTAATAGTCTTAGGGTAAACACCGCCATCCCAAATTTTTTCAATTACAGGCACTTTGTTATCAGTAATAACAAATTTAAAAGTGCATTCCCAAGGTTCAGGCTTTGGCTTTACAAATTCATCGAGAGGTTCTTGGGATGTCCCTGAAACATCACCATAGTACCAAGTGTACACACGACTCTTAGACTTCAAATCGTCATCAATAGTAGCAACAATTTCGTCTACAGTTTCCTTAAAATCTAAAGATTCCATACTATGAGGAATGAAATTATTGATTTTAAAATTTCGCTTGCAAATCAAATTGTTGTTAACGTACAATGCAAATTCAAATCTCTCTTCTTTGTAATTTTTTTCTGTCATAAAAATTAATAATTAAATGTTTAACAATGTTTTGTTTAATTGTGCTGCAAATATATATTAAAAAACGTTAAAAACAAAATTATTTATGATTTTCTGCAAAATATTTTTTTTCCATCTTACAAATTCGTTCAAAAGGTCCAAAAACATTACCAAATATCGTCTCATTTTGTAATCTTTTCATATCATTATCATATATAATTTTATAAACATTCTTAATGTCCCTATCATCAGGGTCTATTGGCGCATACAATTCAATTTTCAATTCGTTTTCAGCTTCCTCTGTTAATAAAGGAACAGATAAATCTATAATTTTTTCATTTATTTCAAATATATCTTTACCTTGGCATCCGTCTGTTACACGATTAAGGATGTTTTCAAGCGATTTAAGAGGTTTTTTCTTGTCTTTAGTCCTTTCACCTTGTATTTCTTCGCAACGCTCTAATATCTCATTTAAAGTACATTTTTTGTCTTTTAAATCTGGGAATTGTTTAAGTAAACCCTTTTCAGCAACACCTTTAATGCCATATATATTATCTGAAGCATCACCACAAATAATTTTTTTCAAAACAACATTTTCATGAGTGTAGCCTAATTCTTCTACGTCATTATTGGGCGTTATAAATTTATGAATTGATGGAATCCATATGCATATTTCATCATTAATAAGCTGCGTAATATCCCTATCTTCTGAAACTATTACAATTCGTTCGTTTTGCTTTTTATTTTTACAATAATACGCAATTAAATCATCACCTTCTACATCATCATACATAAATTGTCTCACATATAGGTTGTCAAGTATTTCTTGTATGATACTTCGTTGCCTTTCAAATGATTCATCATCAGTTTCAGAACGTTTAACTTCTTTTTTATTTCCTTTATGATAAGCCAATACCTTTCTACAATAATCAGCTATTTTCTTATCATAATCAGTTTGCGCAACAAAATTATCATAATGCTTATCACGATTGGCTTTGTAAAGAGGATAATACTTATATCTAAGCACGCCAGAACCATTACCGTCCCAAGCAACTATGCAATAATTAAAGTCCTTTTTAAGTAAAAGTTCACCTATACGTCTTAACATATTCCACACTGCACCATATTCTTGCCCTTTTGAATTCATTTCTTTATTAACAAGTGAAGATTTCAAAAGTGAATTACCATCTATTAATAATGTATATAATAATTTCTCATCATTTATACCATTAGCTATTTTTCTTACCCTTTTAACTACTTGTTTTACCATCTTCTTTAATTAATTCATTTATAGCTTTATTAATTCGCTTCTGTGCGACTTTTATGTGTCAATAGATAATTTCTATGTCCACATATTTTCGTCCCTTCTCAACGCAAAAAAAGCTTGAAGCAATTGCCTATATAATTTTTTGTAAATATATAAAAAATGTTAATAAAATAAAAAAAAATAGCAGATTATAATTTCTGCTATTTACATTTTTTCCATATATGACACCTACATCCACAGTCATATATTCTATATATTTTTCTTTCTAACATTATTTCATGTTCTGATTTATTTTTATCAAAGCCTTCTTTAATTAATTTATCTTTTCTAAACCCAAATCTATTTTTTCTTTCATTATTAATAACATAATAATAATTTGGCTTTGAATCATGGTCATGTATAAACCCTAATTTGTCATATAGTCCACCTGTTGACCATCTTTTATCAGAATAAGATACTATATTAATTGGGTCATAATTCTTAACGAAATGCTTAAATAATTTACTTGCCCCACCTACAACTGAAGTATTTATTTTATTACAAAACCTAACAAGCTCCCAATACCCATCTTTATCTTTTCCACCCATATTTATTCTTGGTTTGCCAAAAGTCATTAACGACACTAATTCATCATTATAATATAACCCTAAATTAATTGAGCTATTAGCATTGCCCTGTATATGATTACCGTTTAAAAATATTTTTTTATCACGTTCAGGTACAAGTTTTAAAGTACATTTTCTAGCGTAAATTTTATTTGTTATTTTATGAAATACATTTCTAAGCATTGATTCCCATATATCACGTTTATTTAGCCATTCATCTTCAAATATATGTATCAATCTTATTCCTTTATTTTCACATTCAATTGTCTTGTTTAAGTGATAAGATTTATCCCTATACAATTCACTATGCCATCTTAGTCCATCAAATTCAATGCCAACACGAAATATTGGGGCAAACACATCTATTTCTCTCCCTTTAAGAATTCCCCTATCACCTTCTTCGCAGAAGACATTTAAATTATTTATGTATTCATAAATTTCTTTTTCTGATTTAGATTGCTGATGAGTGCATTTAGGACATCCTGCTTGATTTTGAATATGATTACATGGTGTAATTAGGAATGACCCGTGCTTTTTGCAAATAATTTCTACTTTAGTTTTATAATTTACATAATTAACTTTTGAGTAATCATACTTATCACCATGTATTTCTTTAGATTTTTTTATAAAGTCTTCTTTATTTCCTCTTAATTTATTAGCAGTTGCTTCTATACCACAAATAGGGCATCCTTGGCCTCTTAAGTGTGCATTTGGTGTCATTTCAAATTCACCATGAACAGGACAAATTATAGTTGACTTTTCTTTACCACCATTGTAAATAAATTTATAGTATGAATACTTATTATTATGTATTTTATTAGCTGCTTCAACAAAGCTGCCCTTAGTCATTTGTTGTTCTTCAGATTTTACAGATAAAGCGCATTTAGGACACCCTTCGCCATTTAAATGATGTGCAGGTGTTTGCCAAAATTCACCATGTTCAGGACATATAATACAAATCTTAGCACTGGAATCTTTATAATCTACTTTTGAATAATCGTATTTGCCATTGTGAGCCAATTTAGCTTTTTCAACAAAAAGTTTAGTATCATATTTCCTTATGTAACGTCTTCTTTCATCAAAACATTTTGGGCATCCAGACCCATTTAGATGTGATTTAGGTGATTGATAAAATTCACCATGTTCAGGGCATATAATGCAAATTGGTGTTGAATTATTAACGTATTCAACGTTACTATAATTATACTTATCGCCATGTACTAATTTTGCTCGTTCAATAAATTCTTCTTTCGTTGAAGACCTTTTATTACTTGATAAAGCTGAAGCACATTTTTTACACCCATGTCCCTTCAAATGCTGCTTTGGTGTTTGCCAAAATTCGCCATGCTCAGGACATATAATGCAAACTTTTTCTTTAGCTGAGTTGTACTCTACTTTTGAGTAATCGTATTTATTATTATGTATTACATTTGCCCGTTGTATAAATCTCTCTTGTTTATCCATACATTTTATGCCATTTTAGCAAATATATAAATAAATATTATAAAAAAGAAAAAAGGGACAACTATTTGTCAAAATAATTATCCCTTATATTATTATCTCACCATAAAATTAAATGGCATTGGTTTTTGCTGTAAAACTTTCATTAAATTATCAGTTAAGTCTGCTTGATGCTGTAATTGATTCCAAGGAAGCATTTCATTTAACCTTTCTTTCAAGTTATTAAACACTCTTTCCTTCTCAGCTTTGCCCATTTCTAGTAACATCTGATAGTCCATCTGCATCTCTGCTTGCGGGATTTTCACTGTACCTGAGTAAGTACCCCTTATAATACCTAATGTTATCATGCATTCAGCAACAAACAATTGCCTAATTATCTGTTGCGTAGGGTTGTTCATTAATTCATATTGCATTTCATCCAAAGGGACTTGGTCTGGTGTTATTAACACATCATCCTTATTGTCAATAAGGCATTGTGTAGCGCCTTCTTCATCAGTATTACTTACGTCATAGTATGTATACCAGCAATAGCAATCTTTGAATTGATTCCATCCCCAACTATCATCAGCAGAAACTCCGCCCATGCTATTTCTACTACCTGGTGTAGAAAGTAAATGTACAAGATGTGTACCATTAGGACCAGCAGTAACTTCGTATGCCATATCACCTCTAATTAATGAATTCTTGTATTTCAAGTCAGCAGCTTGCAATGCAACATCATAAACTGACCCAACATACATACCTAGCATTCCCATTGGGTGATTAATATCTCCTACTTGTCCAAAGCCACCAGCAAAACCTCCATCAAACGACCCATACGTTCCATATAGAGCTGCTTTTGTTGTTGATGGTGTTATATATAGTACTTTATTTATTTCTCGTCCTGCAGGTATTATATACACTTGTTTACCAGCCTCAATTTTAAAGAAATCTTTCTTCAATTCATAATTACCTCTTTGCTGTAGTCCAACTTCACGTGAAAACCAATACGAATAGTCCCTTGACCAATCTAACGTCCTAATGGTAAGGGCATACGCTGCTTGTGAAGGGTCTTTAAGCATCATTTGACTACCTTGGGCATTAATCCATTGCGATTCAATTACCCAATTTTGCACAACTTCAGCATAATCACCAATAGCAACTTTTAGCAAGTCGCACATTTGGTCATCAGTTAACTGGACACTTCTGATTGGAGCACCGCATAAAGTTCTGGCGATTTTAAATAAGTCTTTTACTTTATCTGTAATAATCATAATTTAAATCTTATTACTAATAAATATTTTTGGTAAATAAAAAAATCCAACTCAGAAATGAGTTGGATTTGTATACCAATGAATATTTTCATTCAACAGATTTTATTTCCATCCATTCTTTTGATAGTCCATAATAGCTTTATTACCTCTATTTCTTGCTCTCATATAAGGGTAGCTATCAAATTTATCATCTACTGGGCTCATATCATATCTTCTTTCTTTAGACCATGTGCCTTTTTTATTATATGCACGATGCGGTTCACTTGATGTTTCACCATTTGATATATTAGGTAAGTCAAATTGGTCTTCCATTCTGTGAATTTTGTGCCGTTTACCACCAGGTGCATTTGTACCTGTTTCTGTAGATAGGTGGTCATAATATCCACGCATACCTATATTATCAGTTTCAAAAGGCATTTCATAATACCCTTCTTTGTCACGTATGCCAAGACCATTTTTCTCAACTTCATCACTTGTAAGCGCATTATACCCATATTCATCATTAAAGCTCTTCCTCATAGCATCATTAAATCCCCTCAATCTATTATCAGTAGTAATATCATGCGTACCTGTGCTATCAGTATGTCCTACAATGCCAGATTTCCTTCTTGGGTCATCTGGATGCTGCATTAAATGGTCAGCCCATTTCCTTGATGCATTTGCGTATGTCCTCCAATCAAGTTCATTCAATTGACTTTCTTTCAAAACTCTTTTTACTGAGTTTTCGATAATTCTATGTAAATCACTTTCAGTTAGTCTAATTAATTTCTTTGCCATATTAGTATTTTTTATTAATAAATATCTATAGCAAAAAAAAAGAATGAAAAGTTTCTTTCATTATTTTTTCCAAACATATTTAAATAAGCCACAATCCCATATCTTATATGCTCCTAAAGCTTCAGTCATTTCTGACTCAGTCATAGTTAATGGTAAACCATATTTCCTGTTCAAATGTTGTTTTCTAAAATTAAATTTATGCACACGTTTTAACCCGTATTCTTTCCTAAAAACATACCTATAATCTGGTCTTAAAATGTTTGTAAGCTTGAAATTTAATTTTATATATAAATTATCCTCAGGATTAGTTGTCCATCTTCTATCAGCAAAAGATTTAACTTCTATTGGGTCGTATTTTTTAGTAAAATATTTAAATAATTTACCACCTACACCATTGCAAATATATTCATTATTAGATGCGAATCTTGTAAGGTTCCAGTAACCTTCTTTTTCTTTTAGAAAAGACATGACGCCAACCAATAAATCATTATAAAAACACCCAAGGTAAATTGATGAACTAGCAAAGCCTTGTATATGATTCTTTGTCAAGAATACTTCCGCTTCTTCTTTGCTAATTTCGTTAATTGTACACTTTCTACCCATTATTTTTGGCAAGTTATTATTTACACCTAATATATGTAATATTTTTTCTTTAACTAAAGATTTATTTTCAATGTATTCATCTTCAAAAATCTGTATTAATTTTATGCCTTTTTCGTTGCATTTATTAAGTTTATTGAGATGATAATTTTTATCTTTTTGAAATTCTTCTGAATGCCATCTTAATCCATTGTATTCAATCCCAACATTTATTGAAGGTATAAATATATCTATTTCTAAAGGGCTTATTATTGTTTTATCATTATGTATTGCGTCATCAAAATATTGCTTGACAAATTCATATATTTCGTTTTCTGGATTAGAAATGTTACTACTACATATAGGGCAACCATGTCCATTCATTAAATCAGAATATCTAATATAAAACATGCCATGTTTTTTACAAATAGGTGTAATTTTTGTCCTTGCATTCACATAGTTTATTTTAGACAAGTCATATTTATCACCATGTATTTTTTTTATATTATTGATTACGTCTTCATTTTTTAAAACTCTATCTTTACCTACAGTTTCTGCTCTACACTTTTTACAACCGTGTCCATGTAATAAACTATTTGGCTCAGCATCAAATTCGCCATGTTTTTTACATATTATTTTTAATTTAGTATGTGTGTTTACATAAACAGTATTTGGGGAAATAGTATACCTATCTCCCCAAACATTTTTTAAATCTTTAGCAAAGTCTGCTAATGTTTTTTTACTACCCATTAATCTTCATCAACTTCTTTTTCATCAAAAGTAATATCTTTTGAATCGACTACAACATCTTGGCCAGTTTCTGACTTTTCAAGTTCAGCCATAATCTTAGGCACATAATTCTTTTTATAAGCATCCTGTTGGTCTTCACTAATCAACCCATTGTGAACACAAATCATTGTTCCTTCATAAGTTAGATTATAAGGTGTGCTCAACTGATTCTTAATTACCTTAATCTTAGTTAATGTACCCCAATTGTAATTACGTCCCTTACTTGTAGCCGTAAGATGCTTAATTGAAGCCTTAACAACGCCACCTAATTGTATAATCAATCCGTGCGCAGCAAAATACATAGACTTACCACCCTTCAATTCGATTGAAGGTGCTGCCATAGGTGCTGACATAGAGTCCAACCAAATCTTATTTACACAGAACATTGTGTTTGTATAAGGTGAACTAACTTTCTTAGAAAGTGGTATACGATTATTTGTAATCATATTAAATGCAGTTTGCATAGCACCTGCATCGAACATATTATTTCCAACCTTGCTTGCAAATGATTTATAAGACATTACTGAACCAATTGAGTCCCATAAGAAGCAAATATCTTGCTGAATTTCACCTGCATCTTGCATATCAAGAATTTTATTAATTGCATATGCAATATCTTCAAGAACTGGTACTGTTCGTTTTACCTTTGTTTCTTTACCTGTCGAATAATCATTATGACCATAGAGTTCACAAAGGATAGCACCGTCAAAATACATAAAATCACCATCGTAGTTTACAATTTGTGTTTCAGTGTGTGTACCTGTTACTTCTCCTGTTTCTTCATCAACGTCTTCAACTTCCACATCGCCATATACAGGTGTTGCTTCCATACCACAATCAATAGCATATTTAAAATCAAAATGTGATTCGGTATCAAATATAACAGGCAAAATGCCTGACTTTTGACAAGATGCAATAACACAGTTAATTAATGTACTTTTACCTGTATTACTCCACCCATATACGATTGACAATTCACCTTTAGGAATTCCTGGTAATTTAGTTGCATTAACGAACGCTTCAGGTAGTGTAATAAATTCAATAGGTTTATTTGCACTTGAAACTGTTAAGTCATCATTCTTAATATTAAGACCCATCTTTTCCTTAATTGATGCGATTGATGGACGTGCAAAATTCTTCTTTTTTATAGCTTGTTTAACCACTATTTCATAACTTTTTTACTTTCTCTTATTTTTTCTTTCCAACATTTTCTACACAATGGCTGATAAATATCATTACCACCTACAAGAATTTGTGAGCCTTCTGTAACAACATTATTATTATTATCAAATCTTGCATTAATAATAGATTTCTTACCACATTCGCAAGATGATTTAATTTCTTCAATATTGTCAGCTATTTCAAAAAGTCTTTTAGATGCTGGAAATAAATGTGACTTAAAATCAGTCCTCAATCCGTAACACATCACGGTAATGTTCATATAATCCACAATATCAGACAATTGGTCAATTTGTTCTTCTGTAAGAAATTGGCATTCATCAACTAATATCCATTTTAACGTTTCACCACCTTGTACTGCTAAAACATTATTATATTGATGAATTGCTTCATAAATATTGACATCTGGTGTCACAATTGTGCATTTTCTTTCAAGTCCTGCCCTTGACCTTATAACGCCTTCATCCCTTGTATCTAGGGATGATTTGAGTGCTATAAAAGGTATGTTTTTTTCTTCAAAATTATATGCAGTTGCTAACAAATCCAAGCTCTTTCTCGAATTCATAGCACCGAACATAAATGTTAGTTTAGCCATTAACCGTCTAATGCTTAATCATTATTTTAGAAAGGCAAATCTTCTTCATCTACAAACATTTTAGAAGCTGTACCTACAGTTTTAACAGGCTCTTCTGCTGTTTCGATTTTATCTTCGACAAATTGCGTAAAATCTTTCTTTTGTTCAGTATAGTTTTCCGTAATTTCTTGCTGTTTTTCGATTTCCTTACGTTTGTCAAGTTCTTCCTTGTCAACATATTTTTGTGTTTGCTTATCGAAAACAGGATACCCTCCTTGAACTACAATAGCCATATAATCATATGGTTTGACTGTATAAACTTCATCCCATTTCTTAGGGTCTTCAATCCATGAAAGTGCTTGGTCGTAGTCAGTTGAAAGTGGTGATGGTCTACTAGCATCAGTAATTTGTATTACTGTTTTATTATTAGGGTCTTTAGATAAAGTAATGTTTAAATCCTTTCCGTCATTCAAATCAAAAATGTTGTACTGTTCACCAACTTCTTTTGCTTCTTCCCATCTTTCATTAAATAGATTGATGATTTTATCATAAACACCATCTTTCTTTCGTGAAGCATTAAAAAGCCAGAATTTAACACCATCTTCTTCATGGTCACGTTCAATACATCTAACAATCCAAGCGTCTTTAGCACGATTCATAAATTCAATATCACCGTACTTTTTCTTTTCAACTTCATTTACTGTTTTAAGACGCAATTGTTTAGCCTGTTCAGATGTTTCACAGAAAGGACATTTATCACCTTTATGTGAATGAACAGGGCATACAAAGGTTCTCCACCCTTGCCCACCTTCTTTAGTTGCTTTAACTGTGTGAATTGATACTTTCTGGAAAGGACTCCCCCCTTCTTTTGAAAATGGTAATAACCTAATCCTCAATTTCTTTGTTGTTTCACCTTTTCCAAGACGTGCGTTCAAATAATTTTTTGGATTAAATTCAGTTTTCTTTTTAGCAGGTACATATGTTTCCCGCTCGTTCTGACTGATAACAGCTGCTGCGTCAATATTAACGCCAAAATTGTTACTCATAATGTTTAATGTTTATATTAATAATGCACATCAATATGTGCTTAAATTTTACAATACAAATATATATTAAATTTTGTTAAAAGCAAAAAAAATTCCTCATTAATTATAAATATTTTAATTCTTATAATTAATGAGGAATTGCATGTATGATTAGCAGTTACTATCACGATGTAAGTGATGAGAACCTTCAGTCATACATTGACTATGCTGTATGCCGTTTGAATACAAGAAAATGAGCGAATTAGAGAGATTTACCAATATGTTTGAAAAATCCATTTAACTCGTTTGTAAGTGGTCTGAGATTAAGGTTGGGCTTGTGGCTGCTTAATTTTCTAAAGTATGTAAATGTGTTTGAATCATCCTAATATACCTTTGAATTATTTGTCTATCAGGGTCGTTTCTAGGTATTTTGTTCAGAACCATTAACCCAAGTTCATCAAATTCTTGTTGTAATTTGTTTTGATAATGCATCCATTCTTCTTGAGGGTCTTCACTACTAAATTCAACTCCTTCTTTCATCACTCTATTCACGGACTCTTTCACAATCTTATGAAGGTCTGATTCTGTTAATCTTATAAGTTTTTTACTCATATTTGTATTTCTTTTATATTGTCTATTTTCAGGCTTTAGCCCTTTGTTATTTTGTAATTTCGTTGATGAGTGAAATTCTTTCTCTTTTGCAGCTCTATAAAGGTCTGCAAGTGGGTCTATGTATTTTCCTTTTGTACTCGCTTCCGCAATTGCTTTCGTTAGGCCGTTTATGTATTTTCTTCTGATACATTTACTACTGTATACATATTGAATCACGGTGAATGGTCTACCTATTTGGTCTTGTCCCTCAAACGTTTGTGGCTTACATGGCTCTATTTCACAACCTTCGCAATTTGGCATCCCTTTACAATCTTTCGTCAAATCTTCACCTTCATCAACAAAGACGATAGAGATATTGGTACAGAGAGCAGGGTTCAACCTTTCTACACTATTGCCCAATTCGTTTCTATCACACCATGTCTCTAAATATGTGCCATGATTTGATAGTCTGATTTGTGTGGGCTGAAAACCTTCACCTCTATTACTTATCAAATAAAAAGAGTCACCTTTAGTATTTTGTATGAACGATGGCGACTGCGGATATTTGGTACACAACATTTTATATCGCTGTAGAATTTGTCTAATAATATATTCTGCAACCATATTTTTAGAGTTTATTATTAATAATATATTTCAGCATAAGCAAAAATGTAACTGTTTCTACCTATATTTCTCACTTATTTGGGTCTAATTTCTATATAGCTACTTTTTTAATACTCAAACAATAATAGACTTATTTAATTTCTTCATATCCGTGAGTATTATTATACTCTTCAATGGTAGCAAATAGTTCTTGAACTTGTTCTATAGCATCTTTATTTTCTTCCATAGAATTGCATTGAAATTCAACTTTAAAAATATTTGCTGAATTAGAATCATTGTCATAGTCTATATATGCTTTGCCATCTGCATATTCACCAATGCAAATAACTAAAAAGCCATCCTCATTCTCACAATCTATACCTTTTTGACGAGCATATGATGCTATAAATTCTTCAAATTCATCTTGTCCTGCAAATTCATCAAAAGAATAATCGTCATCATATGTTATATATTCATCATTTTCTATTAAACGTTTGTATTTCTCTTCAGATAGTTTAACAACCTTACTCATAGCTACATGTTAAATATTTTATTAAAGTCCTGAATATCGTCATCTGGTATACTAAATGTTTTAGCAATATCATCATTAACATAATCAACATCATCATTTGTTATTGTATACTCTTGAGTTGTTGGTTTGTTATTATCAGAATAAGCATCATAATTACTATTAGCGTTCTTTTCTGCCCAATAATCAGTTGGCCTTATATTAAACGGATATGAATCTAAAGAACGAAGATTTAATTTTTCAGTTTGTGTTGGATTACGTTTTTGGAACTCATTTTTCAAGTCTTCTATTTGTGCGTTATTCTTATCAATAGTACTTTGCATACTTTCAAGAGCGCCTAATAGCTTTTCAATACGCTTATCAACTGTTCCTAAGTCACGACCGACACTATTAACTTTATCATTAGTTTTCTCTTGGGCTTTTGTGAGGTCATCAACATCAATTACATCTTCATCATCACCTTCTCCACTGTCCATATCCATTGGTGAAGGCTCAGGCATACTATCCATAGGACCAGAACCCATATCCATTGAAGAAGGGTCAGGCTCTCCACCCATAGGGTCAGTGCCATTATCAGGACCACCACCCATAGGGGTAGCGTTACCATCAGGAGCACCACCCATAGGGTCTTGTACTCCCATAGTATCATCTCCACCCATAGGATTAGTGCCATTATCAGTACCACCACCCATAGGGTCAGCACCACCATTGGCATCTTCATCATCACCATCTTCTTCGATTGGCTTATAGATACCATAGCCTTCGACCATTCTCATAAACTGTTTATGGGCATCATATAAATTGTTTTCTTTTAAAAACTTTACATTAGTTTCAGCCATATCTATTAGTCAATCAATAATTCTTTATTATCTTCTGTTAAAATTGTTTTTGAACTTTCAGTTCTTTCAATAAGACCTTTATCTGATTTTAAAACTTTAAAGTTATTTTCTTTATTTCCGAGAATGCTTTGCGCCATTGCTATTTTTTCTGATGTATTCATATTTGACTTGTTTTCGCTTACATTATTTTTCTTTTTCTTTGCATTTTTTCTTTCGTCAGCTACAGTCTTTTTATTATCATTAATAGTAATGGCTGCGCCTAACACTTCTTCTTCAACAGCTTCTACTGTTTTTTTACACTCTTCTATTTCAATTTTTTGAGGTGTTTTATCTTGTGAATGCTTAGTAATAAATGCCATTGTATTTTAATTTATATATAAATATCTTAATCAATAAAAAAAGAAGTTTTATCTTCTATTTTACTTAAATTCTTGATGTTTAGAACATTATTGCTTAAAATTATAAGATTGTTTTTATATTTGTTCCAATCAATTATAATATTTTTATTGTCTATATCTTTGTTTGAAGAATTACTTTCTATTAATTTATTTAAAGCGTTAATAGAAAATAAACAACCATTTTTTACGTGTAATAAAATTGAATTATTTATTTTTTTTAAATAATTTCTATTAAACGTTGGAAACGTTGCTAAATATTCTATTTCGTTTCCTTTTATCTTATGCACATAGATTTTTTTGTATTTAATATTAAATTCGTTTTTTAAAAATTCCATAAATGATAGGATTCTATCTCTTTTCACAAAAACACCTATCAAAATGTTTTTTTCTCGCATATTTTCATTCTATTGACATGAAATACGGTACTACGTATTCCTTATTCACGATTTCCCTTTTTATCATTTTTACAAATGGGTTATCTTCTTCGTAAATTTTATTTGATTTATTAGATTTTACTCTGTCAATAATTTTATTTGGTTTAATACCACAATACTGTAGCATCCTTAATGAAAGCCCAATAATAATATCTTTATGGAGTAAATAAATCATATCATTACATATATAAATATATTTTTTTTCATTAGAAAATATAATATTATATATTTTTTTTATACTAGAATATTTTAATTTAATAATATTAATATAATAATAATTAATATTATTTAATATATTTAAAATACAAATTTTATAGAATATTTTAATATCATTTTCAAAATCATCTCTGCGTTCTGTTTTTTTAAACGTCCAAGAAATATTATGTCCGATTTTTTTCTTTAATATGTTAAAATTTTTACCACAATATTCTTTAGCTTTTTTAATACCAACTATTAAAACAGGTTTTGTCGAATCTACCGATGAAATGTCATCAGTAAACCCGACAAAATCTTTAATATTGTTTATCTTTCTATCAGAAATGATATACCCTAATTTTTCCATTTTTATTCATAATAAATGTTCGTTCATAACAAATATACAAAAAAAATGTTAAAAATCAAAATTATAAATTACATTCCGCTTCCAGAATAACGATAAATCCACCAATTTTTTGTTTTTGAGCCATAAGGACTAAATGCAGAACCTTGATGATAATCAGAAACCCATTCAGTGCCTGTGTATATGCAAAAATGGAAGCCATGTTTTGCATTAGAAGGGCTTCTACCGTCAAATGCATTACTTACACAAGTATCACCTTCTTGTAATTGAGGTAATACGTCTGACATACTATGACCTTGTCCTACTATTACCCATCCTTTTTGCTCCAAAATTCCATCATAATGTAAATTATCTGCGTGACCGTTACCACCAATTTTAATTTTTGATACCCCACCTTCGCTAATGGCAACTTCTACTGCATAAGCACACTGTCCTTTATGATAGCCGTTATGGGTGTTTCTTGCGTGTGTATTAGCGTAAACGCAAGATTTACCAACATCCCAATTACCAATTCTTTTATTGGCATCAAGAACGCCACCAGTACCACCACCTGCTAACAAGTCTGAGCAAGCAGTTGGCTTTAGATTTTCCCAATCTTCAACAGGTATCTTTGATTTCACAACACGGCCATAGACGCATTTATCAGGATTTTTTGGGTTATACCTACTATTTTTGGAATAAAATTTAACTATAGAACGCCTATATTTTTCATTAGTATTTTTATTAACACCATTAAAATGGGTGTTGCTTCCATTAATTTTCATACCAACTTTTATGGAATTTCCATTAGGTTTTTTAGCAAGAACAAGGTCAATTCTCATTGGTCCACCATTATCATGTTCATTTGCTGCTACCCACCATAATTCTTGAATGTTAGAATAATAAGTGCTTAGTATAATATCGAACACTACAGCTAATTTGTCCCTACCACCTGTACCATTTTGTAAAATAATACTACCTGAATTTGGTGTTTCTTTTTTAGTCTGAATGTTTAGACCGCAAGATGGCGTATTTATTGCAGTCTGCTGAACAGAATATATATAATCATCCCATATACCTTTATTTTTACCGTTTTTATCAGTAGTTTTATCATTAACAGCTTTAGGAGTAGTGCTCAGTGCATTTACCAATTCAACAGGTGGGTTATAATATTTGTCAACAATAAATTGAGCACCTTTTAAATCAGATACATTAAAGCCAGATATCGTTGTGTGTGTTATCTTCTTTTGCCCTGACGCAATTGTACCCCATACAGCGCATAATTTAGCCCATCCACTTCCATATCTTTCTGCATTTTTCCATTTATTAAATGGCATAGTAAACCACGCATTAGCTACTTGTTCAGATGTGGTGCAATTTGCAATATATTTTTGCGCAGCACCCCAATGAACTGCATGGAACATGGAATCTATTGCACCTTGTGACAATTTTTTACCTTTTATAATCCCACTAACAACTTTGTCTTCATTTTTCAATGCATCAACATAATGTGATAAAATATCTTTACCTGTTTTTTTCTGCCCTTCTCTAAGTCCTGGCCAAACATTAGATGTTAAGCCTGGCCCAATAGTAGGTATATTTTCACCATTAAGTATTTTAGCAGTACCACCATTTTTAATCCAACCTACACCTCCAGCTTCGTTGTGAACCATAGCAGAAACACCATTTACTGAAATATGCATACCATTTATTGATGCAGTACCACCAAGTGGAAAAAATTCATAATCACAATCATTTGATACATCTGCCAATTGATGCTCCATATCTTCTTCACTTATTTCACCATCTTGTGTTGGGTTTGACAACCAATACCATCCTTTTTTAATCTTAGTTGTAGTGTTAGCCATTCTAACGCCAACAACATGTGTTTTCATCTGCCCTGCTTCAATATGGTGCGTAACTTTTTCCACTAAATATGTTCCCCTAAACATAGGCACATTAAGCAATTCAAAATACATCAATGGCTGAACCCACGCATCACCCATCATATCAAGTTCACAGGTATAAGAGTTATTTGAATAGATTGTAAACAAATCTTGACCCATTGTCACCATTGAACGGGTTGCTGTTCCTTCAGTATTTTTTGCTGATTCATTGTTTTGTGAAGCTATTTGAAACTGTGCTTTAATAGATTGCTCAGTAACCATAGGGCTATCCATAGAAACAGAAACATTTTGGAAATAACTTTGATACTGCTTTCCATAAGACACGCCAAATGCAGGTATATAATATCCGCAATCTTCACCTGAATTTAAAGGCATTGGCCACTTATCAGCTTCAGCTCCTGTGCCTGTTTTCTTTGCCTTTATACTAAATGAATCGTCAGGGTAATCATAATCACCACCGCTACCTTGAATGTCCAAATGTGAAGATTTTTCATAGGCATACATTACTATAAAATTAGGTGTAACGTCAGGCATATCCATATCAAGCATAGAAACTGGTTTGAACATTTTTCGCATATTGTCTTCATTGGATAAATCCATAAAGTTTTGGACACACAAAAAATTACACTTATTTGCTGAATACATACTACTTAAAAAAGAAAGTAATGTATAGCCATTTTCAGCTTGATTTTGACAGTTTATTAATTCATTTACAACATCACCAATATTAACTAATATTAAATTACCGATTCTATTATAATAGGCATCTATGAAATAAAAATATCTATCATCTTGGTTTGTACTTTCAGGGTTTTCACCAAAAAATTTCTTCATTGTAAATTCATTTTCGAAATTGGAGCCAGAAACCCATTTATCATACAAAAGTTTTAAATAACGATATAATGCTAATTTAATATCAGGGTCTGTATCACAATCTTTGGCTTGTGACACAACAGCAGCATTAGTACCTTCTTCAGTTGCACCATAATTTTCTTTTAATGCAGAAATAAAACCATTTAAGAAAGCTTTAGCTTCACCATTTTCGCCTATTTTCACTAATTCACCTACAGTGTCATAATAATGGGATGTTTTAACAAATGTATATGGTTTTAACACTAAACGTGAAATCATTAAAGCGCAATGTGAATTAGGATTTAACGATAGTTTAACGCCATTGCTATTATTTTCTGCTGCACCATAATTATTAGAATTGTCGTTAATAAATTTTTTGTTAAATTCTTTATTATTAATTCTTAAGTAATTATAAAATTCGCCACTAATAGACAAATATGAATCTATTTTTTGAAAATCAGTTTCAGCCCATTTTCTAAAAAATGAAATTAAATCATTTCTTACATCATTTCTTAATTTATTAATGTCAAAATTAACATTTTCAGCCAAAGGGTCTTTAAAGTTATTACATAATGCTCCTATAATTAGTAACGAACAATAAGGTACGTTGATAAACCTATTATCCTTGTCTTGAATTCTATCAAATACTTCATCATATTTAACATATTCACCGAGGGAAGCTAAAAAACTAAATGCTCTACCATATATATCCCTATCGTAATAAGCTTTTTGTCCAAAAACAGACACTTTATCAGTATGTCTTCCATCGGAAATGCCAGGCAATAATAAAACCCTATAATTATCTGCATTTACCTCACCACTATCAAATACATCACTTTTTGTGAATTTTTCATAATAATCATCAACGTCAGTTTCAGCTACTAATTCTTTCGGTGTTGCATTTCCACCTTCTTCTGAATCTTCTTCATTTACGCTCCCATCAGAGCTTGCTATAACATATTTATCTTCTCTATAAAAATCTTTATAACCATCTAAGTTAAATAATGCTTCTTCAAGCATAATTTCTTTTAACTTAGACAATTTTTCATCAGTACATTGGTTATTAATTATAGTTGAAAACCTATTAACATTTGGCTCTATACATATTAACTTGCCACTTGTGGAATTTCCACCTCCAGTAGACACTGGTTTTGTAGTAATATAATCTTGTGCGTTATTTAATTTTGTATAAATACCATTAACAGGCGTTCCCAAGTCATTAGAAATCTTATCAAATGAAGTGTTTTGTATTGGTACAAATGTTTCACTTTTACTATGGAATTCTGTCAAATACCAAGAAGAGCTAATTAAATGATTCCTATAATCAGGACCTGTTTTTCTACTTTCCCAAGCATATTTATTGTTTTTACCGTACTGACTTACAGGCGTTGCTGATTCATCACATTGTCCAATTTTTTCAATTGTAGTTACTATATTGGCATTGTTAATCCATGTTATAAATTCTTTTGGTGGATTTTTGAAGTATTCAATGAAATTCTGAGCTTCAACATAACCCAAATTTTCAGCACCAACTGCATCAATAAACTTTCTATCAGCAAGTCCAAGGATTTCAGCCATTCTTACTATAACATGTCCAGCGAAACTACTTCTATCACTAAAGTTTATGCTACCATAAGGCTTTTTATCAAGAATTAAATCAAGAGGGTTTAATGGGAATTTCATAACTGCCCTTGTAGAGCCACCACCTTCACCGTCATTGCTTTTAGCTTCAGAAATAATTTTTGCCATTTCGTTCACGCCATTTAGCAAGCCATTTACAATGTCCTTTTCAGTCCATTGACCACTATATTCACCTACCCAAGATTCTTCCTGTTTATCAACGCCATTGTCAGAATAGTTTTTAGTTACTTTAGGAAAAGGTGGGACAATTAAATCTGTTTCAGAAACATTTCTTCCAATATCTGCCAACTGATTTCTACTTATACCAAGACTCCCTAATGTTCTTTTTTGTGATACAATATCTCTTGCACAATTTGTTAGCATATACATTAATGTTTCAAAATGTGCCATTATTATTCTTGTCATCGCTTCAATGGTTGGTGCAAACCCTAAAGCTTCAGAAATGGCTTTATTTGCAACTTCACTTATAGCTTCTTGATTTTCTTGTATGCTAGCATCTATGCCTTCTTTTACGTCTTTTAGGACACCATCCAAATTATTATCAACAAAAAGGTAAGCATAATGTAAATCTTCTCTATTAATTAATGTTACACCATTTACTGTTAATTTTTTAGATACTTCTTGATTTAATTTGACGCCATTTTTTAAACCTTCACACCCATTTAATTTGTCGCCATATGCTAAAGAGTCATTCCCTTTAGCCCCAGTATAAATCGCTATAGGCTTTATTTCAGTAGGGTCTAATTTTTTAACTGAAGCTTCAAAAGATGTACCTGAAGCTGCACTAGCTAAGCTTTCATATGCGTCTTTGATAGCATCGTTTTCACTCCATCCAGTATACCAATGTGAAATTTTATCAGTGAATACATCACCTTCGCAATTAGGGATAAAAGCTAATAAACCATTTTTATCTCTAATTGTAAATTTAAACCCACCGCTTTCTATTTTATGTTCGCCCACTGCTTTGTCAATTGTACTATTTAAAGTTGACAAAAATGTTTGGTATGCTTGTGTTAGCCCTGTTATTTGATTATTTTGGTTTTCAAGATTTTTAGATTCTTGTACTTCTGGACTTGACTGAACCATTCCGCTTGCTTCTTCCATTGCAGAACCTACATTTGCTATGATTTCCCCTAATGTCATCATTGGGACATCCTGTCCGTTAACATCTTTAACTGTGAAATCATTACTTGCAATTTTTGAATCCCAATAATCTTTTCCTAAATAGTCGGAGAAAGGCGCTGCCATCAAAGCATTCATCATTACGTCACCTAAAAATGAAAAAGCATACCCAATAAATTTAGCAGTCGCTTCAAAATTACCAGTTTCAGAGTTAAAACTTGCCCTAAAATCAGAACATGTTAAATCATAGGCAACAGGTTGCCCATAAAACCCTTTAACACATAGTGTAAATTTAGGATAAGGAAAAGTAAAAAAGCATTTAAAAAACGAACCTTCAACTGTAGGGTCTATAGAGCCATTAACATCATTGTTACCTGTTAAATGGTGTCTTGCCTCTTCAACAGCAAATAAGGATGCACCCCTGACATCAGTAAATTTTATAGTTACTTCTGGAACCATCCAATTATTATACTGTATGTCTATTGAATTGATACCAAACATTTCGGTTGATGCATTTGTTTCATTTACAACCCCATTATTATCACGTTTTATCAAATCATTTATATAAAGCCTATTAGTATAATTCGTTGTTAATGAGTATACATCTTTACCATTTACTGCATTACTTTTACCACTATACTTAGACCCTTCCAAAAAGCTAACAGATTCTTTTCCTTGCTCACTATAATAATTTAAAGAATAGGTTTTATTATCAGTAACATAGTCACTTCTAATCGCCCTACCTTTAACTTCAACCTTTAAGTTAACAAAAATACAGTAGTCTTCAAGAGGATTTTCAAACTCATAGCTATGCAGCCCCCTTGGTCCTTGCATTGGTATAGAATTTGCATAGTTTGGCTCTATATATCTAATTCTTTTACCAATGGTTGTTAATTCTTCGTTATCTTTGTATTCTTCTGCCATATTAATTTACTCCATAAAGTACATTATAAGTATCAATATCCGAATTATATTGCATTAAAGTAGCATCTAATGGATAAGGTATTCTAAGTTTTGCACCATTTGGTATTTGGTATTCTAAAGAACCATATTCTGGATTGGCTTGCATTATTAGCCAATCATAATTAGGGTCTTCATAATATTGATAAGATAGTAAATCTAATCGTGTTTCACCCTCTTTATAATAATCATATAAATCAGTTGATTTTTCCTTAATAGGTATGAATGGTACAAATTTAATTGTACCATTCGACCTGAATTTTGAATATCTATCGTAACTCATTTTTTAATTGTTTAATAAGGGAAAGTTTTAAATTTATCTATTTCACCTTGGTTATTATAGTTAATTTGTTCAGCCCTATCATCATATACCTCGGTATTAGCATAATAGTTGAATGACAATGCATTTTGAAGCCTTTCGACAGGTCCTGTAAGGTTACTGCCCCCAATGAAATGGAATGACATACTTACGTTAGCTATCATAGGCATTACACCAATTCCTTCAGAATTTAAATCCCACAACAATGGGTCATAATCTATTGATAATGATGTTATGATGACTTTAGTGTAGTAAAAATCACCAATTCTCAAGATACAAACAGGTGGTCTGCCAAATGATAAGTTATTAGCTGTAATACCTATATTATCAGATAAATCGCTACCACCTATAGTAGGTCCTTGCCTTGTACATTGTTGTAAGAAATTAAGCCTTGCATTAAATCCTTCAGGACTGATTGAATGAAATGCAGGGTCGAAATATTTTATCTTTTCACTAATTTTTTGTCTCATAAATGGGTCGTTCATTTCAAGACCTTTAAAGAAATCAGCTTCATTATCATACCTTCTAATGGTATTATCCGATATTTGTTCATTATAAGCTTTTGATTCAGCACCTTTATTTGTAGTTTTTCCTGCCTTAACATCTACTTCAGTTGCTGTAGAAGCCTGTGTTGTCGTCTTATTATTAATAGCATTAGTATTTGAGTCATTAACACCATTCGTCCTTTTAAAAGAGTTTACTTTAGTTTTTATCGTATTAACACTATTTAAGAAAGTTGTACCTTTTTCAAACTGTAAATTAGTTTTAGGCCAATGTGTTAGCGTACTCATAACAGGTGTTTCATTCGTAGTGCCACTAACATAATTATTAGTATTGTATGCTTGTGTATTTGATGCAGCATCAAAAGCATCTGAGTTAGTACTTGTTTTCTTTTCTGTTACAGTATTCTTAGCGTTAGAAACTTTTTCTGTGTTAACATAAACTGTTACTTCAGCGCATCTATACAATTTAGGTTTTAAATCACTAACATTACTTGCAGTTGGCCCAGGACCAACACCGCCTGTTAATGGTTTATAATCAATATTATTTGTGTTAAACGATGGCATAGATTTAAGCCAAGACAAAACTGTATCACGTCTATTTTTATTCAAATCATTATTTCTTGATACATTTTGCGTTATACCATGACTTGATGCCCATCCTTTTACTGTAACTTGCTTTATTCCATAATTTTTAATTATATTTTTTATATTTTTTACATTTGCTTCGTTATAACATCCATTTAAAGTATTTAAGCCAACTGAATCATTGGTTATAGCAGCATAAACATCAGTCAGCGAATACAAAGGCATATCATCACTGATATTAAAAGTTTTTCTAATAGAATCTTGATTACCACCACTATTTAACTTAAAGCTTTTTGTGTCAATATAATCAATATTAAGTACCAATTTTTCATTTCTACGTTTATTATCTACTCTATAATACCATTCTATGCGTTTTCCTTTATAATCGCCAATTTGCTTAGCTAAGTAATAATTACTGTTATTATGTTTCACTGTGGTGGCAAAAGACCTTGTATTGCCAGTTTTACCATCATTACTAACAGGGTTTGTCACAATACTAATGCCATTACTTCTAACCTCATATCCACCAATCGTAGTACCTTTAGTGGTTGTCCAAGGGTACATATCAGGATTAGCCCTAACAGACCCTTGATTTGCATTATAATAATATTGTGTGCCTACGCCATTTAAAAGGTAAGGTATTGCTAAATTGTTAGCTCTATCATCTTGCCCACTATAATCATTAGGGAAGAAAACAAAGAAAGTAAATGCCTTTGTTGTAGGTGCAGGTTCAGGCTCATCTACTGCAACAGATGGTGGTGTTTCAATTGGCTGCGTTTTTGATGTTAACATTTCACACCCAGCAAAAAACCTTAATAACTGTTGTTCTGGTGAATCTACATCGTCAACGTTTGACGAACCATCGGTTTCATTTCTACGCTTCCAATAATCAAGTATAGCAGGATGGTCTATAAGTAATTTAAAGCTTAATTGCCCATCCCTTGATGTATTTGTATAAGTATATATATCTTCACCCCTTCCTATGAAACTTGTGTTAGCCCAATTAGCTGTTACATTTTCGCTAAACTTAATGTCATAAGGAGGAAACCACATTATTCTACCACCAAATGGTCCTTTTTGTTCTGCTGACAAGCCATTTGTTTCGTAAGTTTTACTACCTGGTGTAAACATTCCCTTCCAAGCTAAGTTTTCTATTGAAAACATACAGCTCTTAATATCAACACCCTTTTTAGGTGCTATATTAACAAGTCCAGCGTTAGTTTTATAGCCCAACACTCCATATTTAGTAAGTCTTTCACCACCACTTCCTAAGCCATATAAATCACCTGTTCTAAAAGCACCAAAATTATACCTATCTTGCATTTCTTTAGGTGTCATTGGTGATGAGCCATCTGGTTCATCAGTGGCAAATGGCCTAATAGCATCCTTCATTCTATGGTATTGGTGGTGGTAAGTCCATACACGGCAATATGGGTTATCATATCCGTTACCAACATCAGTACTTGTAAAGGTTTTGCCATTTTTAGCGTCCCCTCGTAGAAGATTTCTACCATGTGACATGCCATATGCTTTACTAACAGAAGATGACATTAAATCATCATTAGGGTAATCAGTAGAAGTATGAAATCTTGCGACCAACGTGTCATATTTACCTTTCATAAAACCTTGGTTAGTTTTATTTAGTAAATCATCAACACCAATAGGGTCAGTATCAAATGTACTATATTTACCAAAATTTACACCACTATTAAATGTCTTGAATTTATAACTATGCGTAGAACCTGCTTCTTGTTCTCCATATGCTTTCAAGCCACCAATAAGGCTACCTGTAGTATGGCCCTCATTATTATAAACAGTATCACTTGTATGTAAAGTGTTAAAAATATACCTAATTTCAGAACCATTATAATCAGTGCTTTTTCCTACTGCTATTTTCATTGAATCTAAGTAATTCAAATTATTAGATTCATCAGGTAAATTAGGTTTATATTTATTTTTCCCTATATTGTCATTGATATATGACATTGTAGTTACCGATGGCGTAGATTTATAAAATTCTTCATAAACACCAAGGCCTTTATAATTACCCCACTTAGATGAAGTTGTGTATACAGGACTAATATTACTATCTAATGGCGAAAAGTCTTCATATCTCCCAGTTTTCTCATTAGGTGCAACATATTTTGTTAAAATGCCATTATTGTAAGCATCTGTATTAAGCCCAAAATATTCACCCATAGATTTTGAAATGGAGAACTTTTTAGCATTATGTTTGTCATTTTCTTTTATAGACAACTTCAATGCTTGCTTTACAAAATACCCACTTTCTTTACCTAATTTTGTATCTTTTACGTCATCATTAGGGTTTACAGATGGATATTCATCAGAAGATGATAAAACATCATTTAATTTAGAACCACTTATTTTACCAACTTTTATTGAATCCAAGTCAGTAGGAAAACTAACTTTTTCATTAATGCTGGTTATACCATCAGTAGAATTATATGTTAATGCTATATAATCTAAATAATTAGCAACCTGTGCTTTATCTGAATCAGCAAAAAACCAAGGCGTTTTACCTATTTGTGCATTGTAATAAGGGTTTGAAAGTTGACCTATTGGAGTAGAATATCCGTCACTATATTCTAATTCATGATTACCTATATTCCTATCCAAATGTTCAACCATGAAACGATAGTCTTTGTTGTAGACACCAATAGGTCTTACAACAAAGCTATCTAAAACGTCTATTATTTTATCAACTATTGCCATATTTTATATAAAATATATCATTTTTTATTACTAAGATAAAGAGAAACTAACATTAAATCTTATTATACATTTTCTGTGTGTTTCTTACACTTGTTTCTTTGTTATATTTTCCACCATTACCCATATCATTAAGTTTCCTTGAAATAATTTCGGCTAATTGTGCTTTAAATTCAGGACTGTTAAATAACTTATTTGTATCAAAGTCAGCTTGCCTTCCACCTAAATCTAATTTTATAGTACCACTTACGTTAAGATTAATATCTTGAGGTCCTACGTTAATTGGTGTTGTGCTAATTGTAGCACTATTCTCATTAATTGTTTGCTTTTGACCAACAACAGGTAATGATTCTACTTTTGGTGTCTGAGGTGCTCCAAATAGACCACTAATTTCTTTACCTATCCCACCTAAAACACTACTTGCAATTTGCAAAGGGGCAGTAGCTACGCTTGTTATTGCTTCACCAGCTTTACCGATAACACCTCCGCCATTTTGCTTAAGCATTAATTCATATATCTTTATTGTTGAAGAATATGCCTTTTCTGCTAATTGTGGGTCAGCTAACTCTTCATCAGTAAATGAAGCTGTTTTTTCATCATCACTTCCAAACAAGAAATCACCGAATCCACGTGCCATCTTGCTTAAAGGTTTTGCTAAGCTTCCAATTGCACCACCAATTTTATCACCGATGAAGCCACCTGCAGCTGCGCCTAATGCTGAGCCTATTGGGCCTAATGCTGTACCTAATGCTCCGCCTATTACCATGCCAGCAGTTGACCCAACGGCACTACCAACAGCTTTTCCTTGCTCTCCATGTTTTTCATCAGTAGCTTCATTGATAGCTGCTTTCTTTTCTCTTTCAGACATATTAGAATTTACGATATCAGCTTTTTTAGCGTCAAATCTGCTTGAAGCATCCATGATATCACTAACAGCCATGCCTGCTGTTATTAAGCTACCTACAATAGGTATTTTTTTACTTAAACCACCAACTAATTTTCCCCCGCTACTACCTAAAAGTTTACCTATAGGTTTTAAAAGCTTAGATTCTTTTGCAATTTTTCCAGCAGTATTGCCTATACTGTTTGCTGATTTAATTCTTGTTAACCTTTGTAGTGCTTTACCCCTATTTACTAATCTGCCAGTGTCATTATATAACGCTTTCCCAATTTTACTAACTCCGTTTCCAGTTTTCTTACTGAAATTAGCAACACTAACAAAAGGCTTTGAAATTTTACCAACTACTTCGCTTCTCAATACAGCATTAAGCTTATCTTTTGCTTTCATTCCAAGCATAGCTGCGTCAAGCGCTCTATTTTTGCCAAATTTAATTACACTGCTTCCGACTTTTTTGCCAAAATTACCAACAGCAGCAAAAGGCTTTGAAAATTTGCCAAATGATTCGCTTTGAAAAGCAGCATTAAGCTTATCTTTTGCTTTCATTCCAAGCATAGCTGCGTCAAGCGCTCTATTTTTGCCAAAATGTAATATTGCTGTGCTAATTTTTTCGCCAAATTTCCCTACCTTAGAAAATACATTACCTAGTTTACTCGTTTTTTCTACTAAGCCTTTAAATTTTAATGAGGTAGCGTTAATGCTTTTATTAAATTCAGCAAGTTCTTTAGATGTTTTTGGCATTAATTGTTTAAATGGTGATTTGGTAAATCTACCTTTAGAATTTCTCCATCTGCCATTTTTGTCTTTTTTAGCATCAATTCCAAAATAATCCCAAAAAGATGGAATATCATTACCCATGGGATTTTTAGCACTTTCTTGGTATGTCATAGGATTTGTTATATGCCCATATAAATTACCTAAGCCACCTATTTTCTTGAACATGGCAAGCTGTATCATTGATGAAGTCATATCATCACCACTAAGTGCTGACATAGCCATTCCTTGATACCCTAAGTTTCCTACGCCTAACTTTTGCCCTATTTTGTTACCAATAAAAGCCCTAACACCAACTTTTCCTAACATAGATAACAAACTAAACAGCCCACTTTGCTGTTGTTCATTTATTACCATTTCATTAGAATTAAGCATCGCTGGTACTTTATCACCAATATAACTGTCACCTGGTACAACCATTCCTTCAGCAGCGTGTACAGGCTGTACTACACCACCTTCAGCAAAATGGTTTTCACCCATATCAGGTCCATTAATATCACCACTATAAAATGGATTCATACCAAATGGGATTGATGGTTTAGCAACAGTTTCACCAAAAACACCGTTACCACCATTTAATAAACCTGAAATAGTAGGCATAAAAAAGTTCTCAAATTGTGCAAAGAATCCTTTTGATGATTCCCTAAACCCATTAAGATTTTCTTTAGCCGAACGATTTTGTCTACTTCTACCCATTGAAGAACCAACAATAGTTTCCTTAATAGCATGCACATCTTTCCACATGTTATCTTGTGTTAATGCGCTATCTTGGGCTTGTTTTAATTGTTCTTCTGTTAAATCTTCTACATTTACTTTTTCTTCATTACCAAATTTATCAAGAAGTTTTACAAAATGCTTACCTGTTTTTTCATCAAAATTAGTTCTCGCTAAATCTTGTATTGCTGTTTGTTGGTCTTTTGACCAATTACCCCTAAGTTCTTGATTTATAGCATTATTCTGTGCAGTTGCAGATGCGCCCCTTGTTAGTTCTTTTACATCTATACCTAACTGGTTAGCCATTTCTTTCATCTGCATCATTGTTACAGGGTCGAAAGTAACCTGTCCAGTTTTAGAGTCATATCTGCCCTTGCCTTCAACAGTCTTAATTAGTCTTTCTTGGAAAGCAGCTGGGTCAGCCATTGATTCATACAAAGCACCCATAGGGTTACTAAATTGTTGTGCAAAACTTCCGCCCAACATTTGTATATTTGCAGATGTTTTTATTGCACCCTCTATAGAGCTAAATTTATCAGAAGCAGTCATTACTGCTTGCATATTCATTTTTAACGACTGTGATTTTAACACCATTTTTTCGATGCCATCAATGCCATTTTTAAATGAATATGATGACGCTAATTCAATATTATCTGCAAATGTTTTAGACGCTTTAATCGCATTAAGACCTAAATATTTAGCTCTTTCTTGCAATTGTCCAGTATATGCTAATGCATCTTCAACACCTGTTCCTAAAGTATCAAATTGGTCTATTATACTTGATGCAGTTGCTTCATCAGTAATATTGCCAAGGGCTATTGTTTGCTCTATTTGGTCCTTAGTTAATTGGATATTACGTCCTGTAGCTTGTGAATAATCTTCTTGATATTTTGCAATTTGTTCAGCAGTAACACCATACTCACGCCCAAATTCTTTAATTTGCTGCATGAGTTGTCGGTCCATTTTCATGGCTTCTTGCCTACTTAAGCCCATAGTACGAGCAGTCTTGAATGCTACATCTTGCAAATCCATCCATTTGTTAGTTTGGTTAGCAATGTTACTTGTAACACCCCCTATAGCTTTACCTAATTGTGATGCCATTTTAACACCTTTACCTGCCATATTAAGCCCTTTACCTGCCATATTAAGCCCTTGAGCAAATTTACCAATCAATCCAATTATAGCTGGTGCTGCCATATATTCTTTTTTATAATTTTTACGTGTTATTATTATCTATAAATAGCGCATTTTATACAAATTAAAAACAAAAATGGGAACTATTTAAATAGTTCCCATTTTTTATCGTTTACTTGCATTTTTTAAATTTTCCTGTTCCATATCAGTGTATTTATCTATTACATCTGTAGATTTACCACCCCTTTCACGTTTTTTATAGCGTTCGTTTTCTTCTTCAACTTCACGATTATGCTTATGGATATAATATTTTCTATCCCTTGTAGGCATAGTCTTCAATTCATTAAACCTCATATGCATATGCTTAAAGCATCCCCAAAGTTCATCAAGAAGATTTTGTGCATAATTAGGCGATATTGAGGAAAACAGTATCTGTCCACTCAAGAAAGGTTTTAAATGAGCCACCTCCCATTGACTCAGGACGTTCAATTTCAATTTCAAAATCAAGGCCAGGTTCATTCTCAATAATATACCTTCTTAAATGCAAAGAATCATTTGCAGGCATTGTGTTAATTAATTGTCTAACTTTTTTTCTATCGGTTTCACCATCAATAGAGACAACTTGCATTTCCAATCTATTTGTTATAGTTTTGTTAAATTGTACTTTACGTTTTGCTTCAATTTTTTTAGCCCAATCTTCAATTTTCCTATTGTTTTCAAAAATTGCTTGCTTTTGCTTAATATCAAGCACATCATCTATTTTAAGCGCATTGCCAATCATTTCTTCAGCAGCTTTAAGGTTCATGGCAACAATGGACTTATTTTCAAGGTCGTTCAAAGTTTTTAAATCTTTTTCTTCCTTCCTTGTAAGATATTTGAATTTAACTACTTTTTTAGTAATTGGTAATGTATAGTCAAAATATCCATTTTCGTCTCCTTTAAGCTTAAATTCTTTTGTTTTAATCTTGCTTAAATCTACACTTGTTTCAATTTCTTTACCTGTTTTAGGGTCAGTAACAGAAATAGGGAAATCAACTCCATAACTTGTTGCTCGTAAAAATAAAATGATAGCATCAACATCACCACTTACTAATGAATCAATATCAATTGATTCATCTTTTACTTTATTTTTCAAAAGTAGGTCGATTACTAATCCATCACGATATAAGTTAGGTGATGTAATTAAATTTTCATCATACGCAGTAAGATATGATACAGGTATCCTTGAATTTTTTGATTTATAGCACTCACCATTACTTGGTAGCGGTATAATATCATAAGCTTCAGCGCCATCACCATAATTTATATCAGGTAAAGTTTGTTTTGCATCTTCCTTGACAACTTCCTCAATAACTGTTGCCGTAGGTTCTTCAAAGCCCCTATTACTCTCCACTTTAACACTTTTTTCTTTTTGTGCATGCTCCTCAAGAATTGCGAATATGTCATCATTGTCATCATTACTATTAGTAGTTTCTAATTTTTCATCTACATTATTGTCATCAAGTAGCATTTTGATTTGACTCATGCCATCTTTTTGAGCTTCTTCAGTTCTTCGCATGGCTTCTTTAGTACCACGTAGTTTAATTTCTTCTTTAGTACGCTCATACATTTCATTTTGAGCCTGTAACAATTTCAAATTTTTTTCGTCTTCTTCAGACATTTTACGTCTTGGCATAACTTATTATTGTATTTTATCAATCAAATTAATTTCTTCTGCTAATATTACATAAATATTCATATTTTGTTTTTCCATTATTTTACAATTAACAAGAATTGCAAATTTTTCTTCATTAGCATTATTAGTGAATTTTAACTTAATATTTCTTTTTGGTTCATTATCAAAAACCCAATCTTCACCCTTTATTTTGGTATAATTTTGAATTTTTTTATGTTCAATGTCCCACAAATTTATTTCTTGTTCGAAATCTTCATCAGATGTGTCTAAATCTAACTTTAATATATATAGCTGAACATCTTTTGATACATAATCAGTGATGAAATCATCAACACTCCTATCATTTCCATCTTCGCCATATAGTACTGCATCGCATTCAGCATAAGACACTTTATCTTCGCTTACAGACGCTTTATTGGTAAGCCTATAAGTCTGACCGTCAGAAGATTTATAACCCCCTACAGAGCCACCATTCATATAATTATTCATACCTGCTTCAACTGCTCTGCTTGTTTGCTCTACACTTTTTTGCATTGCATTGAAATATTCGGCATTATTTTTATAGAAATTTTCGTCTGTATCAAAATCGCCATCATTATAATCATAAAATGGCATGTATAATTTAACTTTCATACTCAATTTTTATATTACTTTCTATTAATTCATTACCAATTTCATCACCATAAATTAATATGTTATCAATATCTTGTGAAGTTATTTTATTTCCATCATCAAAAGTAATGCTTGAAACTATTTTACATTCATTTAGTGAATAAACATTTAAAGCAGTGAATATTTCTTTATAATTTTTAATAAAATTAAGTTCGTCAAAAAACACAAAATCAAATCTCCTGCCTAAACAATCTTTAGGTGAATTTATTATAATAAAATTATTTTTCCATGAATCTGACAACATATCTGTCATTTCAATAGTAGCATGACGTGAATGTAATACAATGCCTACTGTATAATTTCTTAACATTATTAAATCATTAATAATTTTACTAATAGCAGTTGTATATCCTACTTGTCTATTTTTTATAAACAAACAAAACTGATTTTTTATGATGTTACTCATGATGATTTTTTGTAATTCATCATTTTTTTCCTTTACGCTCACTATCATTTTTTATTTTGTTTTTATGGCGTTTATTCTTATTTTCCTTAATAGTATTAGCTTCGTTTTGAATCTTTAGAACTTCTTTAAGCTGTTGCATAACTAATTCAGGTCTTTCATTAACATCCTTTTCCCATATTCTATATAAAGGTATACCATGTAGTAATGCCCATTTATTTTTATATTCGTCAACCCTTCTATTTTTTTTCTGCATAGGGTTCATTTTAGTTTCATCAACTATTCTTGGGTCTGAATGATAATAAGAACCGTCAAATTCTAATAAAATATTATCATTTGGTAAATAAAAGTCATAAAATCTTCCTATTTCCTTTGCTTCAAATTGCCAAACATATTTAACACCTAATTTATCAAGAAAATCAGTTGCAAATTTTTGTTCTGCTTTACTTGTCCCAAACTTAGGATGCTCACGTATTACTTTACCTTTAGCATCCCTTTGCATTTTTTTCTTCTTCTTGACTATTGTTTTATTGGCTATTTTCCTATTTTTTTTAATTGCTTGTTTCATAAAGATAAATATCCAAAAGATATGTTTTCATAATCATTTGATGTCTTATGCTGGACCATAGTTAAATCACTATCGCTTTCATCAATAGTTGCTAATTCCAGCATTTTAATAAAAAATAAAAAAATCAAGCATTATTTCAATGCTTGATTTAATTTTATTTATTAGGCATAGTATATTATATCTCCAGTAAAAGTAGCTTGCTTGTCTGAATAAAGTGTATTATTATCATCTATACGTTCATTATAGTTTCCATCAACAAATTTTTGATACACTCTTGATAAGTTATGAAATTCATAATAAGTTTCAACTATTTCTGTATTATTGTCATATAAGATGTCTTTATATGTAAAGCATATTATAGGGTCATATAAATACCCAATACTATCAGAAGCAATGTTCAATATATTTTCCGTATTATTTTTATATTCAATAGGGCATTTTTCAGACGTAAACGTATATTTAGTTCCAACGTTTGTTACCCCATTTTTCTTTGATATATCAAGATAGAATGTTGTAGGCGATGTGTTCATTACAAAAAAGTCTTTACGGTAGAACCAATCACCATTGTCAACACTATAATCCCCTTTATTAAATATTTTCCATAATTCATAATACGGACTATCTGTAGTATATTTTCCTTTTACATTATCTTCTGATTTTAATAAAGGTATATAATAATCACCTTTTGTACCTCCACCAAGTGAATTTTCAAAAACACTGTTTTCCAAATCACTAATTTTATTCGCTATCACAAAAATATTTGACGTATTATTAATATATTCCCTCGTTTCATAATAGCTTTCTGCATTGGCAAACGATGAATCTTTATCATTTTCAATGTCCACCTTACATACATATTTACCGTCCATTAAATTAGCATATGGGTCAGAATCAACAAATGAGTATTCACCATCAACATATTCACCTTTCACTTTTTTAGCATAATATTTTTTAGCATATTCATATTCACCTAAATTAGTACCAGTAGGTAATGATGACAAACTTATTAAATGTTTATATTCAGCATAAGCTAACATAAGTAAATTAGACCTACTATCAAAACTACCACCTTGGAATAATTTCCTCATAATTTTATGCTCATCATCAGTAAAGTGTTCTTCTTGATTTTCCCCACCAGGAACCCACATAATTCCACCAGGACCTAAATCATATAGCAAATTACCATCATTATCGTAAAATGAAAGAACCATCATATTTAAAGGGTTGCCACTAACGTCTGTGTTTTTATAGCCAAATTGTATGTTTGGTGTCGCAGCAGATGCTGCACGATATATACCAATTTCACCACCTTCCATCACAATTCTTGGTCCATTATCGTTATATGGGTTAGTATTAACTGTGTCAGCAGTTAGTCCGCCATTTGTTATTTTTTCACCCAATTCAGTAAACTTAGCCGACATTACTTCTTGATTTTGTCCAATATTACCGACAGTTACATTGATACCACTTACTGTCTGTTCCATAGAAGACATATTACCACTTAAATTTTGTACGGTAGAAGATAATGCTGAACTTGTCTGTTTTACAGTAGATACATCACCACTTAAATTTTGAACAGTGGAAGATAAGCTTGAAGCTGTTTGCTTAACAGTAGATACGTCTCCGCTTAAATTTTGCACTATAGATGTCCATCCTGAAGCTGTTTGTTTAAATGTACTTAAATCGCCAAATTCATTAATTAATGACTGCGTAACAGCAGATGATGTTTCAGTTCTTAAAAAATTAGAAGTATAAGAAGGATTAATAGTCTTTGTATCAAGTGCGAAATCTTGTGAAATCGTACCTTTATTTTTCAAAAAAATTGACACCATAATACTTTTAACCTCTTCATTATCAGCTAAATTATGAACGCCTTCTTGGTATTTTTCATTCGTGTAAGTAAATAAGTTATTAGAATTTACTTTTATTTCTCTAAAGTTTGCGTTAATATTATCACAATAATACATTACAATGCTTCCGTCAGTCACAGTAACAGGCACACCTTCAGCATCTACTTTGGCAGCATAGCAATTAATATTTACATGTATATTGTCATCAGCTTTAATAATAGCTTTTAGTCCATTAGCATCTTTAGGTACAATAACATACTTATTCGAATCATTTGGCGCATAAGGAGACCACGTGTATTCTTTAGGGTCTGTAGATGTTGATGTTGGGTCGCTCTCAGCTTTTGTTTTATTGTAACCAGTACCTATATATTTTTTATATGTACCATCATCATTCTTATTAGCATCACTTATATTAACGCCATACCCTTCACTATCAAGTTCATTAGCATATTTAACCCACGTATAATAGGTAGTGCCAACGCCATCAGCACCTCTGAATCGTGACCATGAGTAATTTTCCCAGTTAGACCCTTCAGTGGCAGTCTCTTGGTTAGGGCATATGCCTATGTATTTAGTATCTTCTGTTGGTTGTTGATAGGCTGATGACGGATATTTTTTGCCAGAAGCATCTGTTTTGTTAAGCACATCTGCATAAGCTATCCAAGTATAAAGTGTTTTACCATTTTTACCAGGTTCTCCAGGTACGCCATCTTTGCCTTTAATTAGTGACCATGTGTAGGCAGATACTTCGTCACTTTCTTTTTCAGTTTCTTTATTATACGCAAACCCAATATAAGGCAAAACTTCCCCATTATAAACAGGGTCATTAAAAGTCCTCGTACTTGTAGCGCCACTTTCCGAATAACGAACCCACGTATAATAAGTTGTACTAACCCCATCAGTACCTCTGAATCTAGACCAAGTATATTTTTCCCAATCAGTTCCCTCAGTTGGCGTTTCTTGATTAGGACGTATACCGATGTACACTGTTTTATCTGTTGGTTGCTGATAAGCCGATGATGGGTATTTTTTGCCAGAAGAATCTGTTTCATTAAGTTCATCAGCATAAGCTATCCACGTGTAGAGCGTTTTGCCATTTTTACCAGGTTCTCCAGGTGCACCATCTTCACCTTTAATTAAAGACCAAGTATAATCTGAAACATTTTCACTTTCTATCTCGCTCTCTTTATTATAAGCGAAACCGATATAAGGTAGCACTTTTCCTTCAAACACAGGGTCATTAAAAGTTCTTGTACTTGTAGCGCCACTTTCCGAATAACGAATCCATGTGTAGCTTTTTATTGAAACGCCATCATCACCTCTAAATTTAGACCAAGTATATTTTTTCCAATCGTAATCTTCTTCTTCAATCTCTTGATTAGGACATATTCCTATGTACTTAGTATCTTTATTTGGCTGCTGATACGCAATGGCAGGATAATCTTTCCCATCAATTAATTCATCAGCGTAAGCTATCCACGTGTAAAATGAATCACCAGATACACCTTTTTCTCCTTTAATTAAAGACCAAGTATAATCCGAAACATTTTCACTTTCAGCCTTACTTTCTTTGTTGTATGCAAAACCTATATATGGTAATACTTTACCGTTATAGACAGGGTCATTAAAAGTTCTTGTACTTGTAGCGCCACTTTCTGAATAACGAATCCATGTATAAAGAGTAGAGCCAACACCATCAGCACCCCTGAATCTTGACCAAGTATATTTTTCCCAATCAGTTCCCTCAGTTGGTGTTTCTTGATTAGGGCATATTCCTATATATTTAGTATCTTCTGTTGGTTGTTGATATGCTGACGATGGGTAATCTTTCCCTTCAATTAACTCGTCAGCATAAGCTATCCAAGTGTAGAGTGTTTTACCATTTTTACCAGGTTCTCCAGGTACACCATCCTCACCTTTAATTAGTGACCACGTATAAGCAGATACTTCATCACTTTCATTTTTATCTATATTGTTATATGAAAACCCAATATAAGGCAGCACTTTTCCTTCAAATACAGGGTCGTTAAAAGTCCTTGTACTTGTAGCGCCACTTTCCGAATAACGAATCCATGTGTAGTAAGTAGTAGCAATTCCATCAGAACCCCTGAATCTTGACCAAGTATATTTTTCCCAATCAGAACCTTCAGTGGCAGTCTCTTGGTTAGGACAGATTCCTATGTATTTAGTATCTTCATTTGGCTGCTGATAAGCTGTTTCAGGGTAGTCTTTTCCTTGAATTAACTCATCTGCATAAGCTATCCAAGTGTAGAGTGTTTTACCATTTTTACCAGGTTCTCCAGGTACGCCATCCTCACCTTTAATTAGTGACCACGTATAAGCAGACACATCATCACTTTCGTTCTCATCTGTATTATTATACGAAAAACCTATATATGGTAATACTTTACCATTGTAAACAGGGTCATTAAAAGTTCTTGTACTTGTAGCGCCACTTTCCGAATAACGAATCCATGTGTAGTAAGTTGCCCCATCTTCAGGTGCAGCAGTTTCAGATATTTCAGTTTGTATCACGCTCCCATCACCATATGTATATCTTGTGAAACTATATAGTGAATCTTCTTTACTACTTTTTAAAATATAAGTTTCACTCCATCCAAATTTTATTGGGTCATCTTTTTTATTAACTTCTGAAGGCTTACTTGAACTTAGTTTATAATAAGTTTTAACTGATTTTAAAACATTGCCAATTTCTTGTTTTATTAACTCAGACGTTTGCTCTTGTGTTGAAAAATTAGTGCTATCAATAACTGATTGTGTTATTGATGAAGCAGTTTGCTTAACAACTGACATTGTATCATTAATTTTATCATCTACTGTAGATGTAATTGATGATGCTGTTTGTTCAATCATAGATGATAAGTCACCAGATAAAGCACTAACAGAACTTGTAATAGAACTTTCAGTTATTTGAATAATTGTATTCATGTCAATATCATTAGTTACATGTGATAATACTAACTTGCCATTACGTTCTGCAACTACTGCCATATAAGTAATTATTTCGTTGTTATCATCTAAATATCTTACAATAACAGGCTCACCATCTTTTGCCCCTAAAGTGTCAAGATTATTACTGATTTTATCAATAAGTTCAATTGCACTTTGCCTATTTGGTTGTATATTATTGTTTTGGATATTGTTTCTCAGAAATTGAACTACCTGTTGTTTTTTTATTTCGTCAGACATATTAATTTTTTAACTATAAATATTAAATAACAAAAAAAGGTAAGAGAAAAACTCTTACCTTTTACTTTATTTGTTTTTTTTATTCAATCCAATCTTCAATCATATTATATTCTTTTTCTGTCAATCGCCTTACTGAAACTATCGGCTCTTTTGATAGAAGGCAAAGACCTTCTGCATTAAAAGAATCATAGTCCAAATAATATGCATTATATCCTTCACTAACCACTAATTGTATTTCTTCTTCAGATGGGTCATATGGGTCAAAATTAGCACCTACAATACTTTCAATATCAAATATTGATATTGGCTTTATTTTACTTTCATCAATTTTAAATTCATATATTGCAGGGTTCGCCATTTCTTTAGCATATTCTTTAGCATAATAGTCTTGCGGTGTTAACCATATAAAACCATTTTCCTTTAAATTTCCACCATGATAATAAATTTCTACAGAGCTTTGTTCGTTTAATATTCTATTTGCGCATTCAATTATTATATCATGAATATCTTGTTCAGTAAGCCTAATTAATCTATTCATATTTTTGTTCTGTTATTACCATCTTATATGTTTTTATTTTTTTAAAATGTTTAAGTAAAAAAACGTTAGTCAATCTTTCAGCCAAATAGCCCCCAATTCTGTATTGATACCAAACTTCGTTATTAGGGCTAAAATTTTTAAGATATTTTTCTTTATTATTTTCTATTCTTTTCTCTATGTCAATGCCAACATATTTGATATATTCATCCAATACATTTCTTATAAAATCAACGTATTCTTCAAAATCTTCTTTTTTCATTATCACCATATTACAAGGAAACATCATTGATGCATTCATAACATTTTCAAATGAATCAAAATACATTGGAAATTTTTTTCTAATTATCTCTTCAACAATATCCAAATCTTCTACATTATGACATAAAGCATACTGCCATCTAACAGTTCCATTGAATGTAATTGGGTCACATGCAATAGCATCACATTGCTTAAATACCTCGTCCATGTTAGGTATATCATCCATAAACTCAAAGTATTTCCTATACGAACATACCCCAACATATTTTTTCAACTCAATATTGTCTTTTATATGAAAATAACTCATTATCTCTGAATAAAAGCTTCCCTTTAACCCGTTATCGGCAATGTCGCCATTAATATCGTTTGAGTTAATCACTTTATATGCTTTGTTTTTAAGTATATTGTTAAAATCTTTATGAGTGCATATAAATATGTCAGTATCATTTTTTTCTTTAGTGCCTAAAAAATCCATCTTTTCTTTTGTCCTTTCATTATATAAAAAAAATTCATTAACCCAATCATTCTCTTTAAAAAAATTTTTATTGCCATCAGGATACCCTCTTTTAACCTTAATATCTCGGTATTCTTCAATCGTTTTAGTTGGAAAATGCCTTAACAAAACATTTGAATAAATAAAAGGAACAAATGGTTTTCTAGAATCACATTTCTTCCCATTACCATCACAGCAGTTTATTTCGTTAGAAGGTGTGTGTGGTGTTTCTTTCCACTCAACATGAATGTTTCCCTTTATAACAGATTTAATATGATTATTTTCTATGATGCCATTTCTTTTAGAAAAATTCAACGGCTTAACCACATTAGTGAATCTTTCTAATACTGGTTTGTTTTCATATTTAATTAGATTACTATCATTAAAAGTTAAAAAATTAATATGAATCATATCATAATCACTGTATATTGGCAACGATAGCCATTCTTTTATTGTTTTGACATTTTGAAATGCAATAAATTCGTCAATATCAAAAAAACAAAACCAATCATATTCAGAACTATGTTTATCATAACAATCTTGATAAGCCTTCAACTGGCAATAAGATTGATTCCTAAAATTGACTACTTCTACAGAACCATTTGAAATGTATTCATTAATTACATCTTCAAAATATTCTTCTCCATCATAGTTATTATCATATAAAAATATTTTATCTACTCCGATGTCTAGATAGAAATCAACATATTCTTTAATATATCTGTTTTCTAATCTTCCTATACAGCATAACGCTACTTTCATATCATTTTTATATTGCACACTTCTAGTTTCAGCAGAATGTATTTTTTGCTTTTTTAAACCCATAAAAAAAGATATTTGCCTATATATTATTTTGCAAATATATAAGTAAATATCTTAATTTACAAGAAATTGCTACTATTTCTTTATTTTTTATTATTTTCTTTCATAGCTACTTTAACAAAACGCTGTAACTGCTTGATTTTCAGACAATTAGTAGCACAATATAGCATAATCAAACCTTAATGTAGCTTGAATTGTAACAAGGTCACTTACACTGTAATCCAAATCACCAAATGACACATTTGTTAACATTGTGTTTTTAAGAATCCACTTAGACACAACAACACCTGTAGGGTCAAGCATTTCCAATTCTACGTCACGTTTATAGCCAGCTGCGTAGCCCTGTCTACCTGTAACTGATTCTGAATGCAAACGAACCCATTCCATAATAGCCTGTGAAGCACTTGGCCCAATTGGGTCACGTAATGTTACTTGAATTGTTTCCCATGTATATCTACCAACAACATAAGTTGATGTGTTCAAGAACGGAATTTGAGTTTCATCCTGTGTGATAGATGGACGTGATGCACTTGAAAGCCACCACTCTTGAATGCCCAAATCTGCAGGGAACCTGAATAACCATCTATTTTTCCTTAATGGCTCATAATTGAGCGGCATCTTCAAAAGTAAATCTGACATATTTTATATATTTAATATATTTATTTTTATATAATATAAATATTATATTTTATAATTTTAATAATATATTTTGTTATTTAAATAAAATATTATATATTAGCATAAGAAAAAAGAGTTATGGATAAATTAGATAAATTTATTAAAAAAGCAAAATCTGTTCACGGAAATAAATATGACTATTCAAAAGTTTGCTACGTCAATAGTCAAACTAAGGTTTGTATAGTTTGTCCAGAACATGGTGAATTTTGGCAAACACCTGCTAATCATATTCGTGGTAATAGATGCCCTATGTGTTCTAATAAAGGACGTGGAAGTAAAAAGCGTTCTTCCACTGAAGAATTTATTAAGAAAGCAAAATCTGTTCATGGCGATAAATATGATTATTCAAAAGTTGAATATGTTAATTCAAATACTAACGTTGAAATAATTTGTAATACACATGGCTCTTTTTACCAAAAACCATTAAACCATCTTAATGGGCAAGGATGTCCTAAGTGCAGTGGTAAAAAATTAACAACTAATGAATTGATAGATTTGTTTAATAAAAAACATTCAAATAATAGATATGATTACAGTAAAGTAAATTACGAGTTAATGCATAAGAAAGTTTGTATAATATGTCCTGAACATGGCGAATTTTGGCAAACTCCTTCAAAACATTTATTAGGACAAGGATGCCCCAAATGTTCTATTAAAAATAGGCACAAAAAACATACAACAGAAGAATTTATTAAACTCGCAAAATCTGTTCATGGTGATAAATATGACTATTCAAAAACAAATTATATATCAGCAAAAGACTTATGCGTAATAACATGTAAAAAGCACGGTGATTTTTTACAATGTCCAAACGACCATTTATCTGGTCATGGATGCCCAAGATGTGGCAAAGGTAGAATAATTTCAAAATTTGAAGATGAATTATTTTCTTTTGTCCACAAAATTGATTCATCAGCAGAACAATCGAATAGGAACATATTAGATGACAAAAATGAACTTGATATTTTTATCCCTAAAGCACATTTAGGTATTGAGTGTGATGGTTTGCATTGGCATTCTGAAGAATTTAAAGATAAATCTTATCATTTAAACAAAACAATTGAATGTGAAAGCAAAGGGGTAAGATTAATACATATATTTGAAGATGAATGGATAAATAAGCAAACAATAGTTAAAAGTATAATTTCAAATATTTTATTACAAAGCAACAATAAAATATATGCAAGAAAATGCGAGCTAAAAAAAGTTGATAAAAAAGAAAAAGCAATTTTTCTTAACAATAATCACATACAGGGTAATGTTGGTAGTTCTATTGACATAGGTCTGTATTTTAAAGGTGAAATTGTTTCATTAATGTGTTTTAGTCCTTTAAGAATAAATTTGGGACTAAAACCGAAAGATGGGGAATATGAATTAATTAGATTTTGCAATAAATTAGGTACTAACGTCATAGGCGGTGCAAGCAAATTATTTAAGTATTTTATAGAAAACAATCACCCATCTAAGATAATAAGCTATTCTGATAACAGATGGTTTAAAGGTGGTATGTACCATAATTTAGGGTTTAAATTTCTACGTAATTCAAGTCCTAATTATTATTACGTTATAAATAGACAAAGAGAAAACAGATTTAAATACAGAAAAGATAAATTAATTAAAGAAGGCTTTGATAAAAATAAATCGGAGCATGAAATAATGTTAGAAAGAAAAATATATAGAATATATGACTGTGGGTGTAAAGTCTGGGAATGGAATGGATAAGACAAAAAAATTTATTGATAAAGCTAAAAAGGTTTGGGGCGAAAATGTGTTTGACTATAAAGATGTTGTTTATGTTAAGAATAATATACCTGTAGTTCTATGGTATAATGGAATTAGGGTTGAGCAAACACCAAAGCATCACTTAGCACACCATATGCCAATAGAACTTTCAGATAAAAAGAAGCATACTAACGATGAACTGATTAAAAAGTTCAATGAAGTGCATAATTCAAAATATTCTTATGGTGATTTTAAGTATATAGATGCTAAAACTAAAAACATTCCTGTTTATTGTAAATGCTTAGGGGCAGATGGTAAAGAACATGGATGGTGGAATGTTAGTGCAACTAATCATCTTTCAGGATGTGGATGTCCTAAATGCAAAAGTGAAAAGCTCTCAAAATATTTTGCTTCAAACACTGAAGATTTCATAGCTAAAGCTAAATTAGTTCACAATGGAAAATATACTTATGATAAAGTAAAATACATAAATAACACAACAAATGTTATAATAACTTGCAGTAAGCACGGAGATTTTTCACAAACACCACATAATCATTTACAAGGTAAAGGATGCCCTAAATGTAATGAAAACAATCTTGAAAAAATAGTGGAATCTATTCTTGCAGATAACTCAATTAAATACATTCCACAATATAGGGAAAAGTGGCTTGAAAAGCAATCATTGGATTTTTATTTACCTGATTATAACGTAGCAATAGAATGCCAAGGTGAACAACATTACAAACCAAACAGATTTTCTGAATCATTGGAAACAATTCAAAATAGAGATAAAATTAAGTTGGAAAAATGCATCAAAAATGGCGTCAAATTACTTTATTTTGCAAATGAAAAATATGACAAAGAAATCATAAACAATTCAAATGAATTGATTAAATCAATTGATGAAACTATAAATATAGACAAGAAAAATATTTCAGAAATACACAATTTCCTCAAATCATTAAACGTTAAATTCACTTATGAAGTTAATAAGATAGTACATGATTCCTCTTATATGTCTTTACAAGATATTTTTACTATTAACGATAGCAATTTAAAAATAATATACGTTAACAGTTATGATTATAGAAAGAAAAATGAAGAAGGGGTTGGTGTATCACCATCTTTTTTTATTTCAGAAACTAAAAAATATAATAGCGATGGGTATAATGTCATTTGGATTAAAGATTATGAAATGATTGAAGAAAAAAATGGCTATAAACGTAAATGGGAAGTCATTAAATCATATATCAGATATGCTTGTAATCTATGCGAAAATAAAATATTTGCAAGAAATTGTGAAATACACGAAGTACCAAACAATGAATTGAAAGCATTCTTGGATAAGAATTGCTTCTATGGATATAGACCTGCTAAAGTAAATCTTGGACTTTATTTGAAAAAAGATTGCGGTAACTTTAAAAAAGGCGATTTAGTCATGGTATACACTTTTGGAAGTAATTTCTATGGCAGGTCTGATAAGTTAGATACGTTGGAAGTTATAAGGGTATCTACAATTCTAAATTCGCATGTAGTTGGTGGCTCATCGAAGTTACTTAATTTTTTTGAAAAAAATTATAAACAAATTAAAATAGCTAATAAAATTATAAATGTTAAAAAATTAATATTCTATGTGGACGCTGACCATAATAATGGAAAAAGCTTACAGAATAGTGGATTTGAATTTACGAAATGGGTTCCTGGGTTTATGAATGTCAACTCTATTAAAAGAACTGCAACAATGAGAAAACCATTTAAAAATGATGAAATAAATAAATTAATTAATTCTAACCAAATGTACATTTCCCCTACAAATGGCGTTATGGTATTTAACAAGATTTTAGAACGTTAAAAATGTTAATTCTATTGTTTTATTAAAAACAAAGCGTTATATTCAAAATAAAAAAATATGAAATTAACGAAAAGCATTATTAAAAGTTATTATTTGGATAATAATAACAATTATTTCAACAATGAATTACCAACTAAAAACATAACATTTGCCATTGACCATTCAATACATAATGTAGCTGGTTTTGTAAGACAAACAAAAAACAAATATAAAATATTTGTTAGTGACATGTTCTTATGGGATAAAGAAGAATTATCTGATATAATTACACACGAAATGATTCATTTGAAATTGTCAATGATTGGTAAAAATGATTTTAGTAATCATGGTAATAATTTCAAGGCTGAATGTGCAAGAATCTATCAAGAAAGAAAAAGAGTAATTCCTTTAGATGGGAGTCATATTTTAAAAACTCACAAATGTAAAGAATTACTCCTTAAGGAAAAAAATAGAAAACATAACGTTTTCCTTATAATGTTAAATTGGCTAATTAATAAGATTTGTTAATTGTAAATGTTATTAATTGACCTACTACGTCTACTATTGGCATTACCCTTCATACTTTGAGCTGACCTTATAACTTGGGAAAGTGTTGCATTTCCACCGTATCTTTTGGCTAACGGCATTAAAGTGTTAATAAGTTCTTGGGCTTTATAATATGAATTAGATGCTTTAAAATTAGTCGCAGCAGCTTTAAATCGCTTATTAAGGTTATATGGAAATTCAGTATCATTTGGCGCAGGTCTTCTTCTTTCAGAATTACCAGGACCATTTCCAAAAAATGCACTTACTGCATTAGCCCCACTTTTAACCATATCTTTAAAGCCTTCATTTTCATCATTTTCATTGATGACTTGCTGAATATTTTCTTCAATTACTTTATGTAAATAGTTTTCGTTTATTACCATAATATTATAATTTTAATGTTATTTTTTATGTGTTATTGGTGATTTGTGCATCAGTCAATATAATTGTATTATTTGTTACTAGAACCGTCATCAGTTAATACTTTATCGCTTTCCAAAAATACCTTTTTGAAAAATTCATATATTGATGATGTTGGGTCTTCTGCATATTTTCTCAACCCATCAATTGCAGTTTGACGTATTTTCTGAATGATTGGTTCATGCTGAATTATTTCATGGACATGCATTGCTTTTTGTTCAGCATTATCACCATCATCTTGCTGCTGCATATGGTTTCCTTGCTGTTGAATACCTTGACTCATTTCCATATCATCCATCATTTGGTCTTCATCACCTTCATTAAATATATAGTCTTCGTTTAGATAACGCATTGTATCATTCAGGTCATCTAATACTTTGTGAATATAACTATTTTTCCTTTTCATAATTATTAAACGTTTAATTTATATATAAATATAATACAAATAAAAAAAGAGAACCCACCATCAAAGGATTCTCTTTTTATATTAATTAAATATTATCGAATGAAACGCCTTCAGGGGTTAAAACAAAGTCAATAGGAATATATTCCAATGAGTTGATTGGTTTAAAATAAATCTTAGCAGGTAATTCTCTTCTTTCCTTTGCTTCTTCAGATGAATCTACTTCAATTTTATAATCAGAAATACCTCTATTTGCCCTAATATTATCCAAAATAGGTGTGACAGTTGATAAGAATGCATTCTTTGTAACAGAATCGTTTGGTTCAAAAATTAAACTTCTGCAAGCAATTGCAATAAGCTTTCTCATACGAAGCAGCAATCTACGTACAGCTATACGATTCAATTGTGTATCAGTTTCCTGTAAGTTTTTCTGCCCCCAAATCTTAACACCGTCAGTAGCAAATGTCTTAACTGGATTAATTCTATTATCATAAAGCTCATCTTCATCAGCCAACTTTGTAACATAGTGTGCTTTTACACAATTAACATCGCCACGTTCAAGGCCTGCAGGTGCAAACCAAGGATAAGCAGAATTATCAGTTTGTGCAAAGTTTCTTACAACATCCTTTGTAGGTGGCAAATAAATATACTGGCTATTATCTTGGTCAAGATATTTAACCCAAGGATAATATGTACATGTATAGTTAGACGTAATTTCCGATTCTTCCAAATTGTACACAGCTTCTTCAGGTGTAAACATTTCATCTACATAATCACCAACACCAAATGGTTTATCAGGTGTTGTCACAACGTAGATAGAGTCAGCTCTTTCCTGTTCAAGCATATCAATTGTTTCTTCTACAAGAGTTTTATTGTTTACATAATCAATACCTGGTGTGGCAAAAACATTAATATCAACTGATTCAGGGTTAGAGAATTGTCTAATAGCTGCAAGATAAGCATACCAGTCAGATGTCAGACCATTCTGATTTAAGCCTAATGACTCAGGGTCAGCAATTCTATCAAATGAATAACCTTCACCTGTAGTCTTGTTATATTTGCCTAAATACTTAGAGAGTTTAAAGTCATCAGTGTTACTTCTTGATGTCCTAAATACATCCCAACCATCAAATCCACCATAGAAATAAACAGTGAACTTACGTAATGATACATTTTCATAAATTGAGCCATACATTGAGTATTCATCACCAATGATTGGTTCACCGTCTAATGTAGATGTTCTTGTGCCCTTAGAAACGGCATCGAATATATATCCTTTTTCACCATCTACCGTAACCAATGGATTATAGTTAGCATCAAAATCAAGCCTTGAATCCAAGTGGAAGCCGTGTGTTAACATTGAAGGTTTGTTAATGTATGCTGCAACACCTTTAAATTTAAATAAATCTAAATCAACACCTACTCTTGATGACAAACCAAAATATTGTTTTCTATTTCTTAAATCTTCATCATAAGTTGTATTATATTTAATAAAAGGTGCTGTAATACCTGACTGTCTATCATCTACAATTGGTGTTCCACCATACTGAACTGAAGGGTAGCCTAAGAAACCTGCAGGTACTGCATTTTCAGCAGCGTCACTTTCCTTGCATTCAACTGTGATATATTTTGACTTGCTTTCATACATTCCGTCAAATGAGCCAATCTTATAAGAAATATAATTCTTTGACCCAGGAATTAATGAACAATGAGAGAATTTTTCAAGTGGAACTTGAATTTCATCAGTGTCATTAATATCACGTACTACAACATCAAACACACCTTCATCAGGTTTAATGTTTTCAATTGAAACCTTAACTTCATTAACAGACATATTACCATCAGAAATTGTATGGAATCTAAACAATTTCTTCAATTCAATATGATTGTAATCACCCATCAAGTTAGATACAATCCAAGGTGTTGATGAATATCGGTAAGCTGATTTATAGTTATTTAAGTCACAATTTACAAATGTAAGGTCATCACCTACCTTATTTAAACGATAATACAAATCATCAGCTAAGTTCTTAACTAAAGTGTATTTTGCGTTAGCTGGTGTCGTAACTTTATTACCATTAATAAGTATACCTGGTGATTTTAAAACATCAACATAGTCACCACCATCTTCAGGATTATCATAGTAATCATATCGTTTATAAACGTAATGCCTACTGCCTTTATTATCTGTGTATTGAGCTACAGTATAAATTTTACCTACAGCTAAATTTTCAGCTTCATTAGTAATTGTTTCACCACTATTAAATATGTGCGCAGTAAACCCTGCTTTACCAACAACCTCTTTATCAGCCAAATATCTTAAGCCTAAATCTTTCCTTGTCAAAGAAGCTTCTGGTTTTCTAAGTAAGCCATTAACAGGTTCAATACTTGAAAATTCTGTTGGATAAAGCACTTGATAGAAAGTCAATTCACTATTAATTGCTGTTGCGTGAGTACTACCTGTATTTGCAATTGCTTGCTCTAAAGCGACATCATATAATTCTTCCACATAAATAGGAGCGTCACCATTTACTGGGTCAGTACCCAAAACATTAATAATATATTCTTTATCATTAGGATTCAGAGAAACTGCGTATTCAAAACCATTAGGTGCATCGCTTGTATATGATGTCCCACTTGTTTCACCTGTCACACCTTGGATTTTAAATCTGCCTAAATTTGTAGAAGATATACTATATGTTTCTTCACTTCCAGAGAAATTATATTCTGAGCAATCGTTACCTGTTGAATATAAAGAAACATAAGGCGCTAAGTTAAGTGCATTCTTATTGTACAATGTAGGTTTTTTACAAGCGTCTGTATCTTTAGTAAGTTCACCTACACGATATACTAATTTATCATATGAATCAGTTGGGCAAGTACAGGTACCATTTGCACTGTTGAATTTATAGTACTTTTGATAATCTGCTCTTGAACGTAACACAGCAACTACCATACTATCTTGTGTTCCTTCCATTTTAGCTGTAATAACCCATGCAGGACCTGCATTATATCCGCTAAGCCCTAACACACGTACAACTTCAAGCTGATTAGACTGTGTGAGGTAAGATTTTGCTACATATGGTAATTCGTATTTAGGATATTGGCTACCTTTAAATTTTTCAGTGCTAGTACCACCAAATGTGTTTACAAATTCACGCCAGTTAGAGATTGACATTGGCTGAAAAGCAGGACCTTTTAAGGTTTCACCTGCAAGGCCTAAAGTCGTAATACCAAGACTCTTAACTGCATAAGTCATATCAATTTCACGTGAGTAAACGCCAGGCGATACATGTACACCCCTTGCATTATCTGCCATAATTTGAAATATTTTGTCTTAATTATTTTATTATTTAATAATAAATATTTGATATAACCAATAAATTTAATTATATTATAAAAAAAATAGATTAGATACTATTTATCCTATTAATAAATTCTTTAACATCAGTTACATCAAAATTTATGTTGTTTTTTAATAATTTTTCACGATAAGAAATTAGCAAATCAACATAATTTTCTTCATCTTTAATTGTATTAGCATAATCTACTTGCAAATTAAAAAATAAATCAGTGATTTCACCTATGCTTTTTAAGTATTTTTTAAGTAATAATAAATCATTTAATTCAAGATTGTATTTTAAATCTGAATTATCAATATCTAGTAATTTTTTTTCTAAATCAATCAATATCTTTATCGTTACCATCTACAATGATTTTTTCGTTAACAGGTGTTGTGTCAAGTTCTGATTCTTTATTTTCAGTAATATCCACTATAATATTAGGGTCATACCCTTTAATTATTATTTTAGAATCAGAATATAAATCATCCCTTGTTATATTAATTTTAATTTCATCTTCCTTTAAAAAAGATACATCAAAATCTAAGTCAGTAAACTCATTATTTGTATAAATTGTAAAATCGTATACGTTTTCGGTTGTAACTTCCGTTAAAACCATATCTGATTCTACAGCGAATGTTATTCCGCTTTCACAATTTGGTATTGTAATTTCATATTCAAGTGATTTATTATGGTATTTGTCTTCTTCATCTTTAATGCAACAATTATCAGGCAATTCTTCTTCTTTAAGAATTACAGAGCCACGTTTTTTGCGTATATCTACTGTGTCATAAGGAACACCGCATTCAAGTTCACTAACAATCTTATTTGTTTTTAAATCGAAATCAGTAATTCTTTTATTTTTCTTAGTTTCTTCAGAATCAAGAAACTTAACAATAAATCTTGATGGCACTCTTGTTACTTTGTAATCCTCTTTCCTTATAATATACCCCATCACTTTAATCGAAAAAGTTTGCGAATAAAACTTCCTATCGTCAATTGTATATTCTGATTCATCATTAATGGATTCTAATATCATAGGCATTGCATGACCATTAGGCGCTATATAGCATTCAAGCGATTGAAATTCATAATGAACCATTTCGTTAAATCTATTAAGTAATTCATACTTATTACATATTAAATTTACAGTATATACAAAATTAATAGCAAATGGTTGCTTCATTGAATATAAATCATATGCTTCTTCCCCATTTTCTTGTAAAACAGGGACAGCAAACATTGTATAATCCCTATGCCCAGGTACATTAAACGGAGCGCCTTGCCCTTCGCCATGTTGTGGATTATTATCACGTGTAATTGTTTTAAAATTCATTATAATATTACCTGTATCATCAAGATTTTGCCAAGTTTGAGAATATTCAGAAATCTTCTGATTGGAAAACAATCTATATGTAGGTAAACGTTTTCCATCATATACCAAATCAAGCTTTTTGTCTACCCAATTAAAAAATTCTTTATCTATATCTTCATACGTAATAGGTTTAGGGAAAAAAGCAGAATTTTCTAAAATTATTTTTGACATATTCCTTCTACGTTCTTTGCCTGTTGCTTTATTCCTTACTTTAAACCTATCTAAATATGGTTTTGGTTGTATTAATGCCATTTTAACAATTTTTTATATTAATAAATATGCAAAAATAATGGGAACTAAATTAAATAGTTCCCATTATTTCTTCTCTTAATATCTTTCCTATTCTTCATTGGAAAGATTTTCAAATATCTTTGCAAACTGTGATTCGGTTAAATTTAGCACCATAAAAAATGCCATGTAGTTACGCACTGAATTCCGATTGGTCGACTGGATAAGCATAAATTGTACGAAATAAAGGTTCGATTCCAAACAATGTGTGCGCATTATCATAGTTATTTCTGCCATCATTTGAAACAGTAAAGTATTCCATATGTGTTTGACTTATCTGAACACCAATATAGTCACCCTTCTTAATATCAACACCAAGTTCATCCAATGTTTCTTGATAAACACCAAGTGTTAATTTACCAGTTTTCATATATGTACCTAAATTTTTTGATTTGTCATACGATTTTAGTTCTGGTTGTTCAATTTCATAAACGCAATGAATTTCAACAGGCGCTTTATAGGCAACCTGTTTAGCATCAGTTTCACCATATAAAGCGTCTGCATTTGATTTAGTTAAGTCAACCTGATATAGAACTACAGTTTGGTTCATGTCCTGTTCTATATAATTTTTACCTATTTCCATTTCAAAATCAAAATCTTCTTCAGAATAAAAGAGATTGTTTCTATTGATTGGTACTCTTCTTTGTGTGTTTTTATTGAAATCCATTATTCTTTATCACCTTTATATTTAGGTCTTCTACCTAAGCCTTTATCTCTTTTTGCTATATCTGATGTTTCATCATCATCGCTCATAGCAGCCATTGCAGCCCTACCATGCTTGTCATCTATATTACCATTACCATGTTTAGCTTCCATGTCTGCCATATCCAATTTCTTACCAAGTCAACTATTATGGTTATATTCTTTCAAAACACGTTTAACGCTATTTTCAATAATACGGTGCAAATCGCCTTCTGTAAGTCTAATTAGTTTTTTCATTTTATCTTCTTCTGTAAAAATTATTATATATTTCTTCACTTAATCCTGAATCAAGGATAACCATATGTGTTTCCCCATCACGTTGAACCATCCCCCAATTTGCTAATCTTGTATAATCACCTGTTGGTGGTTGATAACTTCCGAGATAATTTTCTAATTCATTTAAGAAATATGAACCATTTTCGTCAGCTTCCAATATTTCATCAATATTATTATCATTAATAACAGACCTATCATATCGTGCAATCCCTCGTTCATATCTACTACCTTGGTACATTATAAAATTACAAACAAGTTTCCAATCAAAACCTGTGACTTTTTTAAAGTCTTGAGCCTTTGCTGGTAGAACATATTCACATACTATCCATTGATATCTTGGTTCTTCATTACCATCATATCCGAACAGTTGGGTATGGTCGCCATCAAATTGGTATACTTTAGGAAATAATCCTGTCTGTTCCTTATAACTGTCACGTGTTATTGAGCATTCTTCTTCATTTTGTGCAACCCCTTTTTGATTCTTAGCCAATTTAAGGCATTTTTCATCATCAATTTGGAACACAATTCTGCTTGAGCCATTCCCTATTGGATTCCCAAGCATTTCTTTGCAATATCTGACTTTCTTAGCATAAGGCATTGTATTTAAGGCATCCAAACGAAATCCTTCCATTTGCGCTTCAAACAACTTTTTATATTGTGATTCAGTGATTATTACTTTCATTAATTTTTTTATTTTTATAAATAAATAGTTTCCATTTGCAAATAAGAAATAAATAGTTGATTTGTATTGAAAAAAAGTTATATTTTATATATAATATAAAATATAATGGCAATATCATTAAAAAAGACAGAACAAGCATATGGAATTTTGAAAGATTATAATGGGGAAAATCCTTACATTATTAATCTTAAAAATAATGTGTATGCTTATAAAACATCTCAATTAAATGATTTTCAAGTAGAATTTATTCTTAGAAATTACGATAAAAAGCCAATTTTAATTAATAAATTAGTTAAAGTAGCAGAATGGTGGGGAGAGAAAAAGAAAGAAGAATGGAATATAGATTTTACGCCTAAAAAACTGTTTGTTGGGTGGTATATTGGTGATACAACAACAACTTACGTGTTTTATGCTAAATACAGGCAATCAGTAGAAGCACAAATGATGTTTGTTTCCAAAGATGCTGTTCTAACAGACTTTTTATTAGAAGATTGGACTAAAAAAGAAATAGATTTCAACCCTTATAACAAGAGAAGTGGAAGAATTCTCTACTCTCATCAAGAAGATGCAGTAAAGTTCCTTGTAACACGTAAAAAGGCGATTTTAGCGGACGAAATGGGCCTTGGCAAAACAGTTTCTGCCATTGTTGCAGCACTTGCAGGTGGCTATAAACATATTTTGGTTGTTTGTCCTGCTTCAGTTAAGGAAACATGGAAAAATGAGTTGAAAAGCTACGTTGATGAAAAAGACATTACTATTGTTAACGGCTCTAAATGGGATGATGCAAAATTTACAATCATAAATTATGATATTTTGGAAAATTTTTATAAAATACCAACACAAAAAATCAAAAAGAAGGAATTAAACGTAGATGATAATGGAAATGTGTTCACTGAAGTAAAAGAAAAGGAAATTGTGTCAAGAAACACGCAAATTGTTTCAGATGCAATGGATAATAGCCAATTATATAAGTCAAATTTTGACCTTTTTATCATTGATGAGGCGCATAGACTGTCAAATTCATCGTCAGGACGTTTTAAAATTGTAAAAGACCTACTTAAACGTAGTAATCCTGACGGAATTTTCGAACTTACAGGCACAATGATAACAAATGGTGCTCATAATCTTTATAATTTGCTTAAAATTATAGGTTGTAGGGTTACAAAAAATTGGGAAAACTATATGATAAGATATTGTGGGGCTAAAGTCTTCTATAAAAAAGGCCCAAGAAAGGCGTACACATCAATTTTCCTTAAGAAATGCGGTAAAAAGGAATGGGCGGACCTTTCTTATAATGAAAAAAGACTATTAGATGAATGCCTTGAAAAATCTTGCCCTAAAATAGTAATACCTGGTGAAGACACTAATATGGATGAATTACAGGAAATAATTAAACCTTTTTATCTAAGACGTGTAACTGAAGATTTGAAATCTATGGTCGAAAAACGTGTAAAATTCTTACACTACAGCCTTTCAACTGAAGAAGAAATTTCATATGATAATATTTGGGATAATTATAAGCAGCAATTAGATTCTGAAGAAAAGTCTGAAAATTCCGAAAAATACAAAAAACTTATTGAAGGCAGCATTTTAAGACAATGGCTTGCTGATAAAATGATTCCAAGAACAATTTCGCTTGTTAGGAAATGCATTGAAAAAAATCATAAAGTTATTATATTTTGCGCATATGATAATGAAATAAACGCATTTAGAAAAGAATTTGAAGGTATTTCGGTTTATCATAATGGCAAAATATCATTAAAAAAGAAAAACGAATCAGTAGAACGTTTTCAAAAAGATAATAATGTAAAAGTTTTCATAGGTAATTTACAAAGTGCTTCGGTAGGTCTTACCTTAACAGCAGGTGATGTAGTTGTATTTAACAATTTTTCCTTTGTTCCAGCTGATAATTTGCAAGCTGAGAACAGAATTCACCGTTTAAGCCAAACAAAACCTTGCACAATTTATTATCAATCATTTAATGGGACGTATTTTGATAGAATGTTAGATATTGTTCGTGGTAAGCAAGATGTTATTAATAATATTATTGTATCGGAAAAGGAAAAATAAATTATTGCTAAAAAGCATTAGAAGTATTTTATAATTAAAGGAGCTGATTTGGTATATTTAATTAAATATGCCAAATTGGCTTAAAAAATATTAAATAAAAATGATACTGCGTTATGAATGAAGATTTGGAATTTGATGAAACTGAAGAAAAAAAACTTTATCTATGCTTCGTAAATTTAGTGGGGCAAGAAGAAGATGGTAACTATAGGTATGAATTCATTTTTACCGACAACCCTGATGAAGTGTGGGGTGATGATTTTGAATATAAACCTTGTTCCCTTATTAATAGCCTAATGGTGGCAGAAGAGTATAAAACTGAAACGCATATAGTAAAGACAAAAATACAATTTGACTTAATTCAAAATAATGGATGCTTTGGGATGCAAGATTGTATGGACGGTGTAGTTTCATTGTGTTTCGAGAATATTGACGGTTATGATTCTTACCCTGAAGACGGAAGACTAATATTTATGTTTGGAGAAACATATGATGAAGTTGAACGCAAGTTAGCAATTAAAAATATTTTAATGTCGTAAACTATTTATATAAAAAAAACAATGGAGTACTTCTATATACGACAAAATAGCACACTACCAACACTACGAATGGAATTAATCGAAGACGGTAGACATGACTATAGAAAATTTTATGACTCGATTCAGAATTGTTCTATAACATTTACAATGGTTAACATAGATACCAATATCACAAAAGTAGCTAAAGCGCCTTGTTATATCAAATTAAAAGAAGATGGTGGATGTGCGGAAAAATATGTAATCTGCTATGATTGGAAAGAACGTGACACTAAAGACGTTGGTACTTATAAAGGAACGTTTGACATTACATTCAACCCAATCAAATCCGATGAAACTGAATACCCAACAGGTAAATTAATAATGCCAATCCGTGAAACACTCAACATAATTATTTTGCCATGAAAAGTAGCTATATTGAAATTAGATTCAAGCAAATGAAGCTTTTAGGCAAAAATGGCTACATTTTTGTTTATATTGAAATATTTAATAATAAATAACAAATTAATATATATATATATGACTAAAAAACTTATAAGACTAACAGAAAGTGACCTTCACAGAATTGTGGAGAAATCAGTGAACAGAATATTGAAAGAAGATGATTCCACACCAAATATATACAATAATCGTTCTATGTTCGCTAAATTTATGTATCAAACAATGTCAAAAATGCACGACATAAATGAAGCTTTATTCTATGATGTGCTTAATGGCAGAATTAATCAGTTCAAGATTTTGTCCAATGAAGAGAAAGATAGACTTGTTGAAATTGCAGAAATGGCAAACAAGTTAAATGGCAATATGGCTTATTTATCAGAAATGCTCGAAAGTCAATCAAGTTCACAGTTTGAACACGAACCTGAAGATTGGTATGAGCGTAATGAACACGGTGATTTTGATACGTATTAAGCTGCTTTACGCAACCTTATATAATTGTCTAAAAAAGAGGAACTATTTATTTAGTTCCTCTTTTTTTTTATCTTATTCTTTTAGCTGTATCTTTAAGCCCATTTATGGCTTTCTGCCAATTAAGCAATACAATATCACGTTTACTGTGTACACCATCGTTTATTATTTTGTTTAAGTCATCCTGCATTTCATTAGCATATATTTCTATTTTATTAGCTATATTAGGATTTTTAAACGTATCTCCATATTCCATAAGAATTTTCCTTGTTTCTTCTTTTATGATTTTTTTAATTTTATCCATAAGAATTTATTAATTTATTTTCTTATATCAAACTTATTTTTTTTAGTAAAGTATTTTATTATATATAATAAATATTTATTTTTTCAAAAAAAAGCTAAAACTAAATTTTGTTTTTTAATGGTTTTTAGTATATATTTGTTTCAAAAATCAATGCTACTTAATGTGGCTTTCAGATTTAAAGCATAAAAAAATAAAGTAAATACTATGATTAAAGAAATTACAACTGATGTTGTTAACACTTTCCTTATGGGGTATAACCCTATGGAACATATCATCACTATGGAATGTAGTTATGATGATGAAAAGGTAAGTGTTATTTATGTTAATGAAGAAGGGCAAAAAAGGGTAAAGCTTGAACCATTTAAACCTTTCGTTTGGGTCAAACATAGTGCTGCTATTCGTATGTTTGAAGGTAATCGTGGTACATTACGCAAGAAATTACGTGAATATGGTATAACGATTAAAGCATTAAAAACAGGTGATGAAGGTAGTGAATTCTCTGACCGACTTGAAAATGGATATAAGTATCTTTTTCAATCAACAAGGGCAATGAGTTATCAGCACTTTATGATGTTCTTCCAAGAAGCAGGTACGCCTATTTATGAAAGGAAAAAGAAAGGTGATGATTCGAAAGATTCTAATAAAGAATTTATGGCTTGTTCACCTGTTGAGCAACATATGATTGAAACAGGTGAACGTCTATTTAAAGGTTATGAAAACTATGATGATTTACTTAGAATGTCATTCGATATCGAAACCCAAGGTTTGAACCCTAAAATACATAGAATTGAACAGATTGGTATTAGAACAAACCACGGGTTTGAAAAGATTATCACTATAACAGGTGAAACGGATGAAGAACGTGATAAAAATGAACTTGAAGCAATAGAAGAAACTGTTGCTATAATGGCAAAGATTAAACCTGATGTCATATTCGGCCACAACTCTGAAGTGTTTGACTGGGACTTTTTCATTGTTCGTTCACAAATATTAGGCACTACATTTGAAGAAATTTCACTTAAATATTTTAAACATCCTATATATAAGAAAGCTAAGGAATCAATTCTTAAATTGGGTGGTGAAATGGAATACTATAGACCTACTATTATGTGGGGTCATAACATTCTCGATTCACTTCACGCAGTAAGACGTGCCCAAGCACTTGATTCTAATATGAAATCAGCAAACTTGAAATATATCACGAAATATCTTGACTTAAAGAAGGCAAATCGTGTATATGTACCAGGTAATATTATTTCAAAAACTTGGAATATAACTGAGCCAAAGTTTGCTTTCAATGATGAAAATGGTGATTGGTATGAAATAACACAAAAACACCCTTTAACTAAAAACTATGTGGCTAAAAGTGGACGGTACATAGTTGAAAGATATTTGTTGGATGATATTTGGGAAGCCGAAAAAGTAGAACTAAAGTTAAACGAATCAAATTTCCTTGTTGCTAAGATGTTACCAACTACATTCACACGTGCTTGTACGATGGGAACAGCAGGTATTTGGAAACTTATTATGTTAGCTTGGTGCTACGAAAACGGATTGGCAGTACCATCAACAGGTAATAACAAACGTTTTACAGGTGGACTGTCTCGCCTTTTAAAAACAGGGTATGTTAGCCGAATTGTAAAGCTTGACTACAATTCACTTTACCCTTCAATTATTCTTACTTGGAATGTTAGAACACCTCTTGACGTAACACATATTATGCTCCATCTGCTTGAATATATTCTGACGCAACGTGAAAAATATAAGGAATTAAAAGGGGATGCAGGTGAAAAAGCTAAAAAAATTGGTAAGTACATCAAGGAAAAAGGTGATAGCTTAACGCCAGAGCAAATTAAAGAATTAAAGGAAAAGCAACAATATTGGAAAGCTGAAAAGATGGGTAATGATAAGAAACAGCTTCCATTAAAGATTTTAGGAAATTCATTCTTTGGGTCTTATGGGTGTCCTATGGTATTCCCATTTGGTGATATTGATGCTGCTGAAATGACTACATGTATTGGTCGTATGTCACTTCGACTAATGATTTCACATTTCTCCAATCTTGGCTATGTCCCTATTGTAGGTGATTCATTCACTGGTGATACACCATTATTTATTAAATATGATAGTGATGGAATGATTGATATTAAGCCAATTGAAGAGTTGATAGGCAAAACAGAAACAGATGCTTTAGGAAGAGAATATGATTATTCTAAAAAGCCATATAAAGTACTTTGTAGAAGCGGATGGGCTCGACCTAGCTACATATACCGTCATAAGACAAATAAGCCATTATACACCGTTTCTGAAGGTAATATGAGTGTTACAGTGACAGAAGACCATAGTTTGTTTAACGCTAACCAACAAAAAATTAAGCCAAGTGATGTTAATGATGACACTAAATTTGAATATTATACAAAACCAATAGAAACTAATGGTAATTTTAAGTGGCTAACCGAAAAAAAGGCTAAAATGATGGTAAAAATGATAAAAGATGGTACTATTGATAGAGTGCCAATCGCATTATTAAATACTAACAATCTAAACATAGTAAAAGCCTTTTTAAACGAATGGGGAGAAATGCCGTTAGATACATTTAGCAAAACTTGCCAAGCTGGAATATTGTTCTTAAAAAGAAAAACGCACTAAATGAAATAATTTCTCTTTTCTTTTTTTTAAATAACCTGAAAATCGAACTAAAAACTACATGAAACGAAATGTGTATAGATTAAATCAGAAAATATTTGAAGAAAGGTCTAATTTAGTTCATGGTGGCAAATACATATATTCTCAGTCTGAATATAAAAATCAAAGAACTAAAGTTAAGATAATATGTCCCATTCATGGAGAATTTTGGCAGACGCCTAAAAATCATATGAATGGTCAAGGATGCCCATCATGCGGTAAAAAATATGCAGTTGAGTATCACAAGAACAATTATGAAAGTTTTATAAAGGAGTCAGAAAAGCGTTTTGGTAATACATATGAATTTCCAAACATAGAGAATGAATATGAAAACAGTCATTCAAAAATAACAATAAAATGTAAAAAGTGTGGAAATGAATTCACAAAAATTGCATGTGACCACATAACATCACCAAATGGTGGGTGCAGACATTGTTATTCTTCCAAATCAAAACCAGAAGAAGAAATAGGGGAATTTATAAAAAACCTTATCGGAAATGACCGTGAGATATCATTTGGTGACAGGACATTGCTTGATGGGTTCGAACTTGATATTTACATACCTTCTATGAAATTGGCTATTGAATTTAATGGATTATACTGGCACAGCGAAAAGCCAAAAAATTATCATCTTATGAAAACTGAAATGTGCGAAAGCAAAGGCGTAAGATTAATACAGATTTTCGAAGATGAATATATGAATCACAAAGAAATAGTATTAAGCAAAATAAAACACATAATTGGTAAAGATTATGACTTAGAGAAAATATATGGAAGGAAATGTTCAATACACGAAATAAATTTCACTGATTCCTCTGATTTTTTGGATAAAAATCACATACAGGGAAGATGTAAGGCAACTGTGTACATAGGAGCATTTAATAAAAATGAACTTTGTGGTGTTATGTTGTTTAATAGGAACGGTCCAGGTAAATGGGAATTAGTCAGATTTGCGACAGACATAAATAAACGTTCAATAGGTGTTGGTGGAAAACTATTCAAATATTTCACAGAAAAATATACCCCTAATGAAATCAAATCTTTTGCTGACAGAAGATGGACATTAAATTCTACAAACAATTTATATAGCAAACTTGGGTTTAAGCATGAATCCACATTAAGGCCGAATTACAGATATTTTATAAATGGGACTTGTATTAGATTCCATAAATTTGGGTTTAGAAAAGTAATATTAAATAAAAAATACAACCTTCCACTAACCATGACAGAAACCGAAATGGTTAAAAAAATTGGCGCTAAAAAAATATGGGATTGTGGACTTTTTAAATACGTTTGGAAAAATGGAGAAAATTAATATTGGTAAAATAAATGACTATGTCTTTGACATAAGTTTAGATGGTACTGTAATTAATGCTTTGGGTTTGAACGTAATTTCAAACACAGATGGTTTTAACTTCCAAATGCCTAAAGATGATGAATTTAGGTATACAGAAACTAACCCTTATATCAGTACAGGTGCTGGTAGAAACAGTGTAAAAGGTAAAAAGTATACTGGTGTTGAAGCTGATGTGGCTGAGTTTGAGGATTTGTACCTTAGCAAACCATATAACGGTGGCGTGAACAAAATGGGATTAGGAATAGACGAGTTCTGTGATGCTACCATCAACTTCGCAAGAAAGAACTATGCCGACTTAATGCCAAATGGTTCTACAAAGAAAGTAGGTAATACTATTAAATCAAGAAAAATGTCAGGCTACCTTGAAAAGTTTATTGATAAGGGTGTGGATATGTTACTTCACGCAAAAGGACACGATTTTCTTGAAGCATATTATGATTATATAGATAGAATTTATAATTACCAAATACCTATTAAGGATATAGCATCTAAAGGTAATATTAAGAAAACTATCAATGATTATATAGCAGACACTAAGACGTTAACAAAAGCAGGAACTAAAAAGTCAAGACAGGCTTGGTACGAACTTGTTATTAAGAATGATGTTAAAGTAAATGTAAGTGATACAATTTTCTATATAAACACTGGTGAAAAGAAATCTGATTCAGACGTTAAACGAATAACGCATCAATATGTTATGTTTAACGGTAAAGAAGAAGAACTTAATGCTAAAATTACACGTGAACTTTTGGCACCAGAATGTGAGAAGAAAAACATTCTTTATAAAAATCTTAAAACTAAAGATAAAAAAGAAATGTTGAAAAAGTATATCATTCGTGAAGAAGATGAAATTGTTCTTAATTGTCAATTAGTACCAAAGGAAATTGTAGATTCTGAAGATGATGTACTTTGTTCTGAATCAGAAGAATTAGGGTTTGGCTCAATAGAATATAACGTTGAAAAATATATTGACCAATTTAACAAGCGTATTACACCGTTATTGGTTTGTTTCTCAACTGATATTCGTGAAGATATTCTTATAACAAATCCTAAAGATAGAAAATATTTCACAGAAGAACAAGCGCAGCTTGTATCAGGACAGCCTAATAAGGTAGAAGACCAAGATTCATATGAAGCGTTAATGACTCCAGAACGTAAAGAAATAGAATATTGGGTTAAAATTAAGCAAGTACCACCATTTATTAAAGAAATTGGTCAAGATTGGGACAAACTTGTTTCTGATTATCAAGAAGAGTTAAAGCAAGAAACTGACGAAACTTATCAAATTGAAAACGAAAAATATCTAAATGCTTTGAATAATTTGTCTGAAGCAGAAATTAGAGAATTTGAAACAGAAGGAGTAATTCCATCGTCATTGAATTCTATTGTAACAATGAATTCTGATATGCATTTCTATTTTAAAAAGCTACCAGATAAAAAGCCTTCAACAGGAGGATTCGTGTTTGATGATATTAAATCAGAATTTTTTGTATACTAAAATAAAAAAGGTGAGTGATTTTTTTTTTCACTCACCTTTTAAAGTTTGTTAAAACTGTGCAAGGCTGCTTAATTATTGCCAACCTTTACCTTTAATGTATTTTGATTTACCTTTCATATAGTCTTCTACCTCGTTGTCCATTTGCGAATTCATATTGTAACCTTGTTTATCTATATTACCTTTGTTATCATAATTGAATTCGCCTCTTGACCACCTTCCATTACCATCAAAATTGTTGGTTGTAACAGTCTGATAACCGTTTTTAGTGTAGACATCAGCATTATTGGTTGGATAGCCATTGTTATGCCTTTGTGCATATTTAGACGTTAAAGCATCAGATGCAGCATAATCCAAGTTATTTCTTAAATGTGTTAAACGATTACCACCTTTATCAGTTGCATCACGGCCTAATTGCTGTATCTGTGCGTCCCTCTTCTTTGCTGCATTTGCATATGTTCTCCAATCAAGGCCTGTTAATCTAATTAATTTCTTATTCATATTTGTATGTTTTGCTTCTGTTATTATCTCTGGTGTTTCGTTTGGTCTTAATATTATTACTTTTGCGTGCTTTGGGGTGTTTGCCAATGGGTCTTTAAACCCTTTGTTTTGCCATATATTCTGAACTGCTTGATTTATTAGCGCTGCATCATTATCATCAAGTATTTGGCAGTTATAGACATACTGAATAACTTCAAATGATTTCTTCCGTCCAATTACATTTCCTTCTTCATCCTTTATGTCCATATCAACAGATACGTCAGAATCATATTCACCATTTTCAGAAAACACAACACAGAAATTAATAGCATATGATGGGTCATAATCTTTGTCATACCAAGTCCATAACCATGTTCCGTGATTTGAAACACGTGCTTGTAATGGTCTATTACCTTCTATAGTATACGTTCTGTAATATGATGTATCTTTTCTATTTGACTTGAAGCCACCATTTCTTCTTATGATGCTTATTGCTTGGTTAAAATCAATCATTTTCTTAAACATTTCTAATGTAAAAATTAACAATTCAAGAATTTTATTCAATATATAAACTTATAAAAGGAAATGAACAGCCATTGATTAGACTGCCCATTTCTTTGAGTATTAGAGTTAACTTCTATACCATCGCCTTTTTTTATTATGCGTAATCTCCGCAAATATAATTACTAACGTCACCACTAATAAACCCATTAGCTTCAGTGAAAGTTACGTTATGTGTATCACCACTACTTGTAGTATAAAAATTTGCAATTTGATTTGAAATTATACTTTTGTTATTTAGCTTAACATCTAACACTGCTCTGTTAGATATTGACGTAGTGTTATTTTCAAGCTTTGATATAGCTTTTTCAAGACTATCAGAAGCAGTTACAGCACCGCTATCAGCACTTTTATCATACCCTGTTAAAATAATATTAGGTAAATAAGCTCTATCATGTGAAACATGCCCATCTGCTTGGCTTACTGTAGTGACTACTGTTCCTGATTTATTTTCAGAATCATTTAACGATGCAATATAGTTATCTATTGCTTCAATAGCACCCTTGGTAGTAGTTGCACCAGAACTATGTTTAGTACTAGTTTTACTATAACTTCCATCGCTATTAAGACCAACAGCTGATTCGATAGTGTCAGTCTCATTTTGAAGTCTTGAAAAAGATGCTTCTATAGAATCTATATTGTTTTCAATTTTTGAGAAAGCTGTTGCAATAGAATCATTACTTTCAATGTCACCACCTGAAGACAAATTATTGGCATAGTTCAACAATTTAGCATCTATTATTTTACCAAGTTTAACGCTTACAAGTCCATCAGTTTGCGTTACCCCAGAGATAAAACTTCCTGATTCACCACTTGATATATCTAAACTATTTAGATACTTATTAAACTTATCAATAACTTCCTCAATGGTATCTGTTGATTCTATATTAACAGGTGTTTTACTTCCGCCATAATTATATATCTTACCGTCTTTAATACTTTTAACCTTGGCGGAAACTCTACCATCAGTTTGCTCAACATAATAAACATATTGGTAATCAGAGCCATCAACTTTAAAGTCCGATTTGCCTACATAATCATCAATCTTTTTTAATGCCCCTTCAATTGTATCTGTTTCTGAAATATTTATGGGGTGGTCAGTAGGTTTAGAATATCCTGTTAAAAGCCCATCTTTTACAGACCTTGTGGTTGCAGAAACTTTGCCATTAGTTTGCTTAACATAATAAACATATTTATCTGAACCACCACTGACTTCAAAGTCTAAATCGCCAATATAGCTGTCAATCTTTTTAAAAGCACTTTCAATTGTATCAGTACCATTAATACTAATAGGATGGTCAGTTGGTTGCACATAACCTGTTAAAACACCATCTTTAATACTTCTTGTGTCAGCACTAATTCTACCATTTTTTTGATTAATATGATAAATGTATTTATAATTACTACCTGTTTCATCATAATTAGAATCATCAACATATTGGTCAATTTTTTTAACAGCATCAATCAAACTTGTAGCACCACTAACTATTGAATAATCACCTGTAGTAGTTGATGCCGAATAATGCCCATAGTCAGATTCCCCTAAAGTTGCACGTTCTATATTATTAATTTCTTCTTGCAACCCTTCATCATATATTGCTATTGGGTGGTCAGGTACACCTGTACCAAAACCAAGAATTAACCTTATTGTGGATTCATTAGTACCACCAGCATAATTGTCTTTTTTTGTTGCATAAAATTGAATAATAGGTTCTGACTGTGTTGTCGCATCATTCTCAAAAACATCAACAGGGGTAACCCCAGTGGTGCTAAGAATCGAGTTCTTAGCATCATCTTTGGAGTTACCATATTCCCATCTACTTTTAGTTCTAATCTGTAAATGCCTTTTTATACTTTGTGCTATTTTTTTATTATCTGGCATCTTAAAAGTTCTTTACAAAATTAATTAGTTTCCAAATTATCTTCATCATCTGAACCATAGTCCATATTAGTAACTTTGATAGTTCTACCCTTTCTCGTTGGAACGCCAAGCTCAACACCAGAAGCACCATCAGCATCGTTAAATAAAGTCTCACTAGCAAGGTTGGCTAACTGTTTGGCTAATTCTATAATTGCTTCCCGTAGCGACATATTACTATCTTTAATTTCACCATATGTATCAAGTTTTCCTACTGTACCATTTGTGCTAAACTTAGCATGATTCAAAGAATTATCCAATGTAGCTATTGAATCAGTATTAGTTTTAATTTGCATGTCCAATGCCACATCAGCATCTTTCATTGTTGTTTGTCCTGAAATGTAGTTTGTATTGGCGTAAGACAAACTTGGGTCTTCATTGCTTACGGTTATTCTTGCAAGGGTATTCAACTTGGCTTCATTAGTTCCTACCTTTCCAGATAATGTTTGGATATTATTAGCATTCGTTACAATACCACTACCATCAACATAAACTGAATGATTTTCCGTTGTATTATCTACTTTCAAAATATTATTAGGTACATTTGTAGCAATATTCAAATTAGCAGAAATATTTCTTATTGAAATGCCTTTATCATCTGTAATGTCACTTACAGTAACTGCAACTGTATTACCAACATTACTTGCTTGAGTATCTACTATCAGCTTAGCCAAATCAACAGTAATATTATGAGCAGTACCTGATTGGTCTTCATATGTAATAGTCAATATATGCGTACTTTCATCATAATTTGCACTTTCAATAAATGAAACACCATTAAGCGTAAATGTGCTTTGTACTCCTAAGTTATCAGTAAATGCTATCTTATTAGTAGTGTTATCATATTCCAATTTTGAATTGCTTGCATAAACACCGCCATTATTAGCATCAGCTTTAATAATACCACCTGTTTTAACATTGACACTAATGATTTTTCCATTAACCGTTGCATCAGTAGTTGTAGTTGAACCACCTGATAATGAAGCATTAGCAATCTGTACGTTAGTATAATCTTTAGCTGTAGCTAAAATAGCCGCATCTTTATTGTCTGCTGTAGCACTAGCACTTGCTAATGTTTCTGTTTTAGATTCCAATACTTTTCTGTCAGTATATGCTTTAGCTGTAGTTAAATTATCTTTATCCTTGATTGTAGAATCTGCTTTTGCATCTTCTAAAGTATTAGCACCAACCTCATCAGCATAATTTTTAACTTCAGTAACCTTACTTTCAATTCTATCATTAATAGATTGTATAGCAGCAGTTCTATTTGCTGTTTCAGCAGAAATCTTGCTATCAAGTGCTGCATCTGCATTTTGACGATTTGTTACTTCTGAATTCAAAGAATTTCTAACATCAGTAATACCACTTAAAAGTTTATCATCTTCGTTTTTACGAGTCTGTGTTTCAGTACTAATTTTATCAATAAGAGTATTATAAGCAGTTGTGCGATAATTTGTTTCGGTATCAATTGCGGTTCGTAAAGCTGTTTCAGCACTTGTAGCACGTCCAACTTCTGCGGTAATTGCATTAGTATTAGTCATTTCAGCACCTTTAGCCCTTGTAACTTCATTATCAATCGCAGTTCGTAAAGCTGTTTCAGCACTTGTAGCACGTGCACTTTCATTGCTAATTGCAGTTTGCAAAGATGCTTCAGAATCTTTAGCACGCCCAACTTCTGCGGTAATTGCATTAGTATTAGCCATTTCAGCACCTTTAGCTCTTGTAACTTCAGTTGTAATAACACCACTTAATGCTGTTTCAGCATTTGCAGCACGTGCACTTTCATTGCTAATTGCGGTTCGTAAAGCTGTTTCAGCACTTGTAGCACGTCCAACTTCTGCGGTAATTGCATTAGTATTCAACTGTTCAGCAGATTGAGCACGTTCAACTTCAGCAGTAATTGCTTCTTTTCTATCAGTTTCTTCTTTAGTGATGGCAGCAGCTAATTCACCATCTTCTGCTTTTCTATCAGTTTCTTCTTTAGTAATACTGCTGCTTAAAGCTTCTTCCGCTTCACTTGCACGTTCAATTTCATTGTTAATTGCTGTCTGTAAAGTTGCTTCAGCATTTGTAGCACGTGTTACTTCATTACTGATAGCAGCACCCCTATTATTTGCTTCAGACTCAATTGCAGTTTGCAATTTCGTTTCAGCACTTGTAGCCCTTGTAACTTCAGTTGCAATAGCACCACTTAATGCTGTTTCAGCACCTTTGGCACGTGTTTCTTCATTAGCTATTGCATTAGCATTTAACTGTTCAGCAACTAATGCACGTTCCTTTTCAGAATCAATTGCAGTTTGCAAAGATGCTTCAGAATCTTTAGCACGTCCAACTTCATTAGTTATTGCATTGGTATTTAACTGTTCAGCACCTAATGCACGTTCTTTTTCAACGTTTATTTTTGATGCTGTATCAGCGCTTAATGCACCAATTTCCCTATCAGTATATGTTTTTGCAGAACTGATAGCTTCATCACGTTTATCGTTTGCTATTTTAGTTGAAATCGTTGATGCACTTGTTCTCACACTATCACCGCTTACATAAAGTCCGCCATTGCTATTCACAACAATGTTGTCGCCAAGTGCACTAATAATTACCTTTGCTGAAATGACATCAGGCCCAATAGTAGCACCAGAATGATTATGTGTTTTTGCTAACTCAATAGCTCCGCTCTTATCGTCTGAGACTGTAATTTCATCAATTAAGTCTTTAACAGGAACTTCAATATTCTCCTGTTTAACACCATTTACAGTATATTCAATAATGATAGCTTCTTTTGATGGATTATAGTAAATACTATCAATCAAAGAATGCGATACAAGTGGGATGTTTGTTGCCTCGCCACCGTTTACTGAAAAGTGCAAAGTATTGTCAGCTTCAGTATATGTTAATTTAACATTTGAATAAATACCATCTTCTTTTTCGATAATATTATTGCCTTCAGCAACGCTTCTCTTAACTCTACCTGTAATTGTGTGGAAACTGTCCTTATCTTCTTTATTTAAGGCAATAGTAGCAGTTTCACCTACCCTAATGTATGTATCTTCATTAAGTTTATCAATTGCAGCTTGTAAAGCTGTTTCAGCACTTGTGGAACGTGTGCTTTCAGCAGTAATTGCATTCTGTAAAGATGTTTCAGCACTTGTAGCACGTGTTACTTCATTACTGATATTACTATCTAATAATTCAAATTTTGCAGTGATATTTTCATTAGGGTAAGCTGTAAAGCCTGTACCGATTGTATCAGAAAGTGTTTTGACATTTGAATTAATATAGTTAGTTGTATCTGTTAAGTTTTTAGCTTCAGTTTCTGTAGCCCTTGCAACTTCAGATTCAATTGCAGTTTGCAAAGCTGTTTCAGCACTTGTAGCACGTCCAACTTCTTCGGTAATCGCATCAGCATTCAACTGTTCAGCAGATTGAGCACGTTCAACTTCAGAATTTATCGTGTTTGTTAAAGTATCATCCTTATTGATAAGATTTTCAAATGTTTTTTCAACTTCACCTTTCCAATTGCTAATATTTTCATGAGGGTCACTTGTAAAACCACTACCTATTGTATCAGCTAAAACATTAGTTGCCCCATCAAATTTTCCTTCAATTCTCTCTTCTTCAGTAGTAGCCCTTGTAATTTCATTGCTAATTGCAGTTTGTAAAGCTGTTTCAGCACTTGTAGCCCTTGTAATTTCACTTGCGATAGCACCGCTAAACACTTCATCAGATTCTCTTCTTTCCGCAATTTCGGTATCAGCCTTTTCATTCAATTCATTGAACTTAGCCGTGATATTTGCATGATTATTATCTTCAAAAGCATCACCAATTGTTCTATTGATTTTGCCAATCTCATTATTGATTACTTCATCAGAATCAATTCTGTCAGCATTAGCTTTTTCAATAGCGGAATCTATTCTATCAAGTGCTGCCTTAACATTTCCATCTTTTTCATGATAAATGTTGTCAGAAGAACCTTTAACAACCAAAGTATGGTCAACTTCTTCTAAAATTTGATGGTTTACAGTTGTCTTTTCAGCTAATTTAACGTCAGCGGATAAAACATCTTTTTTACCCTGACTTGTTTGCTTAACAAGTTCAACATTATGTGCATCACTGTTTGTTACCCAATCATCCAACAATGTTGACATGTCAATTGTTGCTTTTTGAGTTTTTCCTTCACTATCCTTATAACGAATAGTAATTGTTTGGTTAGCAGTGTCATATGTAATATCATCAATAAATGAAGCACTATTTAGTTTATACTCTTTACTATTGATTATACCGTTTGTATCTGAACTTGAAAATTTAAGTATATTAGTTTCTTTATCATAGTCAAGTTTAACCACTGAAGCAATACCTTTATAATCACCATTACTTGCATAATCACGATAAATAACGTTTTCTTTGTAATCAGAAACATCAGTTTTAATATTTTCAATTACTTCCTTAACATTTTTACCATCTTTATAGTAAATGTTATCAGCAGTACCCTTTACAAATAATTTCTTGCCATCAGCAGTTTTCTGTAGAATGTTATGTGGCATATCAACAGTATCAGCAATTCTAACATCAGCTTTTAAAATGTCCTTTGTTTCGCTTGCCCTGTCAATTACGCCATCTTCTTTATCAGTATGTTTAACCTTAGTCAAAACAACAGGTGTCTCTGACATTTCTCCTTCTACATCCCACTCATCAATAAGACCATCCACATCAATATCTTTTGAGCGACCGTCTGAATAAATAAGTGTAATTGATTCTTTGTTTGGGTCGTATTTACCATCAACAACTGTCGGAATGTCAAATGTTTTTACAACATCATTTACCTGAAATTTAAATGTGTTTGTTTTACTTTCAAATTCAAGATTAACATAAGAATAAAGTCCATCTTTATTTGTCTTAATGATATTTGAAATGTTTTCTTTCAAAACAACAACTTCTTCAGGAATATTCACATCCCCTTTAACAACACCATCTTCATAATTTAAAGACAATGTGTTTGTATTTTCGACAGCAAATGCTAACTTAGCCAAAGAATTTTCTATTTCAGCATATTTTGCTTCTGCATCATCTTTTAAACCCTGTACGTCAATCAAGAAATATTCTGATTCCTTAGTAGGGTTTGTGCCACCAGTTCCTTTAGAGCCAATGGCAAGAATTATACTAGGACTTTCTTCATCACCATAACGCAGAACTACAGGCTCTGCGAAAAGTGAAGGACGTGTCACTTGCTTATAATAGTTATTTGTCAAGAAATCTACTGCTTCCTTTCTTGTAGGAAATATATCAGTCCTATGTACAAACCTTAATCTATTACTCATCTTTATAATATGATATTTTTATTATTTTGTAATTTCACCAAAATCATAGTCAATAACAATAACAGTATTGTTAGTACCACTAAATGAAGGTATTTCTATTTTACTGGCTGTTCTGTTTTCTTTGATGTCTTCAAATCCATCCAAATTAGCCTTAATTTCATATTCAGCGCCTACAGGTACTAACCCCTCAATCCTTGCTTCTTCCGCTTTAGCACGTTCGATTTCGGTTGTAATAGCTCCACTTAACGCTGCTTCAATAGTAGAAGCACTTTCTGACTCAGTTTCAATTGAACCACTTAGCACTTCAATAAGTTCGTTAAGCCTTACTTCTTCTGCTTTAGCACGTTCAATTTCAACATTTAAAGATTCACCCAAAGCGTCATCTGCTTCTTTCCTTGTATTGCTTTCAGCAGTTATTTTGCTTTCAATCTTTTCATCCTCTTCTTCACGTTTAATTGATTCATCTAAAATAGCGTCCTGTAACTCTTCTTCAATCCTTGCTTCTTCCGCTTTAGCACGTTCGATTTCGGTTGTAATAGCGCCACTTAATACCCTATCAGATTCTTCACGTTCTTCTTTTTCACCATCAACATTGCCAATTAACTCGTTAATCAATGGGGTAAGCTTTAAAAGAGCTCGCATATATACAATATCATCAGTGGCAACTAATTTTCCATCAACTAAGCGATATTCAGTATCAATTTCATGGTCACAATCTTGCTGTTTATTAATTACTACAACTCCGCCTTCTGGTAAAATTTTTCTTTCCCATTCTTTACCAGTCCATTCATTTATAACATAAACTTTATGCGACTTTGTTTGATATGCATCAGAATACTTAATCATATTGTCTTCTGATACTTCTATGTCAACATTTGTTTTTGTCCACAATGCAAAACCGTGTTCAGAATTCAATGCAGGCATTAATATTTCTTCATAATGCCTACCTCCTATGTAAGCAGTTTCTCTTGCATTACTACCTGTATAATCCTTAATAAGTCTTACCGAATAAAAATTATAAGGGCAATCAGCTTCTTGCCATACACCAGATAAATTATACATAAATGCCTTTGTATAATAATCACTTTGTGCAGTTGGCATTGTCTGTGAATTAGTCCAATATTTTGCTACTTCACCAAACTTTTTAATTTCATCATTTTTTTCGTAAGCATAACCGCTTGGTAAAACTGAGAAATTATATTTATTAGTGCCTTTAGAATTAATAGGCTTATTAGCAGGAACTATTTCATCAAACAAATATGCTGTGTCATCAGTAATAGCACTTGTAGCATTATCAAAAGGCCATTCTTCCTTTGTTTTTAATTCTTTACCAGCCAATTTACCCAATTCTATATGGCAATCACTTGAATTGTGATTTCTATAAGCGCAAGGTTCAATAGCATTTAAAAGATTATCCCAATCTTCTTTAGTAGGAACTCGCCATCCATTATTTAATTTTTCAATTATTTCATCAACACCTTTTCTATTATAAAGATAGCCGTAATCATCAACTTTTTCTAATGTTAAATATCTATCACCAATATTAACTTTATCTTTTTCAGGTAATTCACCACCTTCAGTTACATCGAATAAATCTATCACTGGTTTATAATGTCCAGTTTGTTCAACAGGATTTAAACCTAATGGACTACCATCTCTGCCGTTACCTATGATAGTTCCATCAGTTATAGCTTCGGTCATAACATAGTTGCCAACGTTATCTTTTGTTACAATACCTTCAATTTTAGATTCATAGGTATTTCCGTCTTCATCCCAGCTGAATTTCAGTACACCTGTTCCAGTGCAATCGCCTTCTTCTTCGAAAGTTACATCAAAATTCTTTGTCACCCCTGACATAGCACAAGACAAATCGGCTTGCAGCTTCTCGCCGTTGTTTCTTGTGAGGGTAATGACATTTGCTTCACAATCGAATTCAGCGCTTTGGATATCCTCATCTTTTAGATTTAAGAAGTTACTGTCGATTTCATTAACTGTCAATCTACAATTCTTCGTTACATCTTCTGGATATGGAGACATTAACTTGTAAAAGTAAAGTCCTTTCATTTTAATTATTTTATTTAGCTTATTTGTTAATAAATAGTAAATAAAACGATAAAAGGGCGAACTTCATCACAGAAATTCACCCTTTATTAGTCATTTAATTTCCTTATTTATAATTAAATTTATCTTAATTTATAACATGCAACGCAATTTCTATTTTTTACTATTAATATTACCCTTAAATTTTAAAACAGCTTCATAAACGTCACCATTTTCCGAAATAAAACTAAATTTATTGCCAATTTTCATTGCTTTTAAATTATTGCTACCATTTGAAGTTTTATTTTCATTTAGTAAAGATTTATTCAAAGCCTTTGCATATTTTTTTACTGCCGTTTCAACTATATTTTGTATCATATTATAGTCAATTCCATTATTGGTAGTTGTCTCTTGAGTCATTTGGCGTTCATTCACATAGCCATTTGTAGCACCAATTGTATCAAGAACAGGTTTATTTGGACTTAATACTTCAGTGTCAATAGGATTACTTTTAAACTGTTCAAGAATTTCTTTCGGAAGAAAATTACTTGCTTTAGGTGCATCTTCAACAATTCTATTTTGCTGTATAAGCCCAAGGCCACTGTTCATTGTATTCTGAACTTGATTATTCATACTTTGCTGTAATTTGGCCATTCTTTGTTGAAGCATTTGGTCATACTGTAATCCAGCTGCCCCTATTTCTTCGTTAATTTGCCCCTGCTGCATTTTATTAGTTGAAGTGGCATAACTGTCTTCCATAGAATCAAAAGCATCGTTAGCAAGCGAATTTGAAGATTTAAGAAAATTGCTTCTTTCTTTTTGTCTTTCAGCAATTATATGAGCATCATTTTTAGCATCTTCGTGTATTAGTTTTCTTGCTTTACTATTTCTTGCATTTTGTTTTATTCTTGCAAATGCCGAATTATCTAATGTTGTAATATTATCTGCCGCTGCCATTTTTTATAAAATTTTCGTAATCATTTTCATCATCATCAAAATCTTTCACAGGACCACGATAATTATTCATTTCATCATCCTCTTTATTTTGAATCTGCTGATTTATTCTTTCTTGTTCTGCCTTATCATAGTCACCCCAATACTTTTCAGTTTCTGTTGCATCCCTTTGTGTGTTCATAACATTTTTTCTATATTCGGCATATTTTTTACTATTAGGCCTTGAAGTAAAAATATTGTTTTTCTTTTGCACAATTGGACCTTTAGGCATTGCTTCCAAATTACTTAAGTCCATTGCATTTGCATGGTTTTTAACCATGTCAGTTCTTTTTCTTTCTTTGTCAAGTGAAGGTTGGTATAAATAATCATTCTTACCAAAGCTTACTTGCTTAATCACACTTACTAACGTATTATCCCCACGTTCATTATAAGCAGGCGAATCAAATCCTTGTTCATTAGGTGGCAAGTTAAAATGTGATTTAAGAGGAGTCCATTTATTAATTCTATCAAGTCTAAATAGTTTCCATTTAGGCACACCACGTAAAGTAGCTCCTTGATATTGGAAAGCTCTTAATGCTAAATTTCCTGCTTTAGTAACACCCAAGGCATAAGGTTCTATTAACCTTCTACCTGGGGCATTATTATCTTCATCACTATAATCTATAAAGACACGATTTTTTGAATCAATCGCATTTATTACACTATTTTGATTGACTGATTCGTTTAATACATTGTTAAGTATGTCGTATAGGTTCAAACTCATGCTTTATACTTTAAATTATAGATGTTTTGTTGTTTGGCCAATGAAATATTGTCCGTCTGCCACATTTTCAGCAGTGCTTATTAAACCAGCGCTATATTGATTTTCTTCATTGTACAATTGTGAAGCCATAGCTTTTTTACGGCCACCAATATCATTTCTGCCCTCAATATCATAAAGGCCACCGCCATTACTTGTATCAAAATTAGAATAATCAATCATATTTGTTGGTTTAGAACAGTCAGGTAACCAAGCCGTATGGCCACCATGTCCTGTACCTTTACCAAGTGCGTCACCATCACTTAAAGCATCTTTATGTGTTGCACTATATTGGTCTTCAATATTGTAATCTGAACGTACAATTTCATTTTGTCTTTCGGTAATACCCCTTGTTTCAAGACAAGTCTGTCCGTTTTCATTAATTGTTGACATAATTTATATAAATTTTAAATATTTTATTTTAATAATAAATAGTTTATGCTTTAATAATTATAGGTTTTTGCAAGCCAAATGATTTATCTTTACCAGTTGCCCCATCGTAAATTGTTACTGAAACAATTTCTACGTTAGCATTTGGTATGTAAAGTTCTTTTTCTTCATTTAAGTCATACATATTTACGTATAATGTATGATACCAATCAACTTCTGACGGGTCAACCCAACCTTTAAGTGTTACAGTTGTTCCTTGACCGCCACAATAAGGTTCACTATTTCCATTATCCCAAGTCCAATATTCGCCTACTGAATCATATTTACCAATAAATGGGTTAGTTTTCTGCCTTTTCATTAGCCCGTTAACACTGATAGCTCTTTCAACATAGATTAACCCTCTATTGTTGTATGTTAAAGAATAAGGGAAGCCATATTCACCTAATCTGTGTTTAAAAAATTCATATACATAATCTTCATATGCTTCTTCACCTGTTCTATTTAGGCTACTAAACACGTCATTCGTATCAAAGTCTCTAAGATATTCATCTGCACTCATTTCTTCAGGATTAAAATCATCAAAGTCTTCCATTGATACGTATTCTTCGCTATACCCATCGTTAAGCATTTCGTATATAAAGTCTTCTTGCCTTAATTCATTATACATTCCTTCCTCACCTCCAACTAATTCATCTAAAACATTTGGTAAAATGTCTGCAATCTTATCCCGAACATCACTTACGTCACATTGCGAATGTGGTAATTGCCCATATTTCCCATACTCTTCAAGAAAATCTATATAATGTTCCCAATTTTCTTTATAATCATAATTTTCCGTATCATGATTAAATGGAATATTTAATTGGTCTTTATGTTCTTTTAATATGATAAGTTTTGATTCAGGTATAATAATTTTTTTCCTTTTTGTTTCATGTAAGTTTACATTAGCGTTGCCAACTTTAATAGAACTTGCTGTTTTTTCTTGTTTAGCCTTTGGTGGCTTTGCAAGCTTTGGGACTTGTGGAACATTATTATTATTTTTTACAGCACTTTCTTTAGATTTGACATCAGTTGCCAAATAATTTATAATCTGTTGTTTTGCTTGTGGGTCAATGAAATTCTTTTCTTTTTTCAAATCAATTACCATTTTACGTGCTGCTGACGTTGGAAATTTTACAAGCCCATCTTTTTTATCTAACTTAGGTTCATTATCATCTTTTGCTGAAATGCCATCTTTTCTTTTCTTCCCTTTATTGTAAGAAGCGTCTAAAAGGCGGTTAACTGTTTTGTAACCGTCTTGTGTTGTATTATTACCGTATTCACCTTTAACCTTTAAAACAAGATTATGTATATTTTTTGGTATAACAGTAGTTTTTTTACTAAGTTTGTCATCTACTGCTTCATCTATAAAAAGAGCCATATTAATAATTTAATGCGTGATTATTATTTGTTGTTCCATTAGCGTACCATTGTTGCGCAGATAATTGATTTGCGACATCGTCAGTGTCAGGCTCTTTACCAAATTTAATATTTCCATCAGTATCATGCACTGAAGCTGAATTTGTAACCTTTTCCCCAGAATTGTATTCAGTTACATCGCCACCATCAAAAGAAGGTGCACTATCGTCAGATTCCAATAGTCTACGGAACTGTGATTCAGTTAATTTAATTACTTTCATACCATGCCTTTTATTATAAAATAAATATTTATTAAATAGTAAATAGACTGTGATAATTAGTGGAATTAATAAAATTATTGAAGACTAATTTCACGAATTAAATTGAATAAGTTAAAAAAACTAAAATATTAAAAATGATAGTATAATGTCTAATCTAAAGCAAAATAACCTTCACAATTTAAAACTGATGATTGACAAAGATGAATATTGGGATTTCTTTGTTGATAAAGATAGATATTCTCATTATAATTTCAGTAATGGGCTATATGATGATTGCTTATGCGCTTATATTGACATATGTAATGATGATTGCGTTAGCGGTGATACTTGGATTCTAAGTACAAATAACTACACATGGGAAAATAGTGTGTCTATAGGCAACACAATGTACAACATATCTTACACTGGTTTAGATAACGGGTTATTCCAATTTAGAAAAGATAGAGTTTCTAATAAAGAATTTTGGGAACTTTATCAAAATAACCCATGGAGAATTGATGAGGATGACAATAGGCTTAAATTACACGCTGTAAGTGGAAATACATTACAATATGAATATCCGTTACATTTGGAAAAATGTCAAGTTAAACTAAATGGTGGATTTTACCAAGGTTTTTTCAAAACGCAATGTGATAAATATCAAGTCTTACCATCTAATTTATCAGAAGATTCACCTTGGGAATTTGAATTTCAATTAAAAAAATGTGACTTAGAAAAGGAATCCAACAAAACTTTAAATGATAAATATCCTGAAAATAAAGGTATATTTTTCTATATAGGGACAAGGGCTGAAAATAAATGGTCTTATCTTTATAAAAAAGAAGATGAATGCGAAGCTTTATCACCAGATGACTATGTTGAAGACGCACACATTGATAAAGACGATTATATTATTGGTAATTTCTATGACCCAAATCCTGAATATATAGATGAATTTAATCTTGATAATTTTTTAAATTATAATTATTATGATGAAAAATTATATGAAAAAGATTGTGAAGATGAATATTTTGGACTTGAGGATTTTATTGATTTTTCTGTACAGCCTAAAGTTATAAATGAAGAACTACCTCACGATATTATAGGCTGCAATTGTTGTGATTCTTCAAAATCAAAAAATATTACCAAATCAAGGGCATATTATAGAGGATGCCAATGTTCAAGCTGTGGGTGCATTAAAGAAACTTTTAACACCAACAATGTAAATAATTGCGATAATGTTAATAATGAAGAATTCTTCGGAGAAGATGGCTTAATATCAGATTTTGACGGATTAGATGATGGTAGAGATTATATAGAGCCAGAAATGGACATCACTTATTTTGACTATAAAACTGATAATGAATTAAGCATAAGAATGCTTCACCAAGAAATATTGTTCACAACTGATAATAAATTTATAACATTCAATAGAACTTGTACAGGGTACACAGTAGATAATTGGGTAGAAGGTACACAATTTGAAATGTATGGCAGAAAAAATAGATTTAAAGGAAATCTTTTTATCTTGATGAATAGAACTTGTACAGGGTACACAGTAGATAGCATTGAAAATATACGTGAATCAGCTAATTCAGAGTACAATATGTCAGAATTGTATGATGATATATATAACAATGCACTTGCATTTAGAATAACTGATGATGGCAAAATAGGCTATAGATTATTAACTGTAGATTGTACAATAAGTGGTGATGATAAAACATCCATAGAGGAAGGTTATTCTTTCCCTAATGTTATAAAAGATTGTGAATGGCAGACAATACACGTTAAGGTAATCCCTTCGTCAAACACAATGAAAATGTATTTCTATGTTGATGGTAAATTAGTGTATATCACAAAATCATTGCCAAAAATAAATCTTAGGGAATTAAATGAGCCTTACGAAAAACAAGAAGGCGTTCCTTATAACATTTCTTTAGGAGGTGGAACACAGGGGTTGGCTGAAACAATTTTACCTAATTATATGATTAACCCAACTAAAGTTTACCCATTAGAGAAGAATTTTGCAGGCACATTTATAGGGTATTTAAGGTCGTTTAAATTTTATAATTGTCCTATTGAATATGGTAATATAGTTAGAAACTATAAATTTGAAAAGAAAAATAATAAATATTGAAAATAAAAGGGTGTAGTAAAAAACTGCACCCTTAATTTTTGTTAAAAAAGTTAAATAAAATATTTAAATCATGCAGTATGCTAAAACATGAACAAAGTTTAGCTTTGTTCATTATTAACTTCTTGTTTTAAAAAATTATTTAGCTATTAGAGCTCTTCGTGTTCTTGAACTATCTTCCTATATGCTTCAACTCTTTGCTTGCATACAGTTTCAAGTGAATACTTATCTTTAACCAAATTATGCAAATTATTTTTCAATTTATTTACATATTCAGGATTAGCCGCTAAAAATTCAATATTCTTTTTCCAATCTTTGTGGTTTTTTCTACTATCTACAAGTAATGCAGTTCCATTTTCATCAATTTCCCCACCAAATTTCTTAAATGGTGTCAAGTCCAATGTGTAAGCACCAAAGTTTTGTGCAATTAATGCAGTATTAGTAAATCCAGCTTCAATTTCTTTAAGCTGTGACTTCATTTTATTAAATTCATTTTCCTTCAAAGGTGCTAACAGTACGTCTACATTTTGGTAGTGTGTTGCGTATGAGTTAATGTCTCTTGTCCACATTCTTCTATATGGTTCATTTACAAATGGGTCATCAACACCCTTCATAAATTTCAACAAGAAATCACGATGTTCAGGTGAAATGTATTTGTAATTATTTGTGATAATCTTTTCATATTCAAACCACACAGATTCTTGTGGCAAAATAGGCCTTCTTTCAACTTGCCCTGTATCATTATGATAAATTGTTCTTGTACCATTTGTGTCAAAACCGCATAGAACTAATTGAACACCAGAACCAGGTTTTGCAGTTTCTGAAACGCCTTTCAAAAGTTCAACATCGTGTAAATGTGATGAACCACAGATAAGACCAACTCTCAATAAGTCAGATTTATTCTTTTCAGGGCTATACTGTTTTTCAGTAGGGTCAATTGCATTAGGAAATACTAAAACATTTTTATTATGTTTTTTCAGTTCTTTTGCGAAAATTGGTGTTGTTGTAGATACATAATCAGCAGCTTCCAAATGTTTAATAATTGGTTCATGCCACTTTTCTTTTTTTGCTGAAAGACTCATAGGGTGGTCATTACCAAGATAATAATGGTCATCAACATCAACAATTACAGGGATGCCTAAAAATTTAATTAAATTCATAAGTTCCAACCCCTTGTCAAGTTGCTTATGAATATGAATCAAGTCGTATTGTTTGAAAAAATTTTCCAAATCACCTACAGGTATATCGTTAATGTACATAATATCTATATCAAACTCGTCTTTATAGTGTTCTGCAATATAAGTATGAGGGCTTACCGAACGGAACCTGCCAACGCCCGTAGTGTCACTGGGAATAACCAACATTTTTATCTTTTTATCCATCTAATGTAACATTTATTTAAAAAATAAGAAATAAATTGAATAAATCAATAGATGAAGTAACAAAAAAAGGAAATCATGAAAGATTTCCTTTTAAATTATCTTTGTAATTTCACATTTCTTTTTTATAACTTGAACTTATCTTTTAATTAAGACTAGAAAGTATTCTATTAATAGTTCATTAAGCTATGTGGCGCAAATCTCTTTACATGAATTTAATTATTTTTTGAATAATTTGTATTCTTGAACGTTAACAGAATCTATAGTATAATTTCATTAAATTGGAAGTAACATTATTTTTTATTATTTTTTCTTTAATTACATTTAAATTTCAACTGTTTTGCTGTTTGCATACCTGCACAGCAATTCATTTCTTCTTTATATATTTCTTCTTTTTTAAATATTTTATTAAATATCATGTAATATATCATGTAAATATTTTATTAAATATCATGTAATATATAATATAATATTATTTTATTTTTTTATTATTATATAAATAATATTATATAAAGAAAGAAATATATAAAGAAAGAAAAATCTATTTAACATTTATTTGCTTTTACCAATAATTTTATGTATATTTGCATTGTATTTGGAAAAAATATTATTCAATTTTAAGTTAAAAGATATGACAGAAGAACTTAAACAACACAATTTTGATTTATTTATCAAGAAACTAAATCAATTAGGTATTGAAACTGACCAATTAGTTGAAACAATTGGTGAAAAACTTAAAAACGCAAGTTTTTCAATTTCAAACGAAAAAGGTGACGGACTTTGTGGCGATGGTACATTAATAGAAGTTATTCTTAAAGTACTTACAATTTTTGCAGTCAAACTTAACGGTTTATTTGCTGAAGACGCAAGAGTTAATCAGGAAACATTAGTTAAAGTTTGTTTACTACACCAAATTGCAAAGGCGGTAAGACTTATCCCTAATGATAATCCTTATGAGATTGAGAAACGTGGTTTGATTTATAAATATGATTCAACACAACCTTCAATCAGAACAGGTTTGCATTCTTTAGTGTTAGCTCAATCATTTGGAATTAAATTCACACCTGAAGAAGCTGAAGCTATGACAATTAATGATAGGGATTTAAGTGATGACCAAGCACGTTGGCATGCAAGTCAACTTGCATCAATTGTAAGGCAAGCAAACGAAATGACATATTTACAGGCAATTAATAAAAAACGATAAAAACATTATATGAGTAGAAAAACGATTAACGTTAAGATTAAAAAACTTGATGAAAAGGCAGTAATTCCAACATATGCGCATGTAACTGATGATGGTGTTAATGAAGGTGATGTTGGTATGGATATAACAGCAATTTCAGTAGAATGGGATGAAAAAATGGATTGCTATATCTATCATACAGGTATTACATTTGAAACTGACAAAGGTTTTGGCGTTTTTATGTTTCCAAGGTCTTCAAACAGAAAAACAGATTGTTATTTAACTAATTCAGTTGGAATTGTAGATTCTACATTATATCGTGGTGAAATCTTGTGGTGCTTTAAATCAAGAACATCAACATACCAAAGAGCTGAAACAGTTGCTAATAAGGCTTTTATGAAATCAATCGCCAAACAGTTAACTAACCCTTTCAATGTTCTAAGATTTAATAAAGTACTTAAAAAGGCAAATAATGAAGCTGAAAAGGCTAAAGAACGTATCATTGAAATGACACGTAATCTTGAATTTGCACCATATGAGGTTGGTAAAAGAATAGGCCAAATGGTTGTTTTGCCTTATCCTGATGTTAATTTTGAGATTGTTAAAGAATTAAGTGAAACTTCCCGTGGAGAAGGTGGACATGGTTCTACGGGAGAATAATTAAATATTATGACATTAAAACAAATATTCTTAAGATTTTGCAAGAAAGAAAAAATCTACAATTCAATAGTAGTATCAGTAAATGATACTTTAAATAAAAATTCAAAATCATTAATAAAACTCCCTACTTCATTTGATGAATTTTTTATTGCCAAAGTAAAATATTGTGGCCTTAGAAATGTAATACCTGGTTTATTAGGGTTTCCTTATGGTGGTACATATTTTTATGTACAATACCCACGATGTAAACAAATAATGAGAAAGTGGCGATATTTTATAGACAACAATATTTTACTTAATGAGCGAACATTAAAAATTGGGGATAATATTTCGCTAAGTACTTTTACTGGTAGTAATATCAATATTAAAATTGATAGAATTATTAGTTGTGTAATTGTATCTGGCTTAACAGAAGGTGGTATGCGAATTGATTGTAATGTTTTTAATATTAAAACAGTAAACGGTAAACCTGCTAATATTAATTGGGTTGTAAAACGAAATAGAAAAATATATGGCGATAAATAAAGAAATTAAATATTGCTATAATGACATAGCAATTGTGCCATCAATTGTTAGTGACATAAAACATAGAAATGAATGTTGTCCATTTTACAATGGAATGTTGCCATTATTTACTGCACCTATGAGTAGTGTTGTTGACGAAAACAATTTTGAATTATTTGAACGTAATAAAATTAACGCAATACTACCAAGAACAGTAAATGTTAATACAAGAGTTGAATACTCTTTAAATGGAAAATGGTCTGCATTTGGTTTAAATGAATTTGAATCTTTATTCATCAATAAGCATCAAAAATCAAACAATATTAAAATTCTAATTGATATTGCTAACGGTCATATGCATAAAATGATTGATTTGGTTAAATCATTTAAAACATTATATGCTAATACAAAAACTGAGATAATGGTAGGTAATATAGCGAATCCATTAACTTATAAAGTTTTAGCTGAAGCAGGTGCTGATTACGTTAGGATTAATATTGGAACTGGTGCGGGTTGTATAACAAGTTCAAATACTGCAATACATTACCCAGTTGCTTCTTTAATTGATGATATTGTAAAAGTTAAAGACGAGATTAATCGAACAAGTCCAAGAAGAAATTTGCCAAAAATAATAGCAGATGGTGGCATTAGAAATTATTCTGATATTATTAAGGCAATTGCTTTAGGCGCTGATTATGCTATGATTGGTGGGCTTTTTTCTTCTTGTGTTGAGAGCTCTGCTGAGGTATGGGTAGAAGATAGCCCTAACAATTATCATAGAGCTAATCAAAACGAAATCGACAGTTATTTAGCAGGTAACAAAGAACTAAAAGGTAGGTTATATAAAAAGTTTTATGGGATGGCTTCAAAAGAAGGTCAAATTGATTTAAATGGTGAAAAAACACACACATCTGAAGGTATTTCTAAATTTATTAAAATAAAATATAATTTACCACAATGGACTGAAAATCTTTCTGATTATTTACGTTCAGCAATGTCATATACTAATTCAAGGACGTTGGATGATTTAAAAAATTCAGAAACAATTGTCATATCTAAGGCTTCTTACGAATCTATTAATAAGTAAGTAGTTATAAAAAAAATACAGGTTTATCATTATTGATTTACCTGTATTTTTTTTTATTTTTTATACAAATTAAAAAAAATGGAAGACAGTATTTCAGTAGTTGTTTGTTCAAGAGAAACAAGCGATGACAAAAAAGATTTTATACAACACATGAAAAACACTTGTGGATGTAATTCACATATATTTTTTCTGATTAATCCTGATGGGGTTGGGCTAACACAAATTTATGAAGATATGGTTAAGTCTGAAAAAGTTGAAAGCAATATTATAGTTTTTGTTCATGATGATGTTGAATTTTTAAAAGAAGGATGGGGCAAAGAAATATTAAGATTATTCAATGAACATGAAGATTATGGAATAATTGGTGTAGCAGGGTCTGCCGAATTTGATGAAAATGGCGCTTGGTGGCAGTATGAAAAAAAATATGGCCAAGTATTGCATAGGAATAATGGAAAATCTTGGCTAACGGCATTTTCGCCATTAATTAAAAATGACTTAGAAGAAGTATGTGTAATTGATGGTCTTTTCATGGCAATACATAAAAAAAGAATAAGTAAAAATTTTGATGCTGATATATCTGGATTCAACTTTTATGATATTGATTTTTGCTTAGCTAACTATATTGACGGAAAAACAAAAATAGGTGTAACTACTAATATTAGACTTGCGCATAATTCAGTTGGCGAGTTAAAAGATGAATGGTATGCAAACAGGGATATTATAATTAAAAAATATAAAGATAAGTTGCCAATTAAAATGAAAAAATAATGGCATAGATTTTGTTAACATTAAATAAAATAAAAAGAATTATGAATGTAGAAAAATTAAGAAAAAAGACATTAACTGAATTAATTGAATTGATGTCTGCAACTGAAGCTATGTGCGAAAGCTATGCTAAGGATTTAACAAATTATGCAACAATGAGTGCTGACCCACAATTTCAAAGAATGGATATCGATACACAGCATTTGTATAACGAAAGAGGTAAATTCGTTTCATTACTTAACGTGTTAAGAAACATAATTAAAGAAAAACTTTTTGAAATATATGATGAATAAAATAAAAGATATTGCGTATAAGCTTTTTTACGCATTACCTTTTGGTATGAAAGCTGCCAACGAAGAAATAATGACTTCAAATTCAAGTAACGGTGATGGGCAGGAAATTGAAAAAGAAGTTTCTGATGAAAGGGTTGCAAAACATTTACTAAAAGGTGAATTAACACAATCAGTAAAAGAATTACGTTATAGAACCTATAAAGTTGATGATGAAGCTAAAAAGTATGAATACGTTGGTAATGGTACGGTTTTGAAAAAAGAAGAAAATAAGAGAACCAATCATATTAAGTTTTCACAGGAATGCAAATTAATCACATCTGATGTGTTGGAAGAACTGAAAAGAATTGGGTCTTATGGTGTGGAAAATTATACATTACAGATAGCATACAATAACCCTCTTGTTATTTTTAAATTAGAACAATTTGCAACACAAATTGACGTGGATATAAACAAAGAAACTAATGAAATATTTACTACTTTACACTTTAGTAATATTCCTGATGGGTATAATAAAAAATCAGCACCATTCATCAATGAATTAAAAAAACTTATTACAATTTACGAAAACACAAAATTGTTTTCTGATAGAAAAATTGTTGAATCAGTTTATAGGCATAATGAATTAGCGTCTTCTATGATAACATTAAATTTCACGACATACAAGGCAACTAACGATGAACCTGACTTGATAGTATACGGATTTTATAAACCTTTTTTGACTAAATGCGAAGAAAGCAATGCTGAAATTAGGCTAACATTCAATTGGGAAGGATATACAATCAATAATTTGAGAAACAAATTTTTTGATGAATCTATGGAAAAAAAATATCAGAATAAAGAACGTAAAAACGTTTCAGTTGATATAACAGGTGGGGTGACAAGAGTTGCCAAGTGTGAAATTTGTGGTGATGAAATGAATGTGTATGATGCTGATGTAACGAAATATACTTATGGAAAATGTATTTGCAAAAAATGTTTACCAGAATATTTACTTGGTCGGAATAAATAATATATTTTATAAGAAATAAATAATGTAATGATTACTATAGCGATTGAATTAAATCACGTAATAAGGAACATAAACAAACAGTTGTTAAAATATTATCAACGAGATTATAATGAAGAACTTGACATTGAAGATATTGATGAAAAGTCTGAAAATGTTTTGAGCAAGTATATCAAATTTGATAGTAAAAAAGAATTAAATGAATTCATCTATATTGATTATCCATATGAAATTTTTGGGTGTGCTAAAGCAATGGATAAAAATCTACCAAGAGACATTACAAATTGGATGGAAGAAATGACAAATAGGGAAGATGAAGAATTTAGGGTGATTTACTATAGTCTGAATGAAGAAGCTTTGACTATACAGTCAACATATTTTTTTCTGAGTAAATTAGGAACCAGAGTTCGTGAGGTTATATTCCCTAAAAATATCGAAGAAATGTCAAATAAATGTGATGTAATTATTTCTTCTAATTATGACGTAATTAAATGGGCTAAGAAGGATGGTAAAATACCTGTTAAAATTGCAACAAATTGGAAGCTTGAAAAGGATGAAACTATTGATGGGTTAAAGGATGACATCATTTATTCGGATATGGAAAGTGTTATAAATGACGAAAATTTTCTTGATAAATTAATTGAGCTTAAAAAGTAGTATAATGGAAGAAAACAATAAAATTAATGAAAACTTGGTTTTCGATTTAAATGAAATTAAAAAATTTGTTTTTGAAGAAGATGTTGACCTGAACAAGACACGTGATAGTGAAATTACTGAAACTTGGGGTGTTAATGATGAAGGAAAACAGGAACTTTTAAGTAAGGTTGTTCATGAAGTTAAAGGAAGTGATTTTTCTGGAAAACAGACTATTCGTTATGATTTGCTAAAAACATTTATGCAAACATTAGATAATATTGAATTTGATACATCAATTACACCTATGTCACTTGGTGAAAGAATGGTATTAAATACTATGGTGAATTATGGATTAATTAAAGAAATAAATCAGTAATAATTTTAAAATGGATAAGAAAGAAGAAAAAGCTTTAAAAAGGATTAAAAGTGAAATATCAAAGATTGATAAGAAAGAAAATAACGTTTTCTTTTTCGTTCTTGATACTAAAGGTAATCCTAGCGGAAGCCTTGAATATATATACAAATTAGCTAAAATTGCAAGTTCAGAAGGGTATAAAGTTTCAATGCTTTATCAGGAAGATAAAAATGATGAATTCGTTGGAGTAAAAGATTGGCTTGGCGAAGATTATTCAAGTATTCCTCATTATAATATTGCAAAAGATGATGTAGAAATTGCACCTTCAGACATTTTGTTTATTCCTGAAATTTTTGCTAATGTAATGAACCAAACAAAGAAATTACCTTGTAAGAGAATCGCTATTTTGCAAAATTATGATTATCTTATTGAGCAAATGCCATTTGCAGCACAGTGGGGTGATTTTGGTATTATGGAAGCTATTACAAATACAAATCATAACGCAGAACTTTTGAAGGATATTTTTCCATATGTAAAGACTAAAGTAATTACACCATATGTTGATAAAATGTTTGGGAATACAATTGCACCAAAAAAGATGATTGTTAATATTGTTGCTTCTGACCAATCTGATATCAATAGAATTGTTAAACCATTTTATTGGAAATATCCATCATTTAAATGGGTTTCATTTAGAGATTTGAGGGGTTTGCCAAAAGAACAGTTCGCACAATCTTTGCGAGATAGTGCTATCACAATTTGGATTGATAATGATACAAGTTTTGGATATAGCGCACTTGAAGCAGTTAAAAGTGGGTCTATTGTGATTGCTAAAATACCTGATGCACCATTGGATTGGATGTATGATGATGACGATAATAGCTTTGGGAATTTAAGAAATTGTTGTATTTGGTTTGACGATATAAAGAACGTTCAAAAGGTAATAGCAAGTGCAGTACGTTCTTGGCTCACTGATACTGTACCTTCTAAGATTTACGATGAAGTTAAAAAAGCTAATGAACTTTATCCTTATGAAACAACGAAGAAAGAATTTACAGAATACCTTGATGGTGTTATTTCAAACAGGAAAGTTGAAATGGAACAACTTGTTAAAGTTGTTGAGGATAAAAATGCTAAAGCCGAAAAATAATGGAGAAATATACATGCAGTGAAATTTTAGGTAGTTACGAACCAAATAATGTGGATTGTATTGTATTAATTAATAATTTTTAATAGAGACTAAAAAAATGAGTGAAATATTAGTTATTTTGCCTTTACATAAATTTGATGAAGAAGTTAAACCATTACTTGAAGATGCAATTAAATCTGTTCCAAATGATTTTGATATTGTAGTTTCAACAAATGACACTTATTCTGATGAAATTACTAAGGCAGTAGCAGATTATAAGAATGTAAAAGTATTATCAAATGGTGATGCTACTAATTTTCAGACATTAGTTAACAATGCAGTAGATGAAAATTATAAGTGGTTTACCATTCTTGAATATGATGACGAATATACGCCAATTTGGTTTGATAACGCTAAGAAATATATTGATAATGAGCCTACTGTTAGTGTTTTTATGCCACTTGAAGATTTGGTGGATTTCAACACTAAAGAATATGCTGGTTTCGGTAATGAAGCGCCTTGGGCATCAAGTTTTAGTAATGAAATTGGCTATATTGATTTAGACTGTTTGCAAAACTTTTTTGAGTTTTATTTAACAGGTTCTGTATTTAATACCGCAGATTGGAAAGAAATTGGTGGGTTAAAGCCGAATATTGAAATTTACTTTTGGTATGAATTCCTTTTAAGGGCAACTAATAAAGGTAAGAAAGTATTTGTCATTCCAAAGGTTGGATATGTTCATTATCTTGGAAGAAAGGATTCTTTGATTGAATCTTACAGAAATACTGTTACTGATGATGAAGTAAAGTATTGGATGGGAATTGCTAAAAAGGAGTATTTCTTCAAAGAAAGAGAAATATCGCCTTATAACAAAGAAAACTAAAATAATTGAGTTTTAAATGATTTATATAATGGCGTTAATTGTAATGGTTAACGTCATTTTTTTATACATCAAAATAGCAACACGGAGATTTTTGAAAAAAAATGTGAAAGAAAGTGCGTTGAAATTACGTAGAATTTTGCCTTTGATGATATTTAGTATAAAAATAACTTATTTAGACGTTTCATCTAAATATAAATACAAAGACAAAATTAAAAATGGGTCGTAGAGGTCGTAAACCTTCAAAAAATAAAAATTATTTTGGCTTGGAGCAGGAACAAGCTATTAAAGATTATTTAAAAGCGGAAACAAAGGAAGAAAAAGATAAAATCTTTAATGAATGGTTAGAGCCAGCTCTAACTAAAATGGTGGAATCAATTATAAGAAGATATAATCTTTATCCGCCTAATGAAGAATTCAAAGAAACATTTGATGACACAATTTCTTTTTTGATGACTAAGATTAATAATTTTAAACCTGATGTTGGGTATAAAGCTTATTCATACTGTGGTACAATTTGTAAAAATTATTTGATATATAAAATTAATCAATTTAATAAAAATCAAAAAAGGAATGATAGGTATGACGTAATGCAAAACGACATCATTGATAATATTAAGTTTTCCTATTCAGATGAAACAACAAATTTAGCATTTTTAAATGAGTTAATGAGAAAGACCATTAAAGAAATTTATGGAATTATAGAAGATAGGGATATATTAAAACTTAATGATGATGAAATAAAGGTAGGACAAGCGCTTATTGAATTAATGACTAACTGGGAAGATTTATTTGCACAAATGGGTAGTAATAAATTCAATAAAAGTTCTATTTTATTGTTTCTTAAAGAAACAACATTGCTTAATACCAAACAAATTAGAGACGGTATGCGAAAGTATAAAGCAGCGTATTACGGCTTAAAAAAAGTAATGATAAATGAATAAACTAATATTTATTTATAAATTATAAATATGGCAAAATTTAAAGTTGAATTAAATAGTTCCAATAATATTCGTGAATTGTTGCAGGAAACGTATAGATTAGCTGACCAACAACTTATTCAAGCTCAAGATGAAATGAATAAATTGGCAAACGCTACACGTTTACAAGACGAAGTAATGGACAGTAAACAAAAGTATTCTAAAGCTATGAATGATTATATGACAATCAAAGACAAAGCTATTAGAACAAAATTGGATATTGCCAAATTAATGACTGAAATTATGAATCACAACGGCAATGTCAAAGAAGCAGTTGAATCTGGGGCTGCAAGTGTAGGTACATTTGACATGAAAAAGATTAGGCAAATGGTAAGTGAATCATACGAAGAACCTGATAAAACTAAAACTATAGAACTTAAGAAATAATGGCAGTAAGTACATCATCAAATAAAGTATCTTCTCAAGTGCAAATAAATAGTAGTACCTTAATTGGTAAAACTGAAGGTGCTAAAAATAATGCATTAGATGCAAAGAAAAAATCAGTAGCGCAAGATAAGGCAAATGAATATCAGAAAAAAATAAAAGATTCTGAAAGAGAAGTATATGCCAATCTTGATACTGCAATGGCAATTATGGAAGAATTGCCTGCATTTGTTGATGCTGGAATGGATGTACTTACGTCTAATTCTTTTAATTTTTCTTTAAGCCCATTGGGGTTACTAATGGACTTATTATCAAAACTTGGCGTAACTGATGAAGAATTAAAAGCTTTTTTAGTTGATTTGTTGGTTGATGTTTTACCTGCTGTTGAACTTGGTATTAAAGCTTCATTACTATCTAATATCAAATCAATAGTATCTTGTGCAGCTGACCCAAGAATACCAAAGCAATTAAGGCAAAGAACTGGAGAATACTATTTTGATGAATTAAAATATAAATTTAAATCATATGATGGGACGCCATCTGCTGAAGCAGAACGTGGAATGTTAATAGACTGTGATTCAATTGACCCTGAAGGTATATTAGCATTTTCACCTTATAGTGATAAAGGTAAAAATTATTACTTTGGCGTTCTTTATGATGAAATGACTAAGTTTTTGAAAGACTTTGGCGTTTCTGAAAACGCTGGATACAATATAGCACAAAAAACTGATGGGTCAAATGAAGTGAATAGGAATGCTATTTACGGAAATATGAGAAGTAAATGGGAACTATGTAGGGCCGAAGATAGAAATGCTTTTATATGGTTTGTAATGCATGTTGCGAAGTTTCCTTCACCAACCGAAGCAGTTATTTCAGGGCAAACAGTATCAATAAATGGCACTAAATTTGTTGATATGTCAGGTCAAGATGGAAAGGCAAGTCTTTTTACACCGATGAATCTTAATGTTATTGATGAAAATGAATCGTCTAACATATCAGTAGGCACAGCAATTGTTAATGAAAATACACCTAACGAAATAGCATTATGTATAGGTGCTAACTATGAAGAGCAAGATATTTCAGATACAGGTGCAACAAGAATTTTTTCCAATCAATTTGTGCCTGTTTCAAGTAACTGGAATAGTGCTGATTTATATGTTGATAAAACTAAATATTATAACTATAATTTAGGATATAAATCTAAAAGCAGTATAGATGATTATACAAATCAAATTGCTATATGCAATTTGCAATATATGCAGCCTACTGATTATGCAACAACATATGTAGGAGGGTCAACGCAAAAGCTTAAATTTACTATTTTGCCTAAACCATATGTATATCTACCATATGTGGATACAGGTGAACCTATATGGAGAGCAAAAAGAATATTATTTGATGCTTATGGAAATCCTGACCCAAACGGTGCTTTTTCATTACCAACTGAAAGGATGAATTCTAAAAATTTGCCATATGTCCATAATGATAAAATAGGACTTTTTAATAGTAATATGGCAGTAACTGAAGCAATGAATAATGCTTCATATTTAGATAATCTTAAAAATGTTGCTGTTATGATTTACAGCGAAACGGTTGATGATGTAAAAGACATTAATAAAGTTAAAACTAAAATAGTAGAAACTTATGAAGCGCATGAAATATTGGCTTTTAAAATGTCAATTGAAGCGTGGAAACCGTCTAATTCGCAAAGTGACCCTACTGATACAGATTCTACGAAGGCTAAGTATATATCAGTCCTCACTGAATGTCTAAATACTAAAATAGCTAAAAGTGAAGAAAATGATAATGGATATGTAAAATTAATGGTTGGTGAAGAAGAGGACTCTTGCGGGTTATACATTAGTATAGACACAGGTGACTATTTTTTGGCTGATTACAATGATAAAAATAATAGGGAAGGTGATTATACCAAACATTTAGTACAATGCTATAAAGGTCTTACAGTGTATGAATTTAACTATGATTTTGTCATGGGAATGAAGCTACTTGACTCTAAAGTTGTATGCTATAAACTATTGGAAGCAGCAACTAACCCAAGTAATGATGCTTCTTTTGAAGTTGGGTTTGATTTTAATAATGGAAAATCAGACATTAATTTCAATGACATGAGAAATTCTATTGTTGAAATTGTTAGGGAAATTGTTGAAACTGAAGATTCTGAATTGTCTGATTGCTTTTTTAAGTTTGACAATAGCAGATTTGAATCAATGCTAAAAACTGCTGAAGAAAAAAGATATAATCAGCAGCCATATATAAATGATAAGAATAATTCGGTAGATTTTACTGATGTATACGGCATACTTCAAGAATATCCTGAATATGGTACTAAAGAAGAACAGAAAAAAGTAATTAGTAATGTAATAACAGCAGCTACGGCTAAAATTAGTCAAACTAATGGAAGTGCATTAACAACAGCTTACACAACTGCTGACGCCAAAAAAGTTAAAATTAATTTTACTACCAACATGATAAGTCAACTTGTATCTGTTATAGTAGAATCAATATTAAGTCCTAAATTGCTAATGCTTATTGCAGTTAACAAACAATTAATGGGTGATGGTGGTGAGACATTTAATGCTAATGATTTACTTAATGGCATGAAAGGCGTTGTTGTGGGCATAGTTAAAGAAATAAGGGATTTAATAATCAAGAAAATACTTGATTATGTTCTTGATTCTGTTGGCAAATTGGCTGTTGAATTAAAAGTTGAAGTTAAGAAAGAACAGATATCAGTTCATCAAAACATTTTATCACAATTAATGGCATTGTTAAATGTTGACAAGTCTTATTCTGCCCAATTAAATTCAGTATTAGAAGGGTTAAAGAGTAAATTTAGCGGTTCTGAATATTATAACAATGGAAACGGATATGATTATGATTTGCCTACAATTATAGACAATGTAGGATATGCTGATATTATAACAAATAATAATACTGATAAACCAGTATCTACAGATAATTGTTAAAAATGAATATAAGTTCAATAACAAGACCAATAAATGCAGTTTTTGAATCAATAAGGTCGGCTGCACCAATTATACCTGCAATGCTTATGGCAATAGGCGGTTTTAAAAGACCTGGGTTATCCACTGTTATATCAGTTGGTAATATTGTTAAAGCTTTGCAAAAACACGGAATACCTACAGGCCACTTTAAAGATGGCGATGAAAATAAAACCGTTGCAGTAATATTTGCTATTGTTGAAGAAATATATAGGGCTTTACATGAAGATGCAAATATTCAAATCGCAGTGCAACCTGGTGCACTGACAGTTGTAACTACTGGTTCTAATTCAGGTGGACCTATGATTTCACAAGGGATTAATACAAATTTTGCTAACGGTACAGCAATCATACAATAAAATGGAAAATTTTAAAAATTATACTAATGCTGAACTTAATTTAAAACTTAAAGCATTGGAAGATAAATACGAAGCTAATAAAAGAAAAGTTTTGCAACTTATACATGAAATGCAAGAACTTGATATTGATTATTCCAATGCTAAAAAAGAGATAGATAAACGAAGTAAAGGATTATGGCGATAATAGTAAAAATGGGTCATGTAGAAGAAACTACAACTGACCCTGCAGGTGGTCTAAGAATTAAAGCAAGGACTAAACAAGATGGGAGCTCTGAATTACCTTGGGCATTCCCTCTAATGCCTAAACAGTTTCAAGTAGTGCCTAAAGTTGGTGAAGGTGTGTTTATTATCAATGAAGATGATAAGAGAAAAGATAGTAATAGGTATTATATAGGACCAATTATTCCACAGCCACAATATAATACCAAAAGTGAATTCCAATATGGTAGAGGGGAAGCATTAGCCTGTTTAGATGGTAGGGCAATTGAACCTTTGGGTAATATACATAATGATTCAAGGACAGATGGTTCTTTCCCTGAAATTGGCGATGTGTCAGTTGTTGGAAGGGACAGTCAAGACATGATAATGAGACACACAAAAGAAGGGTCTGATGAAGTTGTTCTTAGATGTGGCATAAGAAAGGAAGACACACTTGCAAATATTGGTTCAAGAAAAGAAGGTACTATTCTTAATGTAGGCAAAATAATTTTTAATAATGTTGACCCTGCTTACATACAAATGAAGTATAAGGAAAATTTGGGCACATTATCTAAAAATTATGATGCTAAAGCTGGTGAAAAGATTAGTCAATCTAATTACATGAATAGTGCAATTAATATTGTTGCAGACAAGATTAACATTGTAGGTGTTAGAGATACATCTATTAATGTTGAAAAAGCGAAGAATAAATCTTTAATTAGGGATGGTGATATGGATGAAATGATGTCGCAGCTCCATCAACTTCCTAAAGGTGATGTGCTTGTAAAATTTCTTAAATTATTATGTGATGCATTTTTAAATCATGTGCATAATTACAATGGCTTGCCACCAGTTGTAGCTGATTATGTACTTTCAGTTAAGAATTTTGACTTGAATGATATACTATCTACAGTAGTTCGCATATCTTAAAATATTTATTATTAAATAAATCAAAGAAATGATACAACGTACATATTTAAGCAAATTTAATACTATTATCAAAGAAAGCAAAATAAATACTGGTATAAACCCTATATCAGAATTGGTATATGGTTTACACACTACGAGAATGTTATTTTATTTTGACCATAGCAAAGTAAAAGAAATGGTTAAAAATGGAATATTCCCAAATGTAGATAAACTAAAGCATACACTACATATAACAAATGCAGGTTCTTTAGACTTTACACAATTGCATGAAAAAAATGCAAGTTCTATTGGTAATGGTGTTAAAAAACGTGCAACGTCTTTTGATATTATTTTTTTCCTTGTACCACAAGAATGGGATAGAGGTAAAGGTTTTGATTATACCAAAAATGCTTTTAATATAGATTATTTTGGCACTAAAAATAGACATAACGCATCAAGATTAGTGTCATACGATGGAAGCAATTGGTATCAACCTAAAAATGGCTATAAGTGGCCTGAAGATGGCATATATTCTACGGATACGTTATCAAAAGAATACGATAAATTTTCTTCTGAAATAGGAAGCGAAATTATTATAGGTAGACAGCATTTTGACATTGGTAATGAAAATATATTATTGGATATAACAGATATTTTCAATAAGTTTATTACAGGTGAATTGGAAAATTATGGTATTGCTGTAGCATTTACACCAGACTTTGAAAACACGTCAGAAAAAAATGCTTATACCTATTATAGGTCAGAAAGTTTACAGGATAATTATGTTGGCTTTTTAACAGATAAAACAAACACATTTTTTGAACCATATGTAGAAACTGAATATTCTGATTATATATCCGATGATAGGGCTAATTTCGTTATAGACAAGGACAATAAGCTATATCTTTATTGTACAATAGGTGGCAAATTGACGAACCTTGACGAATTGCCTAAATGCACAGTATCAGGTGATGTTTATTCTGAAGAAAATGGCGGTTATGAAGAATTTTCAAAAGAATATGAGGTAAAACAACATTCAACTGGTGTTTATTATATAGATATCAATTTGTCACATAACGATTTTGAGTCCAATACAATGCTTTATGACACTTGGACTAATATTATATACCATGGAACAAAACTAAGCGATGTAGGGCTCGATTTTACCCTTAAACAACCATCTGTATGGTTTAATATTGGTAACTCAATAGAAGATGAACCAACATTCACACCTCAAGTGTTTGGTATTGCTGACAATGAGGAAATAAAACGTGGTGACGTTAGAAAACTTGGTGTTATAACAAGGGTAAACTACACACCAAAGCAAGTACAAAATATTGACGGTATAGAAGCAAGGTTATATATAAAAGACGGTGAAAGAGAAATAGATGTTATTAAATGGGAGCATTTAAATAAAACAATAACCGAAAGTTATATGATAATTGATACTAATATGTTAATACCGCAAAATTATTATGTGGACATTAAAATAAATTACGGTATGCAATCAATTATACATCACGATAAAATACATTTTAAAATTATAGATGATTTAAATAATAAATATATATAAATAATAAAAGGATAGTCAATCAAGACTATCCTTTTATTTTGTTATCCAATAACAAACTTATCCATAAAGTTCAGTAATGCAACATTTTGTGGGATTACCTGAACGCTATCCATCTGCTGCGCCTTCTGTGTGTCAGTAGCTGCATTGTAAAAATCCCAAGCTGTAATGAATCCCTGTTTGTTAGGGTCAGCATAAGAATTCTGTTTTGCCTTGATAAGGCAGGTTTCGATAAATGTATTCAACTGAGAGTTGTTAAGTGGGTATGTTTCCTTAACGTGAATACTCTGAACTGTTGTGTCACACTGAACACGATATGCTGCAAGCACACCAAATAATCCATACATTACATTAGCAGGGATGACAGTACTCTTCATCTTCTTGATTCGCTCGCTTCCATTGTGTGCGATTGAATCCATATGGTCTAACCAATCAGCAATCTTCTGAAGAATACTTTCATAATTCATCTTAACACGTGAATAGCGACCTTTGTTAGGTGTAGTGCCATCATTGAAGGTAGAAATAGTCTGTTCAGCACCAAGGATTGTCATGTTATGGCAAGCATATACGTGCTGTCCTACAGCTGCTTGTATACCACGCTGTGAATAAGACAATGTAAGTGCGTTAGTATATTCAGAACTTTCATCGAAATCCTTAATCACAATATTGCAGAACACACGTCTTACAATTGTGGCGTGAATGTTTCTTTGCTGAAGCAATTCTGGCTCATCAATACGTTTTGCAATATCATCAACGATTGATACACCAGGCCACTGTGAAGAACCTTGCTTACAAGCAAAAAGGTCACGAATTTCAGCGTTGAATCCACGTTCATTACACATATCAAGAACTTTTTGAATGAACTGATAATGAAGAATGCCATTGTTAGGAGCACCATTTCCACCAAGTTCACGTGAAGTCTGACGAAGTTGGTCAAGAGTTAAGTCTTGAACCTTTTTTTCAGACCAATCCTCGAAGTGGTCGAAGTCAATGACTGATGGTGTAGTTTCTACATTGTTTTCTACTACTACGTTGTCTACTGCTGTTGGCATCTGAAATGCACTGAAATCTAAATTCTGCATACTCTTCTAAAATTTGAAGTTATTAATTATTGTTTTGATTAACGACTGCAATATATTACTTTGTTTTCATAATTGCAAATCTTTTTTGTTAAAAGATATTAAACATTTCGTTAATTAATTAACGTTGTTGTTTTCTTGTTAACAATGGCAATATATTCTTTTATTTCTATTTTTCCAAATAGTTTTAGTTAATGTTTGTTAAACCTATTTTTTTAATTCTAAGAATAGTATTTTTATATTTTTTTATCTACATTATTATTAATTAAATTGAACATTTCATAATTTTTTAAACAGTTGTTTGATTTATATGTTGCAAATATAATACTGTTTTTCTTAATAACTCTATCAAAGTTCTAAAAAAATGTTAAATAGACAAAATATTTCTACTTTCTTGACAAATTCGTATGTTTTCATATCATTTAAATAGGAAATGGACAATATTTATAATTGAAAAAAGGATTGCCTTATAATTGAATTATAGGTTTTATGCCATTTATTTTTTTACTAACAATTTTAATTAAAAATTTTATGGGAAAAAGAAAGCGTTTAGCAAACATTTCAGAAGAAGATTTGGACTTCATCAATGCAAAAATGAAAGCGCCTGAATTAAGCGATAATTATGAATATGTTGATGGATATAAGAATCAGCTAAAACTTTTAAGTTATAAATTAAGCATTAAATGCAAAAATGAAAAGCAAAAAGAATTTCTAAAATCACTTAAAGATAAAAATAAAGAAATATGCTTTGGAACAGGTTCTGCTGGTACGGGCAAATCATTTATGTCGTTATCTTATGGACTTAAGGCAATAAAGGATGGTGAATTTGATAAAATTATAATGGTAGTACCTACAGCACAAGCATCTGGAAAAGACATGGGGTTTGGCTTCCTAAAAGGTGAACTTGAAGATAAAACAAGACCATTTAAGGATGTAGATAGATATACTATTGAAAAAATCCTTAAAATGAGTGAAAATAATGAAGCAAAATTAATTTCAAGCCAACTGATTAATAGTGGTGTTATACAATATGAATTTATTAACTTTATGTTAGGTAAAACATTTGATAATGCACTTATTCTTGTTAATGAAGCAGAACAATATACTAAAGAAGATATGAAACTTATCCTTACTCGCATTGGTGAAAAAAGTAAACTTGTTATTACAGGTGATTGCGAGCAAGTAAATAGGCAATCAATTGTAAAAGGGAAAGATGAATGTGGGCTATCATATGTGGCTGATAAATTGGATGGAATGGAAGAAGTGGCAGTTACAACTTTTTCAAGAGAAGATATTGTTAGAAACAAATTAATTACTAAGATTCTTGATAGGTTAGATTCCTAATACTATTATAAAATAAAAGGTAGATAAGTTAACTTATCTACCTTTTATTATTTTCACTATCATATAATTATTGGAAACAGTTTATTAACCAATCCACCAATCTGTTTTATTCATTATTCGAGTTGTTTTCCAACGCAGCAATCCTATTACTTAGATTGGTTATCTCTTCAAGTATCTTTGTAAGGGCAAAAGATAATGTATTACCATTTGCAAAAGGCACATTAGCGGTCATGCCACTCACAATCAAGTTATTAGTATTCAAATCTGCCGTGTCAACTTTATTATTCCAAGCAGTTCTTTCACTAGCAGTAATATGAATATCACTATTACTTGCATGAGAACTTACTGAGCCTGAAATTGAATTATAAGCAGCAGCTACAATCCTTTCATTTTCATTTATTGTATCTGTAATTGTCTTGGCATCATAAGTTGCATTGGTAGCTGTCGAAGCACTATCATACGAATGAATTAATTGAGAATTAATTAAGTCATTAATTTTATTATCACTTGAGAATGTTACAATTTCGTTGTTGTCATTTTTAATAGAAATTGTTTCAATCCCCTTTTTGTAATTGATTGCTATTTCACCATTGCTTAGGACGTCAGCAGTAGGTAATTTAGGTGAACCATTTGCATTTGCATCATTACTTTTTTTATGCAAAATGTGTTGAATGTTTTTTGCCATTTTGTTTTAATTTTGTCTATTAGTTATTTCCACTGAAATAGCGATTTCATAAGGTGTAAAGACAATAGTGCCTAAAAAGTATGAAAATTACTATTAAACAAGTGTCATACTATAAATAGTTTGATAAATGGCAATAAAAAAGGATAGATTATAAAAAAATCTATCCTTTTTATTTTTTTTATTATAACTCATCAATTAATAATCACCAGCATCCAAAGTTTCGTTAACATACAGATACCCATTATCATCAATCCTCAAAAGATTTGTGAATGCATTAGCTACATCATCTTTAACTTTAACGCTAATTTCATTATTTTCACTAATAGATATTCCATTACCACTTGTTAAATTACCTTGTTTACTACTCAAGGCTGTACTAATTTCAGTAGCACCGCTTGTTTCTGATTTAGTGTAATAATTACTCAAATCAGTTGGAGTGTATGCTGATGCGTCAAGTTTCGCATTCCAAGCAGTTCTTTCACTAGCAGTAATGTGAATATCACTATTACTTGTATGACTAGTTACAGTAGATGCGTCAGCTTTACCACTCAAAGCAGTATCAACATCATTTTTTGTATAATAATTAGATGGATTGAATATGCTTGTCAATGGTAAAGAAATATCTTCTTTATTACTATCAGTATTAAAAGTTATCACCAAATTGCCATTATTAATCTCAACATTTGATACCATGCCATCCTTGATAAAGTCAGATGTGTCAATTTCAGCTAAAGCAGTAGTCTTATTAGTGCTGTCCTTATAGAAATAAATCTTTTTATCAGTTGAATTATATTCGGCAAAACCAACCTTTGCATTATATGCTGCTGCCGTTGTCTGTTCATTATCGGTAATAACCTTTGCAATTGTCTTTGCATCAAATGTGGTGCCAGAAGCATTAGAATCAGCATCCCAGACTGTTAACAATTCAGTTTTAGACAACTTACTTGCATCGCCTTCTTCAGCACCTTCGCTAAGGTCATTTAATTTATCTACAACAGCTTCAAATGCATCAGCTAAGGTATCAGTATTCTTAACTATTCTATTCTTGTCTTCTGTCAAATTCTGAAGAGCATAAATGTCACCATTTTGCCTAATTTCAAAAGCATTCTTTCTAACATGATTAGGCAAATCATAATTTCCAATACCTACTGTAAATATAGTATTTCCACTATCTCCAAAAGTATTACTTGCATGACTAGATGAATTAAAAACGCCAATAGCAGTTTCATTATCATTTAATGCTTCAGTGTAAGAACCTGAAGTATGTGAATAATCACCTACTGCAATAGTTTCAAAACCTTCTGCATGAGAAGATTGCCCACTTGCAGTTGTATTTTGACCTTCAGCATGGGAATTATTACCACTTGCTAATGTTCCAGCACCTTCAGCATGAGAATATTTACCACTTGCAGTTGTATATGAAGCTGATAAGCCGACTTCAGCAGGTATATAACCACCTTCAGCGTGAGAACCTTGGCCGCTAGCAACTGTTCGTTCACCTTCTGCATGTGAATATAAATTGCTAGCTATTACCATAAAACCTTCAGAGTGAGATGCAGCACTTGTTGCATTAGTTGCAATACCTTCAGCATGTGAATCGTTACCACTTGCTAATGTACTTTGGCCTTCAGCGTGAGAAGCAATACCACTTGCAGTTGTTTGATTACCTTCAGCATGGGAATCGTTACCACTTGCTAATGTGCTATTGCCTTCAGCATGAGATGCATTACTCGTTGCATTAGTTGCAATACCTTCAGAATGGGAACCTTGACCTCCAGCGACTGTGCTTTGGCCTTCAGCGTGAGAAGTAATACCACTTGCAGTTGTTTGATTACCTTCAGCATGGGAATTATCATAACTTGCAGTTGTACTTGAACCTTCTGCATGAGAATATTTACCACTTGCAGTTGTTTGATTACCTTCAGCATGAGAATATTCGCCACTTGCAGTTGTACTTGAACCTTCTGCATGGGAACTTTGGCCTCCAGCGACTGTGTTTTGACCTTCTGAGTGAGAGCCAAAAGCACCACTTGCAGTTGTTTGATTACCTTCAGCATGTGAATCGTTACCACTTGCTAATGTACTATTGCCTTCAGCATGAGATGCATTACTTGTGGCACTGGTTTCTTCACCTTCAGCATGCGAATAGCTGCTGATAGCATTTGTTAGACTACCTTCTGCATGAGAATATGTTCCTGACGCTGTTGTATGATAACCTTCTGCAAAGGATAAATTACCAGAAGCAACTGAACCACTTCCCTTTACTGCAAGACTTTTTATTTTTTCGTTATACACAAAAGGTGACACCGCACCAACATATTCAACCATTTTATCAGTTGTTGAAAAAGTAACGACATCGTTATTATCATTTCTCAACGAAATGGTTTCATAGCCTTTAGCATAGTTAATAGCAAGCTCACCGTATTCAATCTGTGGGTTATCAAGTACTTCACCTTTACTGTCTTTAACGGATGGCAATTTAGGTGTATAATACTTATTTTCGTCAGTACCATGTTCAATTAACTGGTTACTCTTAATATGTTTAATTTTTAAAGCCATATATATAAATATTTGTCATTAATTTTATTTACTTGTGTTCTTACCAATATAAATATTTTCTAAAATACAAAAAAATGGGCGGTAAATTATTACCACCCATTAATTATTATTTTATACTAAATATTAGTATGTCCCGCCATCAATACCTGAAATCTGAATACCTTTTGCGCTATCAATTGCAAGACCAGTTTGCGTGTCAACTTTGATAGTCAAAGTTGTACCACTCGACTGTGCATTAATATCAAGAGCGTTATTAGCAGATGATAATGTATTCTTTGTATTAGCAGAATCAATTGCGTCAGCGTTTGCCTTAACCTGAGTATCAAGAGCCTTGATATCAGACGTGATTGTGTTAGTCTGTCCAGTTCCGATATAAGTACCTGTGTTAGTGTAAGTTCTACTTTCACCATCAACAGCCTTGGTTAAGCCTACAGCTGTATCAATTGATGTTTCAGCAGATTCAGCACGTGCAATTTCATCAGAAATACTTGAACTTGCTCCACCAGTTGCATCGCTGATAGCCTTATACAATTTAGCTATTGCTGCATTAACTGTATCAGCAGAAGTAGGGGCAGAAGCTTCTGTAGCTGCTTCATAACCAGTCAATGTGATATCAGAACCATCAAGTACAGGATTTCCACTAATTGCTTTGTTATTTACAGTATAAGCATTAATTAGGTCTTTTGCATCAGCAACGGCTTTAGCAACTGAACCGTTAGTAGTAGCATTACCATTCAAAATAGCAATAGCATCAGCATTAGCCTTAGCTTGAGCGTCCAACTTAATGTCAGCATCGTTCAAAGATGTAGCAGTGCTAATATAATTAGTATTTTGATTAACTACATAAGTATCACCATCAATACCATCAACAGCTTTACGGTGGGTAATCTCATTTGCAAGGTCAGCAGCACTTGCGATGTCATTTTCAGCTACAGTTACTACAGCATGACCATCAGTAGCATCTGAAACTACAGTAACAGTTACGTGACCACTAGTTTTTTTACTAACAGCAGTCTTAGCTTCAGCTTTTGCTGAGTTAATTGCAGTTTGTACACCATCAAGTTTAAAACCATTTTCACCAACAGTCAAGAATTCTTCAGAGGTACTATCAACAACACCATGAACAATACCACTTGTCTTGTCAGCAGTAACACCACTTGCAAATTCGCTTTGGGTTAAGAATTTAGAAACATCCACCTTAGCCATTGAATACGTACCATTTTCAAGATGATAAACAAAGTTCAATGATTGCGCATCTTGAGCAGGCACCTTTGTAATATCACCTGTTTCTGAATTTACGGTATCTCCAGAAGAACCAAGATAAGCTTCTTTCAAAGAATAATCTTTAGGAATTTCGATTTGTGTATTACCAAGTTGTGTACCACCAATACCTTGCAATTGATAGGCTTCTTTTACATTAGCACCAAGACCACTTGTAATTTTAACGAGTTTGATGTCAGTGTAAATACCACCATTTTCTTCAGTTGTGTCATTATTAAGAGCAAGAACTTTTTCACCACTCTTAATTTTAACAGCCACTGTGTTACCATTTTCACTAGATGTAACAACAATTGATTTGTTACCAGCACTCAAAGAGTTTTTATTTGTGGAGCTAATAATACGATTCTCCAATTTAGAGAAGGCGTCTTTAACACTATCTGTAGCAGCAATATCACCAGAAGCACTGTCTTTTGCAAAGCCTGTCAATTTAACGTCAACAATTGGCGTACCACTAGCAGAAACTTTACCGTCTGTCTGTGAAACAGAAGTTATCACACTTCCTTCTGCGCTAACAGTATCTAAATCAAGTGCTCCAATTGTAGCAGCATTTGCTGATTCAACACCTTTAATCTTATCTTCAAGTCCCTTAAGAGTATCATAGCCTTTAGTAGCACCACTCTTCAAAGTGTTAACTGCATCATCAGTATATTTCTTAGCACCAGCTACAGATTCAGCAACCTTTGTGTCAGCAGTTGTTCCCTTCAAAGCTGCAAACTGAGCAGTTGCTGTATTTGCAGAAGTAACACCAGTGCCAAAAGTGTTATTAACATTTGTCTCCAATGCACTAATAGCAGCTTCAACAGCAGCGCCATCAGTTACCAATGTGTAAGTTGTCTTATCATTTGCAACATGGAACAAAGCAAGCAAAGATTTAACACTCTTGTCAGTGTCAGTGTAACGAGCAAGAACAGGGTTACCATCTTGAACTTGCATTGCATCAACGGATTTATTAGCATTATTTAATGCAATAATAGCATCTTCTCTTGATGCAAATAAAGTTTGATTTCTAAATAATTGTATATGATTATTTACAGCCATTTGTTTAAAAAATTAAGTTTTAATTGCTATTTTAAAATTTTTTTAAAGAACCCAAAAATATTGTTTTTTTCCTTTTTTATTGGTTCTTTTTTTGTATGAGTGTCAAATACTCTTTTTTCTTTGACACTCATATTATTTTTTTCTTGTTTGCTTTCTACCTCAAAAGGTATATCAGCAATTTGACTTGCCATATCTAACTTATTTCTTAGATTTATTATTCAAATGTAATTGTTGGATATGTGTCTTTAGTTTCTTCGTTATATAAGTCAGTGTTAGCGCCACTTCCATATTCAGAAACATAGTCTACACACTTATAAACAACTCTTTCACTGTTTTCGTAATCGCAAGCTTCGTCTTTAGTCATAACAAGCTTTTTACCTGCATGTACTAAATTCTTGAAGTGTACTGTAACTTTATCACTACTGAAACGGTTAGCAGTATCGCATTCTTCTTTAGTTTTTGATGTATAATCTTCAAGGATTAAGAAGCCCCTCCAAGATTTATTAGCATCCCATTCGTCTACTGTACAGTCTTCAACGTTAATAGTTACATTACCTACACCAAGTTTATTAGAAAATCTTAAAACGTTAGAAACCTTTTTGAAATGGCAATTTTTCAAAGTAATCATACCACCTTCCTGAACACCGAATACCAAAATAGCGTTATTAGTTAAAGTGTTGTCAACGTTTAGGTTTTGGATAGTAACATTTTTTGGCTCATATCCATTTGCAAGACCAATTTCTAAGGCGTTATAACCATCCATGCCAATTGTACCACCATTGATTACAACATCACCTTTAGATGAAACAATAAAACCCGCATTTGAAATAGATTTTGCTAAAGCACCTTCACTTGAAAGGTCGTTAACTGTAACGTTTTCTTCAGCTTTAACGCTCAATTGTTTCGATTCAATGTAAGCTAAGTTAACAATAGCATCCTTTTGAGCTGATACAGCAACTTTGTCATTAACCGCAGCACCATCCAATGTACCGCTTACGATAACCTCGTCAGCTACAAGTGCTCCAGGCTCAGTAGGATTAACTACTGCACTTTGGTGAGTTTCATCATTATAGCTTTCATGAGCTAATTGGCCAAGTAAATCATTAATTGAAAGCAGTTCACCTTCAACATATAGTTTTAATGAGCCATCATCACCCAATTCAGCTATTTTTTGGTTTTTAGTGTTTCTTGCTACAATACCATTTTCTTCCTTAGCCCATACCATATCCCTTTTATCTGCCTTTTCAACATCTAAGGCATTAATGGTAGAATCATTGGATTTTCTGTATTCTTCATCGTTTTTAGTGTTTTCATCAAGCGAATTCTTAATTTCTGATACATTAGCCATATCAGCTTCAGTATCGAAAATAGTCCAATGCCCATTAGCACCATCAGCCCCGTTAGCATACACACCAAAGATGGTTTTTACTTTGCCATTTTTGACATATCTAGCAAGTCTTGGAGTACCATCCAAGTTTTCATTAGTTACATCTGCATTATCATAAGAAGCAATTGCTTCTTCATAACTTGCGTACATCTTACCGTTACGGTATAAATGTAAATGTAATTTTTCGTTCATAATGATTAATTTTTTAAAATTTAAAAATGTTAGTTATTAATAAATATCTGATTGAAGCATGCTAATTAATTCTTCTACTGATTTTTTTTCTGCATACTCTTCAGTTACTTTTGTAGAAAGATTTTCAATGTCTTCAGCATTTTTAGCTATTTTGACTTCAATTTCAGATGCTTTTGTTTTATCAGAAGCTATGTAGTCAGCAACTTCTTTTAATGTGTCTAAGTCTTCAGGGGCATCTGCAACTACTTTAGCAATGCCTTCAGCAACTTCTTGATGCAATTCTTCTTTACTTGCGTATTCTTCATCTAATGAAGGCTTGATTTCATTATTGAACGATTCATTACTAATGTAACCTTTAGATGCAATCATAGTGTCAACAGTACCACTTATGAAATTAGTGGTGGCTTCAGAATTCATGTAATTATTCTGTAAGTCTTCTTTAACTTCATTAATGGCGTCTTCATTAGCCTTGTCACCAGCAGAAATTGCATCAGTCAAGTCTTCAACTGCATCCCCTATTTTAGCTTCAATATCTTCATCAATTTTAGCAATATCTGCCGTATTCTTGTCAACAAGTTCCCTTGTATACTTGTCATTCAAATAAGCAGTATCAGCGATTCTTTTAGCTTCATCAGCAGTATCTTTAACTGCGTTTAATGTAGTATTGGTGTCAGTAATTTCTTGATGAAGATTATTTGTGACACCAACAATATTGGTATTAATAGCATTAACAACAGCATTTAATTCAACTTCATTAATAAGTTGAGATATGTCAATATTAACGTTACTACCACTATCTTTTATGATGGTCAATGTATTACCACCATCAGAAAGCTCACCACCAACAACAGTTGAGCCTGAGCCTTCTTCCTGATAAATAGATGCTATTTTTTCGCCACCTTGATAGAATATGAATAGATTACCTTCTTGTTCTACAGTAATTTTCTTATTTTCGATTTCTACGTCTTGCTTTTTGTTAGTTTCGTCAAGATTAGCAATTTCAGCATCTTGTTTGATATTGACTTTATCCTGTTCATCATTTTTACCCTTAATTTTAGACAGGTCAGTTGAAAGACCATCAAACTTAGGTTGCTCTTCATATCCATAAGGGTCTGGATATTTAATTCTTATACCCATTTTTAATTATTTTCTAAATTTGTTATTCTTTCTTTCAAGTTATTAATTTCAGATTGCATTTGATATATAACACCTAACAGTCCTGAATCACTTTCATCTAAGCCATTAATTAACAAATGGAATTTTTTATGCAAAACATCAAGTACACCATTACCATTATTAACATATTTACCACCTTCGACATATGATGATAAGTTGTTAATATCAGCAATTTTTGATATTAAAGTTGTGTTATTAGAAATAGAATTATCAAGACCTTCAATATCACTATTTAGCACATTTAGCTCACTATTAACAAGTTCAATTTTGTTAGTCAAGTTTTCAGTTTCACTCAACGCTTCAAGTGCTTTTTCTGAAGCTGTATTAGCCTTATTTGCCGTGGTAGATAATGCTTCTTTATCAGCTTTACTATTAACTTCAGCTTCTATTTCAGTTTTGAAATCATTAAATTCACTTACAGGCGTTGTTTCAGCCTTGGTATAATAATTATCAAGTGTCGCAGCACTCACATAATTACCAAGTGGTTGTTTTTTAATCATTTCTGCTGACAAATCATCCTTTGAAACAGCTTCATCTTTTGTGTAATAATCATTAAGCATTGAAACGCTTACATAATCACCTGCATCTTGTTTAGTTTGTTCTAAAGCTTCAATTTTTTCATTATTATTTTCAACGTTTTCTTTTACTTCATTTAAATCAGAAGCATTAGCTTTAGATTCCACTTCATTTTCTAAGTTCTTAACATCATTAGATAGTTCATTAAAGTCTGAAAGGTTTGCTTTTTCGTTTGCTATGCTTTTAACATATGCGTCATACGAGTCTATTTTAACTGAAATTTCTGACACTTCTTCAGATAAATTAGAAATTTCATCATTTTTTTCATCAACATATGAAATATCAGCTTTATTTTCAAGTGTAGCATCAATTTCCTGAACTTTAGCAGAAATGTTGCTTATGAATTCTGAATTGGAAGCAATTTCATCTGACAAATCTTTAGCATCTTCGATGCTTTTATCCACAAGTTCCCTTGTATATTTATCATTCATGTATGCAGTATCAGCAATTCTTTTAGCTTCATCAGCAGTAGATGTTGTAGCATTTATTTGTGAAATTAAATTGTTTGTAACGTTAACCAAATTTTGATTTAATGTGTCAGTAATTTGTACTACGTTTTGGTTAATAGTATCAATTTGTGCATTAACAGTTTCTTTGTCAGCTTTAACTGCTGTTAAAGAATCTGTAGTTTCATGCAATTGTTCCACTTTATTTTTCAATTCTTCCACTTCAGTAGCATCAGCTTTATCATTGCTTAACCCAGAAACCATTTCAATTGTTGCAAATATTTCATTTGTTTGCTGTTTTGTGTAAAAATCATCCCTTAGTTCCGCAACAACTGCTTCTTCTAATTCAGTCATTGAACTAATGCTTACGCATGTATCTACTTTTTTTGATAATTTTGAAAGTTCTGCATCTTGGTTATCGTCTCTTTCGTTAATTGACAAGATTTCGTTATCAATTGTTTCAACTTTTCCAGACAATTCTGTAATGTCGTCAACACATCCGTTAATGACACCTGCAACTTGAGCCAATTCTTCATCCACTCTACCAAGTCTTGCGTCTTGTTCTTTATCTTTTCCATTATCTGCATTGCAGCAGCATTTTTGAGCTTCGTAAGCATAGTCTGTATTATATCCATATGGTTCTAAATGTCTTGTTTTATCACTCATTATTTATTATTTTATTAACTTTTTAACTTATATTATTCACCATCATTAACTTCTTCAGTAATTTCATCCTTTTTACCAGGTTTAACTGATTCAGTAAATGTTTGATTAGCTTCGAAATCATGTATATCCACAAATGGTAAGTTATCGTCTGCAAGTGCATCAGTTACTTCCATAGCAGTTTTGCTAATACCTTTCCTATAATCGCCCTTATGGTCAGGATTAAAGTCCCCATTAATATAATTAACGCTTTTTACGTTTGATGGCATCGTTTCATAAAATGCCAATGGGTCAAAAATTTGTTTCATAATATTATGCTAATTTTTAAATGCTTATTTTTATATAAATATTTAGCGAAAATCGTAAATGAAATAAAAAAAAATAAAAAAAAAGAGGGACTCAATTAAGAGCCCCTCTTTCATTCTATTTTTTTCCATACATATTTAAATAACCCACAATCATATATTCGATAAGCACCTATCGCATGACACATTTCGCTTTCAGACATAGTAAGTGGCAAACCATATTTTTTATTTAATATTTGTTTCCTAAAACCAAATTTGTGCATTCTATTAATGCCAAATTCTTTAGGGTAGTAATATCTATAGTCAGGTGGTAAAATATCATCTAATTTAAAGCCTAATTGAACATATATATTGTTTTCTTTTCTTAAAGTCCATCTTCTATCTGCAAATGATTTTACATTTAATGGGTTATAAGTTCTTACAAAATATTTAAATAACTTGCCACCAACACCATTGCAAATATAATTATTGATGGAAGCAAATCTTGTTAAATTCCATTGTCTTTCTTTTTCTTTTAAAAATGTCATTACACCTACAAGTAAATTATTATAAAAACAGCCAAGATAAATAGTGGAATTAACAAACCCTTGTATATGATTTTTATTAAGAAATATTTCAGCTGATTCTTTATCAATTTCCCTTATAGCACATTTTCTTGCCATTATTTTCGGTAAGTCAGTTTCGCATTTCAAAATGTGCTTTATCTTTTGAAGAACTAAATTTTTATTATTAATATATTCATCTTCAAATATATTAATAAGAGCAATACCATGCTCGTTGCATTTATTTAATTTATTTAAATGATAAAATTTATCATCTTTATACATTTCAGAATGCCACCTAATACCATTATATTCTATTGCTATTTGAAGAGATGGTATATAAATGTCTAATTCAAGTCCTTTTAAAATAATTCTATCATTTTTACGTATGTTTTCTTTACCAATAATATTGCAAACAAATTCATATATTTCATTTTCAGCTTGTGATTCTATTTTAGCGCATTTAGGGCATCCTTGTTTTTGATTTAAATGGGCATCTGGTGTCATTAAAAATTCACCATGTTCTTTCCCCTTCTCATCCTTTTCATGACATATTATACTAATATATTCTTTAGCACCTTTATATATTGATTTACTGTAATCATATTTACCATTATGAACTGAAAATGACTGTTCTTTAAAAAGACTATTATCTTTTGTTAAAGATTTGTGTATTTTATCTTTTTTACATTCATTGCATCCTTCCCCGCATAAATGCTTATTTGGGCTTATTAAGAAATCGCCATGCAGTGGGCAGGTAACAATTACTTTTTCTTTACTTTTTAAATATTCTGTTTTAGAATAATCATAAAAATCATTATGTATTTCTTTAGCTTTTTCTATAAATGTTTCAGTGGTATATGTTCGTTTTTTAGCTCGTTTAATTACACCACATTTAGGACAACCCCTTCCTTTTAAATGCTTTTCTGGTGTTTGCAAAAATTCACCATGTATTGGGCAAATTATAGTTATTGGTTCACTACTTTTATTGAAAATTGCTTTGGAATAGTCATAAAAATCATTATGTATTTCTTTAGCTTTTTCTATAAAATCTTTAGTACAGGTTATTCTTTTTTTTGGCATTTATTGTTTTTTTTTAGCATATATTTGAACAAATATATAATAAAATAATAAAAAAAACAAAAAAAGAAGAGCTCAATTAAGAACCCTTCTTTTATATAAAGCATAATCTAAATAGATTATTATCTCAATTCAGAAATATCCCAATGTACAAGACCATCAACACGTACATGACCGTAGTAACGGTTGTTAACCATCTTCTTAGCATAACGAGTCATAATACCCTTAACAGGTGCAAAGTTGAATGGGTTGTAGATTGTAGGGGTCAACTGCATTGGTACATATGGTGCATAGATGTAGCCTGTATCAAGAAGTGACTTACCCTTGTGACCAATAATGATTGACCAATGTGGAGAATATGGGTCACGATATACTTGATAACGACCGTTCAAAGAACCAATCTTTTCGATACCCATATTGTACTGGTCTGATTCAGCGCTTGCATCAGAAACGTGGAAGTATTCCAAGTTATCGAACAATGCAGAAATTTCAGAAGAAACTACAATGAAGTTTGCACCACCACGTAGTGTAGCCTTATGAATCTGAGCAGAAATCTGATTAATCTTTGTGAACAATTCCTGATTCCAATCTTTCTGAGTGTAGTTAGTTGAGAATGCTGCCATACGTCTCCAACCATTTACATCCCAACGAGCCTGCCAAGGTGCACCCTTACGCAAGTCACGAAGAATTTCACGGTCAATTTCAGCTGCAATCTGTTCAGAAAGAATAGCTGTCAATTCAGCTTCAGCATCGATGTTGTGGAATGCACTAACATCCTGAGCCAATTCAGGTGACCAAGTAGCACGTAGTTTTCTTTCTTCTACTGATACAGTTACTGAATCAAGTTTGAAAGAAACTTCACCAATTTCAGTTTCCAATTCAAGTGAATCATACTGAGCCCAAGCCACTTTAAACATTGAAGCGTCTGCTATTGCTGATGGGTTAACACCAACATAACCATCAATTGTACCTGCTTGCTGAACTACTGGTTTAGCCAAATCAAGTTCGATGTACATATAACCTTCAGCATCACAAGCTGAACCATATTCTACGATACCTTTACCATATTTCTGTGTAGCAACACGGAAAGGAACTGATTCGTATTTCTTGAAAGAAGCAGTAGTAACACCACTTGCACCTTCAACTTCACCAGCTGCAATAGCCTGTGTAGTGATAACTTTCAAAGAAGCTAAGAAACCTTCAGTGTCCATTTCGTTGCCATCAGGACCTGTCAATTTAGAAGCGTTGAAGCTTGAGAAACCACCAACTTTAAGAATTACGTTACGAACAGTACCATCGAAACCGTTAACCTGTACAGAATCGCCATCTACGAAATCTTCCATACCACGTGGAGTAAGTTTAGCAAGTTTAGCTTCACCAACCTTGATAGTTACCTTACCCTTAGAGTTATCATACAAGAAATCATTGTAGAACAAGTCATACAAGCTCTTTTCGAAATACTGAGTAACTTCAGGACCTGCCTGACGCAATGCGGTTACGCCAAGACCTTCAGCCTTAGCTGCTTCCAATGCTGCTTCGTAAGTAGTAGCATCTTCTGGTGTCTGATTCAACTGAGGAACATACCACTTTTCTTTATCCAAATCTTTGATAGTTTCATCAGGAAGATAGTAACGTGGCTCAACACGACCTTCCTTGTTACGGTTTGTACGGTCATAACCCATCAAACCTTTGTGACGACCTGTAGTACCATCTACAATGTCACCAGCAGCTGCATCAGCAGCACCAGCAGCAGGAACTTCCCATTCTCTTTCACTTGTTACAGGAAGAATGAAGAACAATTTACCTACTGGCAAGTTCATAGCCTGAACTGAAACGATATCATTAGCAAGCAACTTGCTGAATACCCTACGGATAATAGGGAAAACTACAGTTTCAAATGAACCAGAGTTATCAGAAGCAGTGGCCTCATAAATCAAGTGCTTTGCTTCGTTTTCATACAACGTAGCGACATTTTCTTTAATTGTGCCATCAAGGCCTTCAGTAAAGCCTAACTGGTCCCAACGATTCTGGATGTCTTCACGTATTTTCTTTTGTGCGTTCAATTCGATATTACCAACTTGACCGCTAGTTAAAAATTCTCTCATTTATAAAAAGATTTTTATTAATAAAAATTTTAATTTATTTTTTTTTTAATTACTTACAAAGTCTATGCATTAAATCAAGTGAATCAATTAAATCCTTTGATTGATAGATTTGTGTTTCGTTAATTTGTTTTGAACCTTCGACATTATATTGCCTACTTTCATCAAGATTCATAGTATCTTTTTTCTTCAAATCTCTTGAAATAGATTCATACAAATTCTTTGACTGCTCTACTGTTTTAGCTTCCTTGCCAAATCTTGCAATGATTTCTTTCTTTTCATTCTGTGTTGTTGTGTTTTCAGAAATCAATTTAATGATTTGACCTAAATTAAGGTTAGTAACAGCAGCTTCTTCAAGAACATTCTTAAACTTGCCTAAAGCTTGTTTAAGTTCTTTGTTTTCAGCGAAAATCTTGTTAGCTTTGCGAATGATTGATTCGTTTGTAGCTGCACCATTGTCATCACCTTCATATTCACCAGCTGTAGATACGTGATGTTGACCATAAGGATGCTTATTACCACTTGAATTTGTTCTATGGAACTTAGTTCCTACCATTCTTGCTTTAGCACCTCTTCGTGCACCCATTTCGCCAGCACTTTCTGCGATATTAGCGTTTGCATCACCGCCTTCGATTTCATCTTCCTCTTCAACGGTTTTACCTTTAGCACCTGTAAATGGCTGATTTTCACTTGCATTATTTTTCTTTCCTGACCAAGGTTTAGAATCCCCTCTATCTTTCAAGCCTTTAGAACCCCAATCGTTCTTGTCTTTGTCATCTGCGACCTTCAAGCCTTTTGTGTCTAATGGACTCTTACTCTGATAATTGTCAGTATAGCCAACATGTGAATCATATTCATCAAGAGCTATTTCATAAATTCTAGATTCATTCATATCATCTTCTTCGTTATCAAAGTCATCTTCATCTTCTAAATCTGCATCGTCATCGGCACTGAAATCATTTCCTTCTTCAAGCCCATCTTCATCACCGAAATCTTCAGTGTCATCATCAGCAAATCCTTCAGATTCACAACCTAAGTCAACAAGGTATTCTGTACCTGCTTCGTTATCTTTAATGCTAACTTTATTATCATCAGTTTTATTAACAATAACTTGGTCATCATTATTCAATAACTTGTAAACTTTTACGATTTCATCGTCTTCCGCATTTGAGAAGTCATACTCATCATCTGAAACCTTATATTTGTCAAACTCAGACCATTCATCACCGTCTTCGTTCTCACCAGATGCACTTGTTTCACCTGTTAAAGCACCTTCATCATCAACACCTTCTTCTGATTCAGCGTCATCAACTTCACCATCATTGTCAGTATCAATATCTTCAGTGGCTTCAGCATCGTCAGTAACATCGTCAGAACCTTCTGCGTCAGCTGAATCATCAGCTGTTACGTCTTCGTCTGCATCTGTTTCAGAATCTGTATCATCCACTTCTTCTACATCATAATCCTTTTCGTCATCTTCCATAAGGATTTTAGAGTATGTATCACGTACTGCTTCAGAAAGTAAATCCCTTACAGCAGCAGTGGTGTTCTCTTTCAATGTATTAGCAAGATTGTTGTAGTCTAATAAAGATTCCTTTACAACTTTGCTTCTTATTTTGTTATTTTTCTTCATTTATTTGAAAAAATAAATTTTTAAGTTATTTTAAATATAAATATATAATTAAAGTAAAAAATATTAAAAAAGAATGCCACAATACACAATAAATGGCACATTATATTAATTTTTATTCATTATTCCCTACTATTTACCATTTTTGTGAATTAAATAAGTTCTATTGCCTATTCAGCAAGTCAGCGTTATTTTGTCATTCTTTATTTATTTTATCAAAAATTGTCTAAGATATTTTCACTATAAAAACATATTTATTATATAGTAATAAATATTGCATTATGAATAAAAATGAATTAATAGAAATAAAGAAAGGTAAGACAGGTAAAGGACTTATTATAGATAATGATGGGTATATTTCTTTAAACGAAGGGAAAAACAGAACAATCAAAGAAGGAATAGAAGACGGTGGATGGCACGTTCCTTATCCATTTGTTGTAGATGCTGTATTTCAGAAATTTGATATTAAAAATGCTAACGGAAGAGTATATCCTGAAGACGTGTTGAAAAAGCAAGTAGAGATTTACCAACAAAAGATAGCAGAGCATAGGGCATATGGAGAATTAAATCACCCAGCTGAATCTACAATAGACCTTGGAAGAATATCACATAACATCACTGAGTTGCATTGGGAAGGTAGAACGCTTGTAGGTAAAATTGAACTTAATATTACACAAGGCTTTGTAAATGAAGGGATTGTTTCAACTATGGGAGATATGGCAGCTAATCTATTACTTAATGGCTATAAAATAGGTGTTTCATCAAGAGGTGTAGGTTCAGTGGAAAATAAATTAGGAACATACATGGTAGGTGATGATTTTGAACTTATATGTTGGGACATTGTTTCAGACCCTAGTACAAATAATGCTTATATATCTACTAGTGGAAGAGAAGGTTTATCAACTTGGATTGAAGGTAAAGAAATACGAATGGACGGTAAAAAAGAACTAATATCAGAAAAAGTGCAAAAAATTAAAGAAATATTAAAAGAATAGTATAAAAACTATTACCTAATAATGATATTTATTATTATAACTTATAATAGTAAATATCATTTTTTATGCCAAAAAAATTAATTTATTTGATTAATGAAAAAGATATTATGCTGTCTAAAAAAAGAAAATTTATAATATCTATAATGAAAACAATACATTAGTAAATGAAAAAATAGAACAAATAAAAAACATTCTAAAATTATAATATAAAAAAAAAAACAAGAAACTTATTTAAGTTTCTTGTTTTTTTATTTGGTCTTCATACTGACTTTCCATGTCTTCGGCAGTATATTCAAAATTTTCAGCTTGATTTGTTTTCCTATCAACAAATGACAATATTTCATCTAAATATGACACGTATTCAGAAGCTTGCCTATTGCCTTTGGATTCATAATGTGATAACATATCATATAATTCACTAATAGTTATATTATAATATTTATCATACAATATGCTACCATTAGTATGATTTAACGGATAACTTTCCTGTGATGCTGACTTAATAGTATCTAAAGAAAGTTCATTTAAACTTTTTCTAATTGACTCACTGATTAGTGAATGCAATCTTTTTTTATTTTCTTTCATGGTAAATTTAACTAGATATAATTGTCGTTGGATATCACTTAAAAATGATTCGCAATCACTTGCCATACCAACATATTTATCACCTTGGGTTTTTATTTTTTTATGGAATTTATTTGTTTCAGATATAACATCTTCAACAAACTTTTTTAAATTTGAAATTTTATAATTAATTCCTTTTAACTTATTGAAAGGCAATTTACCACTGATAGATTGTTCAACTTCAGAAACTTGGTCTTGGAATTCAGATATTCTATCTGCTATATCATCGCATAGTTTATGTTGTTCAAGGCTTGAACTATTCCAGTGCAATGATTTTATTGCAGTTTTATATCCCTCCAATTTACATATGTAATCTAATATAAATGCTTTCATTTCATTTAATTGTTTTAGAAATTATTATATAATTCATTGTCAGTAAGCATATGGTCGTCATCGTCAATATATTGGTCTGCTTCTAAATCGCTTAAATAATCCTGCATATCATCGTCATCATACTGATTCCCTATGAAATTTGCATAATCATCATATTCATCATCAGTCATACCATTGTATTCTTCATAACCACGAATGCCGTTTTCAATATCATCATTACCAGCTTCGTTTATCCTTTTCTTTCTATTATCACCAATTTCATTGACAATGTGCTTAACGCTATTTTCTATAATTCTATGTAAGTCACCTTCGGTTAATCTAATTAATTTCTTCATGATAATTTATTTTTAGTAATAAATATCTATTATTTACGTTTTGTAACCCTAAATTCATTTTCATTTAATAAATTGTATAGCATATTAACCATTGTTGGGAAATGTTCGTATAATTTTGAGTCTTTTAATGCGTATAATGAATTAGATTTTTGTCTTAAAAAAATATTAAATGATAAAAATTTTTTTTCATCAATTTTCATATTTTCAGTGTTAACATCAAAATCTAAAATAAATTTTGAAGAGTATACTTCATTTGAGATGAGTAATTTACTAACACCTTTCCTAAATTGTGCTTTTATATTATCAATGTGCGCTGTATAATCACCTTCAAATAAAGGGGAAACCCAACACTTACCTTCAATATAGATTACTTTAGGGTTATTTTTGTCCACTGAACCATATTTTACTGATATGTTGTTTGAAATATTCAATTTAAATTCTTTACTCAATCGTTCCATTATATTTTATATTATATATAAAATATAATTTTCTTTTTGAAAGTGTCAAATAAAAAAAACACTAACCATTACTGATTAGTGTTTATATATTTTTTTATTATCATTATCACTCAATACAGCACCTACTTCAAGTAATTTTGCTGTGTCTTTAATTATTGATTCTTTGCAGTATGCCATAGAAGAAATTTCTTCTTTAATAGACTGCAAGTCATGTTTTTCTTCTTCAGATGATTCATTAATCATCTTATTAATTACATCAAGACATTTTTCTTTCAAATCATTGAAAAATTTCATTTGCCTTTTTTCTGCAATTGATGAATTGGAATTAATAATATCCTGTACTAAAGATTTTTCTTCTTCAGATAGCATTGCCATTTTCTTATCAAAATCTTCAGTGATTTTTTTAATGTTCACTTTATTTTCATCAATTTCTTTTTTATTTGCAACAATATAGTTTTCAACAATTGTCCTTTGTTTTGCTAATTCAGAAAGATTATTTAAATTCTTCTTATGTGTAAGCAAATAAGTACCTGCATTGAAAAAATTTTCTTTATTTTCTGATATTAACTCATCAGGTCTAACATTATGTGATAGCATAAGTTCACCTAATTTTTTATTAGATTCTTTCAATGTTTTAGGATTAATGCTTTTTGAAGCTAAATTAAGTGATTCGTTAATATATTCTTTAGCATCTATACTACCATCATAATTCTTCATTGCTTCAAAAAACTGTAATTGAGCTTTAATGTTAGAATCTTCTTTAATAAGTTTTAAAATGTCACCAACAGCCTTTTTATTCTTAACAAATAATGTTGGCAAAACTGATTCAAACATTGACCCTAATTCAGCAGCCGTAGAATTAGCTATAGATGTTTCATAATCTGCTTCATCTTTATATTGCTTGTATGCTTCATTAGCCCTCTGTTGCATAATATCAGCTACTTCTGTATCACCTTTTTTCATAGCTGATGCCCATGCTTTCATAGCTTTTTCCCATTCTCCAAGCAATTTATTTTTATTGTCATTTTTCATTATAAAACGTTTTATTACATATAAATATTTGGTTATTAAAAAAAATATTGATATATTTGATACATGAATAAAGAAGAAATTAGACAACGTAACGAAAAGATATTTTGGGATAAAATGAAAGCATACCCGTATGATTATGATTTCAGCAAAGTTAATTACGTTAATGCAAATGAAAAAGTTGAAGTCATATGTCCAATACATGGTTCTTTTTATGCACGTCCTAAACATTTAGTTTTAGAGCATACAGGATGTCCTAAATGCAGAAATGATAAAATTAGAAACAGTAAAGATGTATTTATCAAACGTGTTAACAACACATTCAATAGCAAATACGATTTAAGTAAATTTGTATACACCAATAATAAATCTAAAAGCATAGTTATTTGTCCTGAACATGGGGAGTTTTTAACAAGTCCACATTCATTATACCAAGGTAAGGGCTGCCCTATATGTGGAAGATTAAAAAGAAACAAAGAAGAAATGATTACTGAAAAAGAATGGATAGAAAGATTTAATAAAATCCATAAAGGTAAGTATGATTATTCTTTAATGAAATATAAAGGGTATAAAGAAAAAATAGAAATAATATGCCCACAGCATGGCATTTTTTTGCAAACACCAGATAATCATTATAGGGGAAAAGGTTGTCCTGTATGTAACAGTAGCAAGATGGAATCTGAAGTTAGAGAATTTTTAACTGAAAATAACTTTAATTTCATAGAACAAAAACGTTTTAAATGGTTAGGCTTCCAATCTTTGGATTTCTTCTTACCAGAATATAACATAGCAATTGAATGCCAAGGCGCTCAACATTTTAACAGTATAGAAATATTTGAAAAAAAAATTACACTTAATGATAGAATAAAACTTGATGTTAATAAAAATAAACAATGTATTAAAAATAACATAAAAGTACTTTATGTCATAAATATGAATGATTTGAAAATAGCATTAAGTGACTTATGTTGTGGGATATATGATAATAATTTTATACTACGAGAAAATTTAAATATACTTTTAAATAAAATAAAAAAAGAAGGGGATTAATTAATCCCCTTCTTTTTTTTCGTTTAACTTATTATCAAGATTTGCTATCATCCTATTAAATTCTTCATTAATCATAAGTGATTTATCATAGATAGTAGTTCTTTCTATTCTTGCTTCATCTTTCCTCTTTTTTTCATCTTCATTAAGGTGTTTAAAATATTGTGCAAACAATAAATCAACCTTTGCTTCATTATGCTTTACAGGGGCACGATATTTCACTTTTTTAACTTCGTTAATAAGTGGCTTATATTTATTAGCACCTTCCATAGGAGGTGCAGCACCTACGTCATCAGTTCCACCACCCATATCCATAGTTGGTTCAGAGCCTTCATTACCTGCAATTTCACCTTCATCTTCAGCACCAGGTGCACCAAGTGAATCTAATTCAGAACCGAAGTCGCCACCTCCAGATGGCATACCGCCACCTCCTCCAAGGCCGCCACCCATGCCATCATCACCTTGTTGCTGTACATCATCCTGATATTCAGCACCTGGCTCGCCATACATTCTGTCAACTGTATCAAATACGCCTGTACGTTTAATGATTTGAGATGTTTTTTCAAGTTCAGCAGCAATTGCCTTTTCAAGACGAATTTCTTCAAGGTTGTCTTTAATATCTTTGTCAGACCATTTCATAATTTCTTTCAATGCCCTTGTTTGTGACATTATAGGTATGCCATTACCTGGGTCAGATATAGCGTCTCTCGCAGCACTAATCTTTTTCTGAATATTATCAATTTCAAGTTGTTCTGCCTGTGTAGATGGATTTGTCATTGACAAGCTAAAGTTTGTTAAATCATCAGTAAATCCTAGCAAATACAAATGAATCGAAGCAACTTTAGTTAATTCCATCAAAAATGCTTGCTGAATCTTATTAACAGTTCTTGTGAATCTAATATCTTCAAGTGCCAAGTTCTTACCATCCCCTTGTGCTTCTTCAAAGTTCAAAAATGTCTTAGGAATTCTTAACGCAGTGCAAACCTTATTCTGTACAAACTTGATGTCATCCATTGCAGTCAAGTTTTGCGCAGCAGACAATGTATCAATAGGTGTTGGTGCATTTTGGTCACGCACAGGGATGAAGATATCTTGGTCGCAGCAGTTTGACACAAATACACCACTTTCATTTAATGAACCATCACCTTTAAGCGAACGAATTGCAAAATTATGCCTATCCTCTTCGCCATTTTGCCCAACAACAGTCATACAATATACGTCATCACCTTCTATTGTCTCAATTTTAACTATTTTGTGATTCTTTAGCATAGATTTAACGTATTCAGTAATGGTACAGAAGCCACGTTCCCTAATTCTATTTTCTAATACTTCTCTAGATATGAAATGATTGTTTTCTAATCTTTTGTTGTCATTTATTTCTATCAAATGGTCAATCAAATTATTATTAATGTACTCAAGCATTGTTTTACGGCTATCAATCTTTTTGCGAAGTATATTATCCCTTAATGAGTCCCAAATAAAATCATCGAAATGAATATTCATCTTTTGAACCCTATTTGTTCTTCCATTGCCTTCCCAACTTTTAGCTGTAGCAACCTTACGTATTTCATCGTGTTGTTTATGTAATTCAGACTCATTATAAACCTTAAATTCTTCTCTATACCCAAACTTTATACCTTGTTTTCTTCTACACTCTATAGCTTTTTCAGACTTGTTAAACCCAATTATATGTTTTTTAGAAATTTCTTTAACGAAATCAAATTCACCGCTTTCATACTTTGACTTTATTGCTTTTGATATTTTATCCTTAGTCTCTTCAGTTATAATTCTGCCACGACAAGCCATTGACAAATTTTCTATATGACGTTTTCTCTTTATTGGGTCTTTCCAATTGTTTCTTGCCAAGTCGCCATGCATCTTATGATGTTCATGATAATCCATCCATATCAAATTGCATGGTGAATTATTATACTTATTAAAATCCTTATGATGAACTGTATTATATAAGTCATTTTCCTTTTCTACTGTCTCAGCAATAATTCTATGGGTAAACTCATACTTACCGCTATTCGGATTAAATACTTTCTCATATCTATCAAAAAGTTTCTTGCTATCTTTGTCAACCTTACGATAAAAAGGCATTACTGACTCCCCAACTGATACTTCATCAGCACGTTTCTTTGTTCCATCCCTCATGATTAACTCATGTTCTGCTGCCAAATCAAAATGAGACCCATCATCTAATGTTATTCTAATGAGTTTTTCAGCAGTGTAATTCTTTCCACACCACACTACTTTCCCTGGGACTATTTTTAATGTTTTGTCTTGTATTGAATATACATAATTTTCCTTTCCCTCATTGAATTCCTTAGACAATTGCTCTATTGTAATTGTTCTACCATCCAACAATGGAATTGGCGTGTCCTTATGCACAGGTAGGATATTTTTCCTTAAATCTATTTGTCCTGTCATTGGGTCAATAATAGGTGTACGTTTGAAATTATTAGCAATATTTTCAACATATGCCTGTACGTCAGCATCATCAATAGCACCTACATAAATCTTATATACACGTCTTTCAATAGAACGTTCCAAACGATATATAAGCATCATATCCTCCATTAAGGAAAGCATTCTCCAGTGTCTTCTAGCAGAATTAAGAAAACTGGACCCATAGGGCAAATAAATTGAATTTGTCATCAATCTAAAGTGTGCTATTTGCCAATTTCTAAATGGTACTTGTGAATTACTTTCGTCAAGCCAAACGAATTTTGTGGAAGTGTCAATCTTGCTTGAATCTGATTGCGTAGATACTGCCATAGATACACCTGTTCCATAAGGATTCATAACTCCATTTTCAATACGTTCAACGTTAAACACTGGTAATTGTTTCCAACCCTTAACACCAAGCTTATTGTCAATATCAAGCAGCATAAACTGATTGCCATATTTACACATAGCCCTAATAACCATAGGTGCAGTTACCTGTAAATTTAACCTATTCACAAACAAATCTTCAAGAATTGATTTGATTCTGTCAGATTTAGATGATACAGTTACAATTTGACCTTTAGCATCTAAACATGTAGATTCTTCAGACACAATATCTAATGCAGCGCCAATTTCAGGGAAGGAGTCCATAAGGTCGCAATCACGATACATTAGTTTTACATTATTGAGTCCTGAATATGCTGTTACTGACAGGTCTACATTAGCCTTAATCCATCTTTCTTTAAGATAATTATTTTGCTGTAATTCAAGTTTCTTTTCTTCATAATCAGCCTTATTGGTAGTTCTATATAGAATTCCTTTATCAGCAGTTGACATATCATATGAGTTAATATGCGGTGCAGATGCTTCAGCATTCCAATTACCACTAAAAGCTTTATCAAGATTTTGGAATATAGTATGATTTCTTGCCATTTTTTAATATTAATAATTAAATTATATGAATATTTTCATTTAAATAAATATCTTTATTATGTATTTTAATATATTTTATATATATTTACACTATGACTAAAAGATTAACAACTGAAGAGTTTATAGAAAGGTCTAATATAATTCATTCGAACAAGTATAACTACTCAAAAACTAATTATATCAATGCAAGGACTAAGGTATGCATAATATGTCCAGAACACGGAGAATTTTATGTTTTACCGAATTCTCATTTACAGGGCTATGGGTGCAAGAAATGCGCAGATGCTTTAAAAAGTTCTTCAACTGAAGAATTTATTAAAAAGGCTAAAGAAAAACATGGCGATGCATATGATTATGATAAAGTCAATTATGTAAATGCAAGGGCTAAAGTAATTATAACTTGCAAAAAATGCGGCAATAGCTTTTTGCAAAAGCCGAATTCACACCTTAATGGATGTGGGTGTCCGTATTGTAATGGTACAAAGCATGGTGAATTCTACCAACTTCCATCAGAGCATCTTAGAGGGCACGGATGCCCTTTATGCAATGAGAGTACGCTTGAAAGAGAAATTAAAGATAAACTACAGGATTTATCAATAGAGTATGTATATCAAAAAAAGTTTGATTGGTTAAAACCTCAATCGTTAGATTTTTATTTACCAAAATATAATATAGCTATAGAATGCCAAGGAGAGCAGCACTTTAAATCTGTTGACCACTTTGGTGGCGTAGAAGGATTTGTTAAGCGTTTAAAGTTAGATGAATTAAAGCAAAAAAAATGTCTTGAAAATGGAGTTAGGCTGCTGTACTATACAAGCCCAAAATACAAATTATTTAAGTTTTTATATAATTCCAAAAATACTATATTAGATATAAATGACTTATTGAATTATATTAATCCATAAAAAAAATAAGGTGATGATATATATCATCACCGCCTTATTCATTACTTATATCCTGCGAACAGCCATAAATAGCTTCCCATGTTATTCAAGCCGTTATTAGTTCTTCTTATAGTTCTTTCATTGTAAAATGGCAAGCCATTGTTAGGTGTAATAGGTTTTCCTTCTGAAACCATTGGTTTATTCATATTCATAGTCCCACCCATCATATAAGCATTAAGAATAGATTGGTCTTTATGCTTAGCTTCTTCAAGTCTATTGTAAGTATACTTCATGACAAATAAAGCCATTGCTAAAGAACAAATAGTATCATCATGTGCCCCATCTTGGTGATTCATTCTACCTGTTTCACCTTCAAAAATCCATGTATCCAATTCATTAGTAACCCTATTAGAACGTATTTTAAACTCATTTGAACGTACCATACCTGCAAAACTTGCAAGTACAGGATATCTGTTTCCTTGGAAATGGAATCCAGGTAATCTATCAGAAAAATTCATTGGCTTATTTGATTGATTTTGTATAGTATAAGTTTTCTGATTAGCATCTTCATAATAAAAGTTCTTATATCCTAACTGAATCATCGTAAGAATTAATGCATCACCTTGTCCACCTGTACAATCGACCACAACATAGGCTTCATTATAAAGTTTAGCATATTGATAAACCATGCCACCAATATCATCACCTAATTTTTTGCCTACATATTCACCAACTTGTTCTATGATTGGCATACCATTTTCGTCCCTACCATCCATATCAATTATTTCTATAGCAGTCCTATCGGCTGACACGCCCCTGGAGGGGTCACAATTATGCGTTACAAAACGATTGGTGCAATAAGTGTGTGAAGCATTTTCTGTTTCAAAATTATAAACGAATCCATCATAATACCATACTTCAATTTCAGAAATTCTAAAGTAAATAGTTGAAAGGTCTTCACTAAATAATGAATAAGCAATTGTCCTTCTATTGTTTATTTCTATTGAATTTTCAATACCTAATAAGTCTAAAAACTTTTTACTATCATAAAGACCAATTTCAAGATAAAATTTATCATGGAGCATACATTTTCTGCCACAAATTTCCCCTTCAAATTCCCCATTATGCTTTTTTATTGAAGAAAAAATCCCAAGTGACAATAGTAATGTTTGTACATCTTGTAGTAATTGATGCGAAGCACTTGTAAACGAAACTTTTTCATTTTTTCCATAAGCGCAGCCATCGCCTTGAAAATATCCTCTGATTAATTCTATTTTATATTCTTTAGGCAAATATTTAATCCATTCTTTAATAAATTTAAAACGTGCCCCTTTACCAAAATTATCAGTTAAAAATTCACCAATAGATTTAGAACCAAAAATAACTTCAGTTGAATTATATTTTTCTCTATCTAAAATAGTTGCATCACGATTTAATTTTGTTTTTGCAAACTCTTTTATCTTTAAATGGTATTCTTTTTCATTAATATTGTGTGCAGTCATAACAGTATTATGCCCAGATTTATCCACAACAACTGAACCTTCAGCCAACCACATTCCACAATACCACCAAAAATCTTTTTCTAAAAGTGGGTTATCAAACAATTTATTGCCTTTGCCTTTTGGTTCATAGCCTTCCCATTTGCTTAATATTTCATCATCACTCAAAATGTTATTAGCATAAATGTTTGGCATTTGCACCCAATCGCCTTTAGAAAGGTTTTCAGCATTTACAAAGTCGAATTTAAAATCCCAATATCTTTTATTATCACTATTTTTTTTGAAACTACGTTTTAATTTAGTGTTGCAAGAAGCATATATAGGATGATTCCAAGTGAAATTATATTTTTCACAATCCCCATATAGTTTAATTGAAATCATTTTTTCGTTTGATACTTCTCTCTTGTAAAACGTTTTAATCTTAGATTTTTCACCCTCTTTAGTAATAAGTAAATCATTTTCATTTACATCTTCAACTTTTTTAATACCATCTTTAGTTAAAACTTTATCACCTGTAGGTAAACAGCCAATTATATACCTATGCCCATCAATAGGCTTTTTCCAAAACCAAGTATCTTCATTCATAGGGTCTTTAAAATCTTCCAACGGTTCACGAACATTAAGATTGTTTTGCTGTTCGATAAATTCAGGTGCAACAACGTTATTGGCAGAACCTTGGAATGACACATCCAACTCCTGAGCAATTTTCATTGAATCGTTGTTAAATGATTTACACATTTCTTCATACCAAGGTGAACGTGGCGTCCAACCTTTTTGAATCATTTCTTCCCAATGTTCTTCATCATATTTTACAGAGCCTTCTTCATCAACTAAATCTTCAACAAACCACTTTAATTCACCTGTTTCTTCGTTTTTCTTAAACCACTTAAGATTTTTGTTATAACGAGGGTCTTGATACCATCTAAACTGTACGGCAGTAAAGTTGTTTTCGTGAGCTAAAGCTTGCTTATATGTGTTGTAATAAAGTTCATCATGACCATTAGGTGTTGATACCATTACAGTCTTTGAATTAGGGTTAGATGCCATACACGCAGCACAAGTAGCATATACAGCTTTACCATTTTCAATAAACCCTGCCTCATCAAGTATCAATATAGATACGGCAGAAATACCACGGGCTGCATTTTCACCTGAAGAACGAGCAATTATATGACACCCATTAAATAATTCAAGTTCTGATTTACTATCTTTAACAAATATAGATTTTGTGTTTTTATCAGATTTAGGGTCAGGTGAATAATAATCATCACCCCAATACCAACGAGGAACTTGTGTTAAAAAGTCCCTCATTTTAGTAATTAACTGATTGGCAAGGTCAAGTTTGTTACCAACGCAAAGAATTGTTTCAGGAGCATCTTCTGAAGCAAAAACACACTGAGCTGTAGCCCACGCACTGGTAAGCGTTGTTATACCACACTGACGTGGTTTAATAGAAACAATATTTCTTACCTTTGCCAATGTTTGTAAGAACACTTTCTGCCTTGGAAAACAATGAAATTGCGTTTTCTTTCCTTTAGTGGCATTGAAAGTGCTCAAATATTTTTCAATGAAATAAATTCTTGATTTATCTTGAAATGACTTTATATATTCAGCAGCCATTTCATTAGGGTCAATTATCATGTTTTCATAATTTCTTCTAACAATTTATTTTTATCATCAATGACATCATATGAATACTTTTTATCTGAATAATATAATAATTTTACACCATTTTGTTTACATAACTTTTTCTTATTTTCATCAAGTTCTTTCCTATGTATAAAATCATCTATCCCACCAAAAAAATCTATAGGGTAATAATGCTGTTTGCCTTGACATTCTATAGCAATGTTGTAATCGCTCAAATAAAAATCAATCCTTTGTAAACCCATCCAGCTAAACCTCTTTTGTTCTTCAAAAGAGATTTTTGATTCTGTTAATAAAGTTCTTATCTCATTTTCTAAAGAAGAAGAATTACATTTAGGACACCCTTGCCCTCTCACATGGTTATCCGCTATTTGCTCGAATTCACCATGTATAGGGCATTTTATTTTTATAACAGATTTTTCGTTTCTATATACTACATTAGAATAATCATATTTATCACCATGCTTTTCTTTGGCATCACTGATGAACTGTTTCAAAGGTTTTACTCTTTTTTTAGCTCTGCTTTCCAAGCCACATTTTTGGCATCCATTACCAGATAAATGATAATGTGGTATTTGCTCAAAATCGCCATGTATTTTACAAGTTATTGTGACAGGTGTTAAAGCATCCACATATTTAGTTTTTTCGTATGAATATTTATCACCATGCACTTCTTTGGCTCTTTTTATAAATTCTTCAGTTGTTAATGTTTTATTCACTGAATTTTTTTCTGATGAGCATTTTGGACATCCTTGTCCACAAAGATGTTTGTTTACGGTTTTATAAAATACGCCATGTTTCTTGCAAATAATTGGCATTTTCGTTGCATTACCTGTATATTCTACGTCATTTTTAATGAATAAAGAATAATCATAAACATTATTAAAAATAATATTAGCTTTTTTTACTATATCGTCTTTTGTTAATTTTTTCATTATGACAAATTTACATATTTTAACAAATATATATAAAAAAATATTTTTTTAAAAAGTATGCCATTGATTATTATTCATCTTTTTCTTAACATAGTCGGATTTTGCGTGAGTGTAATTATTTAATCTATCTTTATATTGAAAATAATTATTTTCAACCCATTCAACAACAGCTTTCAATGATTCATTTGAGTAATAAATCTGTTGTGACCTGTCATCCATTACATACCAACAATCTTCGGCACTACCTCTTGTGTCATAATAATCATCCTCATAGTCCATATTAATATCATAACTTATATCGCCATAATAAATTGGGACAATATCACGTGCCGATGGTCCCCAGAACATTACTTGGTATTGGTTGTCACCACCATGGTATGCTTCTACACCATTTGCTTTAAACATAACAGCTCCCCAATTATCCGTATTATCACCGCAATAATACCTTGCATATTCTTCGTTAGCATTATCAGCAGTAAATGCAAAATTATACCCTTCCTCTCTTTTAAATGAACCATGCGTTATTCCTAAATCAGTATAATCTGATGTTCCTTTAGCAAAGCCGTTTAATGCAATATCAGCTGGCACAGGTGTAAAATGAATGAGCCATTCTTTATTAATGTCTATATTTCTATTGTAATCTAACAATGTATTTGTTACATTTCTTTCTATCGCTAACCTATTACATTTTTCGATAAAAGCTTTTAACACTTCTGGGTATTTTTTAAGAATTCCAATAGTCTCTTCAAAGTCTAAGCTGCCACTGTTTAATTTTTCACGGTCTTTAACATCAACAGCATACTTAAAGTAATTATCAACAAACATGCCAGCGTTGTTATAGAAGCCTTTCACATTTTCCATTCCATCATCATTCGTCAAATGATTTTTTAAAGGTGATAAATGATAAGAATCATTATATTCGTTTTCTTGATTTTCTTCGATGTTGCCTTCTTCTGAAATAGTGTAACTATCTAATTCATCAGCAGTCATATACCCATCACTGATTAGAGAATTATCAACATTTTTTTGTGATATACTATCTAAGAATTCTTGATATTGCATATCATGTTCTATATTTTCCGTAGAACTTAATAAATATTCTTTCCCTTTTCTTGTATTAGCTAATATGTTTTTTGTTATATCGAAGAATGTATCTTTTTCTTCAGAGCAATATTGTGCAAAGAAATAAGGAATCATATTTGATAGAATATGATATTTGCCAAACATTTTATTCCACAATGGAACACCCAATCTTATATCCCAAGGTTCAGCCATTGTAAAATCTGAACGTTTAATAATTGCTTGCGCTTTATGATTATCTTCAGGTAAGCCATGTGAAGAAAATAATTCCATAAATCCACGTATTGTCTCCTTTAAAAGATAAGGGAATATTATACCCTGTGATTTGATAACAGTTTTATTATCCCCATGTCCTAAATGCACTTCTACATATGATACTAATGTTGGATTTTTTTTATCTATTTTTTCTTCCTTTGTGAAAATTAAATAATCATTCAGCGTATTAATCTTTGCATACAAATCAAGTAAATTTTCCAATCCGTGGCTTATAAAAAAATCAGCGTAGTTCTCATCGTTTTCGGATTCTATAACAGAATAACCTTGTATCAATGAATTAATAAACCTTCTTTGTTTTACAATATCATTAACTTGCGAAATTTCATCTACATCGTTAAATGTATATTCATCATTATCGCTGCCATCTTCAGGAATTACCCTTATTGATTTTTGTGGGGCTACGTTATCAGTTAACTCACAAGTTAAATTAATTGTTTCCTGAGGTACAGCAAATAATTTGTTAATAACATTTTCAACTAACTTATTTAAATGAGGTCTAATACCTCTTTCAATTGACATTGCTTTTGTTGTCAATTTATATAACAAATTTTCGGCTTCAATATCATCTAAAGGTAATTCATATTCTTTCATATTCTCAATTAATTCAGAATATCTTTGTTTAAGAAGCTTATAATCAAAATCATAATCTGATGAAGGCGGGAAGCATGGACTTTCACCTAAAGAAGTATTATGAGTTTTAACTGACTGATATACATAATCAGGTAACTTTTCATCCATAAAATTCTTTAGTGATGTTAATTTTTCTTCAGATATTATAATTTTTTTCATATTATAATTTTTTTAAAAAGTTATCTAATTCTTTTTTAGTAAAATTAATTGATTCCCCTAAATTAGTTGACGCACCTTTCATATGTATTTTACCTATTGCAGTGCCATTGTTTACAGCAGCAGCCAATTGTGGGTCAGATTTAATTGCACTGTCTATTGTTTTAGACGCATCTGAAGTACCGTTAACATTAAAATTAGCAATTGTTGGTGTAACTGATTTATTTTTATCAGCATAGTTTGATAAATTAACATTAAATGTATTTGCTTCAGGATTATCAGCCTTAGCAGTATTTAAATCACTTGAAATATTAGAACTACCTGTTGCTGAAGGCGTTACATTAGCTTCTTTATTTATATTTGTACCGTTATTTAAAGAATCTGAATTAAACGTTAATTCATTTTCTATAAGTTTAAGTTGTCTTTTTTCAAAAATTATTTTTTTCATATATGAAACTTTTTAATATAAATATTCTATATAAAGCAAAAAGGGAAGTCTGTTAGACTTCCCTTATATTTACCTTCCTGCTACAAAAGGATTATTTCTTTTTACCCTTTTATTAGTAATTTTTTTTTCATCACGTTTAGTGCCTTTAATACCTTCTCTATCATTCATATCCAAATCACCAATAATACCGTTAACAATTTCATTAACTAACTTATTATGATATTTCCTTGATTCCATAGGCATTTCTGGCATAGGTTCTTGACTATCTTCTTCGTTACCGTCATTTCCGCTATCATTTTTGGATTGACTTTTTGCGTATTTTAGAATTGCATTTTTAGTTTCAATACTTGCACTATTGAAAATATCATCCAATTCTTGTTGGTCAGAATCTTGTGATTGATTATCAGCACCATCACCCATAGGGTCACTATCATTCATAGGGTCATTGCCACCTGCAGGTTCATTACCTGCCATAGGGTCAGCACCACCCATAGGGTCATTTCCCATCATAGGGTCAGCACCACCCATAGGGTCTGGTGCTGTATACTGTTTTGGTACTTTAATTACATACTTTTCAGTTATCGTATGAATTTTTTTCCCAAATGCCTTTTAATAGATTCTGCAATAGTATTTTCTATTTCTTCTGGGTCAACTACGAATGGAGCACTGCTGCCAATTTTTTCACCATATGGATTTTCGTTATATACACTTTCATCGTTCATATCGTAGTATCCAGGGAATTCTTGCTTTGCAGTCTTAGGCAATTCCATTACTTTCTTCTGATAAGCTGGATGTTTACCAAAGTCGTTCAATTTATTCATATTACCACTTGGAACTCTACCTGCATCAGAAAAAGCTTTCATTTTTTCATCTTCGTTAAGCCTACGAGCACGATTACGTCTTGATTCATTAACCATCATTCTTCTGAATGCACGTGACTCATATACTTGCACACCTCTACGGTTACGAGATTCCATAGGCATTTCATCATCATCGAAGTCATCATCTTCGTCTCCATAAAGGTCATCATCCTCATAATCACTACTATCAACTGTTGGCTCATCACCACCTACAGCTGCTAATATTGAATCAAGCTTATCGGACAAATCAGCAATTTGGTCTTGTAAATCGTGAATATCAGGGTCAGTTTCGTCTTCTTCAGCACCAAAATCATCATCTTCAGCACCCAAACTATCTTCGTCTTCAAAGTCATCTTCAGCACCGAACCCATCTTCATCATCAGCCAAGGCACTATCATCTTCTACGTCAGCTTCTCCATCAATGTCATCAATGTCTTCAGTAATATCTTTGCCTTTAGCATCATCAAAAGGAGCTGAGTCGCCAATTTCAGTGCCGTGCGATTTATCCAAATATTCGTCAGCAATGTTACCAGAAGCATCTTTACCTGTTGAATGCCATGCCAATGGTTCGGCAGCTTCATTCATGTCTTTCATATCAGAATCTTTTACAGCTTTAAAATCTTTAACTGCATTTTTTGCATCACCTGTCTGAGGTGCTTTCTGTTTGCCAATATTGTTTTTACCTTGTGCTTTCACATCAGCTTCACAGCCTTCGCAAGAGCAAGCTTCTTCAGCGATTGGTTTTAAGTTCTGCTCTTTCTTTTCATTGATGCGAGAAGCATTCATCATAATCTGACGTTCACGTGAGATTTCCTTTCTCAACCTTTCAGTTGATTCTACAGTCAATTCTTCTTGTCTATCAGGATTCCAAGATTCAACCATAATTTTCTTTTCAGGAGCATTGGCTTCATTGATACTCATCATTTTTAAATCAAACTGCTTCTGAGCTTCAGCAAAACTTTTGTACTCATTGTCTTTCCTGTTTCTGAATCCACCGATATATTCGAAATTTTCAGCTAATTGTCCTTTTTTGTTTGGTGAAGTCTTAATATAGTATTTAGCACCTTCACGTACAATACCGTATAATTTACCATCAGCGCCAACCTTCTGATATTCGACACCAGTGTAAGCAACATTCTTGCCTTCGTTAATGCCAAATTTCATAAGGCTTTTCATTCTTGAAAGCTGACTATTTACGTCCTTGCTATTGTTCATAATTTTAAATTATTAATATATATTAATTTTTTATTTTTTTATATAAATATCTTTCTCATCTAAAAAGTAGTAATTTTTTATTCAATATCATCAGAAGTACCTTCAATATTATCATGCCCTCTTGTGTCATATTCAATATTTTGTACTACATACGTAAAAGAACTTAATGGTCTTATATATATTGCGCCTATAGGCTTCAATTTATTAGGGTCATATTGTATACAATATGCATATTCAACACCCAAATACACAGATAAATCTTTATCATATAAAACTTTGTAAAGTTTACCGTTCTCCATGCTTTGCATTATTTCGCCTGTTTGTATAATATAATTCCTAAGTATATCTTTTTGGTGCTTCCATTTTTTAATATATGGGTTATGCTCAGAATTGCCATCAGCAACTACTTCCTCAAATACATATCCTTTATTTTCATAGACATTTCTACCCATTGGCTTAATTCCTTTATCATAGAATCTATCTATCTCGCCAATCACATATCTCCAATCAGGACATACATATTTGGCGCCAGCATCGCCTACCTTTTCATTGTATACATCCATATATAATTCTTCATCAGAATAAGATGCTATAACTTTTCTAAGAACTTCTTTTTGCTCATAAGTTGGCTCTCTGCCAATGTCTATAGAATTAGGCATTATTCTAATGTTACCAAGTTTAATAAATTGGAATTTATCATCAATACCATTTATTCGTGTTACTTCGTTGTGTTCACCTTCGGTATATATAATGTTACCATCAGATAAAATAAAGCCCCTACAGCCTTTAAAATAACCACCGTGCCTAAATAATTGTAACGCACGATAATTTAATTCATATGGATTGTTAATATCTATAGGGCTATCTTCATACATTTCGCAAGTTTCAAATCTTCCTGTGTATGAGAAGAAGTCGTATTTATCTATTTCGCCTTTTTGTATGAAAGTGTTAAGCATTTTTTCAGCCCAATCTTCGCCAAAAATATCTACCAAATCATCCCAATAAACACTATCGCCACCACAATAATGATAATCTTCATTATCATAATATGTTAATTCAAAAGTAGGGAATTCGTTTTTAACATACGCAGCTAAAACTTCATTGCTATTTTCAAGTCCATTTTCTTCAAGATATTCTTTATAATCATCTTGGTCAATTGATAATTCCCATTCTACTTCACCTACTTCTGATAAATCTACTGAAGCAGATTCATTTATTATTCTACTTTCAGTGATAGAATTAAGCTTATCATACAATTTACTTGAAATATCCCATAGCTTATCAAGATATTCAGTTCTCCTTAATACCTTATATATAATATTATACGGGTCAGTTTCACCTCCACGCTTTAAGCCTAATTTACGCATTGATTTAATCTTATTCAACAATTTGTGTGCCTTCTTACCAATTTTTCTTAGTTGTGCATCATCATTTGTAGAATTCATTAAATCAATATAATCATCAATTTTAGTCATTATTTTTGATGATTTAAGTTTAATTTCTTTACTGTCAGGCGCAATGGAATGTATATCATTCGGGTTAGGTTTTTTTATCCAATTATTGTCTTCCAAATCATACAACCCACCAGATTCAGTTTCAGCATTTATATCTTCTACGTATACTTCAACATTGAAACCATAAATTTTTAACCCTTCATGTTCATTATTCCATTCATTCTTTTTTGAATTGAAATATTCTTGAACAAAATTTGTCCTTTCATCAACTTCAGAAAAATCTACAATTATGTGCAAATCAATGTCTGAAAATTTAGACCAATTGTAATTACAAATTGAACCTGTTAAAATAATACCTTTTCTTTTAACCCAATTAACGTTAACAGTTTCCCAAAAATCATCAGCAATATCTAATAGTTTTAGCCTTACTTTAGAATTTAATTTATCACCTTTCCAAATTTTAGGTGCTAAAGTATCTTCTTTTTTAAAGGAGTCAAGGCTTACTTCATCAGCCTTTACTTCCGATTCTTGATTTTCTTCAATATTTTGTTCTACATGAAAATATTCATTGCTACCACCATCACCTTCAGCACCTATATATCCATCAGGTTTAGATTCTTTTAGTTGGTAATATTTACTGTTAAAATATTCTTGAGGCGTATAAAATTCCTTCCCATGCATTCCGTCTATACAAATACTTTTAATAGCATTAGGGTGAATAATCCCACGATACCCTATTTTTGTATATTTAGCAGGGTTTTCTTTTTTATCAATAGCATCTGCTTTATGGTAATCAGTATAGTCTATACCATTTTTTTCCATTTGGTTGTTATACACATTATCAAATCTTTCATTTGCATAAGAATTATATGTATCATAGTCAAACACAAATTTATTTTCATCAAGTTTATCACCATCAAATTCTATAACACAAGGATAAAATTTTTTTTCATTAATTGGCATATCACCAGAAACAATAGAAGCATATTCCATTGCAATATCAAAGCTTGATGTTATGAACACAGTATCATTATGCTTAATATCCCATCTACTTTTTTCAGGGTTACTTCTTAATCCTTTTTTAAGTATTCCTTCTGCAAATTTTAAAGTAGTACCATGATAAAAAGATTTTGGTTTTTCTATATTTCTATTTATTTGTGAAGTTTTTATTTTTTTAGACCCATAATAAACATTTACGTAATCTAAACTAAACATTTTACTTAATGAATAGAGTTCAGTAGAGTTTAAAACATTATATGTGCTATTAGGCGTGATTTCTAAAGTATTACCATAGAAACAGCCTGTTACAAGTCTTGGGAAATTAGAGCCTAATATTTTTGTATAATTTTCAATATCATGATTTTCAATTGCTACATCTAAATCATTTAAATAATCCTTTAATTCGCTCTTATGACTATTTAACATGCTTTTTAATGATAATGGGTTATCATCTGTGTATATAGCAATATCACCTTTATATAAAGCAAAATAAAACACATCATTATTTGAACCCATGTCTGACTCTGGATTCAAATTAAGCTCGTTTATTATACTTTCTCTTAAATTTAAAAGTTTATGTTCATTTAATATTATTTTTTTCATTAAAAAAATATTTTAGTTTTGTGTTTTTCTATCGTTTACAGTTTCATCATCATTAATCATTTTAACATTTTGGTTTTTATTGAAATTACATAAAGGGGCTACTAATTCTGCTTCTTTTACGCCTTCTTCGGAAGCAAATGATTCAGCTTCAGTGTATTTAATTCCATCTTTATTCTTTATGCCATCATAACTGGTATTACATTGTACTGCCAATGGAACAAACTGTTCTGACAAATCATAACCATAAGAATCATATCCTTTATCTATCATATAATCGTTTTTTTCTTTTTAATTAGTTATTTATTAATAAATATTATAGATGATGAAAAAGACTATTATTATATCTGAAAGTACATTTAACAATATATTTACCAATTTAGTTTTGGAAGATAAAACAATGGATGACGCAGTTAGGCGATTAGCACTCTATCAAAAATTAGGTAATGACTATTTTAAAAACCCATCAATAAGTGATGAGACTATGAGTAATGATAAAATTACTTATGATTTGGCTTTAAAAAATCAAATGAATGAAATCGTTGATGCTATATATGATACTTACGAAAAAATTTCGCATAATATGCATGCATTCTATAATTCAGCAACAAATGAACCACCTGCAACAAAAGAAAAGACTAACATAGGTAAATTTGGTATGCACCCTTCTACATTTTATTTGGAACCAGATTATGATAAGCAGCATTTATCACCATCAGATAGAAAAACATTTATGCAAAAATGCAGATGCTATTATATGCTTATTATGGAAATATATAATAGCGGTGTACCAGTTTGGGCTAATTTGTTTTTTAACCCAAAATATGATGTGGCAAAGAAAACTTTCTTAAAATGTAATCAAATATCAAGTGGTACATTAGAGCGAATAAGTGTTGGTGTGGCTGATAGTAATGGCAACTATCCAGAAGGTACTATAAATTGGATAAGGAAAAAACGCAGTGTTAATAATAGAACTGGTAATGAAACTAAATATTTAACAAACGACTTTCAACCAGCTACGTTTGGGCAAAAGGAACAATACTTAAAATTTGTGCCAACAAAGGAAAAAAGTGCTATTATGCAATGGTATATTAAAGCAAAAAACGACCCGTCTATGTATGAAAAATATATAATGCAAAGCAAACCTACAAATCCAGAAGCATCTAAAAGTGTTAGAGGTAAAAGAATATTCGGCCTTAAAAGATAAGAAAAAAATAAAAGCGAAGCCTTATTCAAGCTTCGCTTTTATTTTACCCAACACTTAAAGGTGCTTTTATTGTACTATCACTTTTATAATTTTCTATTATAAAGTCTTCATATTTGAAGTCATCTATATCATCAATTTTTCTTCCAAATTTTAAAGTAGGTAATGTATCAAACCCTTTCCTTGTTAATTGTTCATCAACAGCTTTCATTTGGTTACAGTAAATATGAGTATCACCTAAATCGGCAATCAATTCATCTGGTACCATTCCAACAACTTCTGCAATCATATATGTTAACGCTGCATAACTTGCTATGTTAAATGGCAAACCTAAAAAGCTATCTACGCTTCTTTGCGTCCATTTACAACTTAGCCCATATTTGCCATCATTTAATTCACGCACATAGAATTGAAACATTACATGACAAGGAGGTAATGCCATTTCATCTAAATCCGATGGGTTAAATGCAACACAAAGTAATCTTCTATCATTAGGATTTGTTTTTAATGTGTCAATTATTTTTTTTATTTGGTCAACGCCACTATTTCCAAATCTTCTCCATTGTTTACCATATACAGGGCCTAAATCACCATAAATATATCGCATTCTATATCCATCGGGACTATATAGTAAATCTTCAAATCCTTCTTCGGAAACTTTTTTAATAAATTCATCTTTATTTAGTGCGACTTTAACGTCATTATCTAACGCATTTGTAAGCGAATTGTGTTTTTTTATCAATGACTTATAATGCCTATAAGCATCATCATCCCATATATGTACGTTTTTATCTGTTAAAGCCTTTATGTTAGTAGAACCGCTTATAAACCATAATAATTCTTCTATAACCCCTCTGTAAAAGACTTTTTTGGTTGTTAGTAATGGAAAGCCTTCTTTTAAATTAAATCGCATTGTACGTGAAAATACTGATAGTACATCACCACTTCTTGTTGATTTTAAAGCTCCATTATTTTTAATGTCAGTAAGTAAATTTAAATATTGCTTATCTACGTTGTTCATAATCATTTTTTAATAAGTTACTTATTTTCTTTTTCGTCAATAACTTGTGACACAAACGACATAATCATAGGGTTATTTAAAATAAATTCACCTTTATTTTTTAGGCAATGTTTATGGCAATGTTTACTTACTTCACCATCTATTTCATCTATCCATTCTGGCCAATTATTATCTATTTTTTGAATTAGCCCACTTGGGGAATGTCTACTAACATAATTTTCTAAAAACTCATTCCTACGCTCTTTAGATGGGTAAAATAAATCATAATCAATTCCTTCAATTTCTAATGCATCACGTACTTCTTTGTGCGATGATACAAAAATTATATCATTATCTGCTATATTATCTTTTATATGCTTGATATAATTTGAAGGAAATTCATCTTTATTAAATTTACTAGAGTCACTATCTAATATTTTAATTTTGTCCTTTAAAGCATTAAAAGCATAACTTTTTCCCATACCAGGGAAAGCACTAATTATAATTGCACTCATATTTTTTTATTTAAAATCAATATAAAATAAAATACCTGTTGGTTTATCCATTTCTATAGAATTAACGTCTTTATTTCCAATCACCATTGGACGAATTCGATGAAATACTATATCAACTAAGGCTTTGCCAACATATGTATTACTTATGTTAATATCAATGTTTTCATTTCTCATAGTGATAAGGTCTGCTATTAGGAATAACATCAGACTTTTGCGTAATTTTCCAAGTCCATTGATTAGATGATAAAGAATTTACTATTTCTCTGTCTATTTCTTCTATAAGTTGCGGAGTTAGCAAGTCATTAATAATTCGCATTGCAGCATCATTATAAAAGCAATCCACCCATGATATATCTGACTTATAGGTTTTTGAATTTTCTATTAAATAATTGTCAAATTTTTCCATAATTTTAAATTAAACTTTTATTTTGACGTTGAAGCCTACGGCACTAAGAATATCTTTAACTATATCTTCATACGAAGATTCATCTGCATTTTTTATACTATATAATTCATTATTTTTATTGTCAAGGATTCTAAAGCTACTACTATCAAATGATTCTATTTGAAGTCCATTACCTGTTCTAAATTCATACTCTTCGTTAATTAAATTTAAATCTGCATTGGGTAATTTTGTAAATTGATAACCTTTTGATTTAATAAATTTGTTTAGTGCTTTACCCTGTGAATCATCTTCTCTAAACAATAAATAATCTCTAACGTCAACATCATCGTATTGATATTGTGTACCGTTAGAAAACACTACTTTTAATGTCTTAGGCTTATTATCGTTATCAATGCATTCTGAATATTTTATATTACTGCTTTGATACCATACTTTATCAACATCATCTGCATAATAATTAAATAATTTACTCATAAACTTCTTTTTTTTTTAAAAAAAACTAAGCAATAGGCTTCATAGTTCCATTGCGTATATTACAAATATATTAAAAATAATTAATAAAACAAAAAAAATAATATATATTTTATTTTTAATAATATATATAATATTTTATTTGACTCTTTAAAATATTATTATATATTTTATATAAAAATAGAGAAAATATGAGTGAAAGCAAAAACGATATTTATTCTTATGAGCTACAGGGTGTCTTGACTTATATGGTTGATATCCTTGTAAATGAATTCCCAACTGAAATTTTTACGCCTGAATACTTAATGGTTTCAATTCTTGATACAAAGAATTGTCACGCAAATATGATACTTGACAATTGTTTAATGTCCAATAATATGTATGAACTAAAAGAAATTTATATAAACGTATTAAAGGAACATTCTAAGCCAATTGTAAAAAATAAAGACAATAGTAAAGTAAACTTTGATTTTGAGCTAAATAAAATTTTAGAAAATGCTGAAAAAGAAATGGAAGCAACAGGTTCTAAAAAAGTTGGCACTGAACATGTATTACTTTCTATTTTAAACCCATCTAACGAAATTAAAATTAAGGATGTATTCAAAACAGTAGGGATTGAATATAGCTTTATTTTAGATAAATGCAGTGAAGACAAAGTTAAACCAAAACATACACCAAAAGCAATAAGGCCTAAAGGCTTTATCAGTAATAAAATTGGTAATTCGCTTAAACCAGCTATTTTCCCTCTAAAAAGTGAAGTAAATACTTCAAGCGTTGTAACAAAAGACGAATATGTGTCAAAGTTTACAACTAACTTGAATGAATTAGCTAAGAACGGTAAAATTGATGAACTTGTAGGAAGGAAAGATGAAATTAATGAAATTATCAAGGTTCTTGCAAGACGAAAGAAAAACAACGTAATTCTTGTAGGTAATGGTGGCGTAGGTAAGACTGAAATTGTGTATGGTTTGGCATCTATGATTTCAAAAGGTAACGTACCATCAATACTTGAAGGTAAAGAAATCGTTATGATTGATATTATGGCAATTGTTTCTGGAACACACTTTAGAGGAATGTTTGAAGAACGCATTAAAGGATTATTTGATGAATTAAAATCATCATCAAAGTACATTCTTTTTATTGATGATATGCAGAATGTTTTAAAAAGTGGAACTAAAGATAAAGATACTGATATTTCAGGAATGATTGGAGATATTTTATCTGGCGGTGATGTTAGAGTTATTGGTACAACAACATTTAAAGATTATAGAAATTCAATTGAATCTAATACGTCTATTTCAAGAAAAATGCAACGTATCATTATTGAAGCACCTAGTACTAAAGAAGCCATTGAAACTTTGAAGCAGTCTAAAGGTTATTATGAAGAATTTCATAATGTTAAATACACTGATGAAGCAATAGAAAAAGCAGTTGAACTTGCTGAAAGGTATATAACTGATAGGAGTTTACCAGATTCTGCTTTTGATGTTATTGATTTAGCAGGCGCATCAACATCAATCGGTGAAAAAGAGCCAAAAGAAATTATTGCAATGAAAAAAAGATTAGATGGAATTGAAGAAGAAAAATCAACGTATCTTAATGCTGGAGAATTTGAAAAAATTGATGCTATTACGTTAGAAGAAAATGTAATCAAAAAAGAATTAAGTGATTATAAACGTGAGCAGTCATCTAAAAAATCAAAAGAAGTAATTATTGACGCAGATGATATTAATGAAACAATTTCAGAAATGGTAAAGGTGCCTGTTTCAAAGCTCAGTTCAAACGAAAAAAAGAAGATTGCACATATTGATGAAATTTTAAAAAATAGTGTTATAGGGCAAGATGAAGCTGTTGATGCTATTTGCAAAGTCATTAAAAGAAACAAGGTAGGACTTGGTGATAAAACAAAAACTATGGCTAACATCCTAATGGGAGGTCCTACGGGTTGTGGAAAATGCGTTACAAAAAACACGAAAATAAGGGTTAGAAATAAGAAAACACTTGAAATACAAGAACTTACGATAGAAGAGTTTAAAAAGTTAGCCAGTAGAGCCAATAAATATAAAAAATCATAATATTTATATAGAAAACAAAATATTATGACAATATTATTAGATAAAAAAAGAAAAACATTTGGTGACGATTTAAATTTTAATGAATTTGTTGAAGTATTAAAGTCATTTAATCCTTTACTAAACTTTAAAAATCCAAAAATAATAAACGCATTAAAAGATTGCTTTGATTACTATTGTTTAAATGATGGAAAAATAAACAAATTAACACTAATAAAAGATGTTATTAAAAAAATTCCATTCATCAAGCATTGGCATAGTTCTCGTGAAGGACTATTAGAACGTGGATTCGATGACGACTTCATTAATGAATATATGAAGGAGCGTAATAAGTTGTGTATAGAATATTGGCTTAAAAAAGGTTATTCTAAAAATGAAGGAAAAGAAATAATATCAAAAATGCAATCTGAAAGGGGTAAAAAAGCTGCTGGTAAAGTACCAATAGTTAACAAAAAATATATAGAATCACTTGGCAAAGATTGCAATAAATTCTTTAAAGAAAGAAGCATTTGGTGTGTTGAATACTGGCTTAAAAGAGGTTATTCTAAAAATGATGCTAAAAAAAAAGTATCTGAATATCAAACAGAACTTGCTAAAAGAAATGCATCAAAAAGCAAAAGCGAACGCAGAAAAAATAGTGTTAGGTGCATAGAACACTGGATTGAAAAAGGTTACTCTGAGAATGATGCTAAGGAAAAAGTTGCTGAAATACAATCCACATTTTCACTTAAAAAGTGCATAAAAAAATACGGAGAAAATGAAGGACTAAAAAGATGGAAGAAAAGACAAGAAAAATGGCAAGATAGCCTAAACAAAACTGGTTTTCATCAACTAGGTTATTCCAAAATATCCCAAGAGCTTTTTGGCGAAATATTGAAAAAATATCCAGAAGAAGAAAAAGATTTTGTTTTTTATGAAGATAAAAATAGAGAATATACTTTAAAAAATGACAATAATTTTTACTATAGGTACGATTTCTGTGATTTGAATAAAAGAAAATTCATTGAATTTAACGGAGATATTTATCATGCTAACCCAAAAATGTTTAAGCCATCTGATAAACCAAATCCATTTCACGATAAGACAGCTAAAGAACTTTGGGAAATAGATGAAGATAAAAAAAATATTGCTGAAAGAAATGGATTTGAAGAGTTTGTAGTGTGGGAAAAAGATTATAGGGAAAATAAAGAAAAAGTAATTAATGAATGTATAAATTTTTTAAAAAAATGAATGAAAAATTATCAAATACTATAAATAGAAAATTTACAGAAATAATTGATGTTACAGATTACGAAGTTGAGACTGATAATGGGTTTGCTGACATCGTTTCTATAAACAAGACAATACCTTATCTGAAATATATTATTAAAACATCCAGTGGTAAAGAACTTGAATGTGCAGATGACCACATTCTTTTCAATGAAAAATTAGAAGAAAAATTTGCAAAAGATTTTGCCGTAGGTGATAAAATCTATACTATAAATGGTATTGAAACCGTCACTGACGTTATTAATACAAATGAATATGAAGAGATGTACGATTTGGCGTTGTCTGACAATTCAAACCATAGATATTTTACAAATGGAATACTAAGTCATAACACGCTAATTGCGAAAAAACTTGCCGAAGAAATTTTTGGTGATGAGAAGGCTTTAGTCAGGATTGATATGTCAGAATATTCTGAAAAGAATTCAGTTGCTAAATTAACTGGTGCTGCACCTGGATATATAGGATATGAAAATGGTGGTCAATTAACAGAAGCAATTAAAAATAAGCAGCATTGCGTTTTGCTTCTTGATGAAATAGAAAAAGCTGACCAAGAAGTTTATAATTTATTCTTGCAATTATTTGATGAAGGAAGACTAACTGATTCAGCAGGACAAATTGTTAATTTTAAAAACGTAATTGTTCTAATGACATCTAATATTGGTGCTAAAGAATCTGCTGAACTTGGTGGTGGTGTCGGTTTTAACACTAACGAGACAGCAAATAAAAAATCTATCATAGAAAAGTCATTAAAAAAGAAGTTTACACCAGAATTCTTAAATAGAATTGATAAAATAGTTTATTTCAACAATTTGACTGATGAAAATCTTAATACTATTGTTAAGTTAGAAATTAATAAATTAGCCAATAGATTAAATGAATTACATTATGATTTAAAATATGATGACAAAGTAGTAGATTACTTACACGTTAAAGCAGTTAGTCAAAAGGAATTTGGTGCTCGTCCTATTATTAGGCTTGTTCAAGATAATATTGAAGATAAAATTACTGATTTAATGCTGGAGAATGACTATAAGAAAAATTACGTTTTTAGTGCAACTTGCATTGATAATGAAGTAGTAATTAAATAAGATTCTCATATTTTCTCAAATATTTTTACAACCTTTAATGGAAAGCGTTATTTGAAGTAATTGCTTTCCATTTTTTCTTTAAAATAAGCAAATTTGAAAATTAAAAATATTTTTTATATATTTGCAAATGTAAATCTTTAAAAGTATGATGTCTTTAGATTTATGCAATAGATTTGGTAACTTAGAACTAAGTGGTGAAGAACTATTGGAAAACATCGAGATTACGTCAACTGTACCTAACGATGTACCACAAATAATAGAATTTATAACTAAAAGTTGGGGTTTAGGCGATAATATGATGGCATTTGAACAGATAGTTCATAGCAATATTGATTTAAATAAATCAGTTAAGCTTATAGATTCACGTGATGGCGAACTATATGGCTTGCTTTTAATAGCATATTATCCCATATGCGAAGGCTCTCCAATTAATTTGGTAAATCCTAACCTATCCAAATATTTAAACCAATACACGCAAATAAATGGTCATTCATTCATAATAGATGAACGTTTAAGAGGTAAAAAAATAGATGTTAAAATGTTAAAGTATATTAAAAAATATGCTGAATCATTTGATTTTATTTGGTGCGCAGTAGAAAAAGACCTTAAATCACATGATTATTGGAAACGATTAGGTTTTAAAAAAATTTTTACAATACCCCAAGCTTCATTTTACATTTTAAGTAAAAATGACAGTATAAATTGGGATTTATCACATTATTATAGATTAAAAGATTTTTCTTAATATTTATATAAATAGGACGTTATAATAGTATGAAGAAAATCATAATAAGTGAAAATAAACGTGGTGTCCTTTTTTCAGCAATTTTGAATGAATCATTAACTAATGGTGATGAATCAGATAAGGTTTTATCAGTAGTTAAGTTTCTTGATGGGAGTTTTTCAAGGGCAGATGAAAATTCTTATGATGATAATGGGCATCCGACAAACAAAGAATTAGTAGCTTGGTTAACCCCTAAAAAAGAGGTTGCTAAGTTACTGACTGCAACGCAATTATTTTATGTTGTTCAAGAAGAATTTAAAAATTTAATTTCAGATAAAAAAGAACGTGATGATTTCTTAAAAAAAGTAATCAAGGCTTGGTATTATCATAATATTACTAAGGAAGGTTCTATTGTAGAAAAGTAGTTAATAATAAGAGGTCAGCCTTCTGCGGAGAACTCGCTCTCACATGTGCCGCAGACAACGTACATCAGATTTGTACGAACCTCAATAAAATTTTATATGATGAGACAATTTAAAAAGGTATTTTTGTTTTTAAGTATGTTATTAGCTGTCACAGTAAATACATACGCAGGTGAAAATCAAACGAAGGAGGATGTTTCAACGGAAGTTGAATATGTTGAAGATGAATCATCCAAATGGGATTCTATTATGGATGCTATAATTCAAGTTGAAAGTAGAGGTGATAGTAAAGCTTCTCACGGGAATTCACTTGGCATTTTACAAATCACACCTATTCTTGTAACTGAATGTAATAACATTCTTAAAAGAAAAGGTAGTAAGAAAAAATATACATTAGCTGATAGATTAAATATTAAAAAATCTAAAGAAATGTTTATTTTAATAATGAACCAATATAATAAAACAAAATCTGCAATGAATGCATGCAGAATTTGGAATGGTGGTGTTAACAGTAAAAAAGTTAGACCTGGATATTGGAAAAAGTTTTTGGAATATTATAAAAAATAATAATATAAAAGGCTGAGATTACTTCTCAGCCTTTTTTGTTATATTAAAGTTTCAATTAGTTTATAAAGTTTTTCTTGAAAATATATTAATCTTTTAGTAAGTTCTTTTTTAATCAACTTAATTACTATAGTATGACTAATGTTATTAAAATTAATATTAAGCATTTTAGATGCGTTAGATATATCTTTGTTGCTAATTTTTTGACTTGATAATTCTGATAATGCAAGTTTAATATCATCTAATCTACTCGCATCATTAGTCATTTCAATTAGTTCGTTAATATTAGGTATATAATCAATATTTCTTAGTAAATTAGCTGCTACAACGTATGTTTCTTGAAGTCTTGATTGAATTTCAGTTTTACTTAGCCAATATAATAAATCACTAAGTATGTTTTTATTATTTTCTGGATAATTTTCATTTTGTGCGTCACACCAATCTAATAAATGTGTTAATTCATGAATTAAATTTCTATATATAGTAATAGAAGGGTTTACTGACCTTAACATTCTTGTAGGACTTAATTCAATTATTGCAACATTACTTTCTCTTGACTCACCAAAAGCAGCTTTCTTCCCACTATCATCATAATCTACGAACTGGATAAGAAGCGTATCGAATTGTAAACCAAACCATCCTAGTCTTTTATCAAGGTTATCATACGCTAAATCATAATCTTGATATTCATCACCAACACACCCTAACCCTATTGCGTCTTTAATACTAACGCAACTTTCTAAGATTTCAGGTGTTATACTTCTAGCAAATTTATACACTTCAGAATTTAATTTCCGCTGTATATTGTTTTTATCCCTTATAGTTTCATTAATTACTTCATTAATAATTTTTTTAATGAGCATTTTTTTACGTATTTTTATTTCTCATATTACTTTTAGTGCTTACATGTTATTAATTCTTTTGGTGATACCACTTTTTGGACGTTTATCAGCAATAACATTTTTAACAGCTTCACTAACAAGACTTCTTAGTTCACTTTCATTTAGAGAATAATAAACTTTACCATCACTAATGATGATATTATCGTTTTTATTTTCATTTATTTTTTTACGTAAACGATTTGCAAGCTTACGTTTTTCTATTTCACTTTTTTTCATTTAAACGGATATTTATAATTATAAATATAAATTCCTAAGAAAAAATACATAATCAAATATGAAGAAATTAATTAGGTTAACTGAAAGTGATTTGCACAGAATTATCGAAAATTCAGTTAGACAAATTATAAAGGAAGCTAAAAATGACCCTGAAGAAATCAAAAAAGCGATTGCTTTAGAAAAGTCTATTATACAGCATGAAGATGACGATGATTTTATTTATAGCAAATTAACAGTTGCTGAAAAAAAGAAAGTAGATGCACATAGAAATCATCCTATGATGCTTGAAAAGCTTTTCGTTAATCGTGTTGCATTAGCAAGAAAACGTGTTAAGATGTATACTTCGCAATTAAAATCATTAGAGACTACAGGTGTTGCAAAAGTGCAAAAAAATAAACCTATGACCCAATCCACAATGGTTGTTGACCCTAGAACAGTTGATATAGCAAGTATCAAAACAAAGGACATTTTAACTAAACAATTGCCTAACGAGCAATTAAATATAAATTCGTTTAACGCAGAAGGGCGTGAAATGCTTAAAAGGATTCCTGAGCGAGCTTCAATGGCCAATAAAATTTATAAATTAGTTGGTGTTTTCGATATAAATGATTGCCTTAAAACTGCTTGCGAAGGCGTTCTAAGAGTATATAACCAATTATTCAATAAGGATGTCCATCTTTCTTCACCAATTCCGCAAAACGAAGTTACATCTACTCCTGAAAACACTCTTAAATGTATTGATAATTTAAGAATTAAATTAAATAACTTTAACAGAATCTTGGCTGAAAAAGGTAATCCACAAATAGAAACATTAAAAGTATGCGTTAAAGACTTTTCAATGTGTGGAGAACCAATATCAAGACTTATGAGGGGAGAGGGTATTACTAAGAGAGAAGCTGCAATAAGACGTCAAAGTGATGCCAGAATAAGCAGAGGTATAGCAGCGCAGCAAGATTATGATGAAAGAAAAAAATACGGATTAGATTTAGGCCAGTCAGAAGATTAAAATGTATAAAAACTAAAAAGACTTGAGGATATTCCCCAAGTCTTTTTTATTTACTTTTCTATCATACTTCTTTTTGTTTTTCCAAGGTCTATCTTTGGCTACCCATTGACCACCTCCATTGCGTTCAAATTCGTCATCCCTACTTAGCCAACGCAAAATTTTAATTGGGTCGGTTGACTTAGGTCTTTTACTCTTTTTCATAACAATCCTATTTTTTTTCTAAACTTCAAAATGTTTGAATGATACAAAGCTTTTTCGTATGTGTCATGTTTCATACCGTCTGAAGTTTGATACATTCGTTTTGTTTCTAATTTTGCTAATTGTGCCATATGTTGCTAATATATAATTAAAAAAATTAAACACAAAAATAAATATGTTAATTAATCAAAAATTTTAAATCTTCAATGTTAAGTGGGTTTGATATTAGCAAAATTGAGCCGTCCTTAAGTTCAACTACAGCATTTCCTTTATCGTTTAAAGAAACATTTCTAATTTGTTCTTCATTTATATTATTTTTTTTGTAATTAAAAAAATAAGGTGAAATAAATAATGAATCAGACAACGTGAAAGCATCATCTTTAATATAACCCAAACCTTTTAATGAAATATCAACTACAAGTTTTTGCCTTAATTTTACTGACATATCATAATTAAGCAAAAAATTTTCCCATGTAACAGATAGATATTCAAGTGACTTGTTGTTAATTATTACATTATCACCAAAGTCTTGCCATTTCAAAGATTCTTCAGATATGTGGTGCGAAATATTACTTAATTGAGGCCTAACAACAAACCAATTTTCACCACCTAATTCTTCAATCATTTCTTTTTCGTTGGGGAATCTAACATCTTCAATTACATATTTTTTATCAGGGTTAATCATTTCCCTAATTTTATTAATATGCCAATTCATATTATACCCCCTAATTAAATCAGTTCCTATTACTTGAAGCATTTCCCTAACATTTTTAATATGTTTACCACCGATAACCATTTGAACAGTTTCTATTGGTATTTTAGTTTGTTCGGAAAAATATTCAATAGCATCATTAGATATATCTATATCTATGCCAATATTTTCATTTTTTAACCTATTAAGTTCATCTATAGATATATTTAAAAACTCAGCACAAATTGCCTTTAACGGCAAAGCAAAATACAGTCTTTTATAGCCATATTTTTCACAAACTTTAGCAAGCTCTGTTTTTCCAGACCTCATTCTCCCGCAGAAACCAAGTATCATAATTGCTTTATTTTATATAGAATTATTTTCTTATTCTTAATACACCCACTATATCTACCATAATATAGTAAACTCACACCGTTATCATCACATAGTTAATTCATCGTCCACAATCATTTCAAAATCAGATAATGATACGTTTCCTATTATTTTTTTTAAACATTCTCCGTTTTCACCAAAAAGAATTGTTGTTGGTATACTTCTTATACTATATTTAATTGAATCGTCAACACCTTCATCATCTTCTATATTTATAGACTCAAAACTAATATTTTTATATTTATCTTTGGCTGATGCTTCATTGAATGTTTTTTCAAATGCGTGACAAGGCTGACACCAATCAGCCCAATATCTTTTAATTGTTTTAATGCTGCTCATATTATTTAAAACAAAGTTCTTTTTGTTATTTTTCTATTGAAAAGTCCACTAAGTGATGGTTTAACTTGTACTCTTTTGGTTTCTTTACTTAATGACTTTGAATTGGACTTAGGCATTTCTAATTTGCCTGCACGTTTTACAATTTCAGAAGCGTAAGCAGTACTTGCTGAAATGTATTTAGCTTTTTTACCCAATACTTTGCTAACTTGCATTTCAATTGCAGTTAATTTTTTCTTTTCTTTTGGCAAGTCTGAAATTATATCATCAAAATAGCTTTCATCAAGGAATCCTAATGTATTTTTAGCTCTTGTGTAAGCAACATACATAAGATTATATTCTTGTTTAATTTCCCAATCCTTTTTAGCTGACTTTGATGGCATTAATGATTTACATGCCACAAATACTCTATCTGCTTCAAGCCCTTTGGCTTTATGGATTGTTGATAATGAAATACCGTTCTTTTTCCTATCAGAAAACACATTAGATATTTTTTCTATTAGTTCATCGGTGGTATTAATGCCATCAGCAAGAACTTCAAGTGCTTTAATTGTATCTAATCTGTTAACGATTAAAGATGACTGCATAGCAGTGTCTAAATCAATGTTACTGTTAAGCATCAAAGTGTCTCTTGCGTCAAACAAATTGCTGTAAAGTCTTACGAAAACCCCGTCTTTACTTAAATCTTTATACAAGTTTTCTTTTTTAGTGTTTTTAACAATACGTTTAAGATTGTTTCCAATGTCTTTGCCCCTGACAAAACATTTCTTCCCTTCTTTTATAAAAGAATTATAAATTTTCATCAAAGGTGCATTATTACGGCAAACAATCATATCACCATCATTAACGTCTTCTATCTTAGCATTTTCAATTATTTCGCCTTTCCTACCTTCAGTATTTTTTTCTATTGTAGGGACTAATTGCTTTGCGTATGAGACGATATTATCTGCACACCGATAACTTATACTAAGTGGTAAAGAAATCGTGTTAGGGAGCGATTTAAGGATATTAAATGAATCAGGGTCACTTCCGCTAAAGCTATAAAGGCAATTATGTGTCAATATTCCATCTGCAACATAATTATGATTTCCCTCAACATTTAATGAATATACTTCAAATTCTCCATAACTATATTTAACATTTGTAATTTTTTCAGGTGTTCTTATAATTTTATATTTATGTTTTTCTCTTAAATTATTTTCATTTAACGTATTAACCTCCATAAATTTAGGAAATAAATTGCATGCATTAAATGTTGTAAAATGCTCTTTTGAAATATAATTTTTTTTATTTCTAGAAACAATTGGATATTCCAATTTTCTATGATTATACTCTAAACATCTTTTAACCCTTTCTTCGATATTTTCATTAATTTGCTTATAAATTTCACAAATTTCTTCATTTAAAAAATATGGAGTTCTACCTTCAGCATTATTTGCTCGTTCCATATCAAATACTAGTTGTGGTATTCCAAATTTATAACTATTTACAAGTTCGCATATTCTAGCTTCTTTTTCTGTCTCAAAAATATTTAAAATCCATGCGTCTATACACCCCTCACTCAGTAATCGGTGGCTTAATGAAAATGTATAATTATTTCTATAAAGTTTAGTCTTACCAATTCGATACATGCCTTTATCATTTCTCATGACATAAGTACAGTATGCAGTCTTGCTATATTCTCTATTCATTCTAGCATAACAAATATGACTAGGGGTATAAGAACTTTTTTTGCCACTAGTTGTTTCAATAGTTATTAGTTCATTTTCAGTATGATGTTCTATTGCACTAATTCGTTTGCATTGATGGTTTGTTATATTACCTTTAACAGAATAATTTTTATATCCAACATAATATCCATATTCGCTATTATATGTTACAACATAATCGCCAACATTTAAGTCTTCAATATTTTTTTCAGTACCATCAGTGAGCATAACTTTAGTTCCCGTTGGTTGGCATTGGTCACTATCGCCAAATATTAGCATACGTGTTGAAATTTTCCTACATTTTAGTAATAATTCCCTTTGCGCACAGTTAAGGTCTTGTGCTTCATCAACTGCAATCCAATCAAATTTAAGTCCATAAGGTTGGCAGTTCAGCATATTTGGAAGCCAAACCATATCAGTATAGTCAATCGTATCAAGATTTCTTTTACCCCATTCCATTGATTGTATTGCGACTGCCTTTTCGTCAGCAATTGTGTCTATTTCGTATCTATCCTCTATAAAGTCTAAATCTTTTACTGTTTGACAAAGATAATATCTACCAAAATCAATATATTTACAAATATTATCTACATATCTAAGAAAGTCTTTTTTGCCTAACGCATATGTGTCAATTGATGTTAATTTTTTAAGATTTGTTGAAACAAAAGACCTATATTTAAATTCATCTAATTCTAAAGATTTATCCCTAAAGTTTGTTCGTAACATTTGCAAACCAAGGCTATGCATTGTCATAGAAGATACATTAGTCCTATTCTTAGTCTTTTTAGTAAGAACATTAACTATGTCTTTGTTAAAGGCGGTAATTAAAATACGTTTATCTTCACCAATAAAATCCAAACATTTAACTAATGATGTACTTTTACCACTACCAGCGCATGCTTCTATTACTGCATTTCCTTGACCATTTTGTATGAAATCATAAATCGCTAATTGATAATGTGACCATTCTATGTCCTTTTTCTTTTTTTTAGCCATAATGTTTTATTTTAATAATCGTGACGCAAATATATATAAAAATTGTTAAATAACAAAAAAGGTAGAACAAATTAATTTGTTCTACCTTTTATACTTTTTAAGCTTTTGCTTAGTTCTGTCCAAACTTACTAAGCTGCTCAGCCAATTGTGGATTCTGCTCAATGAGTTTCAGCATTCCATTAAGCAAGCCAGCCACACGTGGGTCGTTTACATTACCATTAGACTGAGGTGCTTGACGGGTTTCAGCACGTGGTGCTTCCTGTTGCTTACGTGGCTCATTCTGACGTGGAGATTGCTGACTTTCAACCTCAGCAAATGCACGTTCCTTATCAATGAGGAAATTAACCATCTGCTGCTTAGTGGCATTAACCAAATCAATTTCACTACCCCAAAGATTACGATTAATGATATTAGCAAGTGCATCTTTATCAAGCCCATCATAAGGTGTTGGTGCTTGATGCTGACGAGGTGCTTCTACCTTACGTACTACACGTTGAGGTGATGGAGCTGCCTTACGAGCACGTGAAACGAAACGTCCGTGTTCGTCACGTGGCTGAGGTGCTGCAACTGGCCTACGGCCAAATCCACCTCTTGGTGGGATAGGTACGCCCATAGGAGTGCGTGTACCAAGTGGTGGCATTGGCATACGACCACTCATAGGACCGAAGTTACCAATAGGTGTCTCACTAACAGGTTTAATTTCTACCGCCAAATCATTAGCGATGAACAACTTAATAAGTGTTTCCGCTGTAATATTGGCAACATCACCATGTAGGATATAGTCTAATGTATCAACACTAATATCTAACACGTCAGCCAACTCATCGACATCAATTTCACTCTGACGAATAAAATCGTTAAAACGACCACTCAAATCCTGTGATGCTTGTGCAATCCAAGCCTGTGCTTCTTGGCGAAGCTGCTCTTTGTTTTGTACCATTTTTATTTAAGATAAGTTATTAAAAAAATTGTTTCTATTTAAATTTTACAATGCAAATATATTAAAAAAATCTTGAAAACAAAAAGATAATATGTTAATTAATGTTATTCTTCATCAACTTCTTTATTAATCTTTTTCGTTACAATATCAAGCATTGATTCTAATATTTCTTTGTTCATTTTATAAAATGTGTCTTGCCCACTATATGAAGATAATTCAAATTTAGCACCAATAGCATTAAGTGCTTTTGCGAATAAACAAAAATCAATTAGATTATCTTTAATACCATTCCAATCATGCTCAAAATCATTATATAAATCAAACCCTTTTGCCGTTTCTTGCCCAAATGAAGTAATGTAATTGAATTCTATAGGAAAACTACTTTGCTTATATTTTTTAAATTCAGCAAAATATTCTTTCCATTTTTCTTCATCACATCCATTTGCCATATCGAATAGTTTCATTTCTATTCTACTGAAATGTTCATTATCATTAAAAATTGAAAAATCAGCGCTTGATGTTTTTAATCCTATCTTATTACATAACGATTTAATAGCATTACTTCTTGATATTAAATCATTAAAAACATTTTCTATATATTTTTTACTGTAATAACAATATTTTGATGATGCATTTACAATAGTATTGTAAACATCTTTACGCTCCATAATAATACAAAGGTATTGATTTTTCCAATCCCCATAGAAATCTTTAAATATTTTTTCAAGGATTGAACGGTATTTCGCAATATCCTCCAAATCTTTTATGTCAGATTCAATTATATATTTATTTAGGCTGCTCTCTTTAGAATGTATTTTATATTCTTTTTCTTTATTTTCTTCATATGATTCTGAATCATTATATGTTAAACAACCTTTATCATGAAGAAAATCAAAAAGCCAATTAATGCTAATCTGAAGCTTGTCTTGGAAAAACATATAATTATTATCATCAATAACATCTTGAATTGAGCCATAATCATTGTATTTCCCAAATATAGGAGCACAAATAGGAGTTAATGACGAATTGCAATTAATAGGTAGATTACTTATTTTATCATTTGATGAACCATAGCAAACTATTGCTACCATTTCATCACCACATTGCAAAGGCAAATGGCTGAAAAAACCGCTTGAATTAAAGCATCCCATATTACTTTATTATTTTAAATTGCTGTTTTGATGATGCAAATATATTAAAAATAAGTCATAAACGAAAATATTTGATGTTAAGTGATGTTAACGGCAAATATTATTGCATTTTGTACATATTTTTTCTTATATCTATAAGAATGTCATTAATTAAGTCTTTATTGATATGTTCCGCTAATGTAGATTTAGCAATAGCTTCTTTCATTTTTGCTTCTTTTTCTATTGCAATTGCTATTAATTCATCATATTCAAATTTATGATTCCTTATATCCATTAAAAAGTCCCTATCGCCAGCAATACGTCTATCAAGAATAAGTCCTTTACCTTCAGCTAATTCTTGGCCCATTGTGATAAGTCTAATACAATGCATCATATTTTTTGAGTCATAATTCTTTTTAAGGTTACTTTCATACCTTTTAGGATTTCTGAATTTAACCCATTTTTGATATTCATTATACTCAATGCAATGCTTTGTATAACCTTGCTGATTAAATGATATATAACAGATAGGCATTTCACCCTTAGACACTGAAGATAGCCTAAGTTCGTTGGATTTTGGACTTACTATCCCATGATAGCCAATAGGCTTTTGCTTCGCAAACTTCATTAATGTTTCATCAATATCACCATTGAAACTATAAAAATCTGCTATAAAATGCGCCATATTGTATTGGTGGCATCCTTTTAGCATCTTTTCATAATTAGATTTTTCTTTTTCAGATTTTGCTCCCTTAAGCAATTTTACAATTTTTGCTGTGTCCCAATATTCCTTTGGGTAATGATAGTATTTAACCAAGTCTTCACCTGTAATTCCTTCATCTTCAAAATATTTGCCCCAATCATAATAAACGCCATATATATCGTGCATATTTGGAATATTAACAAGGCCACAATATTCTTGTTTCAAGTTACGGTATTCAAGCCAATGTGTTACATTTGTACTACCTTGCTTTCTAAAAGTGTAACAAAATTCAAGTGGCCATTTTCTTTCATTAATCGGATTAACAATTTTTTTATTTAATCCTCTTGCCTTATGTATTTGTTCAATCGCATATTGAACAAAAGGTTTGAAGCAATCTTTTGTTATAAACAAATCCCTGTTCTCAAATAAAGGCGTTAAAACTTTGTTTGGTTTTAATAGTTGTTTATCTTCAGGTGTAAACAATGCTTCTAACACTGTTGGGTTTGAAGATAAAAGCATACCACAAAACTTACCTACTTCATACCACGTAGTATCGTTCCTTTCATCAGAAACTTGTCCTTTGAACTCTATATCTGAAAGCCCTAAAAAACTATTTTTACTTTGAATATAAAGTCCACCTTCATCTAAATCGCTATCTGGTGTGTTTAGATTATATAAAGTAGAACCCCTTGTGTATTTATACAAAAGTCTACCATCATTTTCTATATCTCTAAAAGTTTCCATATTATTTCATAATTTGAGTGAAGATTCTTGTTCACAATTACAATATATAAAAAAAAATAAGGCATACTGATTAAAGTACGCCTTATTTATGTTTTAATTGATTTATCGCCAAATATGGCTTTCACCAATCAATTCATTACCACCAGTTTCGTGAGGAAAAGCAGGTCCATCCTGAATTCTCTTACGAATAGCCTGTACACGATGCTCAGTAACACCATCTGGACGTGCCAAACCACGTGCTACACAATCTTCACCTGCATCTACGAAGCGGTCAAATGCTTCCTTGTCTGATTCGAATTTCCATTCGTCACCAAATGCATAGTTTTCAATTACAGGTTCATCAATATGGAACCCTGCTCCGAATACCTTGTTATTGTCAGCAGGTTTGCCTGCTACACCCCAAGCTGGGAGTGGTTCATCAAAACGAACCTCACGTGAAACGCTAAAGTCTTCATCAAATGCATTACCAAAAGTGCAATGCTTAACACGTGATTGACGATTAGGTGTAAATGCGGTACGAGTGGTACGTGAATTAAAACCACGTGGTGCATCTACAATAGTATCACGAAGAATACTATCCAAAACACTCTCTACTGATTCACCGAATGGAATCTCTGCTACTAAAATTTTAGTCTTCATAAAAATCTGAAAAATTTAAATATTAAAAATATATAATATGTTACATAACATTCATTGTGTTCGTCATTTGTAACGATGCAAATATATAATAAAAAAAAGTTAGAACCAAATTTTGGGCTAACTTTTTTCAGATTTTTATTTTTTTAAGCCAAATATTCGTTTAGGTCTTACTTTCTTAACTGATTTGTTATCAGTATTATTGGGCTCATTTTTAGGTTCATTTTGCTTATCATTAGTTTCTTCTGCGTTTATTAAATCAGCGTCAGTTATGTTAGCTAAATCGCCTATTTCTATACCTTTATTATCATATAAGAAGAATGTTCCACTTTTATTTATTATATAATATAGCTTATTATCTTTAGATACAAGGCAAGTATTCTTATTCCAAACTTCTGAAACTGTATCAAACCATATATGTTTACTAACAAGAATATCATTATAATCTTCTGAAGAATTAATTAAAGGCTTGTAAATAAAGTTCCATTTCCATTCATTTTTATTTTCAGTTGTTATAAAACTATAAGGTCTGCCACCAATTGTTTCTCTTCTTATTTGCGGATTATCAGTATCACCTACCATAGCATAATCACCGTAAAACACACTACTAAGATATTTAAAAGGAACACCTTTTAATCTGCCAATATACTCAGGTTTAATTGTGTCTTTTTTAACAAAGAAGAATCTATCAAGACCTAAAGCACTTCTAACGTCAACATTGTTATTATTATATTCTTCGTAAGTATGCTCAACATTTAGTTCTCTAAATGTATGTCCACAATCATCACTAACAGCAAAAGGCTGTAATGCGTTGTAGTCCCTGAATATTGCAACAAATCCATCACCAGGACCGTGGAAAATAATACCTTTTATTTTTCTATTAAGCATCAAATCACTGCAAAGCATATGGTCAATGCTATATGCAACATCACCCCTTTCATATGTTAATCGCCTTCCTGCATTGTAAAGGTGTATTAAATTATGTCCAAATTTTCTTTCGGCATAAGAATATAATTTATCACCTAATATTAATTTAAGTTGGTCTTCTAACCTCCAATGTCTTCTATATACTTGTTTAGCTATTTTTTCATCTAAAATAACAAAGCTCCAAAAAGGTTTTGGATTAATTGTTTTACAAGCAATCATAACAGCAGGTTTACCACGTCCACCACCTTTGTTATCTTTTTCACCATAAATCCAACGTCTTGCACTATATCTTGACGTGCCACCATCATAGTCCAATGTTGGGTTTGGATTGCCATTTTCATCTTTAACTTCAGCTCTTGGGTCAAAGCTTGGGTATATTGTGGTATATATACCAGGGCCATATGAATTAACCAAATTATAAAAACTTTCCCATCCTGATTTAAGAATGCCACCTTTAAGGTTATTTTCTGATGTCATATGGTAAACATACACAGGGCCATTTACAAAATCACTTTCTGGAATGGAATCATAATTAAACGTTTCTTTCTTTTTAGTTTCACATAATACGTTTTCTACTACATTATTAAATAACCCCATGATTTAAATTGTTAGCTTCAATTATTTTGTTCCACATTTTGTAAAATTTGGATTTTATTTGCTTTTGTTCCATTGCCATTTGTTGATTATGTTGAATTTGTTTTTCTAAATCATTTTCTGAAATTCCCAAACAATTTAAAAAATCGTTAAAAGTGAATTCATTTCCTTCATTAATCACCCTATTTTCTTTCATAACATATTCTTTTTGCTTAGCTTTAACTGCATTGATTACCTTTGCCACATTACTATACATTTCAGTAAGTTCATGTATATCTTTGAAGCTATTAGCTACTTCTCTCCATTTATTTCTTACATCTGCAAGACCAATTCTTAACGTCATTTGAACAGCACCATTACAAATTTCAATTTTTGAATTTTTCAATTTAATGTTTTTTTCACGGTCAATATTAGGTTCGTGCATAAAATATGAACGTAATATATCACTAATATTATCAGGACGTGATTTAATAAGCTTAACAGTGTCGCTATATATTGGGTTATCACCTATTAAGTCTAATAATGCTTCTCTTGTTAATTCAATGTTAACTGCGTTATCAGCTATCATGTTTTCATCATCATTGCCGTTTTGTGTATTATCATCCTGTGTGCTGATTTCATTACCAATAGAATTTTTTTCGTCATCAGACATTAAATCAAGCGCTTTTTGATTAAACTTATGCGACATATTTTCCATATTGGCATCTTCTTGGAATTCTTGCCAAAGACGTTGGTCAACTACTTGTACATCTTGTATGTCCCAATAAATAACTTGTGTGAAATTCCCATCATTATATCTTTGGAAACTACTGAATCTATCCCATGCTTTTCCAACACCTTTATCCATTTTATACGCTGTATCTCTATCAACACCTAATTTTGCTTCAGCTTCATCATCACCCATTTCATTACCATTATAACTATATGGCTTACGTGCTCTTAATGGATAATTTGGGTTAACAACTTCACACCCAATTTCATTCCATTGATTTGATGTGGCAATCAAAGTTGGCGCACCTGGTCTATTATAAGTTAACCATTGAGAAAGAATCCACACTGTATTTTTTTCACTTAACGCTTTCGTTGCTAAAATATACTTAGCACTACCAAATTCCGCATTACCTATGCTATTTTGCATATCATCTACGGAATCTGATGCTATTCTAATTCCATTTAACATTTTTTGTATTTCAGGATTATGAATATTTGCAAAAATAGCTTCGGCCATATTAGCCATATTTTCGTTAATTGGTTGATTTAACGCTTCTATCGTTTTTTCGATAACAAATGGTGTAGATGAAGCCATTTTTTTATCATATGGATTAACAGTATATCCATACCTTTCGATAACGTCAAATAATTCATTTAAAATGCTTTTATCCTCTGCATAATCATCCATAAACTCTTCCCAATCTATAGGTACCCAGTCTTCAGGCTTACCATCCCTTGGTATTTTAATGTTATATTTACCGTCTTTATCTAAAGCAGGAAAAATAACCTCATAAGCACCTTTTTCCCTAACAGTTTGATTTGTTTTTGAGTCTATGCTTGACATTAAATTAGCAATAAAATTTTCATCATCTAATATGTCTACTATATCTTGTATTTTAGATTCATCAGGTAGATGCACATTGAAATATATAGCATTTGTTTTATCACTATATACCATTTTTACTCTAGCTGACATATTTATATTATTAGCCATTATATAATATTTTTATAAAAATTATAATTTATCTATAAATATTAAATAGCACATAAAAACAAAAAAGGTGAATCAGTTAAGATTCACCTTTAATATTATCTATACCAACCGTTTGGTCTATGCATATGATTACCGCCAAAAATTCTATTTGCATAATCCCTTCTTTTTCGTGGAAGCCTATTAATTCTTTGGTAATTAACATATGGTCTTCTTCTAAAGAATGTATTTCTTCTTGGAACGTATCTATAACCTGTCCGATAATCAAATCTTGGATAGTACCCTCTTGCAAAAGGTCTTGTATACCCACGATAGTACCAATAGCCATTGTAGAAAAGTGGGTAATAGTAGACCCCGTTATACAAGTAATAATTCAGCCTATTATTGTAATAATATGGAGTACCATTTGAAAGTACTATGCTTATGTCAAAACTACTATTTTGGTATTCATCATCAGTGCTTCCAAAAGTTGTTGAGCATGAAGTAAGTCCTATAACTATATAGAAAATACTAACTAAAAATAACAAATATTTTTTCATGATTTTATTATTATATTAATAATATATATTATATAATATTATATAGATTATTATATATAATATATTATTATTTATTTCTTTTGCTTCTTTTCTTTATACGTACACCAAATATACAAAATTAAATTTTATAAAGCAAATTATTTTTGTTAATTTTGGTTAATTTCTTCTTTATCATTATTTTCAATTGCTTCCATATATTCACCTGCTTTTGTTCCTTTTAGTTTATTTGGGAAAACTTTACTGACAGAACTACCTGCTACATAACCACCAAGGCATAGCATAAAGATTCCTACGTTTTCCATATCAGTTTTTATGTAATCATTGTGTATTACATCCCATACAATTGCAAAACAAATTATAACACCAATTAAAATTGATATAAAACTTGAAACTACAAGCGTAAAACTTCTGCTACTATCAGCGGAGTTTATGTTAATTAAAGACCTTAAAAAATTCATATTATTTTATTTAACTTTTATTAACTATAAATATTTTCAATAACAGAATAATTATATTATATTGCCGTTATAACCAATTTTTGACATGATGAATAATTTAGTAAAAAATAATCCTACTGCTAAAAGAGCAATAAGCATTTATAATACCAAAAAGAAGATTAAAGATAATATAAAATGTTCTTTACTTTTTTGGGGCATCATAGGTACATCAACGCTCTTTGGGAATCCTATGCCTTCAGGGTATATTAAGACTAAAATAATTACTAAAGAACATAAAAAAATAAATGAGCAACGTATTGCAAATAATGTAGGTAAAAATAACGATGTAAAAAAGCAAAAAACAGTTGAAAAAGTTCACATTTCAAAAAATGGAATGGCATTCATTAAAAGTACTGAAACATTGTCAAGAAGAGCTTATTGGGATGTTAATGGTATAACTTTAGGCTGGGGTCATAAAATAAATTCAAAAGACCCTAAATGGTTGAGAAATAAAAAGGTAGGTGATTGGATATCAAAAAAAGATGCAGATGAATTATTTGAAAAAGATATGAATGAATTCATTAATCCTGCACTTGTTAGAATCACCGATGAATTATCAGCTAATAAAGTATATGTTAGTCAAGATTTTGTTGATGGTCTTGCATCATTAATTTATAATTGTGGTGAACGAGGAATAAAAACAACAAGATTTTATGAACTTTTAAAAAGTGGAAAAATTAAGCAAGCAATTTCTTGTGTTAGTGAAACAAGGGTATACCAAAAAGGTCATATTGAAAGACGAAAAAACGAACAAGCTATGATGAATGGAAACTATGAAATATAGTTTCCATTTTTTATTTCCAACATATTTATTACTATATTATTACATAAAATGGACTTTAATTTTGGAGATATAGTTAAAAACACATTAAATGAAAGCATTTCAAGTATTTGTTTTCATTTTACAGGGTTGGATAATTTTGTTAAAATTATTAAGAGTGACAGATTTATTCTAAAAACAAATGCCGTTTCTAAAAGTGAACATTGGAATCAGCCAAAAAGAAGATTCTTTATGTCAGTTACAAGAGCATCAAACCCATATATAGGTTATAATTCTTGGGTTTCAAATGGATTTGTAAGACTAACACTTGATGGTGATTTATTGTCTAATAATTATAGGGGAAAACCTGTTAACTTTTTTAGATGGCCTGATAAATATAACACCATAGATGGTGATGATAGCGATTATAATTATATAGATTTAAAAGACAGGGATAAAAGAGAGTTTTCAACTAAACAAAGTGCTTTAAATGGGATAAATAACATTTGGAAGGATAAGTCAGTGACAAATCTTCACAACTTACAAGGTTCTAATCAATTAAAATATCAAGCACAAATCGAAAATGAGGATAGAATATTTTCAGATAAACCATTTATAAATGGTGCTAAAAAATATATTAAAAGAATAGATATATTAATAGCAAAATCAGCTAAAGATAGAGGGTCTTATAAAAAAGTTATATTAAGAGAATTAAATAATATAAAAGATTATTTTACTGAACATCATGATATTTTCCATTTTTATGGAACTATGGAAGATTTTGCAAGCAATAGAAATGAAATTCAAATTCTACCAAGTGATTTAATTAATATAAATCAAACCAATCAATATGACTTTAGTAAAGAAGTAACATCTTGTATTTGTAATGTTGCATTATTTATGGGGCTGTACTATGTTATGATGGATGATAATGCACCATTTGCATTTAAAGTCGATGCTATTAATATAGCAGAAGAATATCTTGATGATTATGGATTATCAAATTATTCAACACCTATGGTACAAATGGCAAGTGAATTATATTCAGACGAATTAGGTGGAGAAGAATTAAATATACTTTCAAGTAAAGCGCAAGAAGGAATTAAAAAATTAAACTGCGATTATGCAGAAAGTGATGATGCACTAAATTGCGTTAAAATGCTAACTGATTTTGTAAGGGAAATGGGAGGTGATTCTATATTTTTCCATAATGGTATTATGCAAAAGTTAAAAGGTAAGTGATTTTACTTACCTTTTTTTATTTTTTTAACATTAGAACTTTTGTAGTATAAAAATAAATAGTTATATTTGCCATTGTTAATTAAATGTATAACGAAATATTTTTATAATGAAAAAATTACTTCTAATGTTTGCAATGCTTATTTCATCAATCGTAGCATTCGCAAATGAAGAATTGATGGATTCAATCCATCACATAGATGAAGTTAGTGTTACGTCTTTTTATCGTAACAATGTGTTAACAGGTAGTCTTATTACAAGTGATGAGCTTAGTAAATCTAACTTGCAGCAAGAGCCGTCTCATCTTTTCGCAAAGTTACCATCTATCTTTTCAATGTCTGATAATGGAACTGAATATGGGTATGGATATTTCAGAATTCGTGGGCTTGACCAAACACGTATAAATGTAACGTTAGATGGATGTCCTTGGAATGAAGCTGAAGATTTTGGTGTTTATTTTGCTAATGTACCTGACCTTTTAAGTTCGATGCAATCAGTTAAAATTGAACGTGGTGCATCATCTATGTATAATGGTATTGCAGGTGTAGCTGGTGGTGTAAATTTTGAATCTATTGATGTATTTAAACCACATAAATCGTATGCATCATTTGGTTATGGAAGTGATAAGACATTTGAAAATAGTGTTGCTTATAATATGACACCAACAGATAAGTGGGGGTTACACGTAAGGTCAACACATTTTCAAACTGATGGTTATCGCAATTATAGTTCTAATAATTCACATTCTTTTGCATTTAAAACTGCATACAAGTTTAATGATAAAAACATAATTGATTTCTTTGGTGTAACTGGCTATCATCGTAATGGACAAGGTTGGATTTTTAATTCTAAGGAAGAATTAGCAAGTAACCCACGTGCAAATGGCAATAGCAAAAAAGATACTGATGATTTTTGGACTTCTTTCTTAAAACTTCAGTATAAAGGTTGGATTTCAGACCATGCATTGTTGACATCTGCATTATATTTCCAAACGCAGCGAGGTTCATATCGTATGGATTTAGATAACTATATGCAACGTATGGTTGACCCTACATGGAAAATTGGTACAACTAACTCACTTTATAGCTATGGTTTGCGATATTATATGGAAGGTACATCTAATGCGTTAAAACTTATTTACGATAAATTTAATGTAACAACAGGCGTATCAGCGTATAATTATTATCGTCATCATTTTTTGGATAATAAATCTGAAAATGTAAACTTTAATGACAATGTATATAATGGTGGCGATTATTATGATAATGGCGGAAATAAGTTTGATTTAACGTTGTTTGGAATTGCTAACTATGAAATTCTTTCTAATTTAAAGGTAAATGCTAACGTTCAATATCGCCACGTTAATTTCACATATACTGATTTACTCTCTAACAACAAGTATTCTGGTTCAGAACTTGGTAGTAAGTGGAATTTTATTAATTATGGATTAGGGTTTGAATATAACCCAACATATAACCTTAAAACTTATGCACGATTTAACCATGTAAATCGTGAGCCAACACGTAGTGATATGTTTGGCGGTAATGAATATATCACTTATAATGCTGATGGCACACCAGCTATTGCAACAAGCAAAGCTGAAAAGGCTAATGATTGGGAACTTGGAACAGAATACGTTACTGATGGTTTTAAATTTAATGTTAACTTGTTCTATATGAAATTTAAGGATGAACTTGTCCTTAATGGTGAGTTTGGCTTGAATGGCCTTCCTCAGCATGAAAATGCTAAGTCAAGTAAACGATATGGTGTCGAAGTTAGTGAATATTGGAATGTGTGGGATGGCTTAAATTTTAATAACACATTCTCTTTATCTAAGAATAAAGTAAGTACTGAAACCTTTGGTGATAATATGAATTCTATTCTTTCACCATCTATTATTTGGAATACTGACTTGAGTTGGGAGAAGCCTACATATGGTGTTGGTTTGAATTTTAACTTTTATTCTAAAATGTATGTGGATATGTCAAATGAACATTATATCCCTAATAGCTGCACTTTTAATCTTTATGGCAATATTAAGTTCAGTAAAGCATTAGAATTTATTGGTAAGATTAACAATATTTTTAATCGTACTAATTACTGCTCAGGTGCAGTTGGCGCAAGTAATGAAACATTGTACTGCCCACTTGCAGGTACTAATGTGATGGGTATATTTAAAATTAATTTCTAAGCATGAAGGTAGGTATTTGTTTTGGTGGGTATTGCCCTATGCATAGAGGGCATTTAGACAGCATCATGAAAGCAAAAAAAGAAAATGATAAGGTTTTACTTATTGTTTGCGGATATGAAGGCGAAGAAAGGGCTAAAGAAATCACCCTTTCTTTAAGCCAAAAAACTTGTAAGGTAAAAGAAATATTTAAAAACGATGAACAAGTCATAATTGATGCAATAAACGATACTGATTTAGGACTTGATGAAAGCATGTGTCCTAATAACTGGAAGATTTGGCTTGGTGAAGTCGAAAGAAAACTTAAAAAACATAATTTATACACTGATGAATCACATTTCACTTTCTATTTGGCTGAAAAATTCTACCAAGAATCTATTGAAAAAGTTTCTGACAAATTTAATGTCGTTGTAATACCAAAGACAATTCCTATTAGTGGTACAAAGATAAGAAAGAATCCTGTAAAATATTGGAGCTATATACTTCCGCCTTTTAGAGAAACACTAACTAAAAACATTCTTATTACAGGCACAGCTTCAGAAGGTAAATCAACACTTGTCCGTGACATTGCAACATATTTTAACATTCCTTTTTCGGAAGAATATGGAAGAAAATATATGGAAAAGAAATGTATGCTAGACACTGATTTAACTGTTAAAGATTTTACCAATTTTATAATTGGTCAAAGGAATGATATGGTTGAAAAAAGTACTAAATCAAACAGTGGCTTGTTTATTTCAGATACTGATAATATCGTAACACTTATGTATGCTTTAGCTTATTCAACTAATGATGAAATGCAACTGACAAGTGAAGAATTTGAAACAATATTAAAACCGCTTGCTTTATCTTTGAAAGATTCTATTAAGTGGGATAAAATATTTTTACTACCACCTAAGAACACTTTTGTCGATGATGGTACAAGATATATGAAGCAATCTTCAATCGAAGAAAGAAGTAAAAACTTTGGTATTTTAGTCACATTTATTAAGGAATTTGGGTTGTGGGAAAAAGTTGAAATTCTTGATGATACTTTTGAAGGTAATTTTAACCGAGTAAAGGATTATATTAATTCATTTTATGGGGAAGATTAATAGCTTCTTAAAAGAAGAATTTGTAAATGGAAGAACAACATTTGATGTGTTGTTCCTCCTTTTTGGTTTGTTATTGCAAATTGTAACGTTTGTTATAACTGATAATTCTGTTTTATCATTAATGAGCGGATTATCTGGTGTTTTATCAGTTGTGCTTTGTTCTCAAAGGAAAATATCATTCTATTTCTTAGGCTTTATCCAATTATTCACTTACGTAATTTTATCTTGGAAAGAAGCTTTCTATGGTGAATTAATTGAAAATGCTTTCTATTTTGTTACAATGATATATGGAATTTATATATGGCTTAAACATTATAGAATTAACGAAATGGATGAAAATGAAGTTGCAACAAAGTCATTAACACATAAAGGATTAACTTTTTCGTTGATTATTGCGTTTTTTGGTACTTTATTTACTTGGCAAACCTTTAAATGCACTAATGACACACAACCATTTATAGATTCAATTACAACAGTTCCTGCGCTAATTGCGCAAGTTCTATCAATATATAGATATAAAGAATCGTGGTATTATTGGTTGTTTATTGACTTTGGGTCTATCATTCTTTGGTTTAATGCTGAGAACTATTGTATGGCAATGCAATATGTATTTTGGTCACTAAATTGTTTATACGGATTAAAAAAATGGTAAGTGTAAATAAATTATAAAATCCAGAAAATGTTTTTTTCTGGATTTTATAATTTATGCGTTAAACGCCCATTATGCCACCAAACGTTTCCAAATATTTTTCTTTACCAAGAATTTGTATCAATTGTTTTGGCCAGAAATAATATCTCAACTCATAAGGATTATTTTCAGCATAATATAATATTGTATCTTTCATTTCTTTAAAGTTTTTATTAAGATACTCCTCAAAAGATATATTGTTTTTCTTGCAGTAGTAACTATCAAAATTATATTCGTATTTAGCTAATTTATTCCAAGAAAAATCATCGTTAGGATTAAATATATCAGAATATTCAGGTTTATATTCTTCCTTTTCTTTTTCTTTAAATTTCCTTATGAAGTCAACCCTTTTATAAGGTACGTATTGTTCACTGTTTTCTTCCTTGACCCAGAAACGTTTAATCATATTAGGGTTCAAATCACCAAGGAATAAAGCTTGATGTTCGTTGTTATTAAATATGTTATAAGCCATTGCAGGATTATCACTATTCCTTATATAGTCATATGAAATTACATCGTCCTTTTTAGTTTGATAATTAAAATATCTTTCATCTTCTACACTCCTTGCATCATCATTATATTTCTTTTTTTGTGCATCCCTTTCAGACTTATTAGCAAAAGGCATAGGCTGAGTTCCTTGCCCAAAATACGTTCCTTGCCCATTCCAAACAGGTGTATCAAGGTCAGTAGCACTTGCAGTAAATTCAATAATCACACCGTGTGAAGCAAATGAACCATTCTTAGCTACATTAAAATCAGTAGTTACAAATATTCCTTTAGGATTCATCCCTGATTCATATGAAAATGCTCTTTTTGCATATACTTTACCACTTGTGCCATATAAAGCAAATTGCATAGCAGTGTTCATGTTACATTTATGAAACACTCTAATCTTATCACTATTCTTTATAGGTTCCTGTTCATATCTATCAGTCCAATTTGTTTTGCCGACAACTTTATAAGGGTGTTTTTCGCCAGGTAAAGGTGGCATCGTATCTTTACCATAAGCATTGTCAATGTATTTAACCTCATTAACAAACTTATTTATTTCTTCAGTTATAATACTTTTAATATTTTTCATATATGATAAAAAAAATGAATATACTATAAATATATTCATTTCTTCTTTTATTTTATTAAATATCTATCTCTAATCAGCTATATTTTTAATGCGTTCTTCAGCATATTTACACTGATTTTCAGATAGTTCACTACCAAGATAATGCAAGCCAAGTTCCTTGCAAGCAGCAGCAGTTGTTCCTGTACCCATAAATGGGTCATATATCAAGTTTTCATCAGTGGCATATATCCTAAACAACTGTTTACATAGGTCTGTAGAATAAGTTGCTTGATTCAATTTCCTTGTTTCATTATCATTATTTTTCGCTTCAATATAGTTGTAGAAAAGGTTATAAAATTTTTGTCCAGTTTTTTGTGAAATTGTTTTTACACCTTTATATACGTTATATGTTTCTATTTCAGTATTTCTTGCAAAAATCCAAACAAATTCCCATGCCCTTGTCAATCTTCTCGGCTGTCCAGGTACAGGAATACAAGATTTCTTCTTCCATACAATAGTGTCTACCAATCTCCAATTACTTTGTTTTTCTATCTCTGCAATAATTTTGTATGGTAATGAAGGGTTCAAAACTGAATATGAAAAGTTATAAATTACAGTACCATTATTTTTAACGATTCTATCAAAATCATTAAATAAATGACATGTCCATTCTATATATTCTTCTTCAGACTTCCAATCCTTATATACATCATATCTTCCGCTATCAGCATAACCACCTTTTCTATGCGTCATATTGTATGGTGGTGATGTCATAACTAAATCTATTGTACTATCTTCAATTCTATTCTCTATTGTTGAAACGCAATCCTCATTAAAAATTTTATCTACTTCCATAGTTAAATAATATTAACAGTTAAATATTATTAAATAGTTTTTTATTAAAAAAATTTTATATATATTATCACATATGAAACCTTATGGAAGACAAAAACATATCACAGGAGGTAACTCTTGGAAAATAGACTCACACTTACATTCTAAAGGAAAAAAAGTGGAAAATTGGTGGGAAAATATTGCATCACCACTATCAAGGTCAGTAATGAAACAAAATTTTAAAAAAATAATACATGAAATGTTGTAACATTTGCAAATACGTTCATAGAAGTGTAATGCCTTTCAGAAAAGGATTATATACTGCTTCATGTGGAGCAAGTTTGGTTTTCGGCTTCAAGCAATCAATTGCACACAGATTAAAAGATGGTGATATTATAAACACGCCTTCTTGGTGTCCTTTATTAAAGGAAAGAAAATTCAAATCATTCAAAGATATTAAACCAATATTTAATTTTGATTTTATCAAAGAAGGCTGCTGGTATCACGTACCACCAATTGATGGTAAAAAACGTATGGATATTTTTATTGAGAAGAAATATGCTTCTTCAATAAGATATACTCAACGAGGAAGCATTAAATGCGAATATATGCAAAAAACTGATAACGCTATAAAATTTATGTCTAATATAGATTAAAGGCTATTTAAAAGATGGTGAGTAATAAGTTATTCATCATCTTTTTTGCTTTTTTAATAAATCAGTAAGATATTTATATCTAAACGATTTATTAAATTATGGCAAAATATTTAAAAGCTTACGAAACCCTGCAAGATTTTATGGATGCAGGCGGACAAGAAAACATGATTGTGCCTGGAATTGCTTGGATTAGGCAAGGTGATACCGTTTACTTCAATGTCGGAACACAAGAAGAAGGCGGAAAGGAAATCCCTGTTTATACAGCATTGAAAATAGGTTCTTTCTTGCTTTCAGACAAGAAGACAGTTGTATCTCAAGCTTCAATTACAGAGTCGCAAAAGGCTGATGCTATCGGTATCTTTGTTGGTGTTAATGAAATGACAAATAAGCCAATGTTTGCTTCAGTAAAGGCATTAACAAATAATGCTTTTACACAGCATGTAAACTTCAGTACCTTACAAGATGTTAATTCAGGAAATCCTAATTTAACCTTTTATGGGATAACTGGAGAAACAAATGGTGTTGAAGGGCAAATTGCTGCTGCAAACATAACTAGTACTAGTATAAGTCCAAGTATTGCTATACCTATATTAATAAAAGACTTTGGTGGAATGTCTAACACTCAAGCATGGCTAGATTCTATTAGTGATTTTAGTAAATTCCCAGCACTTGAATTACTAAAAAATAATTTTAGTAGTGAATGGTATATACCTAGCGCTGGTGAATTTGAAAGTGCACGTTTAAATGGCATAAAATCCAATTCTATTTTAGAAGCTGCCTTAGAAACTTTAGGTAGTTCTGCAACTTTAGCTTCTTCAGGTTATTGGACTTCTACATTAAAGCAGACAGCATTAAATAATGCAGCATTATTTTCGTCTGAAGCTATATATTATATTCAAGGTGCTAATGACACAATAGAATCTTGGACTGTTAACAATACAAGTAGCACTAATGATATAAGAATTCTACCTTTTATTCAAATTGAAGTTAATTCGATTTATACATCAATTAGCACAGTTACTTTAGATGAATTTAACACAGATAATAGTGATTATCAAATTGCAGATAACGTAATTTTCAAAAGTGGTGTTGATACTGGTAGTGGCACAGGGTCTTTTAGACGTATTCCTTCAGTAGCTATTACAAATAAAGGAAACTATATTGCAACTTGCGAAGACCGCCCAGCTGTGGCAGATGAAACTGATACAAGTATATTGTTTGCTCGTAGGAATTATTCTGCAACAACTTGGGAATATAGAACTTTATTAGCATATGATGAAAGTGCTAGCTTAAAATATATGAACCCTATGTTCGTCATTGATAGAACTGGTGTGCATGGTGTTAAAGGTAGGATTTATCTTTGGGTATTGGTTTACCGTAAAGATATGTCAACAAATCATGCAAAAGCAGTCTCAGCTACAACAGAAGAAGGTGATTCTTTATACATGTATTCTGATGATGATGGAAAAACATGGTCTAACCCAATATCAACAAAAGATAAGTGGAATTCAACTAAATTTAAATGCTCTTGGGTTGCTGCAACAAATGGTATTCAAATGAGTGATGGTACATTGGTTTTGCCAGCTATGGCTACTAAAACTGATAATAATTGGTATAGTGGCTTAATTTATAAACGTGTTGGTGGTGATTGGACGTATTCAAATACTACCCCACACGCTGGTGATAATGAGGTTGCTATCTTTGAAGGCAATGATGGAAAACTATATTTGAACGCAAGAAGCAATGACAAAAATGCAACACCATCATATAAAAGGAATTGCTATACATATGATTTTGACAATGACACGTTTACAGCAGTTAGCAATGATTTTGACCCAAGACAGCTTGAATGCCAAGCTGACATTGATAAAATTGAAAATATGTATGTAATGTCTTTTGACTATAATACAAATATGAATGCAACCGTTGAAACATATAATAAACGTATGAATATGTCATTATGGGTTAGTAATGATGGTATTAATGGTTGGACACGTTCAGTAGAAATACAAAATGGTTCTAATTTAGGGTATTCTAATATGGACTATTTTGAAAAGGATTTAGCTTACGTTTATGAAGGTAATGATGGTATTCATTTCCTCCAAATGCCACAAATTGTCCCTCAATTAAAAACTACTTTGGAAGAAGCGAATCATCCAACAGTTATCCCTATTTCGGCTATTACCATTAGTGGCGATTCTGAAGCGATTGGTACTTCAAAACAATATACAGCTACAATAGAGCCAAGCAATTATACTGAAAAATACAGATGGATTTTAAGTGGTACTAACGATTCTAACTATGCAACTTTAACAAGTGAAGGACTGCTAACACCTAAAAAATTAGGGCTATCTAATCAAACTACTGCTAGTGGTATGATTAACTATTATAAACCAAATGTAACAGTTGCTTGCGTTAGTAGTAGCTATCACGCTACAGCTACAAAAACTGTGATGGTTCAATACAAAGAAGATGTTGAATTTGTTAATTGGATAAAGCAAGAAGGTAGCGGAAGTCAGAAATCTGCATTAGGCTACGTTGACTATTATGAATCTAAACTTAATCAATGCGAAGTATATACATTTAAATTGAAGATAAAAACTGGCAGTGCCGTACCAACAGGTACAACTTATTTTACTGCACCTTGTACTGGTGACATCTCACATAATAGTGTATATTTTTCTATTTACATAAATTCAAATGGCATATCTATTGAGGAACGTGATGGAGCTAATAACACATATAGTGGGTTGACCTATTCATTAACAATTGAGCCTAATACAGTTTACGAAATTGAAGCAACAAGTAATTTCGGGAACAATAGTTCTAGCAGTACACAAGCAGGAACATTAACACTAAACGTAAATAATTTAGGTGTAGTTTCAAAAAGTTTTGACAGTTTAAGCCCAATTGGAACGCAACGTTTTTATGCAATTCCTAGATTCATTGGTGATACGTTTAACGGCCAAATATATTATATACAAGCTTATGAAGGTAATACATTAAAATTTGATTTACGAGCAGCTTTAAGAAAATCAGATAATGTGTATGGTATGTATAGTAATTTAAGTGGACAATTCTATCCATCTATTACTACTGCTTTCAGCGGTGGTTATGACCAAACAGTATACGTGCAAGACTTTACATTGTCAGCCCCACAAACTATTAATAAGAGCGGTAATGTAACTATATCTAATATTACACCAGTAACGGCTAATGAACAAATACAATTTAGCATTATTAGTGGCGCTGAATATGCTACAATTGACCAAAATGGCAACATTACAGTTAACGAAAATGTAGAGAACCAAACTATTACAGTTAAGGCTCATACAAACGCTAAAGATAAGACTGTTGATATTGTAGTATCAAACATTGAAACTTATACTGATGTTGGTTGGGTTATGAACACTGTATCAGCAACAGCAGCAGGTAATAATGGTGAAAATGTAGCTAAGATTTGTGGTATAAACCCATTCTCGTCAGAAACTCATAAAGTTAAATTTGAAGCAGAAGTTTCTATGTCAGCAATAGATGATACTGAAGAAGATTTTGTACAAATTTTGAATCATAACGGTAACGCATTCTGTACTTTAGGATTTTATCAAAGAGGATTATATGGTAATGGCGGTACCATCGGTAACAAAAGAGAAAATTTACAAAATCAGAAAGTAACCTTAAGTGCTGACACAAAAATAAATGTTTCATATGAATTTGATTGGTCTACTAAAGATGGCGGTTTGAAAGTTAACGAAAGTGTTGCAACTAAACATTGGGATGCTTTAGATTCAAACTATGTTTCATTCTCTAATGGCACTAACACTTTAACTTTACTTAGTGCTGGTAATAAAAATACTGTATCATATCCGATTTATCGTGGTAAATTCTATTCATTTAAGTTGTACATAAATGGTAATGATACCCCAACCTTAAATATGAAACCTGTTAAGCGTGATTCAGATAATGTATATGGAATGTATGACATAATTCATAATCAATTCTATCCATCATCAACAAGCACACCATTCTTAGGTGGTAATGATAATTAATAGAAAAAATCTCTAATAATAAAAAGGTATACTCTTTTAAAGGGTGTACCTTTTTTGTTTATTTAACTTAAAGTTTCTTAATTTATTTGTTATTACAGATTTAATTTACTATATTTGCATATAAAATAACATATACATATTATGGGTAATCAAAAAAATAAAAGCAAACAGTTATTTTTAATTAAAGCAGTTTTTATATTGTTTTTGAAAAAAAATAACATATATGATAGATTTTTATGCGGGCTTTCTAAAACTTCGTTTTATAAGGACGTTAATTCGTTAGATAGTTTAATTAAAATAAAGCGTACTTTTAAATCTATAGATAGGCTAATAGATAGCTTTGGATGGGCTTCTGAAAATAGATTGTATGAAAATATGTTAGACTGGGGTTATTTTCAATATAAATGGGAAAATTTTTATAGTAAAAATCATCATAAACTCTTTGAAGATTAATAATGATAGCGTATGCCAACTGACAAAAATAAAAAAATGAAACAAGATAAATTATTTACAATGGGGCATTTTAAATTTAAAGCAGGCGATGAATCGCTTATGCTATTTAAAATTTTTCTAATGAAAGAAGGCTTTTATGAATTCTACAATTTAAGATTGCCAAATAATCGTAAATTAAATGTAAATTTTAATATAAACCAGCTAAATACAATATGCTCACCTGCTTCTTATTGTTTACAGTTACTTGGGCTTCCAAATGATGAAAAAGAAATAGCTAATATGTTAGACAATAAATGGTATTTTGAGCTAATTAGTAATGAAATAATAATGTTTGATTACCATTAATTGTAAATTTGGCAATATAAATTTAAATAGGTAAAATTATGCAGGTACGAATAGATAAGATTGGAGATATTGAAACAATTTTTCGTATTTTCCTTTGCAAGCATAAAAAATATGAATGGTTTATAAAATATTTATGTGGTGATACAATTGAAAGAATTGCACTTGATACGCATTTCAGTGACTACATGATAAAAGCAAAAGGTTTTGATGACCATATAAATTATGAAATTTTTAAAAATTTAGATGGTATATGGTATGGCAAACTTTATCAAGAAGGTATAATTAAAATGAACTAAATGGTACAGGTAGAGATATATAACCGTAAAGATATTGAAATGGTTTTTCGTGTTTTCCTTTGCAAACATAAGCAATATGAATGGTTCATAAATAGCTTAGGACCTGATAAAACGATTGAGTGGGTGGCATTAAATATACCATTCCGTGACTACACTTTAGTAATAAAAGATTATGGCATCAAAGGAAATTATGAAATTATTAAAAAATTAGATGACATATGGTACGGTAAACTTTATTGTAATAATATACTTAGACTAATATAAGTATGAAAGAAGAATTATTAATAGTATTCATTATCTTTTTAAAAAAGAATGATTTATTAGAAAGATATAAAACATCATTATATAAGTCCTCACGTATAACAATTAAATCTTTTTATTACAATAGAATATCAGACCCAATTCAATTGATTGAATCTGCATTTTCTTGGGGATACGACAACAGAGATAGAAGTCATTATGTTGATTGGTATTTTATTAGTAATCGTTGGAAAAAAATTGTAAACTATTTTGTAGTACGTAAAAAAAATAAGATATAATGAATAGACGTGATTTGGAAATTTTATTAAGATTATTTTTAATAAAAAATAAAATATATGAGCAATTTAAAGATTCATTAGCAAAGTACCCATTTCGCCCAGAATTTAAAACAATAGAAGGATTATGTATGAATTATACTCCAAACTATAATACTTCCGTTATCAATTCATTTGCGTGGAGTTTTAAAAGACCTGACGGAATTAATTATTGGGTTCATTTCGACACTAAATTTTTTAATATATGTAGAAAACTACGTTTAAGATATTAGTATGATGTGTTTTTATGGTGACACGAAAATGATTTTCTCAATCTTTTTAATTAAGAATAAAATATATGATAGATTCAAAAAAAGTTTTCAACTTCCATTACGCAGAACTGAAATAAGTTTTGAGCAATATTTATACAATCATATGTTAAATGTAGATTTGTTAAAAACACTAATGTTTCAAGCCTTTGTATGGGAATATGAAAATAGATTTTATAAAAAATACATATATTGGTCATCGTATGATGATAAATGGCATAAAATTGTTCCGTTGTATCTTATGTATCTTAACATGCTAAAGGAAAATAAATTATAAAACTAAATATAAAAAATTAATTATGTATTATCTTTCTTACAAAGACACGGAGACGATTTTCATAGTCTTTTTGATTAAGAATAAAATATATGATAGATTTAAAGAAGGATTCAACCTTACAATAGATGCTGATAAAATAAGTTTTTCGCAATATTTGTCTGAAAATATACGAAACATGAATTTATTAAAATCACTGATACGTTGTGCTTTTGTATGGGATTATGAAAATAAGCACTATAAAGATTATATACGTTGGTCATTGTATCATGATAAATGGTATAAAATAGTCAAAGCGAACTTTAAAAGAAGTTGTACAGATATAGACAAATACTGTTTTCATTTATAGGAAAAAAAAATATGCATGCTGAAGAAAAAATATTGCTTGTGCTATTCTTAAAAAAATGTGGTTTATATGATAGATTTATAGAATCACTTCATAAATCGCTTAATATTGATTTAGATTCTCTTACTAAGAGCCGTTCCCCATTAAATTTTATAATGGGTGCTTTCAATTGGGAAGAGGAAAATGAAATGAATGGCAACTATGTTGATTGGTGTAGATGTAATGGGAAATGGGTGAAAAGTGCAATAAAGTTTAATAAAAAATATTTAAAATGAAAAAAGATGAAATACTAATAATATTTAAATTGCTTCTCATCAAGAATAATGCCTATGAACGTTATATTTTATCACTACGTACCTTGCACAAGCCTAATGGTATTGATATAAAACATTTCGCTAATACGAGACGTTCCACTGATTGGGTATTTGTTGCTTTCGGTTGGCTAAATGAAAACAAAATGTATAATGATTTTGTAAATTGGTCAGAAATACATAAAAAATGGATAAAAACATTATGGAAGATAGGATAATTTTATTTAAATTATTTCTTATCAAAAGAAACATATATGAAAAATATATTAAAGCATTTAAATATGTATATGTTGATAGCAATTTTGAAAACTTCTTATTAACACACGTAGGAGAATGTTATTCAGAATTAGTAGGTTATGCATTTCCTTGGGAAGTATTCATAGATGATTATGACAACTGGGTTCAAATAAGTATGGAATGGCACAGCAAATCAAAACTAATAAATAATTTATTAAAAAAATGATTAGCAATAAAGATGTAGAGTATATATTAAGATTATTTTTAATAAAAAATAAAATATATGAAGATTTTAAAAATGGACTATACCAAGCTTCATTTTATGGTAGCTTTAATACAATAGAATCATTGTGTGAATTCTTATTCAGCAATGAAGTATATTTAAATTTAATTAACACATTTCGTTGGGATTGCAAAAGACATAATCTTTTTCATTGGATGACATGGGATGAAAAATATAATCATATAATACAGAAGTTTTTAAATGAAGGAAAACTTGTATCTAATTTGTTAGTAAAATAAAATTAGAATAATGTTATTACATTAGCAGAATTTATGAAAAACTATACTGATTATGAAAAGAAAAATAAAAAGTAAATATACCAACAAGGATTTAGATAGCCCAAATTATCATCCTTGTTATGACCAAGACTCAAGAGATAACTTGTACGATTATGTTACCCAAAATATGGAAGAAGAATTTTGAGCACTATATTTAAAATGTTGTGATTAAGGCGATAGTGTAGGCTATTATTTGCTAGTAAAATAATAAATCTTCGAAAAAAAAATATTCATTTTTTTATAAAAAAATATAGCAGATGGTACAATTAAATTGATTCTATACACTATTTATTAGAAAATATGCATTTAATATGAATATAACAGAATCAGATTTGAATATAATTGTAAAAAAAGTTATACAAGAAGTAACAAATAAACTTAGCCAAAACCATCATAAAGGTGGTAATATATATTATAGAGGAACAGTCCCTAATGAAACAAGGCACATTGCCACTGGTAATGAATTTTGGGATAATAACTTATTTGTCTCAAAAGATAAGGCATTGGCTATGGATTATGGAAATCATATAACAATATATCAAATGAAACCAAGCGCAAAAATAGCGACAGAAAGAAAAATGAGAATTAAGCCTAATAGAAACGATAATTATCTTTCTTATTTATGCAAAGTGTTATATAAAGCAAAAAAACTTGGATATGATGTCATAGAATTTAATAGGCAAGGGGATGTTGGGACAATAATAATTAATAAAGAAGCCATTGAAAATATAATTTGATGTTTTGTGCCAACTTCTATATCATTATAAAAATATTACTATAAATTTGTTTTTCTCAGATTTTTTCTATATATTTGCATTGTGAAAATCATTGTAGTAAAGACATTCATTCAAAGCACTGTAGTTTTATTATATATGGTAAGCAGTGCAGATGAATGTAATTACAAAATTATTAAACCACTATCATACTATATGTGATAGTGGTTTTTATTATTATTTGCACTAAAACATTATCAGTGATAACAGTTATATGACTTTTTAAAAATCAGACTTCTTTATTAAAAAATTACAAAAAATTTTTCTGGAATTTTTTTTATTAAGGGTAATAAAAAATATACGCCCCCCCATTTAAAAAAAATAGAAAATTATTTTCTGAATAACAGTATAAAAAACATACCTTACTTATTTAAAGAATTGAAAATTTTTTTCTGGAATTTTTTTTTTAGTTGTTATCTGTATTAAAAAAAAGAAGCCTTTATTTAAAAAATTGAAATTTTTTTTCTGGAATTTTTTAAAGAACTGTTCCCTCATATAAAGCACTAAAAATCCCCCTACCCCTATGGGTGCGGATAGGGGTGGGGTATAGTAGGGTAGTACCCCCCATATGTTTCACGTGAAACAATATGAATATTAATTGCATAAATATTTTTTTAAAAAAAGTCGCTCAAAAATTTGCAAGTTTAAAATGAAATGTATATATTAGCTAACGTTAAGGGAATGAATAAAAATAATGTATAGCGATACATTTATATAGTCAATTAAAAAAAGGAAAATAATTATGTCAAATATTCATTGATTAATCGAGTTAAATATTAATTAACGTATTGCTTGTGATAAGTAGTACGTTTTTTTTTATATATTCTTTTCCTATCATAAAGTATTATCTTGTTATTACAATTAAAGAAGATAACAAATAACAAGATTTTGCCTCTAATTAGCATTTATAATAGTGTATAAAGATTTCTATCAGAAGATTATAATAAACGCTTAAAAGCAACAAAATAAAGCTATAGGCGTATTTTACCTACTTTATTAATATAAACGAAAAAGAAAAGGTTATCTAACAAAATAGATAGCCTTTTCTTTTATGTATGTATTTCTTTTCCTAAAACAAATATAATAAATTCTTTCCAAACTACCAAACAAAATCGCAAGAAAAAAAAAATAAAAAAAAGTTGCCTAAAAGCTTGCATATTCAAAAGTAAAGTGTTATATTGCAGTCGTTAAAAGAAATAACAATATTAATTAAATAGAAAGGAAAAAAATATGTTTGGAATTTTCATTATTGTTGCGTTAATAGTTTTAGCTTGTAGTCTTGTATACGAGTCAGATGTTGATTGGGAAAAAGAACTTAAAGATTTAGAAGAGTAAAAAACTTCAAAAAAAGTTCATTAAAAATTTGCAAGAATAAAAATAAAGTATTATATTCCTATCACAATTAAGTTATAAACATTTTAAAATTAAACTATTATGGCAAAGAAAAGAGCAAGTGAAATAGTTATCAGTGAAGCAGTAGCAAAAGAGACTATCAGTGAGCGTGATATTAACTTACTTAAGAGTCGTTTAAACCGTGGTGAAAATATTGATTTTTCACCTATTGGGGAAAATGATGTGTTTGTTACTGACGAACAAGCTGAAAAAGGTCTTAATTACCTTATTAAACACTTTTTAACGTCTAAAAATTTAAAGCGTAAAAATTGTTTGTGGGGTGATACAGAGTTAAAAGCTATCGGTTATAACGGTGAAGGTGAAGAGCTTACACCTATGAACCCACACAAATTATTTAAATTTATTGGGTTTATGAATATTGGTAACTTTATGCCTTTTTATCAACCTATCTATGAAATAAACGGTTTATCTTACTATATGAATGGTGGAGAACCACGAATTTATTAATAAAATTGAATTTAAGCCCTATTCCTTTGGATATAGGGCTTTATTTTGCTATTATAGTATAAGGTATCAGCAAATAATATAAAACGTCTTATAACAAAAAACCTACCTATTTTTATTAGGTAGGCTTTTTATTGTATATTATTTTTCCTAAGACAAATATATTAAATTGTTTCCAAACTGCCAAACAATTTAACAATTTTTTCAATAAAACTTTTAAGTGTTAAAGTTGTGTTAAATGAGCATTATTGTTTCATTTTTTAATTTGATTTTTATATATTTGTTAATGTTAAAAGAAATGACAACAACATTAAATAATTTACTATTATGAAGATATTGAATTTTAATACAGAAAAAGAAACAGAGAACAAAGTAATAGAGTTGACTCTAAAGGGTATCTCTTTTGAAACAATTGGCAGAAGTCAGATTATCATTAAGTAATAAAATAAAGGAGGTAAAAAATATGAAGAAAAAAGTAATTAAACCATTTAGCTTAGAAGAATATAATAAAGGTGCTAAAATCAAATTAAGGAAAGGACGTAATAAAGTTAGAATTATTTGCACAGATGCAGACAATGACTCAAATTACCCTATTATTGCTTTGGTTAAATTGTATAAAGGCAAAGAGCAAATTGTATTGTATACTTCTGAAGGCAAAATTTATAAAAATGATAAAGAGTGCAACGCTGATTTGGTAATAGTTGAATAACATAAAAGGTAGGGTTATTTTCCCTACCTTTTTTTAATTATATTATTTTTCCTAAAACAAATATATTAAATTACTTTCAAACTACAAAGCTTTTTAACATTTTTTATATTTTTTCTTTTATATGTTAAAGTCGTGTTAAAAAGTTATTATTGCTTCATTTTTTAATTTGGTTTTTATATATTAGTTGATGTTAAAACAATTAAGTAATAAGTTAAGTTATGGAGACAATTAATATGACTATTGAGGAAAAAAAGAATTTTTACGGCAATTTAATATATACAAGTCACTCAAAAGTGGCAAAAGCAATAGGAATTAAAGAACTTGTTCCCCTTAATGCTACATCAAAACAAAAGCATACACTTGATAATAAGGGAGTTTTAGAGTTTCTTCTTTATCTTACACCTTATAAATTAGATAATCATACTATGTGCCCAAATGCCGAACACTGCAAAGTTACTTGTTTGGCGGGCAGTGGTATCAATGTACTTTATAAGTATAATAGTGAGAGCCCTATTGATAGAGTTAGACGTATAAGAACCGAACTATTTTTGTATAATCGTGAAGTATTTATGCAAATGTATCTATATGAGCTTGATAGAGCTTTTGAAAAAGCAAACAAGTTAGGTTTACGTTTTTTGGCTCGTCTAAACGGAACTTCTGATTTATCCCCTTTAATGTTTAAGTATAAGGGTAAAAATATTTTGGAGCTTCGTCCTAATATCACTTTTAACGAATATACAAAGGTACGTGCCTATTTAGACCTACAAAAGAAATATAGTAATATAGATTATACTTTTTCATATAACGGCTATAATGATAGTGAAGCTAAATACGCTATTGAAAACGGTACACGTGTCGCTGTTGTGTTCGATTTAAAGAAAAATGATATATTGCCTAAAAAGTTTAACGGTTATGAAGTTGTAAACGGTGATATAAGTGATGTTAGAGCGGATGACGCAAAGAACGTTATAGTATTGTTACATTATAAGCCGTCAAAAAAGACTATTGTAAACGGACATTATACAAAACAAACAGATAACCCTTTCGTTATTTCAAAAAATGATAATAGGATAGAGTGGTAATAAAGTAAAAAGTAGGGAAATATCCCTACTTTTTTATTGGGTATTATTTTTCTTAAGACAAATATAATAAAAATAAACCAAACTACCAAATAAAAAAGCAAGAAAAAAAATAAAAAAAAAGTTGCTTAAAAATTTGCATATTCAAAAGTAAAGTATTATATTAGCTGATGTTAAAAGAAATGACAACAACATTAAATAATTTACTATTATGGCAAAGATTTTTAATAATATTCTTGATAGTTCTCAAGTAGAAGAAATTTTCAATTATAGCTCATATAATAATATATTTGAAGCTATGAGCGATTACTTTGATGAAGTGTACACTGATGGCGAATTTACTGAGGGAGATATGCCAAAGTATCATAGATATGTAACAACTACAAAGGAAGGACTTGAAATTTATTACGATTACGGTGCAGATTATTATTTTGCAGTTCTACCTTAAATAAGAATAAAAACATTCTTCTAATTTAATATTTTTTTGGTTTAATTTTTTAAATGATTTTTATTATTTGAGTATTAATGATATTGCTTGCGAAAGTAGTATCATTTTTTTTGTTGCTATATGCGCTTATTTCAAATAAGTTTAACGCATTTAAATTGCTTATAAGGGTATAAAATTAATCTGATGATAGTTTTATAGGCTTTATAAATATAAAGCTATTTGGAGCATTTATTTAAGCAAATTAAATGAAATAAATTAAACCTAAATATATGTGTTATTCTATATAAAACAAATCACAAATAATTTGTGGCTCTTTTTTATTGCATACCATTTCTCCTAAGACAAATATATTAAATTCTTTCCAAACTACAAAATATTTTCACGTTAAAATTGTTAAAAAAGTGATAAAAAAAAGATGAAATTTTTAACTATGTTTTTAGTAAAAAAAGTCGGTAAAAGTTTTGTTTTTTAAAAGTAAAGTATTATATTAGCTAATGTTAAAGGAAATAACAATATTAATTTAAATGGAAAGGAAAATAAGTATGTATAGCAAAGTATTTAACACTATTGACGAGTTTGGCGAAAATTTCAAAAAGGGTTCATTCGGACTTTATTGCGCCACATATACACCAAAAAAAGTGAACAAAACCCCAAAGGGTGAAACACTTAAAGAGAGTAAGCAAAATAAAACTTACGCTAAGTATGACGGACGTGTATTTACTTTAGCACTTTACGAAAATGCTTGCAGTGGTGTCAGTTATTATGCTTGCGTAAAATCTGAATGTAAGCGAGAAGGAATCGACTTTACTGATGAAGAGTTTAATATAGCTTTTCCAAAAGAGTCTACATACGCTGAAAAAGCTTCTGATAAGTTAGAAAACTTCTTGCTAAAGAAAAAAGATGGCGACCAAAGATATTTAAGACTATATCAAGGACGTAAACCTACCAAAGTAAAATACTTTACATTTTTGGACGACCGACTTGCCACAGAAGAAGAAGAAAAAGATATACTAAAGTATACCACACCAAAAAAAGCAAGCGCAAAGCAAGAAGCTTTAAACATTAAGAATATTATAGGTGTGAAGAACTTCAAAGAAGAAAATGTAATTTTCTTAGCGCAAGGAGAAAAAGCTTGGGCGAACGAAAGATTTGGTAACTTTGGTACATTTGAGGATATTACCAAACTTATTCACGAACTGAACAAGTAAAGTACTTAATTAAGTACCTATAAGGGATAAGGATTTATATTCTTATCCCTTATTCCTTTATTAAGAATTTAAGCCACCCATAAAAAAAATAGAAAAAAAGAGCCAAAAAGTTTTGTAGTTTAAAAAGAAAATGTTATATTAGACAACGTAAAACAAAGGGAGTAAATAAGATTTGTCAAATATTAAAGAACTATCCATAAAGCTAATTAAAAAATGATTGATATTATTAAATGATTAAAAAACGTATTGCTTGCGATAAGTAGTACGTTTTTTTTATTGTGTATTATTTTTCCTAAGACAAATATATTAAATTCTTTCCAAACTACAAAATATTTTAACGTTTATTTCAAATTTAGTGATAAGTGTTAAAGTAGTGTTAAAAACCCATTATTATTTCATTTTTTAGTTTGAATTTTATATATTAGTTGACGTAAACCAAAGGAGATATAAAATATGAAAATGACTGAAAAAAGAATTGGTAAAATTAAAGATGAGTTGACTAAATTCTTATTGAATGATAAGGAAACTATCAATATTGCTGATTTAAATAATATTGATTTAAACAAACTTGTTAAATCTGTTGTAGATGATGTTACTGATAGTTTTAAGAGCTATTTGCAAACCTATTGGCTAAGCAAAGAATATTTAGACGTTTCTTACCTTAAAATATACATCACCCCAAAAACTTACGTTCTTGTAAATTTAGATGAGGTTTGGGAGTTTACAAAGATACTTGTTAGTGAAAATAATGAAGAATTAAAAATTAAATAAAGAATGAAAATAAATATGGAAAAATTAAAGAACGCTATTAGTATATATGCTATTGAATTGGGTAAAAATGATATAGAGTTTATGGATAATCTAAAGAACGCTATTAATCAAGGTGTTCAAGAAGGGTTTAAAAAAACAGATAATGAAATTCTTGATGATACTGTTATCTTAACAAGACGTGCATTTTCACGTACACTTCGTAATATTAATCAACACATTGACGCTTACGTGGATATAATCCTTAAAGGTGGTATTTTTCCTAATTTGGACTATAATATTCGTTTATGTACAAATTATGGCGATTATATTCTTGATGATTATAAGTATACTGATGATATGATTGAAAAGCTTTTAGAAATTTTCAAAAAATATAATATTAGTAGTAACTACGCACAAAAATTACAATATAAATTGTTCATAATGCAAGCTATCAATGACGCTGAACAATTAGGGGAGGGAACTTGTGCAAGCATTTGCAATACAGTATATAAAGCAATAAGAACTGATTCGGACTGTATTGTATTAAAAGATAAAGAAGGAAAATTAAAAATTGGTGGTTTATTTAAATAGATTTGTTCATAATAAGGTAGGGAAAATAACTCTACCTTATTTCTTAAACATTATTTTTCCTAAAACAAATATATTAAATTACTTCCAAACTGCCAAATAATTTAACATTTATTTTAGTTTTTAATTCAAATGTTAAAGTCGTGTTAAAACCATTAAATCATTTCATTTTTTAATTTGAAAAAGTTATATTTACCTATGTAAAACAAATAAAAGTAAATATTATGATGATAAGAAATGTAGAAGTAGTTGCAGACAAGAAGTCTAATAATTTTATTATTTATAAGACTGATAGTGAGGGCTTTCACCATTCCATTTTTTTAACCCCCGAAGAAATGTTTGCATTAAAAAACATATTAAATGCAATAAAATAATTGCCAAAAAAGTTTTATAATTAAAAAGAATTTATTATATTAGACAAAGTTAAATAAATAAAGAAAGGAAAATTAATTATGAAGAATTACGAAATTGATATTAAGGCAGTCAATAATAAAATTAAAAGTGGTATCATCACTTTGATGAAAAATCATAATGTTGAACATATGGAATTATCGGACTGCATTGTCTCTCTTGAAGAATGTGGTTTTACACTGCGTCTTAAATTTGAGGGAAAACGTATTCTTGAAATTAATGATATAAATGAAGTTAGCCCATACACTTTGCGGTCTGTATATGAAGAAGTATATAGTGCAATATTCAGCGACTATTATCAAATTATCAAGCAAGAAAATATTGTACCAAAAGATGAAGCTTCAATAACTGATTGCTATGAAGATACGTTTTACGTAAAATATGGTATGAAAGTGTATACGCTGATTAATGATGCACGTTATTGTGGTGGTCACGGTGTGACTAATGTGGCTTGTTATTCACCTTTAGCTTTATCTAACTTTGGTTGGAATGATAAAAGACTTGAAAACTTGAAAGTTGGTGAAATGATTAAAAGTTTAAGTATGGAAGGTGCAAGTGTTCTACGACTATTTTAAGGTACTTAATTAAGTACATATATTGCAAAGTGTTAAATAAGTGTTAAAACCTTAAATAACACTTTGTAATTAAAAAGAAATTAATATATTAGTTCACGTAAGTTAAACAAAAAAAGTAAATAAGATATGGAACGTAAGCTTTATAATTTCATCTTAAAAGATTATTTCCATTTTAACACTGATGGGACTGATAGCAAAGGTATTGCCGTATATGATGAAATTACTAATATACTTATAACTGAAATAGAAGGTGAACAACTTGAATCGTTTTGTGACGAGGAAGAAAATGAATTGTGGGACTACATAAAAGATTATTTGTAATATGGTAACAAAAGTAATAGTACTTTCAATTAATGCGAATTGGTATGAATCAAAGGGCATTGATACATCTCACCTAAGAAAATCAAAGTGGGAGGACGCACGTGAATGGCTTACAAACCAATTAAAAGATGGTGAACAAGCTTTTAGCATTAGCGAAATGGATTTAAGCACTATAAAGCATAATGATACAATTTGTGGCGCATGTGGTGATAATGTGATTATTTGGTTTATTTAATAAGAGAAGGTAACATATAATGTTACCTTTTTTTAATTATGTTATTTTTCCTAAGACAAATATAATAAAAATAATCCGAACTACCAAATAAAAAAGCAAGAAAAAAAAATAAAAAAAGTTTGGAAAAAGTTTTGTAGTTTAAAAAGAAAATGTTATATTAGTCAAAGTTAAACAAAGAAAGAAAGGAAAAGTAATTATGACAACTATCGAGAAATTAACATCAATCGTGAACAATGAAAAGGTTGGTAACTGTTTTTTTAATCTGTATGACAGGTGGCGTGATGAAAGCGAGTATGAGGACATTAACCAGTATGGTGATGTAATTATCAAGACAATCAATAATCAATTTCCTCAATTCGGTGCATCACTTGTAGCCTCAACCAAAAGACCGTTTGGTGTAAAGATTAATCTTGACGGACAGAAATTCCATATTAAGATTAAACTGAAAGGTGGTTATGCTGTTCTATCCGTTTTCAAATGTGTTAAATAATAATATCATTAACATTTATTAACACAATTTATTTGGTATATTAAAAGCAAATCATTATATTAGTCAAAGTTAAACAAAGAAAGGAAAAAAAGATATGGCAAAGAAGAAAAAAATCAATTTTGAAAAAGAGATTTGGGAAGGTTGGACTGTAGGCGACTTCATTAATGAGCTTAAACCACTATTCATACAGATACAGAGTGGGCAGTCTTGTTATCCGCCAATGAAAAATCGTGAAGAATTAAAATTATGGTGTATGGATAATCAACCATACTATAAGAAATATATTAAAGATGTTGTTGATTATTTTGAACAATTTATCTAAATGTTAAAAGTGTTAAAACATTTATAAATTTAAAAATAAAATTATATATTTGCAATATAAATAAAATATTATATTAATAATATTAATTATATAATATATTATTATAATATATAAATATTTTAATATTAATATAATAATAAAAAAGCACTATCAATGAGGATAATCTTTGCTTAAAGATTTTCTAAACAAGTTGCAAATTGATTATTAAATCTAAAAGCTATCAGTTACAAATGATATAGATTATCCTCATTACCATTATAGGGGCTCGTAGCTCAGTTGGTCAGAGCAGCAGACTCATAATCTGAAGGTCGTGGGTTCAAACCCCTCCGAGCCCACAAATCTACTTTCATAATGTTTAGTTTTAATTGTTTAATGTTGTCAAGAAGTGTTGTCTGATGATAGATAGCACTTTTTTGCTATATATTATTTTTCTTAAGACAAATATAATAAATTCTTTCCAAACTACCAAACAATTTAACGTTTATTTTAAATTTAATAGTAAATGTTAAATCAGAGTTAAAAAGCAAATAATGCTTTGTTTTTTAGTTTGATTTTTATATATTAGTTGACGTAAGTTAAACAAATAAAGAAAGGAAATAAATTATGACAAAGGAACAAGTTGTAAATATTCTAAATGGAATGGATTGCGAAATTGCACAAGTTGAATTTGCATTTTATATGGAAAGTCTCTATTGTCAGCATGATGTGCTTGTATATCTCGTTGATGAGCCTTCAAATGATGACCAAATTATTAATTCTATGCACCATTGGATATACTCTAATATTGAAGAATTTAATGACGAAATAGAAGACTATACAAATGATACACTTGAATTTCTAAACGTTACAGAGTTTATATCTGATTTTGATGATTAATAATCAATATCAAATAAAAAAAAACAAACAAGAGTAATAACAATTAAAAGTAAAAGTAATTATGAAAGATTTATTTAATTCATTTAATGATTTTCAAGAGGAACAAGCAAAGGTGATAAATTTTCACAATAAGATAACTGACACAATCGTATACCTTTTACAAAAGACAGGTAAAATCCTTATTCCAGAGGATGAACAGGAAGACTACTGTTTTACTTATCTTGATATGGAAGGAACATACACGACAAAGGCTGTGATGATTGACCCAGGTAACTCTGATAAGTATTGTCTTATCGTTACTTCTGATGATAACGGTGATGAATATACTATTGACGTGGATGACATTAATTCGGATATGATTATTGAAGAAAGAATTCTTAGACTTGTTTTCAATAAGTATAATGATATTGAAGGGTAAATAATTAAATAAAAAAGTAGCAAAAAAATTGTGCATTTAAAAGCAAATCATTATATTTGTCAAAGTTAAACAAATAAAGAAAGGAAAATAAATTATGAAGAAAAAAGTAATTAAGCCATTTGACTTAAAAGTATATAATAATAGTGCTAAAGCCCGAGCAAGGACCCAAACAAGGGACGGTCATAAAGTTAAAATTGTATACACTGATGTTAAAAAGCCAAATTTTCCTATCATTGGGTTGATTAAGTTAGAGGATGGCAGTGAAGCCGTTCAATCTTATACTACAGAAGGTAGAATTTATTATAAAGGTCCTATTAGTGATAATGACTTAGTAATAGTTGAAGAAGTAGAAGTAATAGAAGACTTTTGGAGTGATAAAGAAAAAGTAGATATTGAAGGGTATGGTATCTCTATAGATTCTATAACAAACTATTGTTTCGTGAAAAGAACTGTTGATGATTATTGCTTATTTAAAACAGAGAAACAAGCTAAATCAGCAAGAGCAATGGCAAAGATTACCCAAATAATGGCTAATGATATTAAGAACTTTGGCGGTGTTGTTACTGATGAAGAATGGACAGACGATAATTGGAAGTATGTGATATTTAGGTCGTGCAATCATAAAAATAGAATAGGAGTAACAGCTGTATATTGTGATTACCATTTTCTTGCTTTTCATACAGCAGCCCAAAGAGACTTATTCTTAGAAAAATATCGTGATTTGGTTAGTGACTATTTTATGCTTGATTAATATTATAAAAGGTAGGGAAAATATCCCTACCTTATTTCTTACATATTATTTTTCCTAAAACAAATATAATAAAAACAAACCAAACAGCCAAACTTATTAATAATTTTTAGATTAATAGTGTTAAATGTTAAAGTTGTGTTAAAGTCATTAAATAGTTTCATTTTTTAATTTGAAAAGGTTATATTTACCTATGTAATCAAAAAGGAAATAATAATATAAATTTAAAGAAAAACTATAATAATATGGAACAGAAAAATATAACTATAACAATAGATGATAAAATATATAAACTTACAGATGACTTCTTACTTTGTAGTGAATGTAGTTTATATCATTTTTGTAAAAAATCAGGAAATTCTTATCCTTGTCCTGCTCATGGATTAGGAGGTGAAAGTTTTGTTGAAATAAAAGTTGAAAAATAAGAGGAGGTAGAAACTATGGACTACGAAGAGAAATATAAAGAGGCTCTTAAAAGAGCAAGAGAGCTTCATCTTAGCAACGATGTATTGCAATATATATTCACTGAATCCAAAGAAAATGATAATCATTGCTTTCGCCCACTGTCTTCAATGACCGAAGAAGAAAAAATAGAATTATATACAAAAGCGGGCTTTTATTATCACTCAAACTTTGAATTGGAAACAGATGAATTTAGGGCTTTTTCAGACGCTATTTCTGAAAATAAATTATTTCTACCATACCCAATATGGGGAGATGATTTAGCCAAAGTATATGATTGGTTAAATGAACATAACTACGATTATCGTGGCTTAATTTAAAATTATTTGATGATTGATTGATATGAAAGCAAAGGAAGCACCAGAGAAATTATACTTTTTTGAGGGTGAGCCAATTTTGTCTGCCCGTTCAAAGAAAAGAGAAGACGCAAATATCGAGTACACTCGCACTGATGCCTTTATAGATAATGCTTGCGAGTATTTTCGTAGATGTTTAGAAGACACTAAAGTTAAAGATGACTATAGAAACATCTTAGTACGAGGTATTCAAGCAAGCTATACGTCAGTGGAAGAGTTTATTGAGGACTTTAAAAACTATATGAAAGGAAAGTAAGTATGAAAATTTACACATTAACTAAAGAATATTGTTTTGATGGTGAAGTCACCTTTGAGGTTATAGAAGCATATAAATCAGAAGAACAAGCCATTAAAGCTATGAAGTGCCAACACGAAAGCTATATTAATGCTGCCACACTGATTGGGTTGCTTCATAACGAAAATGAACTTTATATAGAGGAAACTAATAATTCAATTTATGTATCGGATGAAACTGATTCAAAGTTTTATTATTTATTAAAAGTTGAACCAACATTTTTACACGATTAAAATAGCAAATATAATAAAATAAACAATGTATAGGTACTTATTTAAGTACTTATACATTTATATAAAAATACATATGAATAAAAAAGATTTTATTTCTGAATTTAAAAAGAACTATCAGTATATTTGTGTTATGGATAATATTATTGAATATTTTTTCCTTAACTTATATAATAAAGATGAAAGTCTTGAAATTAATTTAGACAGATGTTCTGATTATATTCTTAGCCACGATTTGGCTGATGAAGTGGAAATATAATGTTAAAAAGTCTTAAAATATTTCGTAGTTTAAAATGAATTTTATATATTAGCATTATAACAAAAAAGAAAGGAATTAAATATGAACAGTACAAAGTATGCAATTTTAACTGATAATATTGAAAAAGCTGAAATTCAGTTATTAACGAGTCTTAAAACAGACCTAAAGGAAAAAGGTGAACTCCAAATTAGTTATGCTGATGAACCCGTTGAATTTGCTTATCTTGATGATTGTGGTGAAAGAAATTTAGTTACCATTGATAAAATCAAACAAGACGGTATTTCTCCGACTATGGTACACACTATTAAAATCAACTGTGAAGAAGCTGATGAATGGATTTGCCTTATAGAACTTGGTTTTGATGTTATTAAAGAATTAGTAGCATACATTAATTGGAAATAGTCTATGGAAACATTTCACGAAAGATTAGTAAAACACCTTAGTCACCTATTTTTAGGGTCTACGGTGTATATCAAAGAAAACGTTACAAATAAAATGCAAACTGATGGCATTAGATTTGCCGATATGGAAGTTGCAGAGGATGGCGACCTTAGTACGCTTGTAACGTTCGATATTGGGGAGCTTCAAACCACCGTTGTTCTTACGTGGGAAGTTCAAGACAATGGTAAATTTAAGTTAGCGAATATTGAATAAAATGGGGATAATTAAAAGGGCATTGCTTGTGATAAGCAGTGCCTTTTTTGCTATATATTATTTTTCCTAAGACAAATATAATAAATTATTTCCAAACTATGAAATCTGCTAACATTTTTTAGAATAATTGTGGGTAACTGTTAAAGTAATGTTAAAGTGATTATATTATTTCATTTTTTAATTTGATTTTTATATATTTGCCAATGTAATCAAAAAGGAGATAAAAAATATGGCATTAATTAAAAAGAACATCACTGATGTAATTAAGAGTGATTTTGTAAATCATAACCGCAAGGTACAAATTGTACTTGCAAGTCCTAACACTGACGAAACTATAATCATCTTGAATGATGCTTATGTTCGTAATTATTATGAATGGGAGTTGTTTGAAGGGATGTTTGAAGGTTTTAAGAACCGTAGCAATCTTCCTATAGAGTATTTCAAACTATGCGCAAGAGCAGTTGATTATATGGAAGATGGTACTGCATATAACCCTCTTGGAATAAACGTTAGCCTTTTGGAATACAAAGGTTAACGAATGTTAAAGATTAACTTAGCATTTTGTTATTTGCAATATTATTTATATATTTGCACTGTTAGAAATAACGAAAAGAATATTAATTAAATATTACATATATGACTTTTGAAGTTGAATATTGGAGAGGTTCATTATATGGTAGTGAAAGACATAGCACAACACAATGGACTTATGAAACCAAAGAGGAATTTTTTGTTAAAATGTTACTTGAAAACTTTCACTTTGATAAAACGTCTTCCAATCCTGATTTTTATCGCTTTAAAGATGAAAATTACGATGGAATGCAAAAAGAATACGATGAATGGTATTCAAGCCTCAGCGAAGAAAAGAAAGCTGAATATTACACCAAAGCTTAACATCATTTAACAAAAGAATGTTTGATTTTTAAATTAATTATTATATATTTGCAATGTAATTAAGAAATAAAAACAAGGGAAGTTACAGCAATCTTATTTAAATATATGATTAATTAAGATTCTAATAAAAGTAGTTGCATCACCATTTAACCGACATCTTGGTGATGAAACAAGACGAAATGGCAAAAGTCTTAAAAAATAGCTACTTCCCTAAATTAAGATATTTTTGGTTAGTTCCATAGTACTGATATTTAGCAGTATAACAAAATGGGGAATGTGGTGAACATTCTGACTTTACTTAAAGTCTGCATAGGTGCAAATCCTATCTAACCAACAATTTGGTTGTTTCCTTAGTCACTATTTTGAAGTGATAGCAAAAAGGGGAATGTGGTGAACATTCTGATACTTAGGTATCTGCGGTGGTTTGAACCCATCACAACCAACAATTTGGTAATTTCCATAGCTTGCATTATTGGGCAAAGAAAATGGGGAATGTGGTGAACATTCTGATACTTAGGTATCTGCGGTGGTTCGAACCCACCATTACCAACCCATATTTAATACCTCCTTTCGATGTGGGGAATGTGTTATATTGTCTTACTTGCTACACGCATTTTATTTGGGGCTTTATAGCCATTCCCCTTTATAATAAAGAAGGTTTAATAAAGAATTTTGGTGGTTTCCATAGTACTGATAATAGCAGTATAACAAAATGGGGAATGTGGTGAACATTCTGATACTTAGGTATCTGCATTGGTGCAAATCCAATACCATCAACTACATATTTCCTTTCTATGTGAAGGTGGCTATAGTGCATTAAGTGATAATCACTTTGATAAGCATAAACGTAAATAATAAAATAGTCAAACAAATACGTTTACCACCTTCACGCTTTGAAAGAACAACTTTGTTCCACACCTCGGAACACAATAAATAACTTAACTAATTAAAAGACATTGCTTGTGATAAGTAGTGTCTTTTTTTTATTATATATTATTCTTCCTAAAACAAATATATTAAATTCTTTCCAAACCACCAAACTTATTAATATTTTTTATACTTTTTCATTAAAGTGTTAAAGTCGTGTTAAAGTCATTAAATCATTTCATTTTTTAATTTGAAAAGACTATATTTGCCTACGTAATCAAAAAGGAAATAAAAATATGGCAAATTGTATTGATTGTAATAAAGAAATTAATGATGTTAGGTATATTAGATACGGTGGTTTATGTATGTGTTGCTATGAGAAGCAAGAACGTGAACGTAAACGTATGACGTTGAAATGGATATATCTAACCAACAGAGAAAAACGTGCTGTAGAATTATTCCTAAAGAAATTTGACGCAGCAAAAATTAATGATAAGGTAAAACAAGACAAAGAAACACCTTATAACGTTATAGCAGAATTATTCAGTTTATATTATTGTATACCAAAAAGTAAGAGTAAAATTATTACTATGTATGTTTGCAAAAGATTAAAGTTTAAATATTAACACTTTTTTAACACAAAAAAGTTTGATAATTAAAAAGAAAAGGTTATATTTGCCTACGTTAAAAACAAACAAATAATTAGTTAAGTTATGAATACATTTAATATGACAATTGAAGAAAAGAAGAACTTCTATGGTAATTTGATTTACACTACCCACGCAAAGGTAGCAAAAGCAATAGGAATTAAGGAACTTGTTCCGATTAATGCTACATCAAAGCAAAAGCATACACTCAACAACAAAGGTGTATTGGAATTTCTTCTTTATCTTACACCTTATAAGTTGGACAACCATACTATGTGTCCAAACGCTGAACATTGCAAAATTAATTGCTTAGCGGGAAGTGGTATTAATGTTCTTTACAAATATAATACTGAAAGTCCTATAGATAGAGTAAGACGTATCAGAACTGAATTGTTCTTATATAACCGTGATGTGTTTATGCAAATGTACTTAGAAGAACTTGACAAAGCTTTTGAAAAAGCAAATAAATTAGGACTGCGATTTTTAGCTCGTCTAAACGGAACTTCTGATTTATCTCCATTAATGTTCAAATATCAAGGTAAAAATATACTTGAATTGCGCCCAAACGTTACTTTTAATGAATATACAAAAGTACGTGCATATTTAGACCTACAGAAAAAATACAATAATATAGACTATACTTTGTCTTATAATGGTTATAACGATAATGACGCAAAATATGCACTTGAAAATGGTACACGTGTTGCAGTCGTTTTTGATTTGAAGAAAAATGATACACTACCTAAAAAGTTTAATGGATATGAAATAGTGAATGGCGATATTAGTGACGTTCGTGCAGACGACCCAAAGAACGTTGTAGTGCTATTACATTATAAACCTTCAAAAAAGACTATCGTAAACGGTCACTATGCGAAACAAATTAACAACCCTTTCATAATTCAAAAAGATGATGAAAGAGTAGAATGGTAAAAAAATAAAAAAGGTAGGGAAAGCAACCCTACCTTTTCTTATATATACTATTTTTCTTAAAACAAATATAGTAAATTATTTCCAAACTACAAAATTTATTAACATTTATTCCAATAAAACCTTAAAGTGTTAAAGTAGTGTTAAAAACCCATTATTGTTTCTTTTTTTAAAAGCAAAGTGTTATATTTGCTATCGTAAGTTAAACAAATAAAGAAAGGAAAATAAATTATGAAAAAAGAAGTAATTAAACCATTTAATTTAGAAGCTTATAAAAAAGGTGCTAAAGTTCAAACAAGAAGTGGTGCTGAGGCGAGAATTATCTGCACTGATGCAAAAGTTTACCATTTCCCTATTATTGCATTGATTGAGACAGAGGATGGTGGCGAACACGCTGAATGTTATACTTCTGAAGGAAGGCTTTATTCTAAAGGAGAGCTTGACGCACTTGATTTAGTGATAGTTGAAGAAGTTGAGCAAGAGTTTTGGAGTGATAAGGAAAATAAAATTGCTAATGGGTATTTTATTGAATCTGATTCACGCATTGCATATTGTACATATGTAAAATATAATCAGAACCGTTACAAAAACTTTGCTAACAGAAAACAAGCCATATCAGCTATTGCAATGGCAAGAATTAGTCAAATAATGGCTAATGATATAGAAAACTTTGGTGGAGTTATCACTGATGAAGAATGGAAAAATAGCGAGACAAAATATGTAATATACAGAAATTGCAATAAAATTTCTACAATGATTTCAAGTTGTGAATACTACTTTCTTGCTTTTCATACAAGAACTCAAAGAGCTTCATTTTTGGAAAAATATTGGGATTTAGTTAAAGATTACTTAATGATTGACTAATAGTTTAAACTACCCACAAGTTAAATACTTGTGGGGGTTCATTACGAAATTTTATTATGAAAAAATATAGAAGTGTTAAAAGTGCGTATCGTGATGGTTTTAGGATTGATAATTTAAAAGATTACGGTGACTATTGCATTATTAGTCTTAGTAACCCTAATAATGATGGGAAACTAATGCTTGAGGAAACAAAAAATAAACTTATAAAGTTTTTTGGAATAGAAAAATTATCATTATTGTTACACGAAAAAGGTTGTTAATATGAAACGAAGTACATTAATAAAGAGAATCAACAAGCAAATAAAGTTGAAAAATGCAAAAAGCATAGTTGGAATTAAAACATTATTTGATATAGCTAATCAAGAATATGGTAGTTACTTTAACGGTAAAGATATTATTAGACCGTGTGGTTATTATGGTAGATTTGCAAGACACAAATCAAAATACAATTATATGTACGCTATATGTGATTTGCTTGACCTTTGTAAGGTTAAATACGTAAAAGGTAATGACGCTCCACGTGGTGGATATGAAGGCAATTATATTAAATTAATTACTAAAATAGAAAAAGGATAAGGTGATAAACCTTATCCTTTTCTTATATATACTATTTTTTCCTAAGACAAATATATTAAAAACAAACCAAACTACCAAACTTATTAACAATTATTTTATTTTTAATAATAAAGTGTTAAAGTCGTGTTAAAGCTATTAAATCATTTCATTTTTTAGTTTGAATTTTATATATTTGCTTACGTAACAAATAAAGGAGAATTGATATGGTAAATAAATTTATTTTTAAACGTAATGGTGATGTAATTTTTAACGATTTCAAAGTTGGTACTTTTGAAGTCAAGCATCCTAATAAAGATAATAATGATAATGATTTAGTTCCTATATTATGGGTGTTCCACGGTAAAGAAAAAGACTTATTTGGCTATAGGCGCAAACATTTGGAAAGATTTATTTGCGCTTATTTGAAAAAATATCATCATATAATTGAACCATATGAAGAATATATTAAAGGTATTGTCAATGTGGATGAAAATGCACACGAAATAAGCATTGAAACTAATAACGTTTCTGTTTCTTCTACTACATTACAAAAATTGCAATTATTGTATAAATATGAAATTGAGGCTGTTATTGTGTCAGAGACACAATATATAAAAACCCCACATATTGTATATAAAATACATAAATATTAAATGTTAAATAAGTGTTAAAACAAGGAAAATATTTCATTTTTTAGTTTGGTTTTTATATATTACCAACATCAATAAAAAACAATAATAATTTAAACATAGGAGGTATAAATAATGAAAACATTTGGAACAGAAAACGCAGTAGTAGTAGCAGAAATCGCTTACATCATTGCCAAAGTAATGAACGCAGACAATAAAAAGAAAGATAGTGTTTGTCACTATTCTTCTCTCTATCGAGCTACAATTAGTGAATTTGAAAACCACGGAATTGAAATTGATGCGCTTGGAAAACACGGCTATCGTTTCCACGTACCACATCACCGTTCAAATGCTTACAAGTATCTGAAAGAAGCCTATGGCGATAAAGGTTTTGAAAACGCAGTCGTTTCAGAAGAAACAGATTACATTGTAGAAAAGATTCGCTCTTTGAAGAATAAGTTGGAAAAGAAAGATACCATTTGCCACTACTCACACCTTTTAAAGGGTACATTAAAAAACTTAGATGCTATTGGTATCGTTTGCGATAATAACCCTTCACCTTATGGTTCATCGTATTGCTTCCACTACCCTACCAAAAAATCTAAAGCTTGGTATCGTCTTAATATGTATGGCAAAGTAAATAAGAATAAATAATGAAAAAGTTAATAATTCTATCAATGTTTATCGTGTCTTTAGGGTGTAAAGCAGCCACCCTAAACGGCACTTATACAAATGGCAAAGTTGCTTATACGTTTACCAATGATACCTTATGTATTGATGAAATTGGTGTAGAAGGCAATTGCTTTGCGTATAAGATGTTAGGAAAGCATATCCAAACAATAGACGCATTAGACCAATCGGACTCGTCTATCGAAATATATAGGGTATATAAGAAAAAGATTAAGTTACTTATAGGTAATAAGATTTATACTTTTAGAAAAAAATAGCATACTATGGCTTTAGGTTACGAATATAATAGAGCAATTCATCAAAGGGATGAAGCGAAGCAAAAAATTGGTATGGAGTTCAGTCTTAAATATGATGTAGAACGTTTTGGCAAGTATACTATACCAAAAGGTACAAAGGTAAAAGTTATTGACTATTTTTGGATGTATGGATATGTTATACGTGACAATAAAGGAAGGGTTGGAAAAGTTTGGGAAGTTGGATAAAAAAATAAGTGGTGATTTATTTTGAATTTATGAATTAATTATATATATTTGTAGAGGAAGATGAAAATGGTAATAGTTGCATCATCTATCATTTAGGCTAATAGCCTATCTATTAGGTTAAATGAAAGTTTTAATTGGCGAATTAAAATTAATGGTGGTGCATTTAGGTTTGAAGTGATGACTCAAGCCTATCAAAGGGGAACAACCTTTTTAAGTTAATGATGTACCTTATTTGGTACATCATTTTTTTATATATTATTTTTCCTAAGACAAATATAATAAAAATAAACCAAACTACCAAATAAAATTACGAGAAAAAAAAATAAAAAAAAGTCTTCAAAAAATTTGCATATTCAAAAGTAAAGTATTATATTTGCTATCGTAAGTTAAACAAATAAATAAAGAAAGGAAATTAATTATGAAGAATTATGAAATCGCAATTGAGTCATTTACTAAAAAAATTTTAAATGACATTGCCACTTTGATGAAAAATCACAATGTTGAATGTGTAGATTTATCAGAATATATTGGTTGTCTTGAAAATGGCTGTTTTGTACTGCGCCATAAATTTGGAGGGCAACATATTGATGATATTGACCTATATAGAGCGCAGCATTTATACGAAAACGTCTATAGGGAAATATTCAAAGACTACTATGAAGTCATCAAGCAAGACAATATTGTGTCAGAAGGCAACACCTCATTAACTGATAGTACTGAAAAGACATTTTATGTACGTTACGGTGTGAGAGTATATATGATAATTAATGATGCACGTAATTGCGATGGTCAAGGTATAATTAAAGTGGCTTGCTATTCACCTTTAGTATTATCTAAATTCGGTTTGAACGATGGAAGACTTAAAAATCTGAAAGTTGGCGAAATGATTGAAGCCTTAGATATGGAAGGTGTAAGCGTTATGAGGTTAATGTAAAAGTACTTAATTAAGTATATATAGCAAAGTGTTAAATAAGTGTTAAAAACTTAAATAACGCTTTGTAATTAGAAAGAAATTAATATATTAGTTAACGTTAAACAAATAAATAAAGAAAGGAAATTAATTATGGAACAGAAATTTGATGAAAATTTGATGGAAGCAGCTTCTAATATTGGTGCGTTTACTTTCACTAACGCATTAGAAAAAATGACTACTGAAGAACTTAGAAGAATTTATAATGAACTTTTTCAGCACGATAGTGTTTGCCTTAAATTAGCTTTAAATGAAGACGGTTCTACTGAATGGTCTGACTTCTATTGTGATAGTGAAAATTTTGGTAGTATTTCTAATGACTGCCTTTATTCCGTTTTAGAAGGTAATAAATGGATAGTCTTTGATAATGATACGTATTATACCTTTAAAAATGATGATGACCTCAAAGCATTTATAATTAATGCGAAATTGGGCTACTTATTTGCAGAATATAGAAATTGCTTTAGAGACGATGATAATATGAAAAAATTTCTACTTAGTGTTATTTTTAGAAAATAATAAAAATGGGAGTAAAAAAACTCCCATTTTTTTTGTTTATATAAAAAGAAATGATTATATTTGTCAACGTTAAATAATTAAAGAAAGGAAATTAAATATGGTAGCAACAAATCAGTGGGTAATTGAAAATTTCAATAAGTACAATGAACTTGTATTTAATAACGAATTACCTAATATTAATGAACAATTTGAAGTCAATGGTAGACGCTTTGTTTTTGGTGTTGGCTTATGCAAGTCTAAAACCTATTGCGGTATCTTTAAAATAAGACCGTTAAAGTACTATTGCGCTATTGATATTTCAACGTATTACGACAGAACAGAAGAAGGACTTAGGGACACTTTAGTGCACGAAATGTGCCACTATTATATTTTCTTCAAAGGTATACGTGATACGTCAACCCACGGCAAATATTTTAAATCTCTTATTGCAAAGTATAATCGTTTACACGGCTTGAATATGGGTGTTAGAAGCACTGATAAACTAAAAACTATTGCCATACCTAAAAACGAAAGTTATTACCTTATGTTTATGGTTACTAAAAAAGGTGATTACTTTATATGTAATGCGCACAAAAAATATGCTAAGTTGATTAATAGAAAACTTACAATACGTAACATATTAACCGAAGCACATTGGTATCGTAGCACTAACCAAATGTTTCAAACGTGGGCAAAGGTACGAACATTAAGAGGTATCAAAGTAACCAAACAACGTTTTGAAGAACTTGAAGCAATGGTAAAAAATGAAGGGAAAGAAATAACAGAACTATTATAAAGAAGGGTAATAATAACACCCTTCTTTTTTATTGAATATAACTCTTCCTAAGACAAATATAACATATTAAATTCTAACTATGAAATAAATTTAAACTTTTTAACAATTAATGTTTTGGTTTAACATCGTTTTCTTATATATTTGCAATACATTAAAAATAAAATAGAAAATGGAAAGAATTAAACGTGAAGATTTAGAAAAAATGTATAATAAGATGGTTGATGAAAAAGATTTAACCATCTTAGGTTTTAAGAAAAAGCTACACTTTGAAATTTATGATGGCTTAGCTTATTGCCCTAATTATGAAGGTTCAGAATATTTAATGAAATATCCTCGTCTTGAATTTATTGAAAATTCGGTTGAAATGCAAGACGAAATTAGAAAATATCTTAAACTTGATGAAAAGGTTAAGATTTCTGTTCTTCATATTTTGCAGACATTTAATGCACTTGCTAAAGATGGCGATAGAATTTGCTATTCAAGCAAAACAAAAGGCTATAAGCCACAAAATATGTGGTTAGTTCAGAATTTATTAAGCAAGTAATTAAAACCCTTAAAAACGAAAAAAAAATGGCAAGAAATTATACTATAACTTTTTCATACAAAGCAAATATCACTGTTGATGTTACGGGTGATTTTCACGATGAAGGTGAAGCACTTGATGCAGCTCGCACCATAGCCGAAGATGCAGATATTAATGAATTTTCACTTGGTGCTGAATTGGAAAGTAGGATAGTATCAACACGTTAATGCAATACTTTTCATTATTTGTTATTTTTAAATTGTTATTACAACAATGGGAATGGTAGAAATGCTATTCCCATTTTTTTTTATTGTATACTATTTTTCCTAAGACAAATATAATATATTCTTTTCAAATAACCTAATTTATTAAACATATTTAACAAAAAAAATTAATAGTTAAATAACATTAAAAAGAAGAATAATTTTTTCTAAAAAAAATTGCCGAAAAGTTTTGTTTTTTGAAAATAAAATAATATATTAGGTGAAGTAACAAATAAAGAAAGGAAACAATTTATGAGCGAAACAAAAGTTTTGACAAAGGTATCAACTGAAAAACCTTCATTATCTATTGTTAGACGCACTATTGCAGTTAAACAAGGTGATAATGCTGTTTATATGACAAAGAACGATGTGAACGCAATGAGGATGCTTCAAGAGGGTAAATTTGATGGTAATGTATATACATCAAACGTATTACCACGGACACGTTACACACTACTTAAAGATGGTGTAATACTTGCAACTTGCAAAGATGAGGGTCACGATGACGTTGTTACTATCAGCCCAAAGGTTGCAAAATGGATAACCAATTTTAGAGATAAATATCGTCCACGATTGGCATTTGATAAAGATTTTAGAAGTAGATATTAATTATCTACTTTTAAAGTTTTTTTATATTTTGTATTCTGAATTGAAAAAGCATTTTAATATATTCAATTTTATAGTTAAGGTTATTTATACATAACGTTGGTGAACGTTAAAATTGTGTTATGTAATGAGGTGCAATTGTATGCTTTTTATAGTATATAGTTCACCTCATCACGTCTTAACTAAAAGTGTGAATGTGAGTTAAAATAGTTAAATTAAAAATAACAGGTATAATACGAATTGAAAAAACTTAAACGAATCTTAACACGTATAAAAGATGTGTTTGATTTTAATTATTACGCAATAAAATACGTATGCTCACCAAATACGATGTTGGAAGCGACAAACGATTGGTTTGAAGCTAATAGAGGAATTCAACGTGGGTATATATTTATATATACAACCGATATATACATGTGTGAAACACCGCATCCAATGACAATTATAAAAGCTAAAGAGCATAAGGAATACATAGTAAATAAATATAAAGTTAATCCTAATGATTTATCTATAATACAAGTATAGGTACTTAATTAAGTACATATATAGCAAATAGCATATAAATTATAAAGAAATAATTAGTAATTCATAATAATATTGATATGAATGATGTATGAACGATGGCCATACAGTTCCTTCAAAAGCAGAATTACCAATTAACGTTGTACATACCAATGTAGGTACTTAATTAAGTACTTATAGCAATATTAAATAGCCTAAAAGGGATAAATCTATGAAAGCAAGTGAATTGATGATATCAGATTATCTATCTTATAAAGGTAGGATAATCAAAGTAGCAAGTATAACAAAAAAGAAAGTTGGCTACCATATCAAAGATAATGAAAATCGTATGCACTATGCAAGACTGTGCGATTGCGAACCTATATCAGTTACAACAGAGATTCTTGAAAAGAATGATTTTCTTGCCAACAAGCATATTTATCCATACCCGTATTATGAATATATAAATGAGAAGGACAAATTAAAGATTGGGTTTGCATTTCCACAAGGAAATAGGACATCATACAAAGAACCTTGGGCTTATATTGATTCAAAAAATGTTTTTATTGAACATTTACCTTGTATGTTTGTTCATCAGCTTCAACATGCTTTAAACATTAGAGGGGTTGAAAAGGAAATAATTTTATAAACTATATAGAAGAAGTAAACTATGTCGCATTGTAATTTAAAAATGGATGATGATTGCTATGGTTGTGGATATTATGGCTCAGGTGATATTGAGGGCTGCGAATTAACAATCAAATTTAATAAGAAATTTCCAAACGGTACTGATAAGCAATATGAACAATATATGCTCTCTAACAGAAGAGCTAAAATGTAATAAATATGATGTGTTATATAAACAAAATGGGTAGAATGAAAAAATAAAATCATTCTACCCATTTTTTATAATATAGTTTTTAAAATTATGCTAAAAAAGGCTATAAGGTACTTAATTAAGTACCTATACAGCTATTGAGCTATATATTAGTTATGCCCATTTTCTTTATAACGTGCGTCTCTTGCAAGTTCAACACCAGCGTCACCGCCACTAATAACAGCTTGTTCTATTTCCTTTCTCCACAACGATTGTTGTTCTTTTGTCAGTTGATTAAACAACTGACTTTCTATATTGAAAGAATAAGTTTCAGCATGAGCCTTTATGCCATCTTTAACACTTGAATATTGGACGCACTGTTCATAAGGGTCTTTCGTTTCAAGGGTGTCGATGTCTTGTAATAACACTTCCAAGGCATCCGCTCTTCTGTCGTCACCATTAGCATAACCTTTATTATAGGTTTCAATGCGTTCCTTTATTTCCTTCACTAAATCGTCTTTGCTTATATACTGTGTCATAACTTAGCTATCTTTAATTACAATCACTTTCACCTTGTCTCCAACGTTAACGCCAAGCGGAAGGCTCATATGGATGCTTGGAACAGACATAGTGTAATCTGCTACTTTTTCAATAGCCTTTGCCATCATTTGTTCATTTTTCCACTTAGCACCTCTATAAAAGCCTTTCGCAAAAGTCAATTCTTGTGTGTTATCTTCAAGTGCGTCAACAGTTGCAGCACCCCTATCATTATAACCTTTCCACTCTTTTGTGAGAGCTTCTTCAAAATCATCGCTTACAGGTTCTTCTTGTATGGAATCAATGTATTTAAGTATATCATTCCTCAAATCCCCAATAGTATGGTCAAATACATTGAATCTTTCAAATATACTTATAATACCATCCTTAAGTTCTTTTTTATCTTTATCTAACATTTGCTTTTTATGTTTAATTTATAAAACCAATATTATTAATCAAAAAATAATAGTGATGGACTCAACCATGACATTCTTTGGCCTCATCATAATCAGGTTCAGGCCATTGGTCATTCCTTATAATAACGCTTTTAATATGCGTTTTACCGTCAAGATAAGCATGAATCAACCTATGTGCCCCATCTATCAACTTATAATCTTCATCAAGAATGATTGGGAAAGAATAATCTGCTTTAAGAACTAATTGCATTTCTTTTGCAAGTTCCTTGAAAGTTCCAATGTTCCAATAATTGCCTTGATTAAGAAATGGTTCAACGTCTATATCATTTTGAGGGTTATCTTTTGTTGCTCCCCATAGTTTGGCATCTTCCCACGCTTTTCCTGCTTTGTAGTAATACCCATGCATAACTTTTAATATGTTTTGCTTTTATACTTTTTTTCCCTCACTGAGACAATTATTTCTCCAAATTTACATCTTTTACTTCAAGCGTATCAATGAAAGTAAGAAGGTGTTGAAGTACATTTATCTTTGCTTCGACCTGTGATACAAAGTCAATCCAAACCGTATCATTTCTGTCTGTTTTAGCTAATAGTTCTCTGTAGGCAGAAATGTAATTTTCTATCTCTGCTGCCAGAACATCTTTGTTTATATACTGTGTCATAGTTACAATATTTAATCATTGAATTTCTTTCACTTCGAGAGTTTTGAGGAATGCTTTTAATCCTTCCAAAACTTCTAACCTACCTATTATTGTACGATAGAACCAATTGAATTTCCATTTCCAAGTTTTCTTATATTCTTGATTGATTTTTTCAAGTCTCTCAATCTCCGATACTAATTTCTATACGTTCCTTTAGAAGTTCAAATGCGTCAGAAATCATCGACAATTCCTCTTTTGTGGCAAACTTGGATTCTCCTTTACAAGACAAATTCCAATATGGCTCTCCGTTCTTATCAAAGCAAATGGTAATTATATAATCTTCTTTATGCATATTTGCTTTTATTTAATTCAATAAAATAATTTTATTATCCTTTTAACTTCTTTAATTGCATTAACAATGCATAAAGATATGAATATGGCTCATATCCATTTGTATAAATTCTATTTTTATGTTTTGCATCATATACAACATCTGTAAGATGTTTTATTTGTTCATCACTCGGCTTCCAAGTATTCTGAGGTCTAAGGGATTTGAGCCTATCAATAACATTCTCTTTGGTGAAATTAGCACAAACAGTATCACCACATAGAGTGATTTCTTCTTTGCCTTTAAAACATTCTTCAATAATAGAAGTCAGAAATAAAATGTTGTTTTCAGCTTCTTTACTCCACTCTTGCTTTGATTGCGGAACAACTCTATCTTTTAGTGATTTTAGCCAATCAATTTCCTTTTGATAAGGATTTCTTTTCTCCATAGTAGCCCCATCCCAACAAACTTGGGCATCAAGAACTGAAAGGATATTTTTTATTCTTTTTTTATCCTCTTCACTCCAAGCATTATGCTTTTTATTCATTGGTGGATACTCATAATTATTTTGGTCTTTAATTGCAATCAATTCGTTGTTACAATGATAATATTCATCATCAATAGAAACAACTACAGGCAAACCACTTGTAATACCTTTAGAAGCTTCTTGTAATGTTCTCATTGTATCTCCAACCTCAAACTTAGGAGTAACAATCTTCTTCAATTCTTTCTTATCAAAGTCAAAGGTATATCCCGCATTAGCCATTGCTTTTTCAAGTTGTTCACGCTGTTCTTTTGTGGCAGGATAATAGGTGCAATTAGCTGTATCTCCCCACCCCTCACCTTTTGTAAATCCTGCTCCTCCGATACCACAATATCCTAATACGGCTAAAGGGTTTTTTATATCAGTTTTTATATCACAGGGTTTTAACTGTTTGAATATAAATGGAAATTTTTCATTAGTGTCAATGAGCACATCACCATCTTTTGCGTCAGAAACACCCCAATGGTGTGCAGTTTCATCAATAGCTCCATATTCCAATGACTTACTTGTCCCATTTTGGTCAATCAATTCATACCCACAGCCATTATAGTTAACTTTATAATATTTGTCTTGCCAAACAATCCACTGTCCCTCATGAAACTTTGGCTCAACCTTATTAGCAAGTTCCCAACTATCCTGTTCTTTGATGTCAATATAACTTCCGCTGTCAAAGATGTACTTACCGTCTGTGATTTCTCTAATCCTGTGTTTACCATTCCATCTGTAGTGTATGTTGATTATAATATCATTAGTCTTAAACTTTGGTTTAATCTTATCTACAGGTTTTACACAAAACTGATTATCAACCTTTTCTTCATTGATAGCTTCAAGTGCAGTCTTACCTTGTGGCTTTTGCTCACCTTGCTTTTCAAGCCAATCTATGCACTCTACAGCATTTTCATAGCCTTTATCTGCAAAATCTTTAAGAAAAGCAATAGTAGTATTTCTTAATCTTTCATCATCTTTATTCATAATATAAGGATGATTACTCAACACTTCTTGTGTGTATTTTACCTTATACGCACCAAGTTCCTTTATAAGTTTATCTTTATCGCCTTGCTTTTCAAGCCAAGCAAGAGCTTTATCAGCCATCACATTATTAACAATATTGCCAACAACATATTTAGATTCTAACTCTTTCCTTATCCATTTCCTTATTTTTTCATCCTCGCTCTCTTTGAGTTCAGGAAAAATATAATCTGCAATTGTATCTCCTTCTGATGGAGAGTATTCATAAAATACAGAAGTTGGGTCTTCTTTTAATTTACGAGCTCTTCTAAGGGCTTCATCATATCTTTCTGCTTTTTCCTTTGGTGTCATATTTAATTATAATTGGTTAATTTATTTTTATACATATCTCTTGGAGCTTTTACGGCCAAACCTCTTCTAACGAGCCCAAGATAATCAAACATATTCTTGTTAAGCCAATCAAATAATGCCTGTAATTCAAGATATGAGAGTGCTTTTATTGAAGAATCAACGATAGATATAAAATCAATATGAACTTCAATCCCTTTACCTAATATTTCCTGTACTTCATGTAATTCTTGCTCTGTTATGCTTCTCATTGACCTGAGGTATGGTTTAACTTCAAATGCCATAACAGTATAATTATCAGGAATATCTAATTTAACTTCCTCATATATTGGCGAAATATAATCAATGTTATATATGTTATTATTATATTGAACTTTAACTCCATAAGGTGCTCTTGCACAAAGGTCTTTCAATAGTAATTCTTTTTCCTCTTTTGATAATTCTTTCATATCATTCCCCCTTTAATAATTTGTTCTTTTTCTTCTTGGGTATAATCAAAATTATCAATATTTGCAATAAGATTTTCCCATAGTTCACCATTTGCATCAAGCGTTGCAGCATTCCAACAATTACCAATCCCAAACCAACCACCTTGTTTGGTTCTTACATAAACGCCTAATTCATCATTCTCCCCTTTATAGGAAATGATGAATTTATCACTATGCGTAGCATATATCCAATAGCAAGATTTTACTGCTTCACGATATAGCTTAAACTTTTCAGGATATTTTTTCTTAAATTGTTGATGTCCAAGAACTTCATCAACTTGAATTATAAAATGGCGTGAAAATGTTATTTTTCCATCATCAAAACAATGATATTTCTTACCAACTTCTGGAATTGGCTTCAGATGTTTTTTGTGACTATATAATACCGTTCTACTTGGCAATGGGTATTTATTTTTCTTTTTATGCATAATCACAGCATTTTAAGTTCATTCATAGCTTATTCATTAGCCCATTAAGGCATTTTTCTGCATCCTTGATATTACTAAAAATGCAATTAACAGTACATGGTGCAGGTATATTTAAATCAGGATGAGGTGCACTAGGTCCCCAATAAGTAACAGTTTTCCAAATAAAAAGAAATCCAACTTGAACTTTATAAATAAGTTTGTTGTTTTTATACTTACCTACAATTCTATATGCCATAATCACAATAATTTTAATTCATGCAAATATGCAATAAGTTCATAACAACCATCTATTGCATTGTCTGCTTTTACAGTATAATAGTTTTGATAGCCTATATTCCATAATGTAGCAGAGGTCTTAATGGATAATGCTTCATTGTTAATACTCTTGGGTAAAACCTCAAGCAACGCTGATAAGGACCAACAAGGAATATATCCACGAATCTGAAAAAATTGAATATCACATGAATCATATAACGTGTCAGCATAAATAGTATCATGTTTCGAATAATACATATCCGCACTCTCATACGATAGTAGCTTGCTAAGAACCTTTGACTGTGAATAGTCTGTATAAAATTTAATGTTTACCATAATTATCTAATAAATCTGCTAATAGAGTTCTAATCAGGAATCTAATAATCTCTCCAGGTGCTTCCATATACCCAGTATATTGGTGGAAGCATAATTCAGAATTGCAACAATTATTATTTGATTTATGATATGAAACTATAGTATTTACAGTTTCATATTCATTTTCCCAATCGAGACGTTCTGTTTTCTTATATTTAAAAACAATATCACTATTAATAGACTTAATAATTTCTTCAAGATTATCCTCCATACAACAATTAGGTACTTCAGAAGAACTATTACCATATTTAGTATCTAAATAGTCTAAAATATCAAGAATATAATCATTAACATCCCAAATATCCTCAGGATTTCCTTTGAATTTTAGTCTTTTTGGAACTTTTATCTCCCTACATAAATTTGAATAAAATTCAAGTGCAGAATTTAATACTTTATTCTTTATATCATTTACTATTCCTTCCATAATTGCATTTCTTTGTTTAACATTGACCAATATAATGCTTTATTTCTAAATACGCAAACTTTTGAAGGATTTTTTTATTATTTTAACTTTCTTTCGTTTTTTATTACTTTGGCCAATATCTTACCGTTACCTCTTTTCTATATTCCGAAGCTTGGCAAACTACACCCATATCTTCTAAGGTTTCTTCTTTACTAAATAATTGGCTTATTCCCCATACGCCTACAAAACCATTGTCACATTTATAGATATCAATAGCAGTACTATAAGGCATGCAATTTCCTACATTAGTTCTTTGACGTGTCACTTGTTTAGCCTTATTCCCTATTACATTTTTCGCATCATTTAATGAATATAAATGTTTATTATTTACCAAATCAATGATTTCTTGGACTTTCATAATTATCACTTCTTTAGCTGTTTAACAAGTTCTTTTAACTCTTGTTTTCTACGTTCTTTACAAAAACGGCAGTTACCTTTGTGAGCCATAACAGCATATGCTCCACCTGTTGATGGTATTACTTTATAAAGGTATTCACAACTATCAACAACTATAGTTTCAAAACCATCAGCATCTGATTCATCATCACTACATCCAACCATCATCAAGGCTGCGAATGCAAATAATAATATCTTTTTCATTCCTCAATATTTATTCGTGTTAAAGGATAAAATATAATAGTAAGCAATATCTGACCAATAGAGGTAAATCCTGTAAGCATAAAGCATTCAGACAACGTATATTTCTCGTTAGTCCATATAGCTGCATAAAAGAACGCAGCCACAATAAACCATACAAGTATTGCAATTAGAATTTTCTTCATGATTTAATCAATTTTATTTGTAACTATCATAAGATGTAATGCCAAAAACACTTTGGATAAATAGTACTACCCCACTAAACGTAAGTTTCTCTGATAAAGTAATATCTGGATTTACCCATATTGCAGCATAGAATAATATACCAATATTAATAATGCATATTATCCAAATAATTTGTAGTTTATTCATATTAATCAATCATTAAAGTCAGATATAAACTCTGTGACACTTATAATATCAGCGGTACCATTTGTTTCTATATCCTCAATAAATTCTGTAATATCAATTATACACAAATGATTAGAATTGATAATTTGGTCTTCAATTGAAGGTTTATTGACTAAATATACGAGTATATTACCGCAGCCACCATTAAAATAAAATTTAATTTGTGCAATTTCGCAATCCATTCCATTTAGAATGTTTACAACTTGTTCCTTTGTCATAATTATCACTTCTTTAGCTGTTTAACAAGTTCTTTCAATTCTTGTTTTCATATTAATCAATCATTAGATAGTCTTTAACTAAATCACGATATTTCTCCAAAAATAAATCTCTTTGTGCCATCGTGTGGAAAGCAAGAAAGCAGTATTCAAATTTAGTAACTGCTATAGAAGTAATATTATTATTCCTTCTGTATATAACATATTTCAAATCATCATCATCCCATTCTTCATCAGTAACAACGCCACCAAAATGCTCAATATCATTAGCCATTATCTGACTAATCATTGCCATTGCTATAGCTGATTTAGCTTGTTTCCAGGATGCAAAGTATTTGTGTTGCCGATGATTATATTGTGTTGGAGTATGATATACGATATTTGATTCAAAGTCGATAACCCATCCTTTAGCTTGTTTATCTTCCTTATCGCTCCAAAACTCAGGTTCTTCAGGTTCTTTAACTTCCTCAACTATCACTAAGTCATTTTGATGAATGATATCAGCAAGCAATGCTTTGCCTTCCAAAGTATAATGCACAACAACTTCTTCTTCATTATATAACTTAGCTAACGCAATAATAGGAAATCTTGGGTTTTCTGCATTAGTGCAAACAATTCTAACTTCATGACCATCCCTTGTTTGAATCTTAGCACCTTTTTTATATGCTTCCAAATCAAATGGCTTTTTAATTATTTCTTTCTTCATAATAAATTTATACCTTACGTTTGTTGTTGGCTTCGTTTATTAATGACTGCAAGCCTACTTCTGTAGTACTAATTAATAAAGTCCTCTCACCAGGCGTACATGTAATATACATGCAACTATAAGTCTTCATTTTGCTCTTTTGGAATTCACTAACAATAATATTGCAATCCTTGCAAAAAGCATTGAAATTATTGTAACTATAAAATTTCTTAGGGCTATTTTCCATAGTACTCCATTCATAAAAATTAATAGTACAATAATCATTATTAGTATATGTTGTTGAAATGCCATATTTATAGCCACGATACTTGCCATCAATATAATCCTGTCTATGGTCTTTCATCCATTGGTTAGGCCAACGATAGCCATAGATTCGCTCATTCTCTTCTTCCTCAGCAGCTTCCTTTTCCTTCTTTAATTTTTCTAACTCAACCCTCTTAGCTTCATCACGAAATATCATCCTTGAATCCAAATTAGAGAGTATAGTAATTAAATCCTTATTCATTATTATTGCTATTAATTTATTTATGACTATATTTAACCTCATCCATTAAATCAGAACAAGTCCAATATAATGAACCCCAACTGCTATCACTAATCAATGTATTTGAAAGCTCATCAGAAGGGTCAATTGTACAATGACTGCAAGTACGATAATCAATTGCATTCAATTGCGAAGTAGGGATATTAATACCATTCTCAGCGCAATAATCCTTTAATTCCTTAATATTATTGAACTTTTCAGTATATTGATTATCATCAATACCATCAGGACTAACACAGTCTATCTTGTCATAAAAATATATGTCCTTGCAAGCTGTCTCCCTATCAAAATCAGTAATGTCAAATTCACCACCATAATAATCGTCATCATACACATCATCGTCAAATTCATCATATGATTGCATCCATAAACGCCAATCTGATGCATATTCATCCATATCATATTTTGATGCCCACTCTTTTTCCAAAGCAGCTTCTTTCTCAGCTTCCTTAGTTAACTCAACACTTAATGCTTCATTAATTGTAGGATGCCTACCTATCTCTATACGTTTCATTTATAACCTACTTAGATAATAATATTGATATATATAATATAGATAAACAAGCTAACATAATGTAATAGCTAATGTCATAAGGAATGTGCTCAATACGCCCATTCAATCGTCTTAACTTACGATTGCTTATATTACGCAAGTATAAGCAAAAACTTATACCATAAGTAATACTCAATATCATTATTATGCTAAACTTAAATATCATATGGCAAATATATAAAAAAATAAGTAAATAAACAAATTAATTATGTTAAATAGATTAAATGTAAATATTTTTTACTACAATTAATTTACTTAAAATGCTGATTATCAACAAGTTACATTTTTGACGCACAAGAGGAAAATTTTTTTGATGTAAATTTTTTTTACTAATAATTTATTTTTTAAAAATTTTTTCAGGAAAATTAATTTTTTCAGGATTTTTTAAAAAAATAGAGGAAAATTAAATGGAAAACTGTTTTTTTGCTTAAATTAGCTATATTATGAATAGTATATTTTTGCTTAAATTAGCTATATTATGAATAGTATATTTTTGCTTAAATTAGCTATATTATGAATAGTATATTTTTGCTTAAAATTAACCT